GCACGGGCTGAGTTCATCATCAACCCGAAGACGGGTATCCACTACGACGCTTTCACCAAAATGGATGACGACAAGAAAATCGTCTACATGGTCGGCGATATCCAGAACCGGTTGCGTCGGGCAATCAACGACATCAACAAAGTGTTCCACGACGTCAAGAACAAAACCGACATCGTGCGCATTGACGGTGCAAAGGTAAACCTCGGCGACGAGTTGGCGTTAAAGACGCAGACCAAAGAGATCACGCAATTCGGTCTCTACCTTGATCGCATCCTCACCGAGGAAACCTCGTTCTACAAGGACGAGTTGATCAAGTATGCGGCAGACGCGTTGGAAGGTTGTCCTCGTGACAAGGTGGCGTATGTCATCCAACAGTTCCCAGCGCTCTACAACAACCCGAAGAAGCCGGAGTACAAACAGTTCGCTGACGCAGTTCTTCAGCACATGTTTGAATACCTACACACCAATGGTATTAAGAAAACCAACGTGTACGACGTCTTGATCAAAATGCGCGGCGCCTATGGGGCTCCTCGTAGCAAGAACGACACGGTCAAGGTTATCCGAACCCTTGGTGACGAGATCGTCAAAGAACGAACGGGCGTTAAAACCCAACAAACCGTGCAACTGGTACGTACCGCGCTGTGTCTCTACATCGTGCTGCGTATCCTGAGCAAGGATTATTTTGAGTAAGGAGTGTTTCAATGCATTACTTTAACGTGGATGGTCAGAACGAGCTGACGGTAGCCGCTGCCCTGCACCAGATCAAAGACAAGCTTACCCTCGAAGGCAAGACTGTTGCTATCTGTTCGGACGTTGGTGTGGGATCCGACGCTCTGATGCAAGACCGCGATCTCTGGATGGCCATCACCCACCCCGACAAGAGCAACGAAGAAAAGATCGTCGCCCTTCTTGAGGCACGTTCAAAGTTCTACAAAGAAACCCTACTCCCCGCCCTCAGTCAATACGAAATTGTGTTGGTAAAGGGCGGGTTGATTCATGACATGCGTTGGATGGATTACCGCTCGGACTCTTTCCAAACTGTCTTGAAAGAAAACCTGGAGATGTTACAATCCCTGGGTGGTGTCGCTTATCCAGCGGGAGTAATCCTTGTGAAAGGAGTGGATGAGATCGACTTGACTGAAGGTTACACCGAGCTATTCGAAACACGGGCTCAACGTATGGGCGACGCCATGTCTCGTTTCAAGTACGTACAGTACGAGTTTGGTAACGGGGGTCGCTCTGATGTGAGCATGCTTCTCAACTCTTAACACACGGAGACCAGCCATGGTTCTTCAACACTTCGTAGGAACGAAAATCGTTAAGTCAAAACCAATGACAAGATTGGTGTACTGCGATTACAGAGGCTGGGAACTCCCAGCCGATGAAGATGGCTCTGATGAAGGCTATTTGGTCGAATACCTGGACGGCGGGAAACCTAACCATCCGGACCACGAAGGTTATATCTCCTGGGCGCCCAAGGAACAGCATGAAAATGCTTACCTGTGTATGGGCAACCTGGGTACGTATACCCCGGCTCAACAAAAGTTGTTTGCACAAAAAGCTCAGCTGGAATACCAAATCAAATCACTTCGCCAAGAGATCAAGGAAGTCGACGAGGTTCTCGTGACGACCTGGGAAGTGCAGCTGATGGAAACGCAGTTGGCTTACATGGAAGCACAATTAAACGTGCTGACGGAACGGACGGAGTGGTTCTGATTTTATGTAACTCCTCCCCTAACTCCTCCCCCTAGTCTTCACGGGCTAGGGCGGGAGTTAAATGTCCCCTATTCTGATACACCTACTAAACACGAGACTACTATGTCTGTCGACATCAGCAACTTTCTCATTGCCACACCGCTACCGGTCTCCATCACCAATCCGGTCGCCCTTGAAATCCCAGGCCTCGAAGCCCTGGAACGCTGTCCTGAAGTGATTCGCTTACTGGAGGATGGATCTCTTCAGATGTCTGCTTTAACGCTGGGAGCATCGAGTAAGAGCGTTAAGCGTACCCGCTGTGAATGGAAAGAGTCCGAGTACTGGTCTCTGGGTAGTGCGGACCGTCATTGGAGCCGCCAAGAAATGATCCTGGAAAAGGTCAATGCTGCCCAAAAGGTGGTCATTGGTCAGATCCATGTCAAGAACGCTAACACCCCGCCTCTGAAGGTGTTCTGGAACCGGGGCAATATCACGGTAGGCTTCCGAGCCAGCTACGATAAACCCGATATCAAAAACTTCACTGTTCATGCAGGCGTTCCTCTGGGCGCCAAGTTCAAACTGAACATCGGGGTTACCCGAGCGGGTAAAGTGCAGATCAATGGTACTTGCAACGGGGTGGCATTCGAACCGTGCAATCTGCAAATGAACTACTCCTGGCAAAGACAGCTGCTGCAATTCCACGGCGGCGTCTACAACCAGGTTGATTACTCCGATGAAACCGCAGCCGATGATGGGTCGGTGTGCGTTATCAAAGCGCTGACTGTTTCACACAGTTCCGTCGAGTAGCAGCCATAACCCTGGAGCCTCCTTGCGGGGGCTCCAGGGTTTAGGTGTTTACGCGCGTTTACGTTCTCGCAACATACGTTTAGCCCTTTCGAGTTTGGCGTCCTCGATAAGACTGTCCACGGTGAGGAGTTTCGCTGTTTCTGGAGGAAGCAGTTTGCTGAGCTTGTTGATCTCAGCTTCCAGACGCATCGCCAGGATGTTGTCGTTGGTGTTCAACAGCTCATCCGTCAACTTCTGCACACGTTTCTTGATGTTGTCCATGAACGAGATAATGCTTGGATCAACTTCAGGAGCGCTCTTCTGCTTACCGGCGTCAAGGAGGTTACGCGTCTCCGACAACTGAATCCCGGTAGGAATCCCGTACATCGGTTTGTTTTGTCCCAACTTGATAAACCAGTACGTCAGCAACCAGGCGATAACCAAGTCATCGTGCTGTTTACTGTCGTGGTCGATACGGTCTCCTTTCGTCTTGAGGTTGATCAACTCATCAGCCAGTCGATCGTAGTTCAGCCCATACCCCGTTACCCCCACAGCTTCCTGAATTAAACCGTACAGGACTTCACGGGATTTAGCCGTGGTGTTAAATCCAAAGAACTGTTTGTACTTCAGGTAGAAGCTCTTACTGCGGTGAGCGAACTTGGTGTGCTGAACAGCCTCGTACTCCTTCGAATGGTTGACCGGGTCCTGGAAGATCTGGTTGTAGATCTTCGTGAACGGATCCATCCCTTTTGCCGGCAACATCACGAGGAGGTTATCGATCATGTGGTGAGCGTAGTTGCGTTCAATCACCAGCAGACTGTTTTCAAAGGTGGCCAGCATGTCCACAATGATCCCGGTTACATCATCCAGGAAAGCCAACTGATAACGTCCCACCCCAATCACCTTACCGGTTCGCATACTGCGGATAATCAGCGTACAGGCGTCCTTGTTGATAGCCGATGAGGTATCCACCCCAATGAGGAAGAAGTCGTTATGGCTCTTCTTCGCCATCTCCAGCAGTTCTTGCTGCGTGACAAAGAAGTCTACAAACAGACCACTGTCACGATACTCCTTACTCCACACCTTATCCCGCTTCACGTTGTTGATCGCTTCACGGGTGATGTCGTCGAACACACGGTTCTCACCGTCTTCAACCCACATCAACAGCAAGTCGATCTTAGCCTTAGCCAAACTGAGGTTCAGGCTGTCAATCGTTTCACGGACCCAGGCTTTGTCCTTGCCGAGTTGCAGGTAGTTATACACCAAGGCCACAGACGGTGACGTGGTCTTCTTCGGAGACGCTTTCAGCAATCGCATCTTCAGATGGCTTTCGCTGTAGGAGTCAAAGAACTTCTCACGCCACTCGGTCGACGTCATCAGCTTCTCAAACATGAACTCACCGCTTGGGTGAAGGGTCGTGTTTGGTGTCGTGATGTAACTGATCCCGTAAGGAATACCGCTGTCACGACAAATCTCCATCTCTGTCAGAGCAGAAGGAGAGCATCCGTTGATGATCGCCTCGATCCAGTTAATGTAACCTGGCTCGTCGTAGTTCGTGGTGCCTACCGTGAGACCCCGTCCAAGGTCACCTGCGGCGTCTTCACCCATCTGGGGTACCGAGATGGTCAGGGTGTTAACGTGCTCCTCCCCAAACGCTTTATACGTCAGGTAGTTACCCGCGTCCTTGTCTTTCCAGGTTGGGTTAACAAGGTACTTCGGCAAACAGGTTCGGATCTTTTTGATCGCGTCAATGAACTGAGCCCGGTTATCCGACTTCAGTGTCACAAGGTGAGACTTGTAGCCGCGCCCCATGATGTACGTCAGCCAGAAAGCAATCACCTGTACCGATACCGTGTTGTGGGTGACCAGGAAGTCGTCAGTGACGTAGAGGTGTTCCTCGTTGTCGACTTCAATGCAGGTGCACGGTGCTTCACCGTAGTACTCGATCCGATCTACAAACAAACGGTTGTCGAATACAAACTCATCTTCAACGGTCTTGTACTTAAACAAAGCCATCGAAGCAGGAAGCGTAACCGTGAACTTACTGCCTTCCTTCAAAGCAGTGCCACCCAGTCCACGAGCGAGATACTGTACGTGACCGCCTACAAGCCTGCTGGAGGTCTTGTAGATGACACCCTCATCGCCGACTACTCCTTGGTCCAGAAACGCCTGTAACAGCAACAGGCGATCTTCCCAGGCCCCTTCCAGGTAGTCTACAGGCACCCCAAGCTCAGGATCGATAGAGATCTTCACATTCTCATCGGTCGAATGAATCTCACGACGATTACCCTTACAGACGAGTTCCAACCCTTCAGGCAGGTTCTCAACCAAGAAAGCATCGCAAGCATCCGACACCTTTTTGATCAACAGGTAACCACCAATCTGCTGAGCCCCGATCAAGGTCCCCATGACATACGGGTTGATCTTGAAGGTCTTTGCTTCTCCCTTCTCGGTCTCAATCAGTGGGAACTCAAGTTTAACCCCATCCTTGAGTTTCGTGATCATCTCGGCAGTCGTGTAGTCATCCCAGATGGGTTCGTCGTTAACCGTACGACCGTGGTCTGCCAGAGTCCACAGGTGCTCAGGCCCTGCGCTGACATAACGACCATCACTGGCATAAACACGGTACAGCCGTTTGATACCTTGAGCGTGGATACCGATAACCGTGGACTTCTTGCCGTAGCGATCGATAACCTCATCACCGGCTTGCAGATCCCCAATCCGTCTCCAGGTCCCATCAGCCATGCGAACCTTGTCATTGTCATCCTGGTACTTGCCCTGTTGACGAGGCATGATCATGTACTGGGTGATGTGGTTCAGGTAGTTCCAGATAAAACTGATGTTCCCCCGATTCGCAAGGAACTGTCGGTCTGCCCGCAACTTACACACCTCACGGAGGAAGTACCAGAAGTTGGTCTCGCTCTCGTGCATGATCATGACTTTCTGTTCGTTTGTCAGATCGTCAGCGTAAGGGTCTACCCCGATAAGGGCCGGGTTGTTCAGTTGCAGCAGGAAGTTAAAGTTCTTAATCCCCTGTTGCCGAAAGATCTCAGCGGTCCGGATGAAACTGGTGTTACGGGTGGTGGTGTCAGGAATTGCACGATAACGAGCAAAGTCCTTTAGGAATCGAACGGTCTTGATCTTTGACAAACTGTCTTCATTGAAGTGAGCCATGATCAGCTCATCTTCGGTACGCTTCTCCCAGTCGACCCGGTTCTTACGGTCGTCAATCAATTCACGTGGAAGGTTTTGTGCCCCAAGGTAATTCATGAGGTCTTTGGCAAACTTGAGCTGGCCCTCGTCTGCCGTATTCTCGGCTGTAGTCATGATAGGTTCCCATTGCACATCAAAAAATAAAAGATACTCGCAAAAATAAAGCAGGCCCAGGGTGTTACCCCCAGGCCTGTTGTAGCGGGTTACTTCAGGATCGACGCAGGGACACCAACTTCGGGATCCACTGGTTCTGCTTCTTCTTTCAGACGCTCATGAGTCGTCACAGCGCGGTTGTCGTAGATCAGCACTTCACGGCTTTCACCGTTTTGCAGTGTGAACTGTTCGAACAGGCTACCGTCGGTGATGTTGAACACCTGGACCAGCACTTCTTTCGTATCCGCACAATGAGCGGCAACCTTAACTTGCGATGTCATACATTTCTCCGATAGGGATTACACGTATAACATTAAGGCGCCAACTCCACGGTTACACCGGTCATGCCCAGTTGCAACTCAACGCCAGAGACGTCTTTGTTGATCCAGTTGACGTACCACGTCTTGCCCTTTTGCATGGCAATGGTGATCGCATTGGTCTGGTTCCAGGCTGTAATCGGGAACCGCCATTTACGGCCATCTTCATGCATCAGGTCGAAGTGAGTCGCCACCGGCGCCTTGTCTTCGTTGAAGATGTCGTAGCTTGGGTAGATCGACCAGTACATCACGTTCAGCCACTCGTCGATGTGATCCTGACCGTTAGCAATGGTAAACGTGGTGTTAGCCCCGTTGTTCTTCGCCACGACATTCAACGCCGTGTAGGCTGGCTTGCCGTAGGAGTAGTTGACACTCCAACGCTTGCCTGGACCGTTTACATCTTTCAACAACACAATCTCGGTGTGCTGAATGAACGGCACACTTTCATACGTCTGAGCGACGTCTTTGAGGTTGATGTTGAAGATGAGTGCCTGCGACAGACCATACGACGACGGTTTGTAGACCGGGCTCTTGTCGTTATAGGTAACCACCGCAGTAACGTCGGTAAACGTCTTGCGATCGAGGTCGTACAGGAAGTGCTGCAAACGGTAACCGTTGAGCGACGCATCCCATTGAGGGTAGGTGAAGATCCGTGGGCTGTAAGCACCCTTGGCTGCACCGGCCTCGAAGGTGTAGGTGTGTCGGGCAAAGTTCGGGTTACCCGGCTGAGCGACGTCATGCTGCTCGTTCGGGGCCAGTTTCTTGATCAACACCACGTCAGCACTTTGACCTGGGAACTTCGGACGGTATTCGTTAACGCCATGCAGCGTGTACTCACCACCGTTGACCGGACCAGGTTCAGAAGTCGAACCGTCAGAGTAATGCGTAACCGCTCGCAGTTCGACAGACGACAGTTGAACGTTGACCGGAATGATCAGACGATCGCGATCGCTCACATGAGTGAACCATGGCGACAGCAGTTCCACACCGGTGACGTACTTGACGCCGATGTTGTGGTCTTTCATGTACGCCGAATGCTGAACCATCAAAGGCTGAGCAGGCGGGATGAACGTTTCGCCATCGAAGAACACCAGCCAAGCACGCGTGCCATCCGGCAGAGCGAGTTCGTTCTTCGTTACGCTGAACGCACCGGTCGTCATGATCGACTTGTTCGTGTACTCGTTGATCAAGGCCAACTTAACCGGAACGGTCTTGCTGATCATGTTCATCGATTGGTCGTACTGAGCCGAGATGATGTTACCCTCGACAGCGGCATTACCCAGGTATACGAATGCATGGGTAGCACCCGGACGCATGATCGTCGCATCCACACGCGCCACGTTAGGGCGTACGGAGTAGTCGATCGACAGCAGAGCTTCACCGGCCATTGGACCACCACGGAGACCGTAGATGTAGTCCTGGTCGGTGGTGTTACCTTCGTCAACGTTGGTCAGGCGCCAAGGCACCAGGGTCGACTTCAGGGTAGCCTGCCAGTCCACTTTGGCAACGAGGTAAATCATGCCGTTAGGAGGATCAAACACCAGCTCCCCTTCCTGGGGCACAACGTACTTGGTCAGATCACTTGGTGGATGGACGTCTGGATCATAAATGTTCCAGAGGTAGTGGAAGTTTTTGCGTTCACCGGTGTTGAGGGGATGGATGTTCGTCCCCGCAACCGCAGCAATCGCGTTAGACAACGGCGACTGGTCAAACAGCATTGTTGTTCACCTCGAAGTAACCTTCAATCACGCAGACCGATTCCAGGTAGAGATCGTTAACCTGTTTGAAGAAGATGAGTTGTTTATCCGACACGGTGAGTTTACCGTAGTTAGCAAACGGGGTAATAGCGAAATAACGACGGTCATACTTCAGCGTTACCGGGTCATACTTCAGCCACCAGACGTAAGACTTAAGAGCATCCTTGATGTCTTGGTTGCTGTAATAGGTATCACCGTCCGATTGGTTGGGCAAGCGGATCAAACCGTTCAGCACACCGTTTACCACCACGTTCATGAACGGGCTGTACAAACGGTATTTGTCTTGCAGGTTTGGAATCACCGCGCTACCAATGCCGGCCGGACGTTGGGGATCCCCATTTTCCCAGTGAATCTCTTCGTCATTCGTTTGAGGTTTCGGCAGGTACTTGGTCAGGTAGTCACTCACACGCTGATCGGTTTCACGGCTGCGTTGACGATAAGGCAACTCGTCATAGTCTTCCACGAAACGAATCGGACACCAGTGGTGCTTAACCATGTACGGCTTACCGTTCAGAGGGTTACCGATGTCATCAGGAACGTCTCGCTCTGCCCGCGGTACTTCATCGGTCAGGTAAAGGGCTCCATTAATAACCGTACGAGTAACTCGATCACCGCGCAGATTATAACGATCAACGCGACCGATAACCCCACCATCCACAAATCCCAGTTCGGTGTCAGCGTTCGGCAGCACCACAGTTTTATCGAGACCCATAGCACGGACAGTAATCGTCTGAGGCCCGTCAACGAGGAATTCCTTGTTGTTGATGTAGCAGTACTGGCCTTCATAGATCCAATCCACTTTGTCAACCAACGGATGGCCGTTCAGCCAAATGTCGATCTGTGCCCAGGTCAGGCCGGTCAGGTGACCACCATCTTCGTAAATGTCCGTGATCGCAAACGCAAGGCTGTGATCCATGTGCTCGAGTTGGAACTGGTAACCGAGGATCTTCTTGTTGCTGATGAGGATCCCACGCTTGTTGACCCGGTCCAGCCCTTTCCAGATCAGCAGCCCATTCTCGATGCGATACATCGCTGGGTCACCTGTCACGTTCGTCCAGGGTCCAACGAGTTCGTTGAGGTTGATATTCCAACCTGACGTGTAAACCTGATAGTCCCAATCTTTCGAGACTTCAACGTCTTGGTTAGTAACCACCATGTCGAGGGTACGACCGGTAGAGCCCATCGTGAACTCAACCATGGCACAGGCTGGATTGTTCGGCGAGTAGTAAAGAACACCACTCATGTTCCGCCATTCCAACAGCTGACCGTTCTCGTCATGCTCCCAGGCTGTACAAGCCTCCTGGTAGGTCGCAGGGATGTCGACACCCCGGCTGCCTAGCAAGTAGGTCGCTCGAACCGGCGTCTCGCTCAGAACGCGTGTGGCGGCGTTGTAGCCTACCGACATGATGGCGTCTTCACGCTTCACATTCTTCCACTGCTTACGCAACAGCTTCATGACCGGACCTTGTTCCAATTGCTTAGCTGTCCATTCCGGCATGTTTGCCCGTGCGTCCACCATGGCTCGCATGATGTCGATGTCAGGCATCCGGTACAGGTAACGGATACGCTGATGTTCATGAGGCCACTGGAAGGTCCAGGCGGTCTTACGAATCAACACAAGGATACGGCAGTCGGCGATGTTCGACAGATCCGGGTGGTATTCGGTTGCTGCGTGCAAGACATCGTCCGCAATGGCCACGTCCACATGGGTCAGTTGACGAATGGTCTTCTCATCATTGCGATGCAGATAAACCCCACGACGCTTACCACCCATCCAGTAGTAGTCGTTGTCGTCAAAGTAGCGAATGGTGAAATCGCCTTTGATCTTTGGTGGGTGCAGGATAACCTTGTCCTTCAGATCCATCTCGGAGTAGAAGGCCTGTAGCTGGTTGTACGCGTACAGTTCCGAGCGCAGCACCGTTGGGTCATGCCAGAACTCGATCACGTCACCCGGTGCAATCGGGTTGATCACAGAAGGCGGACCGTTGATGATCGTCCCGTTATGGAACAAGCCTGTGTAACCAGGCCGTGCCTTGACCGTTGCATAACGACCGAGGAACGTGCTGTATTCCGACGGGTTCTCGTACACACAGGTTTCAAGAATAAACGGGTTACCGGTTTCATTGGTAACGAGTCGGCTCTTGTCCACGAGGACCGAAGGCGTGTAGCAACGGAAGTGCATGTCGTCGCCATTCTTCACCGGAGTCTTGCTGAGCTTTTGAATCGCGATCAGAACAAGACCGTCGTAAGTCACCATGATCCAGCAGTGGCTACGGCTCTGCATGTAACCTTTCGTCGAATACACGTCGGTCAGCAAACCACGGGACTTGCACAACATCCCCAGGTTCACCCAACGGTCCAACGGATTGCGACGCAGCGTGTTGTTCTTGAAGTTCCAGTAACCTGGATGGAGACCACCTACCGAGAACACGTGGAAGAACGTATTCTTTTTCGGCAAGGACCGCCACTTGTTCATGTAGCTGAAGTTGGAACTGTAACCGTATTCCTCGGTAATGCGATTAAGCTTTACCTGGTACTGCTGGTTCTCTTCCGGATTAGACCAGAGATGATCGTCCGTGTATCGAACCAGCGGCGTATTGTCTTCCGGTCCACGAATACCCATGATGTTTACCCGTTGAGGTCGTAGGTGTAGTCGATGTGTTTGGTGAACGACTCCAGTACACCTTTGTTGTATTTAGGATCCAACGCCATACCCAACGGGGTCTTAGCGTACAGTTTGTAACGCGCTGCACCGTAGACCAATGCAGTAAACAAGCACGGGGCTTCAGCCGCGGCAATGATCACCTTGCTACCCAGTGCCACAAAGCTGATACCGCCCAACAGCGCCATGAAGTCTTTGAACTCCACACCCTTCAGCTGATACAGCACGGGGTTATTGCGGATGGCGTCGAACAGGTCTTGCAGGGTGGAGAGTTTAGGCAGTTCTTCCACTACCCCGAGGATGTAACCCTTCTCGCTGCCGTAGATCGAACGGATTACGTTCAAGGCCAACAGCTCGAGATCAGTGGTGACATCTTCCTGGATGCAGATCATGTAGTACGCCAATAGGACCTTCAAAGTGAGGCCTGCGTTGACGTCCAAACCGGCTCGTTTGATGAGTCGGCTACCAAAAGCTTCAGCAAAAGCCTTCGTTGCCATGAGTCGGCAGTTCTTCAAAGGCACCACATCGCCTTCGGCTACGTCGTGTTGCATGAATGCCGCCAGACGCATGATCGCGATCTCGTTGGAGTTTACGACGGCGTTACTTTTGTTGCGGAATGGACGTTCGTCATAGACGGTGATCATTTGACGATTGAACCCTTCCATGGTGATAGGAAAGGCGAAAATAGGGATCGGAAGGTCGGTTTCGTGAGTCACCACAAACACCCCGGGCTTCTTTGTAGGGGTCAGATTGCGGGTCACGTGAAGGGTCTTGATAGTGCTCTCAACCTTGTCAGTGACCTTGAAGGGTTTCCCGACCGTGGTGTCATAGGCGTTGATCAGCATGAGGTTACCTCTAAAAATAACATGTTATGTGCCAGTGGTATAACACACTGTACGGCCCAGAAATGGCTAGCATACGATTGTTTTAGGACCCACAAACAGGACATCAACGAGGTTCTCCATGACTGTTCTTAACAGCATCATTCCGGGGAAAGTGAATAATCGTGGTATCAACGACAAGTCGATCCCCGATTACACTATCTCCGACCCGACGTATCCGCTCCATCTTCCTGTGATTACCATGGTGACCCCGGTCGGTGATTTGGCGGATGACAAGGGTACCCAGTGGATCGCCACCGAGGACTTCGTTAAGAAGTTCGGTAACGTGATGGACCACAACACTCCGTTCTTCAACCCGAACGCTGCGCTGATCAGTCAGCTCATCAAAGGCGGTCAAGCTGCCATCGGTGTTCGTCGCGTATCGGCTAACAAAGAAGTTGCCCGTGTGGCAATCTCTGCGTTCGTACAACTGGTTGAATTGCCAGACTACGAACGTGACATGGCCGGTAAGTTCAAGCGCGACGCTGACGGCAAGAAGATCCCAACCGGTGAGAAATTCACCACTGCTCTGAGCATCGAGATCAAACCTGATCCTGAAGCGAAGAAAGGTGTGGCGGTTGGTGCTCTGCAACGTCGTACCATCGCGGGCACTCCAGCCAACGGTGAAATCCCGGCCGTCCCTGACACCATCGTTTATCCGCTTTACGAAGCGGTAGCCGGTGTGGGCGACCTTTACAACCGCGGCGGTCTCGTGACCGGTGTTTCCGACAACGCTATCAACTGGCGTCAGATTTCGGAATTCGTGATGGCAACGGGCGTGTTCCCGTTCGACCTGAAGATGTTCACCGAAAACGACAACGGTGGTCGCAGCTTCTCCAAGACGCCAAAGCGTCTGGAAACTGTTTCCTACACCCTCTTCAAAACCGAAGTCGGCGGTACCAAGTACGGCATCAAAGACGCCTTCGGCCAGTTCACCGGCACGAACGTCAACCGCAAGGTTGTGCCTGTTCAACAGCCGTTCAACTCGGTGTACGTGTACGAAGACCACATCACTTCGCTCTGCCAGGCGATGTATGCGGTTGAAGAACCGAACAACCCGAACCTGGTTGACGTGGGCCAGTTCCCGTACCAGCAGATGAACCCTTTCACCTGCGTGAACCACACCGGTGCTCCGTACTACGCGCTCGTCAACACCGGCGCAGTGACCTGGGACATGACCGGTTCGGTTAAAGCCACTGGCGGCGTCTCGCCGTTCCTGGATGCCGACGGCAAGCTGCCTTCGTACGTGACCGTGCCTACTCTGGACGATCCGTTCAACGTGCTGGCCAACGCCAAGTACCCGATCACCAACGTTCAAGCTTGGGAAGTCAACAACAAGCTGATGGCGCTGGACATGGCCGAGTACCTCGCCGGTACCGAAACCAAGAACTACACCAAGAACCGTCAATCCTTCTACTGGGACGTTGGTTTCTCCCAGGAAGTGAAAGACCTCGCGGTGCAGCTCCTGGCCAGCCGTAAAGACATCATCGTCATCCCGGATGCCACGGTGTTTGCTCCAGGCAGCACGAACAAACTGGCCGACGTGTACTCGCGCTTCACTGCGCTGTCCGCACAAGCCAAGCTGTTCCCGGAATCCCAGTACTGGGGTACCCCGACCTGCCGTTCGGCTGTGAACCTGATCGAAGCGTACGTGATCGACGAGAAGAGCGGTGAAGCAATGTCGGGTAACCTCGACCTGGCCTACGCCTTTGCTCTGTTCGCTGGTAACGCCGCTGGCGTGATCCGTGCAGCGTTCTCGCCTGACAGCAAGAACAACCGCAACCTGCGTACCATGCACTCCCCGAACATCGAGTTCGAGGAAGATTTCGTTGCTGGTGACAACTTCACCAACGGCGGTATCACGCTGCGTCCGCGCAACACCGAAACCCTGTTCCGTCCATCGCTGGTTACCCTGTACCCGAACCCGGATTCCGTGTTGAAGGACTTGGTCACCAACTTCCTCTGCGTATGCATCGAGAAGATCGCGCAGGACGAGTGGAACAACGTCTGCGGTGACACCTCGCTGTCGGCTTCCGACTACGTGGCGAACTTCAAAGACGGCGCGGAACGTAAGTGCCGCGATCGCCTCGGTGGCCTGTGCAAGTCCATCACGTTCGTTCCAAGCTACGACGAAACCCAGCCGGGTGGTCGTGCGGTTCTGAACACCATCGCCCATGCTTACTTCAACAAAGGTAAGTACATGATGAACCTGGATCTCTTCGCTTACAATGAAGAAGATCTGGCCACTGCGTAAGGAGTAAGTAGTTATGGCAGCTGATACTAACTACCCACACCGTACAGACACGACGTTGATGCCAACGAGTGACCCGTTTGTCGAGGCCCTTGACCTCGGTAACCGTCCAGTCATCGATGGCGACGCCGGTGGTATGTACGGTTGGGCGGGTAACGTGTTCGAGTACATGTCGGCTCAGCCACATGTGTCTCAACAGGGCTGGTGCATTGTTCTGAGCACCCCCAACTTCTTCTCCCGTCTGCCCGGCGGCAACAAACTCCACTCTCTCTGCAAAGCGTTCTTCGAGAACCGTTCGCAAGAGTGGAGCGGCATCCGTGACTCCACTGAAATCAACTTCGGTTCGATGGAATGGACAGGTCACAAAATGTCGGTGGCTACCGGCGCTACCCGCAGCTTGGGTAGCGTGACCCACAAGGCCTACGACGTGGAAGGTGAAGTCTTCACTCACATGTTGAAGACCTGGTCGCGTTGGGGTGTCATGGACCCTGAAATCCTGAACGCCAAAATGGTGATTCTGGATGATCCGGGCGACATGCTGCTCGACGACACCTCGTACTCGGCGATCTACTTCGAGCCAACCCGCAACATGAAGGACGTAGCTCACGCCGCGATCCTGGTAGCGGGTCAACCGACCACGACCGTTCCGATCGAGATCAAACGCAACAAAGCCGATGAAAACCAGATCCGCTCCATCGAGATGGAATTCACCGGTGTGATCGAAATGGACACCCTCGCGGTGAAACAGATCGCTCGCAAAATGCTCCAACTCCTGCCACTGTTCAACCCTGATGCAGTGACCGCGCCGGCTGGCTTCCAGGAACGTACTTCGGTACTGGAAAACCTGACCAACGCAGGTACCATCGAACGTATGACCGCGGCGAAAGCCACTGTCGAAAACGCCGACTACCTGGGTTAAGCGTAAATATAACCCCTCCTGCCCCGCAAAGGGCAGGAGGGGTTATAGCTGCTACTCAATAAAACCCTTTTCCATCGCGATTATCGAAGACAAAGATTTGACCATAGACACTGATCAACGCATTGTTGTTTCGATTTACCACCTCATTAAAGATCCAGAGGTCTTTTGAGTGAGGGGTATCCTCTGAACAGTGAGGAGCATAGGCCCTGATGTACCCACACATTTCCTTGTTGGTATAAGACACAGGGAAACGACACAGCCAGCCCAAAACGTTTCCGGAAAGCTGGGGCTCCTTCACCATTGCATCACGAATCATTGTTACCGTTCCGGCGTAGATTCCTAATCTGTACCAGAACGTCATACCGTCATCAGTCAAGGTAAGGCCGTAGAGCAATCCGCGTCTTTCCTTTCGTCTGACCACCAGTAAGACAACAACGGCAAGCCAGATCATAACCGTTATCAAATTCATGATGAGCTCTGACATACCTTTTACCTTCGAGCAAAAATGCGGTTATAGTTATTCTTCACAAGTCCTCCGATGTACTCAGGGTCGTCGGCTAGAGCTTGGAAGTTTCTTAACTGCTCCTGCTTGTTGTTAAGGACCATAATTGGCAGCGTTTTCCACGCCGTTCCACGTCGGCCAAAGCGTTCGGCAAAGCTACCCGCCAGCGCCAAGCACCATTCATCAGGGTCCATGGGGGCGAGATTCGGCGTAGAATTGTTTCTGACGAAATCAATGACCATCTTTGCGTGGTTCGGATAGAAGACGTCTGTTAACAACCGCACCTCATTCGCAATGACTGAGATAGCGGTATCGACTGAGGGACGCAAGTTCATGGTAGTGGCTCGGCGACAACACTTGTAGATGCTTTGAATTTCGTCGTCGGTAAAGAAGCCATCCGAGTGTTCATTCAAAAAGACAACCGCAAAAGCTGCTGATGCATCATTAGGGGTAGAACCATCATAGGTCCTGCCGGTCTCCATGAGCATCGTTACAGCGTACATGATGTGAAGAGCACCCGTAGGGAGGGAATGGAGATCAGACAGCTCCTTGGTAGCACACAGAGCGTTGTAGAGCCACTCATGATCGTAACCTTTAGGGTTTTTCTTCATGTGATTAAAAATCTTGAAGATAAAGTCCAAAGGTAGATGATTGCCAACGACGGTTAAGATCCCTTGAAACGTCTGAAAGTTTTTACGGTCCGCTGAACGGAAGCGGTTCATAAGCTACTCCTGTCACTTAAGGCAAAAAAATAAAAGAGTAAGAGGTGGGGAGGAATACCCTCCCCATTCCTCAGTCTACTTCAGTCATGTTCGAAAAGTATTCAGAGAAATCAAATGCACTGCTAATACTCGCAGCAGTACACTTATCCGAAATCAATTTCGTCACGCCCGTCTGTAAACTGTAATACGCCGAAATGACACCGCCCTTATCCATGTAGCCCACTGTAGTGAACTGTTGCCCATCCGCCGAGTAGATCTCTCGCGTGTCGGTTGCCTCCGACGCTGAATGGTGGTAGGACGTACCCATGTCATTCCCTTGTTTCACGATCGTCTGTTCTGGTAGAACAAGGTCCTTACCGTAGAGAATCGTAAAGGTATCCGTCTTGGGGTCATGCAACACCAGGAGACTTTTGCCAGCCTCTGTATCGCAACTCAACAAGACATTTTCACGATGCTCTTTTGGTATTTCGTCAACAACGCCTGCCATAACAGAACTGGACTGAACGGAAACAAAGAACAGGAACAGCGCAACAAGCAAGCGCATAACTTGACTCCTTTGATAAAGGGGAATATTCCTAATCCCCCAAAAAATAAAAGACAGAGGATTTCTCCTCTGTCTTTCGTCCTGGTTAGATCAGTGTTACGTTGTTAACCGAACCACAGGAGAAGCGATTGCCCTCCATGGCTTTGTTGTACGACGCGATACCTTGCTCGAGAGTGACGTTCTGAGATTTAGGGGTGTGGATCACACCGGCCACTGCACGAGTGGAGATGTGAGGTACACCGTCTTCGTCCAGATACAGTTCGTTGAGCGAGAAGTAGTCGTCGTCGATCAGGGCGATTGGAATGGAGATACCGTCTTTATCCAGAGTCGCCACGCCGCACAGCTTCAGTGTGCCACCGATCGAGGAACGGTGATCGTCTTTCACAACGCCTTTAACAGCCTTTACCGCTTCGACCACTTTCGCGAAGCCGTAGCCACGCGTAGTGTTGACCACTGCCAGAGCACGGTCATCGGTCGATACTTCATCGTCAGGTACCACACGCGCCACAACGCCCTTTTCCGGCATTGTTTCGGAAGCCACGTCAACACGCTTGGCGATACGGGCTTTAACGCCTGCATCAACCAGCGCATTAACATAACGGCTGATGTTTTCTTGCGGGTGGTAAGTGCAGACGATCAGTTCCAGCTTCTCGGCAGTCAGTGCTGGTTCGCCGATGAAAGGACGCAGTGCCTTTGGTGCGTGCCAGGTCAGGATAAACGGCTGCTGGAGGTCTGGCGAATAACGTTCGAATACCACGACGGTACCCAGCACGGTGCCGATCAGAATGATGCGACGTGCCGTTGTTGGGCAAATGGTCTTCACCACTTGACCTTCAGCTACGAAGCAGTCAACAGCATGGTCGAAGTAACCAGTACCGTTTTTCCAGTCTGCATCAAAATCGATTGCCACTTCCAGGCGCTGAAAGAGAGCAGTGAAATTACGAGCAATCAGTGCAGCAGAGGTAGAAATAGTCATGCGGTATTACTCCGGAGTATGAAAGACTTAATTGTCTTAATCACATGAGTAATATAGACCCAAAAAACAATGTATCTTAAATATAACCTCTCCTAGCCTGTAAGGGCTAGGAGAGGTTATAAGTGCAGTCACACAACTTTCTTGCGCTGGTCTTGGCCGATCGTCAACTCATACACTTCCTTCACAGGAATGATGCCCGTGCTTGGGTACAGCATAACGTGCGGGACGTTAGCCGCATACTTGTTGTAACCCCAGTCAAAGTCAGGGCGTGCTTTCGCCGCCAGATAACCAAACTTAGTGGTGCCTCTGGATAAGGTTTTGAGGAAGGCTTTGAACTCGGCTTTACTGTGCCCGACCTCGCCGTACTTCCTTTGCATCTTAAACAATTCAGCATTCCACAAAACGAGTGTTCTTGGGTCACCATCTTCCCAGTTATGCTCTTTGGAGAACTCGTCCAGCAGTTCAGTCTTGCGGGCGCTTTCCACCACACGGAAACTGAACTTATCTTCCAGATCATCAACATCGATCACGTGCTCGTAGAGCTTATGTCCCTTATACCAAAAAGGATGTCCTTTATCAAAGATATCCGGCATCAGCTTAGAGGGAATGGGATCGAAGAAGAATGAGATATGGTCGAAGTAGTCGTCTGAGACCTTTACCCCAGGAGGCCCCGGAAGCCCGGATACCCGACGACTTTGCAGCTGGACGTATTGTGCGTCGGAATAATGATAGAGCTTCATGGCGATCCCTACTTCTTAGGCAGTTGCAGGTCCATGCCGTAACCGAATTGCTTAGGCGGGTCAGCACGCTTTACAAAGTTCGGATCTTCCTTCAGCCCTTGAGGGCTCCAGGGTTGACGCTCTGGGGGAACGGTCGAGTAGACCTTACCCAAAGAATCCAGGTGAAGCCGTTGGCGCATTTCGTCATCAGGTGTCATAGCCTTATCCTCGTGTAGACTATAGCATCAATCGTTATGCGTCTTCAGCGGGAGTTGGATACGGCGCTGTTGCTGTCGCAAATTCACGACTGGAGACACGTTGAGTAGGAGTGTCCGATACAACAAGATTGCCCAAAGTCTTTTGGTGCCGTTCCAAAAGACTGTCCACAGTTGGAACTACTTCGGGAACCGGACGTTGCTTCATCTTGTCGATGACCTTCATCAACTCAGGCATGATCTGTGCATACACCTGGTCTGGGTTTACCTCGGCATTTACCAGCACGTAACGCCCGTCGTGAATCCGGAACTTGGTTAGGTTCACATAGTTCCAACGAGCCACATTCAACTTTTCCATCGCCATGGAATCAAATTGATCGCGTGCCATTTCCTCTGGGGAGATGCGTTTCTGAAAGATAGCAGGGTCACCATCCAGCAGGAACGTAATGTCCGGAAAGAAGTCACCATGCACGGCGTGGTGAAGATCCAGGAGTTTCTTCAGCCCCGCATCATGCTGGAAAGCAAACGTCGAATCGCAGAAACGATCACACAGTACAACTTTACCTTCTTGCAATGCTGGTCTGATAACGTCTTTGATGTTCTCTGCCCGCGCGGCATTGAACAGTAACGCTACTGTTGTCGGATCCAGTTTACCTGGATTGCCCGGAATACCTTCACGACACAGCTTACGCAGGTACTCAGCCGCAAAGGTACCGCCTGGCTCACGAGTACGCACGTACGGCACGTTGGCTTGTTGCAGTTGCGCTTCCATACGGTCCAGCACTGTGGTCTTACCAGAGCCCCCTAGCCCTTCTACAACGATTAACTGTCCTTTCATTGAGTTGATGCCTTTTCAAGAGAAATAATGAGAGCCTCTACAGAATCCATGGCATCTTTCAATAACGGTGGTTGAGCCACCCAAACAGAACCGTCTGGATAAAAGTCAACCACCTTACGAATGGGGCGGGATGGTCTGTAACGATCTCCCACCACTTTGTCAGCTTCTTTCTGTACAGACAGGGCTCCGTTACCCCAGCTGTCATGCAGCGTGATAAGGAAACCGTTTAACTTTTGAGGACCCAATACCTTAAGCCTAGATTGAGCCTTCAGTCTAGCATACAGCCCTTTATAATCGTAAGCCGTCTTAGTCCCCACAGGTCGCTCCTTAAGCCACCGCTTCTTCCTGTTTAAAGGCGGGAAGTTTTCCCACCATTTCAATATGAGCTTTCACAAAACGCTTGAAGTCATATACCGCGTTATGGTATTCGTGTTTATCAAACGTAATGTCGTACTTCCAGCTAAACAACTTACTCATTTCACTTACCAGATCCATCGCATCGTCAGGCAGCCCGACGTCAGACGGCAACCCATATCCACACATAATGCGAATATGAGCTGGAATGTCAGTCAGAGCCACTTCCCAATGCTCGCGCATTTCCATATCCAGCTGCCGGCCAATTTCCTTTAGCTTTGTTGGATAGGCGTTATAGGAGGCTTTATTTTCACGGCGGTGTATCGAGGCCTTGCCGTTAACCAAGGTCAGGTCTTTTAGCTTCTGCGGCAATATCGCGTAAATTTCTTTCTTGGTCAAATCCCACAGCGGCATGCGGAAAGGTGTCTCGAGGTTGTCCGCATTACCCAGTCGTCCGATAAGTGCGGGCATTGTGGTGATCAAATCGTGATAGTCCTGTTCGGAGTGATCCCACTCTTCCAACGAACTCTCAGCAGCATCCGCACGATTCCAACCAATCCAGGTACCAGGGCACTCGTCATAATTCATACGACGGATATCGGCCATACCCAAAACAGTGGCCAATTGTTGGACAATGGAATTGCAGACCTGGTTCTCACCATCACTGCGTTTCATCCGTGCCGGGAATGGCGAAGAGAAACGGTAGGATACGTCCGCAATACGTCCACCTCCCGGAAATTCCATTTTCTTTACTTCCTGCACGATCAGCCACATTGCATACGCTTCATACATCATGGTCTCGGGAACCCCGGACACATTGATCATGTGCAAGTTAACTGTAAACCCTCGACGGAGGGCGAGTACCAACAAAGCGGTAGAGTCGATACCTGAACTGAAAGCAATGTTGACGTGTGGCATTATTTCTTCTTCCTTGCTTTACGTTGAGGAGGTGCTATGTAATCGGGATCTGTGAAAATATGAACGTGTTCGGGACGCACACCCAGCTCCAGTCCCTGAACCTCGGCAATACGACGTTTAATGAGATCTGGAAGAACCCGCATCTCACGGAGTACCGTTTCTTCGGAAAGGTACACGTCAGTGTGATGCCCTTTCTTAGAGTAGGGTCTTAGCACGAGAGACACGCCATCATAACCAATCTCCGCAACCGGAGAACGAAGGTTCTGGAAATCGTAGAAGTAAATGTTCGGTGACGAATGTTCACGTCTAACAATGACAATTGTTAAATCGCCAGCCCAGATACCTGATACGTTATCAGACAGCGTCCGGACTACTTCTTTGTACAACGCCTTTAGTTCTGCGTTCAGTTCTTTTGTTTTAGCGGCCATTAATAAATTCCCCATTGGACAAAAAATAAAACACCACCCTCCGAAGAGGGCAGTGCTATTGCGGTTAGGCGGCCGCCGCGAAGTGCGACAAGATGTAGTCTTCAACCGCGTCGATCTGCTCGACGATCATTTGCGACCACGGCTCGAACGGACAGTCAGGGTTCTTGAACAGCGAATCGTTCTTGAGTTCATCGGCGGATGCCCAGGCAACGGCGTCGTTCTGAGGCTCGGCCATGTCGAAGCGAACGGCTTCAGAAGCGTCGATGGCGTACACCACACCGTAGTGGATGTTGCCGACGTAACCCGGTTCTGGTTTGCTGTCCATGACGAAACCGATTTTGTCGAACGACTTACCGACCGTAGCGTCCTGGGCGTCGATCATGACACCGTTGGTAACGTCGTGACCGTCTTTGTCGAACAGCTTGACTTCTTCACCACCTTCGCGTTGAACGGAATCATCGGTGGTTTCACCCAGGTCGATGATCGGGGTTTGCGTCAGCATTTCGTTTTCGACGATCTGGTGGTAAGAAAGATCGTAGCCTTCGATGTGGCCACCGGCACCCAGGCTCAACTTGGAGGCCAGACGACCTTCGTTGTTGGTCTTATTGCGACGGTAGACCATGAAGACAACCTGAGGGCGGTCTTGCTGGAGGTTTTGGACGATGCGGTAGAACAGGATGTAACCGATGCCTTGGCGCAGCAGTTCGAACTTGCCATTCAGCGCACGTACGGAGCCCATGGTGATGGCGTCGAGTTCGCGGATTGCTTGTTGCAGCTTGTCCTGCGGCAACAGCGTGAACGCGTTGTCAGGAACGATAGCGGCCAGGGATGGGCCGTGTACGCCGTAGGTGAATTCAGCGCCTTTAGGGATAGACTTCAACAGCATGGGTGTTACTCCTGATGGATTAAACGATTAGTCGTGACCGTGTTCACGGTAGTATTCGTTACGGGCTACACCTACCTGGTGAATCTCTTCCCAGGTCTTGCCCCCGAAGTTGTAGAACATACAGATAACCCAGCCCAGTGTAAGATGACCGTTGCGTTCACGCTCGCAGTTCACAAGGCTGATACTGTTGACTGGACGCAGTGGTTCACTTTCCAGAGCGGCAATCAGCGCTTGGCGGTGCTCTTCACCCTTAGCACCGAGCGGGGTCGAATAGCGTTCAGCACGCCACACTACCCAGGGATGATCATCCACTCCTACAGCCTTCTGACCAAAAGGACTCGGTTCATCCTTCTGGGGTTTGTAGAAGAGGCCATGGAAGCGGAGTTTTTCTTCTTTCGCTAAATCAGCAACAGCTGCGGTATAGTTTTTGCTAGCCATTTTTGGGTCTGCTTTGTTGAGAGTGGCGGTCATTACGACTTCCCTGTTGTATGGATTGAGTTGATATGCCCAAGGACTGATAACGTTTACTTGCCGTGTGGTGATTGGCGCAGCCAGGGAAACGCGCGGATCTACTTCTACCGTGCGAATATGTCCCTTGAAGTCAGGGTCTAGTTCCAAAGCTGCGTCGATAAGCGCCAGGTAAGTACCCGGACCCGCCATCATGTCCACAGCCGTAGCATCGTACCACTTGACTATGGCAGCGGATAAAACCTGCCGTAGCGTAAACGTGTTCATTGTTTTGGAGAGAAAACAATGCGTCTTGATATCGCCATAGACATAATTGTACCAAGGGACGAACCCATCAGTATAAAACAAATGGCGGACAGACACTTCTAATTTGTTCTCTTCGAACTCGGGGGCTGTAAATACCGTGACTAAATAGTCCTTAATTACAAACTTGTCTTTAGGGCCAAAGAACACACCCATTTTAACAAGTAGTTCTACTAGCTCGTAGGTATCCATGGACTACACCAATAAGCCGTTGTCGGCATTCACCATCAGTCCATTGATAACGTCGTTGTAGCGATGCAACGCATCTTTAAGGGTTTGATTGAAAGATACCCGTTCCATAGACCCTGGATAAATTTCGTACTTACCGTTCTGATGGTAGTTCATGAACCACCGGGCTTCGAGGAGGCCGTGTAATTCAGGTTGTTGCAGCTGGCCCAGACGAAAGATAACGTCGGTCGGATCTGAATGGTCCATACGAACCACCAGCTGACCTACCAGGATGTCAGGCAGCTTGGCCTCGAAGATACCGCGCTTGGCCAGTACCCACATCATTGCTTCTGGCGACAGCTGGTCTGATAACTCGCTGTGTTCTTTGCTCACGACGTAACGAGGAAGAGCCAGCGACACAGTCGACCGGAGGGTGCTCTTTGAAATCAACCGGGTCCTTACCTCAGAAAGAACTTTTTCAATCACGTCCCGCGGGTAACCATCATTTACATCAAGTCCCGCCGGAGACAGTACCGCGATAGAGTCGGCGATCTGACTCGGGGACGGTAGCGAGATGTGGATCATTTTTGAGGCTAACCGAACGTCTACCTTGAATGTCGGCGTTCTTTCTGCCAGCTGTGCCGTCACTAGGTATTCTTCCGGACCCTCAAAAATACCCAACTGTCTTAATTCATGATACATGATCCACCCCCAGTAAAAAATGAAAATGCGTAATAGTGGATGACTAAGGATCTCTCCCTAGTCATCCTTTATCGCTGCGGGTTACTTAGCCAAACAGTTTGGCTGCCAGCGAGGCTGCGCTGTCACGGTGTTCTTGCAGCCAGTCGGTTTGCTCTTCGCTGTGGTAGTAGTCGATGGCAGTGGTGGACACGCCATGGATGAAGTCGTCGCCCACTTGCTGTTGCAGGTGGTGTTGGGAGTTGACGGTGAAACCGCCGAAGTCCAGGGTGCCGTCGATGGTGGTCAGCTTGTTGTTGTCAGCGAACTGATCGCGTGCGATTTGCGAAGTAGCAACTTCGACCTGGCCGGACAGTTGGTTGATGTAGGTCACGTGGGCCTGCATGGATTCCGGGGTGATGTCTTCCGGCAGTTCCAGCTTCGAGGCATCGAACGTAGCGTGGTTGGTCGCCTTGTCGTAAGTCGAGTTTTCAACCAGTTGTTTAACGGCTTCGTTCTGTGCGGCAGCGTATTCTTTATTCAAGCTCATTGTAAACCTCGTGAGTACAGGTGTGTGAAAAATAAGGAAGCAAGAAGAGGTGGTGTCCACGTCCCCCCAGACGGTAAGTCTGTTGCTCGGGAAAGTAATATAGGTTTCAAATATTCTAACCCAAACAACAGACCTGGACCTTACTCGCTCAGTGGCTTGTCGAGAGTTTCACCGGCGAACGCCATACCTTCTTGCACATCAGCTTTAACTTGCTCAGCCGTGCCGTTAGCATTAACACCGACGGTCAGAGAAGATGCGCGCATCGCTTCTACCAACTGAGGAACCGACAGCTGGGAAGTCGACAAGAGTTGACGCATTTCGTCAGACAGCGGAGAAACAACCTGGACGTTATTGCCGTACAGCTCTTTCACGTGTTTGATGGTGCCTACCGGATCCTGATCATCTTTATCAATGATCACGGTCACCACACCAGCGCCGAGCATTGCAGCCACGTCACCCAGGTTATCGAACGGAGAGTCAGTGGCCAGCATGTCCAGCATGTCGAACGGGTTGTCCAGCAGGACAGTGCCTTCCGATACCGGCGAGTGATAGTAGGCGATCACCTGGCCGATGGTTTTCAGGAAGTATTCGTTGGTGAAACCGTCTTTCTCGAACATGGCTTCAAACATGTCGATCGAGCCCAGGTATTCAACCAGTGCAGTGTCGTGGTTCTCGGTGAGGTCGTAACGGGTCGCCATGTACGACACCAGCGCCGTTGCCTTCTCACGAGGGGTAGTGGCTGCTGCCAGAGTGATCACGCCTTCATCGTAGCCCAGGAGGCGCACACCGACCATTTTGAACAGGTCGAGGTGGTCGTGGAACACATCGGCGGCGATGCGGTTGGAAATGGCAACGTTGGTGTTGTTTTCGGAAGCAACAGTCGCTTTGCTCCACGCGGTCAGATGGTTACCCACCGAACGCATGTTCTGCGCAACGATCTTGGCGATGTAGATGTGAACGGCATCGGACTTGATCGTGCTGACAGCCACACCCTTGATCAGGTGGTTGTCGGTGTTTGCGTCTTTGGCGTTGTCCCATTCCTTCGAGGAGGTTTCCAGCAACGCCTGAACGATTTTGATACCGCCGGTGACTTCGCGCAGCGTGTTTACGAAAGACAGGGTTTCCAACAGCTGGGTAGCTGCACGCGATTGAGTATCCATTGCTTCATCCTCTATGTTTTTAACAAAACGCACTAATGGCTATATCTATAACCATGCCGTGAATAAATATAACCCCTACCAGGTGTGAGCCTGGTAGGGGTTAATGGGGTCACTTGAAGACCGAAAGTGCACTGGAACGAACGATCTGAATCTTCTTGTCGTGTTGACCACGAAGACGTTGTTCTACTTCACGGATCATCGAAGTAACCCGCTCGTAACTTTCAGTACCAGCAAAGCGGGCTTGCGCGGCTTCGCTGTTTACCTTTTGCTTGCACATGAACAGGAACTCGTCAACCGTTGCTTCGACTTCGGCTGGCGTTGGGTTGTAAAGCGCGGTAGAGAGGAAGTCCTCCAGACCTGCTGTGCGGTGCTTGCAGGCTTCCAACATGCCCTGCTCCATTACCACGTCATAACCCGTCCAGTATTCCACCTCACGAACGCGGTCACCCATCTGTTGCGGCTTGGTCACCGTACGGATGGAAATCGCCGTGTTCATGTCTGGATCTTCGATGCTGTCCTGGAACACTTCCTTGAGAGGACCGAACGAACGGATCTCCACCTGGTTGTGTACCGGGTCACGATCGCTACCCGTGATGTGGAAATGGATCTTCCGGATCGACGCACAGACGTTGGGTTCCAACACGGTACGCAAACGGTGGATCCACTGGTACAGATCCGTGATAGGCGTTTGAATGATGCGACCGCCTTCACGGGTCCAGAAGTACTGCGGAGGATGCCCCAGTTCACACCAGAGCTGGTTTTCGGCGGCACGACGGTTGAGGTCGCTGTCCGGGTTCATGCACTCTTTGACATACTCGTTGAAGCGATAACCCACACCACCTCGGTTGAGGATGTTGAAACCACCTGCGTTCATCAGGTAGTAATGACCACCGGGTTCCATGGGCTTGAGAATACCCTTCTTGCCCGTCTGTGGCAGGATGGTACTGCCAAAGGTTAACTTCTGACTCATACGGGGACCCCTTTAATAATCTTCTCCAGATCAGTAACACGGTCATCAGGGTTCACAATTGCTGCCACCGTGTTATCACGTTGGTAACCGCCCATGATTTTCGGGAAGGTCCCGTCGATCAATAGACCACTGTTGTTAAGACCCACAATGACTGGAGGTCGTCCTTCTAACATCGCCTTACTGTACCGGTACTGCCTTTCCAGGTTGTCTGGATCGCGGAACATTAATGACATGTAGACACGCATGACCTGAGGACTGCTACCGACCGGGTCGCCACTTTGAGAAGCCGCCAAGTCAAACATCGACGACAGGGCATCTTCAACAACATACCAGGGGCGTTTGGCGTAGTAGAGGAACTCCATGTAATACGCGTACGGGTGATTGGGCTCTTGCAGCACGTTGGTGTTCTCGATTACCGTGTCGCCTTTGGTAAACTCCAACACCAGGTACTGCACGCCCTTGATTGCAACTTCACGAATGCTCAGCGGAACAAGGGTAATGTCCATCAGCGACATCAGGGAAGCAAAACTTTCCCCTGGTATCACCAACCCAAGCACCGCCGGCGTTGTGACTGTTTCCCCGACGACTGCCATGCCGTTGTCAACAAAGCGTTTAGGAAGATGGATCTCGAAATCGCGTTTAGCAATAACGGACCCATCTTTCTGTTCGTCGAACAAACGGTCTGCAATCTTGAGGTCGTGCTTGAGATTGCTGACGTCCATCGATTAAGCCCCGAGCAGACGCTTCACGAGTTCGTTGACGACGGCCACGGTCAGGCGCTCACGCTTGTCCATGACGTTGTCTTCTTTGCTCGTGTCCACGAAGGTGGCTTCAATAACGTCGGCGGTCAAGGTAGCACCGCAGGCGCGCAGGAACGCAGGAACCAGCGAGGTTTCCAGCAGCGTGTCCAGACGTGGATCCGATTCCTCGGTAACCACGGTATCGGCCTGAACCACATCACCGCCGGTAAAACGTTCGGCGAGAATGTAGTGGGCACGCTCCAGCTCAGAAGAGAAGGTCGACTGCACCCAGCTCATCAGCATCTGGTTTTCGCCACGGGCAACGTTGACACGTTCCAGCAGCAGCGCGTTTTCGGAGATGAAGTCGTTGATCGCTTTGACGCCGCCCTTGATGAACAGGTCGCGCGATTGAGTCGACAGCTTCTCGTGGATGTGGTTGAAGTAGGCTTTCGCGAATGCACCACCCTTACCGACGTCAGCGATGAACTCGGTCACAGTCATTGGTTTGCCGGTGAGGGCAGCCCAGTGGTAACCCATCAGCGCTTCGGTAAAGCCAACGCCTGCTTCCTGGATCTTTTCCAGGATACCGTTGGTGTAGAACACCTTCAGCTTGGCTTGCATGAAACGGGTGTCGCCGTACTGCGTCTGGTTGTGAGGAGTCAGCGAAGGCTGCTTCTCGGCCGCAATCACCAGCTGACGCTGACGGTAGACTTCTACCACCTTCTTCAGATTGATGAGGTACAGGGTCATGCCGTTCCACAGCAGGCTCACGTAACGACGGTAGGTCGCCAGCTCGCCTGTTTCCAGCCACGGCGCAGGATCTTCGCAGAAATACATCTTCGTCAGCAGCACATACATCTTCAGCAGCAGAACGAAACGCACCGACTTGATCTGCGAGAAATCGAAGATACCGTCGTTGTTAACGAACAGGCCTTGCAGATCGTTGAAGTCGCAGATGTACCAGCTGGCATTGCCGAGCGACTCGTCGTCGTCTTCGAGGATGTTCAGCAGGTCGCCGTGAGAAGCGCCGATGAAGTCGACGATCTCTTTCTGATCCGGGTAGCGCCATTTCAGCTGGTTGGCCAGCTTCAGGTCAACACCGGTGTAGGTGAGCGACTTGTCGCGGACTTCAGTTGGATACAGCGCCGATTCGAAGAACGGGTTGTCGACGTTGATGTACTGAACTTCGACCAGCTGCTCGGTCAGGCTTTGCAGTTGCTTGCGCGAGTACAGCAGCTGGGTGTCCTTCAGGACGCGGCGAGCCATCGGTACGCCGTAGGTACGGATGTTGCCGAGCGAGTCACGGATGATCTCAGCGAGACGCTCAGCGGACGCTTCAAGGGCCTCGGTGTGCATGTTGCCTTTACTGGCTTCCATGATTTCCTGACGGAAGCTGTCAGTGAAAGCCAATGCGCCACCCGACTCGCCGTTCAGACCGGCAATGACCGGACCCGGACGGAAGTTACCGCCGCCTACGGCGATCAGTTCGCCAAGTGCAATGCTGGATTCGCGAATCATTTCGACGCTCCTTGAACGCAACCGGTGATGGCCTTGCTGATCTTTTCGTCCAGAACGGACTCACTCAGTGGAGCAAGGTATTGCAACCCTACTTTGGCGAGGGTCTTTTTGACCACCTCCACGGTATTGGCAACCGTGACGATGTTGGTGATGAGTTGCGCTTTATCAGTCATCGGACCGATCTCCTGTAGGGTTAAAGTGATGAAGAGCTGGAGACACGATTCTTGGTCGCCATCCCTGAGTAATACGTGTCGTAGAGACGAGTGCAGATCTCGCCGACAGTGATGTCGCCATCTTTGTTGATATCGAACCCGCTGTTTTGCAGGTAGGACTTCGCTTCGATGGGAACCGGTGAATCTTTGCGGAACAGAACTTCGTCTGGACCTTTACCTACCGCAGCAGGATAGAAGATCGTCAGATAGAAGTCTTCGAGGCGCTTGTAGACCTTGCCGCGCTTTTGCCACATTTCGAAATACTTGAACACCAGATCGAGTTGATCCAGTTGACTCATGCGCTTGACGTCGTCGAGGGTGATGTTCAACCCGTAGGTCTTCGACAGGTCAGTCACTGCCGCAGTGCCGAACTGGATGAGACCCCAGTAGTTACTGCCGCCGTTGTTCTGTTTATCAGGACGATAGGTACCGCCCGATTCGAAGTGCATGCACGCCATCAGTGCAGACGCTGCACCCGGGAACATGTTTTGCTTCGTGCACCAGTCCCGAACCTTTTGAGTAAAGGCCGCAGGAACCAGCTTGCTCCAACCGAGGTCGTAGAACGGAACCTGGTTACGCTTGGCGTAGCTGAACAACACCTGACGCAAACCACCGAGGCTACCGTTACCCGGAATGCCATCAATTGCACCGGTATAGAGACCGATCAGCTTCAGGTTACTCTGGATGTCCTTGACCGCTTGTACTGCAACTTCGTAGCCAGCTCCTGAGGCAACAGGCAGGGGCACAGAGCGCCCCCCGTTGAGGAACAGGTGGTAGTCCTGAAACAGCTTCAGGACCCCATCCCGACTTCCATTACCCCAGACGCCGTCAATACCACCAGAGTAGACATGGCCCTCACCGAGAACCACTTGAATGTCCTTAACCCCGTTGACTGTCCGGAAGCTCATCTTTACTTACCTCTGTAAATGGCAATAGCCTGTTTGGTAACCCCAACCGACAATTCACTCGTACCCAGTCGATCCCGTAAGCTCAGTACCATGCGGTTAAAGCCGCCTTTAAAGCTACACTTGACGTCTACCACACGGCCGTCCTGAGTCATCAGCGGCTTCTTCATTACACCGTTGACGGTACCTTTCATCTGGTTGGCAATCACGTATTTGTCCGAGGTGGTCGAGCCATCCATGGATTCAACGTAGACAGTAAACAATACCTTGCCAGGCGACAGCACAGGCTTAGCAACGTTCAGGTTGTTACCCACGCTACCTGTTGGAAAACTGCCGTCGATGGAAGACATGCGCTTGCGTTCTTTGTCTGCATTCGCAATCAATTTACGCACACTGTCAGACATCTTCTCCGTAGGTGAGTTGTACATCACCTCGATCTTGATCACCTCGCCATGATGCTTGGAACGATACTGTTTGATGCCCAAACGGTTAATATCACCGATCTGAGCATTGTCGTCCCCAGCCCCAGCCAGGTGGCTCTCTTCAACTTCGCATAAAATCGCGTCGTAGTCGATTTGGTCACCTTGTTTGACCCGGAAGGTCACAACCTTATCCACATCCACAACGAAAGTGTTCTTCGTCAGGAACGGGGTAATCGATTCCTCCATGATCTCTTTCGAAACCGCAATGGAGTCTTCGTAGGTGTCTTGGTCTTCTACCAGCGCAATACGAACTTGACGACCGTTAAGCCAAACCACTTGTCCTGGGCAGAATGGGTCACGTGCAAACCACTGCTTGTCCCAACCCAGTACTTCACCCTTTGCAAACTTGTCACCGACCTTCATGTCAGTCACGCGGGTGTGACGATGGTACTCACCACTGGCCTCACCAATAGCCAAGCCCAACGGATACTTCTCAACCGTACCGTCGTTATAGGTGATTTCCATGTGGTCACTTTCGACTGCCGTTACCTTGCCTGGCTCTTTAGCAACCTTGCTGTAGAGTTCGGAAGTCCGTTGGGCGATGATGTTGTCATAGCCTGTCCGGGTGATTGGCATGGTGTAGTTTTCAGCACTGACCGCTTGAGACGCTTGAGTCGAGGTAAACATACCGCGCTTGGTGTCGTCCTTGTTCATACCAAACGCCAGGTTACCAGTCACCGACAACAGCGAGGTTGGCGACGGCTTGCTCTTCGTATCAATGTTGCCGCGGTAGTCGAGCACCAACGGGTCAGACGTCGTGTAGGTTACGAAACCTACCTTACCGCTGTCCTTGTTAGCCTCGGAGACTTTACCCCGATACGACTTCAGCTGCACACGTGCACGCTTCCGTACCGTGATCTCAGTACGACCGCCCGTACCACCAAAGGTCAGCTCCTCCTGATCCTTCAACTGGTGAATCGGGTTTACTTCCTCTACTCGGTTAACCGAGGTGTCCTTGAGGATGGCCATGATCACAGCTTCAGGATTGATCTCCAGCTTTTGTGCGCGACCTTTACCTTTGTTGAAGAACTGACGAGAAGCCCCAACGAGAACTTTGTAGAAGTGTCCTGCAAAGCGCTCATAGCCCACGAACCGCTGCTCTTCCAATTCCACCTCATGACGGGTGTAATCGGTTTCCAGCAGCTTAGCTGCATCGATGAGCAGATAGTGGAAGGACTCACTGTACCCCATGCGTTTCAACTGGTCTTTCGTGACCGGGTCGATAAACATTTTGTACAGCAGGTTCATTTCAAGGAACTGCGAAGGACGAACCTTCGGATCTCCCATCAACGGACCCCACACGCCTTGGTTGTTCAGATCACTTCGGCTGAAGTTACTGATGTTGTTCAACTTAGGCAGACCACCAAAGATCAAGGTGGAGAGTTTCTCACGACGGTTAAAGATCAGGTACTCATCGTTGAACTGGATGGCGTATTCATCGTCAGCCAGCTTTGGATTCGTCCCCATCGGCACGGCACGTGTGGTCGCCTTGGTGATCTTCAACAGCTGGTCAATACCGAAGTAGTAACACAGCACCACACCCAGTGGGAACAGATAGCCGCTGATGTTGATCACGGCATGCTCGTTAGGTGCTTTTCTGAAGTTGATCCCCATTAAACCTTCAAAGGTGTTAAACTCAACACCGTCGAGGTAGAGGTTACCGTAGCTATCGATCGTGATTGGCTTCTTATCCTTGACGCCAACCAGGAACATCTCCGGCTTTGTGAACTTCTTGTACTCGGGATACTCTTCCAACAACTTGTCGATGCGGAAGTCCAGCATGTAACCGCCGACATTGATCCACTGGAACCGACTGGCAAGGATGCTGTAGATCCGTGGACCGTTATAGTCACGGTTACGACCCGTACCCCGGCTCAGCGTAATGGTCTTGTCAGCCCCAGCACGCAGCAGGATTTGTTTCTTCAGCCACACACCCAGGTCGTCAACAACCTTTTTACTGCGGGTCACCATCAGCTGGCGGTCGTAGTGACTGGTCAGCAGAACAGTGCTTGCATCGATCTTCCGGATCGGTAGTTCCATGCGTTGCAGTTGCAGGTGGGACTTAACCCCGTCAACGGTAAAGGAGCCATCGTCGTTGCTCACCTTCGGGAAACGAACCGGGTGAGTGGATTGCTGACCGTCCGGGTGATGAACCTGAATGGTCACAACGTCGTAGGAACCTTCTACACCGTGGATCACTTCCTGCTTGTAGTCATTCAGTGCAAAACCGGCGTTCTGAATGCCCACCGCCATGCGAGCAATGTCCTTGTGCAGGAACTTGTTCACATAACCCTGCTTCAAGACCTTGGCACGGCTCTGGAGCATCGAATCGTCGAGGATCGTGGGAATGTTGGCTTCAATCTTGGCGTCGCTTACAAGCGTCTCCAGCGCCTCCTGTTTGACCTCCATGAATTCAGCCAGACTCTGACCGTTCTCCATTTCGATGTGATAAACCTGAGTGCCTTTACGCATAAAGAACTGTTGTTCGGAAACAGACAGCTTACCTTCACGCGCCTTCTCTTCCAGCGCCGCCATTACCCCGCTCTCGAACTTCGTGAACGGGTCCTTCTTGACCGAAGTCTCAGCCGATACCTTTTCCTGTTCGAGCAGACGGTCATCTACATGTGATGTCCACTCTTCAATGCTTTCAGGATTTGTTCCGTCTCCCTCTTGTCCGGCCCCTTCATGAACGACGCTGTCAGTTCCTTTACCCCCACCGAAAGCATCACGGAGAGGATCAGGATGATCAACAGTTCGCCCACTGTCATTTTTGCCAGGAAGCGCTCCTTCTCCGGGTCGATTGGATGCTTTGCTTTGCCCTTTCTCAGTTCGCGCCGCTTCTGCATCCAGGCGCCCAGACGCCTTTGCTTCTTCTCCTCGTCCATCGGATTCTTCCTCTTTTACAACTTCCTCTTCCGAGACACCACCCCGGGTAAGGTTCATCAGGGCTAAGTAAACACGCTTCGATGCGTTCAGACGTTTACTGTGTTTGTCACGCTCACTCTTCGGTGAACCTTCTTTCTCGGGTTTTGCCTTTGGATCCATTTCTGCATCCAACCACCCTTTCAGCGTACCGAGGTGTAGCACCAACGCACGACTGTTGAATACAAAGATTAGGTGGAAATCTTCGATGGCTTCAGCTGACAACTTGTTCAGCAGACTGTATTCGTAATCTCCAAACAGAAACGCCATCCAGTCCATTAACCAGTAAGAGCTTTCCTGCTTAGTTGTACGCACAGTCTTGTTGCTTGCCAACGGCCTGCCATCCCGGAAGCTCTGGACGTAATGATCGTAGTCGGTCATCAGTTCAGTAAAGGACGGCATGTGCAGTGGCAGGTCGATGCGGTAGAACTGTTTACGACGTTTTGCACGTTGGGCTTCTTCGTTAACGCCATCCATCAACAGGTTGAAGTGGTTGTAATACCGCTCGAAGTTGATGAACAACGAAGCACGAGGATGCCAGAGCATATCGGCAAGACCGTAGCTCTTAACGATCAACACCTTGTCCTTGTTGTAAACGGTATTGATGTCTTTCGTCCAGTTGTACTTGTAGTGCGTGCCGCGGTAACCGAGGATGATCTTGCGGGGTTCGATCTGTACACCACGACCGTTACCAATCACCGGGGTGTACTTGGCTGGGAACTCAACAAACACTTCATCAGGGTAGTTGCTGATAAAGGCTTCAGAAACCGAAGGACCGATCTCTTGTGGGTTGCTTGGAAAGAAGTGGACCAGCGAGGCGCGAGGCAAGATGATCTCGCCAATCCCGATGAAGACAGGGGCGATCAACTCTTGACGCTTGCGCTGCACGAAGGCGCGATAGAACTGAGGGTATAACGCTTCATCCCCCGTTACCGCGTCTAGGGGACTCAGCGTGATCGCCGATGGGTTATTCATACCTTTATTTCTCCATACCGCTGGTGGCGGCTTTGAGCATAAACAAGATGGGTTCGTTTACAGGGTCATAAAGGAATCGACCGCTGCCGCTGATGTAGTACTCGCGTTTACCGAACAGGTCGTTCACTTGAGCCTTACTGTCTTCAGCGCACACACTGTTGCTGTTGAGCATGTCACCGTCGTGGTCGGAATCGAGGCCGGCCTCACGTGTTGGATCCACAGACATGGCGTCGAAGTAATCCGGACGCTCGCTGTTGTGAGGATAACGCAGGCACTCTTCGATTACTTCCCACTCGGTATTACGAATGGTCCGCGGTTTAGCCCCTTCAATGCTCAAGAGGTTAACCTTTGCAGGGAAGATAGAACCGATACCAATTACGGGGTAACGGGTCTGCTGAGAAACCTGTTCGCCGATCACTTTGTGACAGGACAGGTAGTAGAGCTGCATGTAGGTGATCGGAGTCACCAGCTTGCGATCTTTACCCTCTGGCAGATCGTTGATGTCACTCAGGACACAAACATCATGACCGTCGTCGTACACCAGCGCCAGATAGTGGCCAGAAAGGATGATGGGCTTGGAGCGGAGTCGTGCGTTACCAAATCCGTTAAAGAGTTTGGAGATGCCTGTGGCGGTTGACCACTTTTCGACAACGGCTGCTGAGACCTCAACATATTCATACTCCAGTGACTTACTGTTAACTAACTTGACATTTTGGGACCCTGGTTGAAAGATGTCACCCAGGTACTTGGTGAGCAGTGCGTGAATGCAGACGTACTGGAAGTTCAGCAACGCCTGATAGAGGCCCATGTCCACCGAGTTCGGGTTAACCCCGTTCCCTTTGTGCAAGTGCTCTCTGGAGACCTTACGGGCGGTAATAACGTTACGGGTACCCGACACCACACCTCGGGTAGAGACCCGACGCTGGAAGAGACCCGACTTGCCGTCCATCAAGTCAAAGATGTACTGGTCGATGTCGTTGTAGGAACTCTGAAGCCCCCAACGAACTGTGTCATACAGTGGGTTGTCCCCATCTTCCTTACTCGCGATCGATACAACCCGTGTGCGGAACAACAGCTTCCGATACAGATCGGTGATCTCAGGTTCAACCGTGGAACCGTCGGGTTGGAATTCGATGTCGCGCAAACCGGCAGGAGGGACCAACACCTTTGGAGCCAGTGCAATAGGCTTAAAGCGTTGGACCAGCTCAACCTTTTGTTTACGTTTGTAACTGTCGCTGAGAGTCGGATTCAATTCTCTGAAGTGTTTGATGAAGAAACTGAAACCGGTCTCCCCTTCGAGGAGGTTGGATTTTATGAAATCTTTGGCCTGCGGGTCCCAGACGGCGTATTCCGTGCCTTTGACAATTCCGAGGTAAAGCGACTTTGTTTGAATCATCGCTTTAAAGTAAGTTGGGTTGAATATTTCTAATTTGGTATCAATGTACGCTTCGGTTTCGTCGCGCTGCTTGCTGCCCAATTTGCCAAAGATTTCAGGAGAATACAGACCCTCTTCGTTCAGGTTTTGGGTCATGCCTTCAAACGCGTCAGTGGACGTCACCGGTTGAAACACAGGCGGTGCGATTTTGTTAAAGTCCAGCAACGTAAGGTTTGTGGGTTTCATTTAAAAATTATCCCTTAGGAGTTAAAGATGGCCGATGATTTCGATTCATGGGACGACGATCCCTTCGGTGGCGATCTAGACTTTGACGACGATTTTGATAAACCCAAGGCAGGTTTTATCAGAAGCTTTGCTACGGGCTTTCTTTCGGGTGTCGTCGGTAAGACTGTGGGTGACACCGATGCCAGGGTCAATACCCTCAAAATGGTTTTGCCCAATACCTGGCTCGGGGCATTCAGTAACGTTGCTCAACTGAACCAGCGTCGCCGTGAGGTGATGGAGGAAATAAAGGGAGATAGTTACCAAACGGTACAGGATCTCCAGTATCTCGCAAAAAGGGCCGGATCCAAACTGGGTAAAGGGGGTCCTAATAAAATCTCCGATCAACTGATGAAGTTCAGTGGTCACGATTTTTCGGACTGGGAAAAGACCGACTTTACTGACGGCGACAGCGCCCCTCGCATGGAGGGAACGTCAGACAGTGAGATCAAAACGGTACTCGAAGCAAGCGAAGCAAATTCGCTGCTAGAACGAGAAACCATGGAAACCATTGCAGACCGTACGATGAGTATGATGTCTGAAGTGGGTGGTCGAACCATTGGTGGTATCAACACACTTAACCGTGCGATGGTACGTAACAACCAGCTCATGGAACAGTTGGTCGACTATCAGCGTCGTGTGCAGGCTCGTCATGATGCCATGCAGCTGAACGTCATGACCCGGATGTACCTGACAAACGCGAAGTACTACAAGTTCCAGGAAGCCGCCCAACACCGCGTTATCAGTGAACTGAAAAGCATCCGTGAATTCTCGAAAATGTCGGACTATGAGAAAACCTCTCACAGCCAGGCAATTCGTAAAGAGATCCGGTCGCAGTTCTTCAGTACCGTCCGTAGCAAGTTTGGCGGTATCTCTGAGTTCATTAACGACAAGTTCGGTAAGGATGCACGGGGCGAGACGATCGGGGCTGTCAGCGACGTTGTAGGCTCTGTACGGATGGCTGCTGAAATGACTGAGGGGATGACCCTCAATCTCGGCGACATCGCAGGTAATGCGGCAGCAGGTCTGTTTATCAGTCAGCTGCCTCGGTTGCTGAAAAGCGGTCGTGCTCGTGAGTACCTGGCCAAGTTCAAAAAGAACTATCCGAAACAAGCGAAGTGGGCAGAAGACGCCTATAAGCGAATGGAGGATCTCGGTAACGTTGCGACCTACACCACTGGCAATGCCACTGGGTTGGTTAACGCCATGCAGCGTCACTACAGCGGTGGCATGGATATCGAGGGTCATGAGGACTACGAAGAGTACCTGGCGTCTCTGCCACCGGGTGCTAAGCCTACCCCGAAACTGGAGTGGGAAGTTCTCAACACACTGAAGAAGACGGCGAACAAAGGCCTGGGTGCGCTGTACAGCAACTCCTGGTCGAGCAGCGGTAGTCGTTACTCACTGACTAACCGTACGCTGGCTGACAGCTACGAGCAGTCTCAGTGGACCCGTCGCAGTGACCGTACCCTGAACGAAATCATTCCGCAGTGGCTCAGCCAGATTCACCTGTCGTTGGAAAAACAACGTACCGGTGATGACCGCATGAAGGCCATGTCGTATGACTACGTAAAGGCTCGGTTCGTTTCGCACGACCAGAAAGTCAACAACGTTGTCAACAAGGTCATTGACCGTAACAGTTTCAGTTCGGTGGCTCAATCGTCGAACAACATCACAGACACAATTGACCAGCTGGGTTTGGGTGCGCTCAGTCCAGAGGCTAAACGTGCGCTGTCGATGGAACTGATCATGGGCAGCGATAAGGAAGAGGCGTTTACGCCTTGGAACTTCCTGAAGCTGGATCAGCACGCCAACGTGCCTCCAAAGATCGCCGCAGAAATCCGTCGGGCGATGAAGGCTGCTTTCGACATCACGGATAAACACATCAACGACTTTGAAACAGGCACCGATGCTGACCGCATCAAGATGGCGAGTTACCTGCCAACTGAAAAGGCCCGTAAGAACGTCGTGGGTGTGGCAGACGCTGTTAAAAGCCTCGGTAACCTGGTTCCGGACATCGCGGCACAGTTGGACATCCATAAAGGCACCGGCAGTTATGACGCCTTGAAGGAAGCGGGGTTGATTGTCACGGATGAGTATAACCGTGATGACATCAACATGGATATGATTAAGCAGGCCCTGGCCTCTTACATCGCTGATCCAAACCGTCGCAATACAAGCATCCCTGATCGTGCGCCTCTCCCAACGCGTCCTGGGAGCTTTGGTGGGTTCCCTTACACTGTGCCGAACTTCGGCAACAGAACGCCTGTAATCCCCACTGAGGAGTCTTCAGAGGGCATTAAGGTACAGGGGATGGACAAGCTGACTGAGTCGCTGGCCAGTATGGGCGATTTGAAGGCAGCGATGCACAACATGGGTCCGAGCAACCCTCTGGGTCAGCTGCTGGACTTGGACCCGATGAACCGTGGGATGACGTCACTGAACGAGCAGGTTAAGCGTTTGGTAGAAATGGGGGCAGAGCGTAACGACCTCCTGACGCGCATCCTCAATAACCAACCCATGCGAAGCGCCGACTTAAACAATGCTGACACCCAACGAGACATTGCGGCTGGTAAACGGTCGATCATCGATCGCTTGAAAGCAACAAACTTGAAGGACATGTTTAACAAGGGCGTGGGTAAACTGTTGGATGCAGAACCGCTGGTCCTGGGGGGTCTGTTGGGTGGTCTTGCCACCTACGCCTTCCACGACCCTAAAGCAGCTGCCTTGATCGGCGGTGGAGCTGCGGCTGCATTGGCGTACAACAAGTTCCGCACTATGGCCATGGTCAAGGCCGCCAAGGACAACGAAGACCTCTACGAGGAAGGTAACCCGGATGTTCCTATCCTGGAAGCCTGGAAGTTGGCTCGGGGCGATTACCTCGACATGACCACCGGCTATATCCTCAGTACCTGGGAAGGTATCAAGGGTAGCGTTAAAGACATCACCAGTGGCGTTATCATTGGTGCTCGTCGTCTGTCGGCAAAACTCTTTACAGCTGAGAACAAGGAAGTACTGCTCAGCGGTTTGAGTCGTATGCGAGATCTTACTCTTCGTGCATTCCGTTGGGCTGATCCATTTGGCCGTGCGGTAGCGTTGAAGGACAAGGTCGTTAATCGTTTCCACCAGATGGACGTTTACAAGGAGGGCGAAAAGACTCCGGTGTTGGTAGGCAAGCGCTTTGCTACTGGCGAGTACTGGAAACGTGGTGAGAACGGTGAAGCAGTACAGCTGACAGGCTGGCATGAGATCGACGGTCCTGTTTACGATAAGGACGGCGAGATCATCATTACCCAAGAGGAATACGACCGCGGTCTGAAAACCTCGATGGGTGTGAGCATCAACAAGCTGGGGATGGCCGGTAAGCGTTTCGGTGCTCTGACCATGGACCTGTTCAACAAAGCACGGGCAAAAGCAGCCCCTGCCTTTGGTAAGGCCAAGGATGCCACCACAAAGGCCTTTAAAGCCGATTACAGCCCGATCGTCAACTCGGTCGACCGTATCTACCACTTGCTGCTGAAGCACTGGGGTTACGCCGAGGAGAAACCTTCCAACGAAGGATCGGTTCCAGTCGGTGATGAGGAAGTTAACGTCCCTATCACTAACGTCAAGCCTCCAAAGCTGAAGGTGAAGTTGAAGTTGAAGGCTACGGCCTACGACAAGAAGCCTGTCGGTCCGCTTGATCGTCTGGAGATTCCAAAGGCTGCTCAGCAAGCTGAAGTGAGCCCTGAGGAACTGGCCCGTCGCGAGGAAGAAGAGCGTGGCGGTAAAGCGGGTGCGTACGGTTCTGTGGATGAGGAAATCAAGAAGCGCATTCGTGAGCAACTTGGTGAACAGCCAGAACAGGACGTACGTCTGAACTCTCGTGCTGACAAGATGGCGAAGGCTAAGGCTAAGAAGGACGAAGACGCTAAGGATGCCTTGATCAAGATGAGCAAGGGCTTTGGCTTCTTTGGTGGTGGGGACAAGAAAGACAAGAAGGAAAGCGGCGGTATCTTTGGCATGTTGAAAGACGGCTTGGGTGCAATCGCAGGTGGTATCTTCGGCTTGACTAAGTTCTTTACCGGTTCTTGGTTTAACAGCTTTAAAACGCTCGGTACGTTTGCGAGCATTGGCATCAAGACCTTGCCGTTTATTGCGACGGGTATCGCTGCAATGGCTAAGGGTCTCTTGGCTCTGGCTCGTGGTGAAGGCCTGGCGGGTGCCGGTGGGGATGCCTTGGATCACCTCCGTGGTAAGAAGCGCACCAAGGCTGAACGCGACAAGATCCGTGCCCGTCGTAAAGCCCCACGCGGCCGTGTTATGAACGGCGGCATGAAAGTGGGTGCAGGCCTGGCACTGGGCTTGGGTGTTGATGCGCTTGTGAACTCTGGCTTCATCGATGAAGGTGGAGCACTGGAGCACATTGGCGATATCGCTTCTACTGCAACGACGGTAGTGGGGACGTACCAGATGGCTGCTGGTGTCGCTGCGGCGGCAGGAGTGGACATTGGTGTCGGTGCGTTGGCAGCAGGTGCAGGGACCGCGGCTTCGGCTGCTTGGGGTCTGGCTGCTCCGTTGCTCTTTAACCCTGTCACTCTCGGTGTCTTGGCAGTTGGTGCAATCGGCTACGGCATTTATCGTTACGTGAAACGCGGTTCGGGTAAGCAGTACGAACTCCGCATGACACAATACGGTGTGTCGGATCCTGATAGCGATCTGGCGAAGAAGATTCTCCAGGTGGAAGAGAAGCTGAAGGACTTCGTGGTTATTGGTAATGGCAAGGCATCGCTGTCTAAGGATGCGCCGTTGCAAGAAGTACTCCAGGCTTTCATTCCGAACGCCAATGACAAGACTCAAATCGGCAGCGTATTCAGCTGGTTCAACGGACGTTTCAAACCTGTCTTCATGACCTACATGGCTTGCTTGGATGTCATCAAGTTGAAGTCGCTGAAGGAATATGACGACGCAGTTAGCCAAGACGTCTACAAGGTGGCGAAGCAAGTCCACCAGACCCTCGGCTCAGTGATGCCGTTCCCGTACTCGATTGTGGCTAAGATCGATCCGGAGACACCGCTGCTGGGTGAGAAGGCAACTGTGGTCCGTTGCAACAACTTGCTCGATGAGCTGAAGCAATACATCGATCGTAAAACCGATGCACCGGCTGATACCGATGTGATCAAAACCCCTGAAAGTGTGGCGATGCTTCAGAAGGAGCAAGCAACTCTCCAGGAGAAACTGAACGGACCAATGAGTGCGTTTGGTAGTGGTAGCGAACGCATCCAAAACGTCGACGCAGCGAAGAAGCGCCTCAATGAAGTGAATACTCAGCTGTCTCAGTTGAATACAAGCTACAAGGTGTCTGCGGTTGCGGCCCAGGTCTTTGTCAAGGACTTGTTGCCTGATAACCGTCCGGTGGATATGCTCACCGGTATTCGTCTGGCGTGCTACGGTAACGATCTGGACTTGACCTGGCGTGTGGAAGCCGTTCTGAAACTGGAACGCTACTGCGAATCCCTGATGGTGGTTTCTGAAGGGGGTGCTCAGTTCAAAGGTCAAGTGGGTGACATGTTTGGCATCTTTAAGGAAGCCTTCCGTCTTGACGCAGGGGATGCAGACAACTGGTGCCGGTGGTTCAAGGACCGCTTTATGCCGGTGCTCATCAACTACTTCAACCTCATGCAGAATTACCGTCGTGGTAATCCAGGCGTGGTGTGGAGGAGCCTGTCGGTTACCGCACGTTACGAGATTGCCCGAGGGCTGGTAGAGACAAAGGTAGAACCGGGACGTGGTCTGTTGGTACCGATCTGGGTCGTCAGGGCTTCGCCGTTTAAGGACTCGGTATCTCCGGGTAAACCAGACCGGGTTGACCGGATGCTGGATATCTTGGGGCAAGCCAGTACAACGGCTAAGCTGCGGGATCCTGAAAAGGAAGCCGGTAAAACGAGTACAAGTGCCTGGGCTAAAGAAATCTCCCCTCGCAAGGTGGGTGGTGACTTTACAACGAAGCGCGCAAACATCGATGATGTGAGCACGGCTAGAAATAGTCGCGACGTTGGCTTGGGTGGGCAATACGGTACGAGCACCAGTCGTGGTTCGGGGACTGGCAACACCTTTAACCTGGGCGGTGCTTATCAGACCCCAGGTAACTCCTACGGCTACCAACCGCTTACCGGTGACAGCGATACCAGTCACTTGGATCTGAGCGGTGTTCAGGCGGCCGATGGTAAGGACAACGGTGTTAAAGTTCCTAAGCAGTTGGCAGAGCAGCTCATCATTCGCGAGATGTTGAAACAAGGCTTCACTGACCCTCGCGCTATTGCTGAGATGTTGGCGCTCACCAACTACGAGACTGGAGGTTTTGGTCGTACCGTAGAAAACATGAACTACACCACTCCTGAAAACCTGATGAAGACCTTCCGTGAGGTCACTAGTCTGGCACAGGCGCGAGCGCTTATTGCGGCTGGCCCTGTGGCTATTGCCAACACTGTTTACGGTGGCGGTAAAGGTCAGTCGTTGGGCAACGTTGCTCCAGGGGATGGTTGGAAGTATCGTGGTCGTGGCTTGGTGCAACTGACGGGTCGGGCTCAGTACGCTCGCATTGGACAACAACTGGGCATTGACCTGGTGAACAATCCGGAGCTGGCGTCGAACGATCCAAACGTTATGGCGGCGATTGCGGTTAACTTCTACAAAAACAACAAGCTCCTGCAAAGCATCACCCAGGACGGTAACTTTGGTCGTGCAGCCACCGGTTTGAATGGTGGTAATGAACTGCCGGGTATGCCGAAGCGATTCCAGCTCTACACGCAGTACCTGCAACAGCTGACCAGCGGACAGTTAAAAGCTGACGACAAGGCGGCTCAGGGTACTAACGTCTCACCTGCAATGGGTGCTGGCGGCATGTACGGCAGTAATCCAGCCCCAACCATCGGTGGTGGTAACACACCTCAGATCGGTGCGGCTCCGGGTGGTGGCTCTCGTAACGCAGCGGCTTACGCAACACCTCCAAGCCTGATGTCTCCAGGTGGCGGTGGCGGGGATTACAGCGGCAACTACGGGAATGGTGGCGGTGGCGAACCAGGCTCTCTGGTTGGTGGCGGTGCGGGTATTAACTCGAGTGGATTGCGTCTTAAGTCAGGAGAGGCCATTGCGGGCGGTAACGCTCACCCTGGTATTGTCCGTCTGGCTCAACTGATCCAGAGTCAAGTTCCAAACTTCCGTTACTTCTCTGCGCTGAATGATGCGTACCACCAACGTGCCAAGCCTAACTCCAAGCATGCTCAGGGGTTGGCGCTGGACTTTACGTTGACGAATGGTGTAAGTGGCAGTGAACAAGGGATGTCCGTTGTTAACACCATCATGCGTCAAGCCAACATGGGACCGCAGGATTATCTGTTGCTGAACGAGTACAAGAAAGCCTCGGCAGGAGCCACCGGCGGACACGTACACTTTGGGTTCAAAACCAAAGAAGCAGCCGATAAGTTTGCACAAGCAGCTGGTGCTAGTCAGCCAGCCGGTCAGGATACAACAGCGGGTGGTACGGTACAAGCCAAAGATCAGCAGTACGATCCAGGTCAAATGCCGTCTACTCCGCCAGATACGACGGCCGTTCCAACTCCGGCAATGAGGAGCAACGCTCAAGCGCCTGGCGCGAGCGCTCCGGTTACTCCGGGTGCGGGTGGGGGAGCAATCCCTGGTCCGTACACCAATCTTCCGTTGCCGGGAGCTGGCGGTACTACAAGTGACCCGAACGGTCCTGTGTCTGAGCCTGGTGCACCAACCCAGGCGAGCAAACAGCCACTGCCTGAAGGTTACGGTAAACCCGCGCCTAAACAGCAAGCCAACAGTCAGCAGCCTGTACCCGCTGACCCAGGTGGCTTGATGGAGAAACTGACCACTGTTGTAGGCGAAGGCACCAGTAAGCAGGACGACACCAATAGCCTGCTGAAAGTTATCGCTGAAACCTTGGCGAAGATCGAGTCTAACTCGAAGCCTGCTCCAAGTAGCGTTAACATTTGACTGTATGGGAGGTGGGGTCACACCCACCTCCTCTTTTTTCTTTTCACCCACCAGGTATTTATCAATGGCCGTAACAATTCGAGACAGGGACATTATCACCAAGTCGTTCCGTCTATTGACCCGTGGCGTACAACCCAGTGACCTGCTTCAACAAATGGACTGGGATCGTTACTTCAACGTGTTCAGTAGTGCGACGGGTGACAACCGTTACGTTAACCCGATTCCACAATGCAGTCCCGCTACCGATCCTCGCTACAGCCGTTTCCTCAACTCCTCTGAGGGCGGCATGGGTAGCATGTACAAAGAGGTGTACGAGAATAACGTCACCCTCTTGACCCTGACACCAAGCGTCCCTCAGTTTGCAGGACTGCTCAGCTTTATCACGAACATGTTCAGCCCTACTGCTGCGATCATTGCTAACAAAGGTCGTGCCCCCGGTACAGCGTTCTACATGGGTCAGGCGGCTACCGCTATTGCCTTCTGGCCAATGCAGCTTATCAGTATCAGTATTCAGTTCTTGGCCTTCCTGACCGATGCGCCTAAGAACAACTTCTGGACCTGTAAGCCTGCAATGGGTGCTTACACCATGGCAGCGACGGGCATCATGAACGACCTCATGGTTAAGCTGGGTTACATCGACCCGGTACTGCCTAAGCGTAACCAGGAACAAACGGATACCCTTTACGGACGTCCTGCTGATTACGACAACAGCAAAGCGGTTCAAGACCTCAGCTTGTTGATGCCGGACGTGATTAACGCCGACGGTACACTCGACCTGATGCGTCTCATCATGAAGGGTACTCGTAAACACCGGGTGATGCTGAATAAGCTCGCTGCGATGGATAACGAGGCACTGACCACTCCTGATGAGAAACTGAGCCGCGCACAACAGCTCATGGAAGAGGTCACGTTTGATGACACTGTCTGGGCAGGTGATCCTACTCAAGAGTTTATTGAGAAGGAGATGAACTCGGTTGGCAAGTACCGTGGTGACGATGAAGGCAAGTTCGTTGAGCAGGACAGTGCGTACGCAAACGAAAGTGCTTATTCGAACATCAACAACGCTGACCAAGGTTTGGCTTCCTTCGGGGTAGACCAGTCCAGTGCAGCGAATGGCGGGGCGGGCTCAAGCGCTGGGATGGAACCTTCCAGTCAGGGTGCTCCAGGTGCTACACCAGGTATTAACCCTAACCAACAATCCAATCGTCCTCAACCGGCTTCTTTGCAGACAGGTGGTAGCGCAGCGTTCGCTAACGGGCAAACCATCTCGTACGAAGACAACCCGAATGACCGTACCTGGGCAGGCGATGTGGCCGACCTTGTACAGACGGCCTTCTCGGGTGGTCTCGATGCGATCACGTTCCGGGTGGATGGTGCAGTAGGTCCTGTGACCGACAGCTTCTCGAACAGTCACTCTCCTTCTCCAATGGCGGAGAAGTTCAACTCGGTTGTTAAAGCTGCCAACGACTTCCGCTTTGACGTGGCGGGTGGTGCAACCGGTATCGGTATTATCGACTCTGTTGTTAACACCATCAAGGAAGGTGCTATCGGTGCGCTGTCTGGGACAGTAATCGGTAACATCCCCCTGGCGTTGGTTAACAACAGCTCTGTGAAGATTGCAGACCACTGGGACGGTTCGACAACTAACCTGCACAAGGAAAGCTACTCGATCTACTCCCACTGCAACTACGCTCACCCGTATGAACAGATCATGAAGGTCTGGGTACTGCTGTCGTTGTTCCTCCCGATGGTGGCTCCAAACAGTGCGGGTGGTTCTACTTACACCTCGCCGTTTATGTTGAAGGCTTTCTGTAAGTCGCGTTCGATCATTCGTACCGGCATGATGGAATCCCTAACCTTTACCCTCGGCAGCGGTGATGGCGGGTGGACAATTGACCGTAAGCCGTTGAACATCAAGATCGACTTCACTATTGTTGACCTTGAGCCGTTGATCACTGTTCCAGTTGACCGCTCCTTGAGCCTGCTGGACTTGACCAACCCATCGCAGGTAGCCAACCGTCTGTTTAACGACGACACGGCGTGGAACAACTTTGCATCCCGTTTGACCGGTGTGGATTACCTTGACACCGTCATGAAGTACGCACGTCTCAACCGTAACCTCACAGGTATCTCCCTTGATATGAAACAGAGCATCCGGGCTGACAACATTGCAGCCAAGGTGAACGACTCGATCATCGGTGACCTGTCGCGTATCTTTGTAAGACCTGTTGCACGATAAAAACTCAGTGGTAACTATAACCCCTCCTACCCCGCAAAGGGTAGGAGGGGTTATAGCGTTTTAGAAGGCGTACTTTGCGGCACCAGGGAATTGACCCCTGAGTTGTACCAGCGCAGACTGGTCATGGAACATACCAGCGGTGCACAACAGTGGAACCAGATCGTCCACAGGTTGCAGCAACTTCTTCAGGTCAGGACTCGCAGCATTCATCAACCCCAGGTCCAGCACTTTACCGAAGTATGTCTGCTTCATGTACCACTCAGGGCCGATCAAGTCCGTAAGGATAGCCAGCAGCTTAGTGCGGATTGCCGGGTACTCTTCAGGAATAGCCGTCTTGTCAAAACGGAAGTTGCTGAACAGCACCGAAACAAAGCGTGGGTATTTGCTCAACAGCACGTTCTTTGTTTGCGTGTCAAACAGCTTCAGCATGGCATCCATGGATTCGATGTCACCATTGGTGATCACGTTCTGCATGGCTTCCAGTGCAGCATCGCGCTTGATCAGTTCAAACCCTTTCGGGTAGGAATCCCAGATTCGACGATAGCTGTCAGACATACCAAACATCGTGGCATTCTTCAGCACACTGTTGTAGAACGCGCCCTTAACACTCGTGTCCAGCAGGTCGTCTAAACCAGCGGCTTTTCCCAGCATGTTCAGTGTCTGCTTACCGAGTTGCCCACGCCAGTTATCATTGACGCGAAACTTTGTGCCGTTCGTGGTCAAGATATTGCTGATGTTCAAGCCGGTGATCTTCTTGAACTCGTCTGCCAAGGAGGCCGACAGAGCCCGAGCCGCACCGCTTTGACCATTCACCTTGTAACCCGCAGCACCCGTAACCGCCGAGATGATTGCGTTGTCACTGAAGGTGATCCCATCGGGTCCCATCCGGATACTCTTCGTGAGATCCTTAAGGTTCAGGTGGCCACCCGACAACGAACCAATAATGCCGTTCAGTTGTTCTACCGCAGTCGAACGGTATTGGGAGATCGTGCCCAGCACACCAGTATCACGGCTGGTCTTTAACGCCACACCTTGTTTCTGGTTAGCGGTGGTAACGTCAGCAGGTGTCAGTGACGATTCCTTGACCGACTTCATTGCAGTGTTCGTGTTCGTCTGGAAACTGCTCACCGAGGGGTTGAGGTCCAGTCCGCTGAATAAGTCCATGGAATGTCTCCACTAAACAAAAAAATAAAGAGGTCGAGGTGGGGGAAGACCCCCACCTATACCCTACCGGTCAAGAACTTTCAGGTTCGTCACGTACCGGAGGAATCTCTATGCGGTCTTTACCAACAATCCGCAAGGGCTCCGATATCTCGTAAACTTTGCCTTCGGTGTCTGTTACCCTCATGATAACTTCAACCTTGGCCATCCTTAAAATTGAAAGTCCTTCCAGAAACTTGCTGAATGTAAGGCCAGGCTTCTGGAAATAGGTGTCCTTGATGTTGCCGGTTCGGGTTGTCCTTTCCTCTTTTGCTTTATCAGGATCTTCGGTCGTTACCTTCCAGTCCAGGTAGTCTCGCAGATAGCTGATCCACTTACGCGGAGTCATGTCCATCTTTCGTAGCAGCTGCCTGAACAACCGCGCCGGTGTGTCCTGGAGCTGGTCGTCATCTACATACTTGTGCGAGATACTGTCCAGCTGGTTAGCCCTTAGGTCTTTCTTTGGCTTCTCCATTGAGCACCCTTAGCTGTGATTGCACAATTAGCCGAGCAATGGCGATAAGATCTTCAGTCAACATTTTGAAGTGCTTGCTCGTTAAAAATGCATCGAGTGGTGGATTGAAGGAATTCTTCTTAGCCTTAGCTTGCTCAGGTGTTAACTGCGAAAGATGATTCTCACAGTACAGCCTGACCAGACTAACCCCATGCGTAAAGAAAAGTTCCGTGGTATAACCACTGCTGTACCAGTCCATGAATGGTACCTTACTGCCCACGCCAAAACTCCGGAAAGTATCTTCTACCTTTACCGGGTTAGCGCGTATTAGCCCCTCTAAGAGCCTGTGAGCCTCTCCAGAGGTGCGTGTATAAACGCTGAGCTCTATGGTGTAGAACCAGGCGAAGTCTTCCTCAAACTCAAGCAGGGCGACCTGAGCCAGCGCATCGTATAGAAGTGTCACAGAGTCAATAAAACGGACCTTTGCGGACCCGTAACCTCTTTGTACCTCATCGAATTGATTTAGCAGCTGATTGAAGTGTTCCAGCTGCGCCCATTTCCCAATCAAAGGAAGCTTGCCTAGTACCTGTAATACGGATCGCTTGGTGAGTATCATGAACTCATGCCCCTTACTGTTCTCAGACTAGTAATATAGGTTTAAAAAATTATGGACAGCACAGAAGAAGCAGTAAAACCAGTTATTCCGAAAGAGATCTCTCCGTTTGCGGACACCATGTCGGACTTGGACAAGAAGCACAAGACCGAAGATGATGAAGCCGCTGAGGCCATGGAAACCCTGCGCAAGGCACTGGTCATTGACCTGGAAGACGAAGACCAGAACAAACTGGTAGAAGCGATCCAACAGAACCGAGCCTTGCTGCTGAAGTACGCCATGCAGCAATACCTCTCCAAACCAACCAGCGCCTCCCTTCTGGAAGGTGTCAGTTCGTTGATCGGACACATGGAAAAAACCGTACGGGATAACCGTAAGGAAAAAGCCAAAAAGAAAGAAGGCGAAACGAACGTACTGGCGTTCAACCAGATGCTCGAAGCCATGAAAAGCATCAGCAGTGGTGCGGTTGCCTTGCCGGTCTTTGATATGTCGAGCTTCTTGCTCGATCCTAACAAGTCGCTGCTGGACACCGCCAAAGATGTTGCTCCAATCAAGCCAGAAGAATTGGTGCAGGGTAACTCGTTGGTCGATATAGATGGCAACCCGGTGTAAAAACATTTCACAGCATAAAGGCTAGAGTGGAGGCACTGCCTCCACTCTAGTTAGCCCGGTCATTTTTCCGCGTAATCAAAGAACTGATGCTTGATCGGCACCAGGGTGATCGCCGTTCCCAACGACAAGCTCATGCTGAAGATCAGGTCAGAAACACTACCGGTAAAGGTGTCGAGTTTCTTGGCCAGGATATCCGGCACGATAAACGCTGTGTTTGGAATCGGTGTCTGGCTCAGGGTTTCGATCAACAGCTTCGAGTCCTCGCCAATCAGCGAATCATACTTGAACACGTAACGGAACTGCTTGTAGTACTGAGCAGTCATCTTCGACGGATCAGCGCTGAACGTCTTCACCGTTACTAGCCCTTTGAATGCTGCCCGGCAATGGACGACAAAATCATCGAGCATCGCTTGGTCGAATTCATAGGGGAAGGTATTAACGTTGAGGTTAACGGTCTTAATGCCCACCGGCCGTTCTTCAAGTTGCTCCAACTGCACAACAGTGCGGATGAATTCATTGTAGAAGTTGGACGGGTAGTACATCAGCCAGTCGCTCAGGCTTCGCTTCTTCCAGGCCTTCTCGTACTTCTCCCGATCGATGTTGAAGAACGGGTAGCTGAACGTGTCCATCTCGCGGGCTTTGTAGTTGTCGGCCACGTGCAGATCCCAGAGGCGATTACCTTCTGCGATTCGCTTGGTATCATCTTCAATACCCTCAGTCATCAACAGACTGAGCAGCCCACGACGAGGATCATAGATACAATCGATCTCCGTGTAGATTTCTAAGACCTTGTTCATTTCTCACCGCCTTTATCACCGACCTTCTCACCAGCATCCGGTAACTCCAAGCGCATGGCGTCGCCGTACACACGGGTGGCCAGCAGGAGAAGGTAGGACACTGCTTTGTGGTCTGCGTGACGTGTTGCAGCCTCACCACCTGGCGTGCCAGAGATAACAGTGTTCAGCAAGTTTTCAAAATCGTCGATGAGCTTTTCACGAGAGGCGCCCAGGTCGGTCAGTACCTGCATCTGGAAATTGATCCAGCCGTCGTAGGCATCGCCGTCTTCACCCACGGCCTTAAAGAAAGCGTCGTAGGCCTCACCGAAACGGATCAGTGGAACAAAGAAGATACCTGACAGTGGAATCTTCAGGCTAGGAAACTCTCTTGGCTGAAGATCCACCAACGCGTTGTTGATCACCACTTTAAGGTGCAACAGGTCATTCATGTCATCCATGGTGCACCTTAAGTCCGGGAGTTCATGTTGTTATCGATACCACGCGCTCGCAACAGATAGTGCGCAGTCTTCAACACCTTGGCGATGTCGCCACGCTCCAGGCTGGAGTTGGTGTTTGTCTTACCGGTGGTAAGGATGTCGTTCTTGTACGCACGCAGGGCCTGCTGGTCACCACCCTTGACGTTATACAGTTCGTTGGCCATGATGGTCAGACCGAGGTTACGAAGAACGGTAATCTCAGGCTGACTGATGCCCGTTGAACGGCTGTCACCCATGACCTGCCCTGTGAGGTCGTCGATGGCTGTGTCGTCTTTGGCAGCGGAGAACTTTTTTACCCACATCTGACGTTGTTTACGCAGCACATCGGTACCCACGATAGCGGTGTACGGTGTCATCGACTTGATGCCCGTTTCCTCATCGTAGATCACCAGCCGTTGTTCCAAGGACACGTTGTATTCCTTGGCCAGCTTCTTCAGGTTTTCCCAGTCAATCATCTCATCCGGGTTATGGTTGCTTCCCCAGATGGCCAGTACACCGATTTCTTCCAGCTTGACCATGAACTCGTCAAACTGTTTGTCGTTTAAGGCTTTGAACAACCGCTCGTAGATAACACGGTTGCCACCGCCCTTGGTGACTTTACCCATAAACGTCAGGATAAAGTCTTCAAATCCCTTACGGTTCTTTGCCATGGTTTACTTCCTCAGGTACCCGTACTTGGTGTAAGGCTTGTTGGCGTTGGTCACCACCTCACAGGCCATCGAGAGGAAGGGATCGTTTTGTGCGATCGTGATGGTTACCAGGCGGTCGAACAGCATGGTGACGTTTTCCAACGTTTGACCAAACACGGTTTTGTTCTTGTCGTCGACCGGAATCACTTGGATGGATTCGTCAACGTTACCCAGCCCGTACTTACCAGAAACAGTGAACATGGTAATGCCTTCGGCTGAGCGTTCGGCCAACTTAGCTTTCAAGTTCGCCATGTAAGTGAAAGGATCTGCACACAGGTTGATAAAATTACTGTCGGCAACCACCAACACGACATTTCCACATTGTTCGGTATCCATGCTCACTTTCCCCTAAATAAGAATAGGGACTCGATGAATTGAGTCCCCCTATACATTGCCGCATTACTTAGCGACTTTCTTTTCCAGCCAGTACGGCTTACGTTCGCCAATGGCGATTTTCAACAGCTCCATAGTTGAGACGGTGTGCTTCTTGATCTCTGGGTTCGTGTGCCAATAGTACACGGTGTTTTCCAGAATGTCGTCCCAGCTATACCCCTGCTCTTTGATTTTTTGGTAGAGTTCTTGGGGTGTGATGCGGTAACGCTTTGGTGTATCGAGCCAGAAGGCTTGCATGTGCAGCATCTGGTAGCAGATCGTCAGTGCACGTTCCAGCTTAGGATCGGACAGTGTCTTCTCCCAGATGGTAGTACGGCCGAGTTTCAGCTCAGGGTACAGAACACAGGCGTGGCTGATCGCCGAGCCTTCCAGACCAAACATGCCATTCGTTTTCATAGCATGATACATGGTCAGACCTTCCTGGATCCCTAGACTTTGGGAACCAATAAAGAAGAAACTGCCACCACTGCTGCCACTCTTGTTACGATAAGCAGTGAATGGGTAAAACAGTAGATCAGGGTTTTCTTTAGCATCTGCATCGAGGACAATGTCTTTACCGAACGGGTTAGGGTACAGCCATTCCTGGCCGCTTTTCAATGCGGAACCCTTGATGATCTCCCAGCCTACTTGTGGGACACGCATCATCGACTTCGGCCCTTTAAGCTTCTTGCCAGGACGAATGAAGACGGATTCCTTTTCTTGTGGGCGACCGGTCATGTTGATCGTGTCAACAACCTGGGCCGTCCAGAACTGCACGCAGCCGATTTCACCGCCCAGTACGTCGGCGTCTTCGTAAACGATACGCTTCATGTTACCGATGGCCATGTCACGGGTACGCTTCTCGCCGCCTTCGTCGACGTCGCCGTCTTGGAAGTGAGCAGAGACCTTGTGGAAGTGCATCTCGGAGATCGAGTCCACAAAGGTAATGATCGGAGTGATCAGCTTGATTGGCAAACCATCGTTACCCAGGTACGGGGTTTCGATGTAGATATCTTTCTTCGCCTTGATATCTTCTTTAACTTTGGCGTTGAGGTCCTTGAAGAAGTTGTGGACCCAGGTACCGTCAACACCGGCGATCTCAGCCTTTGGATCATGACGACCAAATGGATTGGCCTTGTGATCGTTACGGTTGAAATAGAAGAAACGTTTGTTAAGAACGTGTTCGTTGAAATAACCGGGAATGCCACACTCACGGTCATACATGTCGGCCATACGCTTCACCGACAACGTGGCCTCGATATCCATGACGAAAGCAATCGACGTTGGAATGCGAAACAACAGGCGCACGATTTGCAGTGCGGTCTCACCAGTCTTCTGCGTGTTGTTACCGCCGGTCACTGCGTTGTTACGGCACGCGCCACCGTTGAGGTAGGTGATACCGTTTGGACCGATTACGTGTTCGCCGTTAACCATGTCGTTGATCGGTGACACGTTGTACGCGGGAATCAATGCGTCAGATGATTTAATGTCTTCAACAAAAGAAAACGGACTCGCCATTGCAGTCTTCCTGATAATGTTATGAATTCAATCCAGGGGCCATCCGCCCAATCATTATTGGGCAAACTGCCCTCCCCCAAACTATAGTGATACAGAGGTCAGTAATGGAACAATCCACTGAAACCCCGAACTACCTGGCACTGGTACAGAAACCAGAACCCTTTACTGTTCAAGGCTTTGAAGCCCTGGGCCTGGGTGAAAACTTTAAGCTGTTCTTTAAAGAGTTCACATCTTCGATCGACAACCGCATGGCAACGCTGAGCAAGTCTATCCACAAGGTAGATGCCTCCGCTGCCCTTCTCAACATCGAGCGCAATAAAGTGCTCTATGTGAAGAACACCGGTGTTGAAATCCTGACCCCCGAAGGTTTCTCCGCGGGCATGGGTAACATGATGGCACATACCAAAGCGGTAACCGCCGGTATCTACATCGTGTGCAGTTTGAAAACCGAAGCATCGAGACTATATGATTGGCTGAAACAAGTCATTCGTACCGGTCGCATCGATCGCAGCTTCGGCTGGACCATTCGTGACTTCGACACGGCCCTGAGCAAGACCGAAAACTTCGTACGTCAACTGCCTACCGGTAGCCGTAAACTGAAGTTCAACCTCGGTCAGGTCTACTTCAACTTCGACGAGTTCTTTGACTGTGTCAATACCTTCAACGACACGGTACAGACCCTCGGCGCTCGTGATGTGGAAATGCTCGCCAAGGAACTGTCGAACGTCTACGAACTCGGTGAATTGCTCGTACACAAGATCAAGACGAGCGAACTGGTGATCAATGAACAAGGCATCGACGACATCGAAACCGTCGTAAACAAGTTCGTTGCCCTCACCAACCTGTCGGGTGCCGTCCTGGTGCTCCTGAATGACCTCACAGCGGTCTTCAACGAACAGGTCAAGACCATCGCAGCCCTTCGTTAACAAGCAGCCATAAACCTAACTACAGGAGCCCACACAGGCTCCTGTAGTTAGTAAGCGTTTTATGAATTTCTTCCCAGCTCAGCTTCTGACAGTACACGAAGATTTGCTCCTGCACTGGTGTGCACGTAGATAAAGTCGTTTGTCTTTACCAGCGTACAGAAACGCATGCCTTGTGCGTTCCGGGAATCAACAGCTACCCACACCTCTACATCAGGATCTTCTACCGAGTTAAACGCGTTACGCTCTGGAATGTCGTAACCCACAGACAACGTGATCGGAACTGGCTTAACCGCATTGCGATGTTCGACCGGAACCTTAAAGGTTGTCTTGAGCTGGTTGAAGTCAGGATGCAACTTCAACTTAGTGACGCCCTTGCCATTGACTTCCTTGACGTAGATCAGATCCGTGATGTTGTAGAACTTGGTATCACCAAAGACGTTCTTCTCATCCTTCTTGAGGAAAGACTCGAGTACTATGTCCATGGTGTCCAAGAACTCACGGATACGGTACGACATCAGGACCGGCGAGATCAGTTCGATCAGGACCGGTTTGCCATTGCCTTTAGTAACAGGCGAGACAAGGTTGTTGTCTTCCTTAACAGCAGGAATACTGTCCAGCATGCGCGCAACGTCTTTGCTCGTGAGGTTGTTGAGCGTTCCTGCCGACAGGTACCCATCAGGGTTCGCAATCTTCTTGGCAGTAAACTCATACATCTTGTCCAACAACTTGATTGGAGTCAAGGTGTACAACTTCGAATACGTCACGTCCGGGGTGATTTTCCCGTAATAGTTTTTGTCGGGTTCCACTTTACCGAAACTGTAGACTCGGTACCCGTTAAAGAGATCGTAAAACTTTTCGTACTGACCGGTTTCGAAGTACCAACGACTGGCGCTGACTATCTTGTTAAAATCCGTCTCTGGGTTCTCGTATTCCTTACGAGACATTACCGAAATATCCGGCTTCTGCTCATGACCCCATACGCTGGATATCTCAGCGATTTCCATTTGCTTGTGAGCGAGACGGTTACCCAACCCACCCTCAGCAGATCCTGGAAGATCGAAAAACAACTTACGTTCCTTGTTGTTCCTCAGAATCTCCAGTTGTTCGCACAGTTCGATACCGGTTTTGATTTCTTCCGGAGTCAGGACATGCTTACCCACCTTCACGTCCTGGCCGGATACCACTTTCCAAGCAGGTTCCTGCATGCGGCTAATGAGTTCGAGTTCCTTGTGAGGCGTTACAATCCATAGGTTCTTTTGCCCACGCTCGTTAGCGACTTTCAGAACTTCCAAGAATCCTTTCATCAAGCTGTCAATCAAACTGCTTGCATTAGGCACAATCAGATTGACGATGTCCTGGACTACTACAACGGTGTTCGGTTTTTGCTTGTTGCCAGTGTAGTACCCTGTCGAGGTCGCTACATCTTTGGCCAACTTTTTCTTGCCCTCTTCTTTAACATCATAGGTATAACCATGGCCACCCATGTAGTAATGATGTTTCCGACGACCTTCCTTGGGCTCTAAGGCATTTGCAATGAGATAAACGACCATGTTTATCGTTGGAATATTTTCGTCCATTCGATGTGCCCTTAAGAGGTGTAGTTACACATTAATGAGCTCCCGGGTGAAGATTCACATCAAGGACGTCGAAGAGCTTTATCGAGCAGCACTTTGTTGTTTTTCCGCAAGAGGTCGTTCTCGTCCAGAGTCTGGATAAGCTGTAAACGCAACCAGTGGTTTTGTTCAAACAGTCGAGCGTTCGTCTTGAGGAACAGGATATTTTCTTGCTTTAAGGTCGCGTTCTGACCGGCAAGCATGTCGTTGATGCGAATGAACCCTTTGATAGGTCCACCGTTGTCCCCATCGAACAAAAGGTTTACTTTAGAAATACCCTCCTCCATGTCCGAGAGTTCAGTACGCATATTGACGTTTGCAATCAAAAGACTGGTCACGAGAAACATGAGTACCGTCACCAAGAAGATCGAGGTCTTCAGCGCCGATGTTAATTGCTCTTCAAGTGTTTCACCCTTTGTCAACGAGAGGACAAATTCTATAGATCTGTTGGTTAGCTCTCTAAAGACCGCTAACATGGGACCATTCCTTACTGAAGAGGTGAGAGTTTATGAGCGTTACAATGTTTTTGTCTTTCGGCAGTATTTCACCACTTTATAACAACAATCCCGAGAATGCCGCCCCACTGGGAGAGCTCTCTAACAAATCCAGGAGCTATCAGAAAGATCCTGGTACCTTTACCCGTACTGATGTTGCTACGGTTACTGAACTGGTTAACTTCCTCAGCATTACCGATGAAGTTGAAGTCAAGATGCCTACCAGCATTGCGCTGGTACAGATCGGTATCAGTGACTGGTTGTACGCACAGGCGAAGTTGGGCAACATTACCAGCAGTCGTCCAAACACGCTAGCTCTTTTGAAGGCAAACTTTTCCAACAACATCGATATTACTGATGTTGGTGAAATGGTTACCGACAATGCCATCTGGATGCCAAGTTTCGTACAAGGCGCCCATCTGGTAAACGGCGAGCGTCAAGAGTTCTACCTGTGGTTTGCTGACGCTTACTTCCAGGATCAATTCCCCCGGGTTAAGTTCACCGCAGTGCATCCGCTTCCTCTTGAGGAAATGGACTTCCTGATGAACGCCAACTACAAGCAGATTGAAGCCCGCTTGTTGATGGAAACCCCAAAGGTTATCGAAGACCGCCTGAAGACCCTGAACAGCGACAGTGCATGGCCCTATACCGACCGGGATGTGTTGGAGTTCCAGATCATGGACCTCATTAACACCCCAAGCTTCAACGTCGGTAGCTGGACCTACATCTGGTGGGGTAACGGCAAAGACGCCGAAGATCAACTCTTCGATCAACTCCAAAAGGAGATTCTCGACAATTCCGAGTACCCACGTTCGCGTTGGGAAGAGAAGATCCCGGATCTGTTCAACCCGCTCGAGTTCTACGTCATCCCAAGCTTCGACCGCTATGGTCTGTTGAACAAGGCCAACGGTGCTAAGCAGTTCTCCCCTATCACCGATCGTGAAACCATGATGGTGTTGGTGGACAAGTACCTGACGCCGAACATGACGAGTGACCACGTCATAAAATCCATGCAGATGGTTCCGTTCATGTACAAGTCGCTCAACTGTGCCTTTGTGGCGAAGTTGAATAACCGTGCAGGCATGGAAAAGATCACAGCGCTGTTCCCGGATTACTCGCTGATTTCTCCACTCGATCCAGACTTCGGTCTGATCTCCGATGTAACGATGGACTTCATTCGTCGTATGGAAGATCTGCTGGCTGCTGCTGAAACGGTTACCCCGATCAGTCTGCCGCCTCAGGGTATCACCCGAGTAGAACGGTTCGGCAAGGTTTACGTGGCTCGTCGTATTGGCAAGGTGAAGATCCTGGTCTTGACGCGTTATCAAATGCTGCAAGACGGTGTAGTGAGTAACTAACCATGGCAGATCAAAACCTGATCCCGGCTATTAATGCCGCGGGTCGCTTCGAAGCGGCAGCGCCTTTCAATGCTGTCGTTAACCAGGATGTCTACTACACAGTAGAGGCCACCCGAACCATCCACGAGATGGAAGGTGCCAAGCTGGATATGTACAGCCTGGTCTTTCAACCGGTGGGGGTTTCACCCGAAGACTTCCCAGTTGTGCTGAAACGAGCCAAAGATGCCGGAGCTATTATCTGCGCGTTGCTGGACCGTAACGGTACTCCGGTTTATGTACCCTCCACCTACCTGACGTCGTTCCCGATGGTAGATGGTGTGTCGTATGAGCGTATGTGCATGATCGCTGATCTGGGTCCTGTGCCGCCGTCCATGCGTGAAGCAATGCAACAGGTACTGGATCACACCAACCAGTACATCGCTGCCACCATGGGTATCACCTCTACCGTAAGACTGGGGACGATTCCAACGGTCGGGTATGTCAGTCAGAACCAAGCCGATGCTTACGAGAACACGCGTAAGGAAAACATCACCGACAGCAGTAATGATGTCGCCAAGGTAAGAGCACTGACTCAACAGGCCGCTTCGAAGGATGCATACATTTCGAAACTGGAGGCCGACCTGATCGGTACGAAGAACACCTTGACCACCACCCAGGCAAAACTTACCGCCACGCAAGCAGCTTTGGCCAGTGCAAACGAGGCGTTGGTAGCGGCTGGGTTACCCGCGATACCAGTACCCTGAAGCAGCCATAACGCCTCTAACAGCCCTTGTGGGGGCTGTTAGAGGTAGTCGTGGTTTACACCTGACGAATCGATCCAACTTCAATGCCGTCATCGCCTTCAACTACCTGACGGTAGGTGTACGGTTTGATGTACGGGCACTGAACGTCGAGCAGATAGCCATAGACCGCATCGACAAAGCTTTGCGTGTAGCTGTTCAGGATCTGCTTCTTGAAGTCCAGCTCTTCGTTTTCGATCGGAGTCGGGCGACCTTCTTCGTGATACTCGTAAACGACCCACTCGTTCAGATCGAGACCGATGTTGCCGCCGTGAGCGGTCAGCTTCGTGATCACTTCGTTCGCCACTTCTTCCATGTACTTGACGCCGTACGCTGGAGAGAAACCGTAGACACGGTTCAGGAAGTGACTCGACGCCATCAGTTGTTCTTTGAGGTTGGTGTCAAAGATCTCCTGAATCATCGGATGCGGGTTGATCATGTCGCGGTGCTTCTGGAACATGCGATTGATCTGGCGCGTGCCGTGGCTGATGCGCTTGACGTTGACCTGAACGGACTTGCTGTACGAAGACCACTCGAAGATGTTGATCGGTTCATCACCGAGAACGATCTCCCCGGATTCAGGCAGACGAGGGTAAACGCGATCCAGCGCAACGTTCATCTCTTTCAGACCATTGACACCCTTGAAGCTCAGGTAGAGGTCGTGGTCTTTTTCCTTGACGAGGTCGGCCAGTTTCAGAGCGATACGGTTGAGTTCAGACAGACGACCACGGAGGTCTTCGTTCATGCGCTCGCAGACTTCTTTGACGAGGGTAAAGTCGCCATCTACGAGTTCATCGATCGGCTCTTTGCTGAACGAGAGCGGGAAGAAGGACAGCGGCAACTCTATAGGCGCCTGGGTTACATTGAGGTTGAAACCCCGCTCGGAGTGACGACGTTGGTGGGTCCACTTCATCGGGTCTTCGCCTTCCATCTCGTAGAAGAAGACCGGAATGTCCTTGCTCCGAACAACAAACGAGCGCGACACTTCATCCACCTGGAAACGGAACCAGGTCACTTCCTGATCGCCATCCATGCCGAGGTAACGGAAGATACGCAGATAGACAGGATACGTCAGGTCGATGCGGGGGTCGTGTGCCACTACGCTGAACGGCACATCGGTAACCGCCATCATGAAGAAACGGATCAACGCGGCGGTAGTCTTTGGAAGACTGTCGTCACGGTTCGGGAAGATCTGCGGCAGCGAGTGCATTGCGTTGGCGAGCATGCCGGCGATGTTGGCTTCCTTGGTGCTACTGGCAAAGCTTTCCACCGGACCAACTTTAATCGTGGCGTCATCGGTACCTTCTTTTGGTGTGGTCATGTCCTTCAGAAGCTCACCGAAGCTTTCAGGGGAGTGCGTTTCAACAAGAACAGCATCACCCGCTTGATGCAGTACCTGAGCCTCGCCGTCGGCAATAACGAGTTCACCTTTTTCATCACGTTCGTGAACTGGCTGTTCGTACGCCAATGGAACACGATCACCGGCTTCGTTGGTGGTCTCAACAGGCAGCTCCATAACTTCTGCCAGTTTGTCCATGTGATTGTTCCAGTCGGTCAGCTGTACCGGGATACCTTCTGGCATCTTTTCGATGTAACCTTCTTTGGGAGCGTTAGCCCGAGTCTCTTCGACCAGCGTATGCCATTCTTCGTCAGTCCCAACAAAACCTTTTGCCACCGCATTTTCGTAGGAAGCGTCAGGGTGGACGTAACCAATGTCACCGCCTACATCTTTCTTTTCATCGCTCATCTTTTTCCCTCTTTTTAAATGGGTGCCATCGGAGGCAGTTCATGCTTAACTTATTTTCAGTTGCTGTAAGGCAAACTGGGGTCTTTGTACATATCACAGGAGTTTCATACGGCGCCCTGTCACGAGATATCGAGAAGTTCTACAGCAGTTCATTGCTCACCAAATGGCAGATCCGCCGAGAGACCTGGGATTCCATCAAGGTTCATAACTTCTTTCTGGTAGAGCTGCACATCATCCTGGGTGAACTGCTAAAGGTTCGTAACCTCCGTAGTCGTCGTAGAGAGTTGGCAGAATTAAAACACCTGCTTGAAACGGAAACCTGGATCAAAGATACTGTCAATCCTGCTGGTAAGCGGTTCGACTTCAAAAAGCTGGATCGCTTCAACGTGGTTCCTTTCCCGAAACAGCGTGAGTTTCTGGAACAGTACCCCATCATCAAACAGAGCTATCACCTTAAAGGATTGTTGCTCGATGCCGCAGTGGGTAGCGGTAAGGCGATGCCACTGAACACGCAAGTCAAGGTGCCGGGTGGCTGGAAGCGTCTTGGCGACCTTAAGATAGGTGACCAGGTGATAGGACCCAAGGGTAACGTCGCTAACGTCACAGGTTACTTCCCTCAAGGTGTAACCGAGAGTTTCCGTTTTACCTTTGAAGACGGACGTACTGCTGACTCTCACCCATTGCATTTGTGGGAAGTGGCGGAGTCAGGATTTGACGGCAGTGGTAATGCGGTGGGTCAGACCCATGTGACCACGACAAAGGATATCGTGAATCACTTCGACCAGTTCAGTTACCACATCCCATTGGTAGGTGATGTCGGTGACAGTATTGAACCGTCAGCACTCGACCTGGAGCAGATCGCCACCGGGCTGCTGACTGCTGGTATACATATGGCCGACCCAGTGACAGAACTTTCCTACGTGGATCGTCGTCAGATCGCCAAGCACATGATCGAAAAGTCGGGCTGTCATTTGTCTGAGGTTGGGGTGTCAGTAATCACCGATAATGCCTACGGCGCCACAAACTTCCAGAAGCTCATGTGGAGCCTTGGGGGCGTCGCTAACCTCGAAACCTTTGGTGACCTGTTCAAGGTTAGCTTTAAGCACCGAGACATCGCCTGGCTCGTCGACAGCCTTGTATTGGAGTCCCTCGGTAACATCCTCGACGTTACCCAGTACATGAACCTGAAGTTGAAGCTGGTCGCCATCCAGCAGCAGCCGCAGATCGAAACCGCCTGCATCAGTATTGACAGTGAAGACTGCCTTTACATCGTTGACAACTGGATCGTCACGCACAACACCGTAACCTCGTTGATGTGGTCGATGCTTGTCAGTGATAACAAATGCATCATCGTCTGCCCTCTGAACATCGTTGAAGAAGTTTGGCTGGGCAACATGAGGAAGCGCCTCAAAGAGATGCCGCGGGTATGGACGTCTACGTCAGGTCGTTTGTTAACGGACGATTACGACTACTACATCATCCACTACGAATTCCTCCAGGGGAATCACTACGACCACATGCGTAAATGGTTTAACGAAGCCATGAAGCGCAACAAGAAGAAGTTCAGCTTGATCGTCGATGAGTCTCACAACTTTAACGACATCAAGTCTAAGCAGACTCGCCGGTTAGTAGAGTTGGCGGACGATGGGTTGTTCGAAGACTCCCTACCGATGTCTGGGACACCGCTGAAGGCACTTGGGAGTGAGATCTACCCCATCACCTGCCTTATCGACAAACACTTCGACAAGCCGGCCAGAGAGTTCTTCATGGCGAGCTATGGACGTAACCGTCCCGCGCTAATCTCGTTGTTGGCCAACCGTATCGGGCGTGGGAAGTTCTCCATTCCTGAACTGGCTGGTATGGGCGATCCTCCTCCGTTTGAGATCATCAAGGTTAAAATCCCCGACGGGGATAAGTACACCCTGGAATCCATTCGCCTGGAGATGCAGAACTACATTGTGGAACGGTTCGCGTTCTACAGTAAGCACATGGCGCAGTTCATCGTGTTCTATAACGATGTAATTCAGCGCTATGAGTATTCGATCGCTAAACAACCCAAAGAACTTGCTGACCTGAAACGCTACAAGGCTATCGTTAACCGCTTCCGTACCCAGGGGTATAACAACTTCACGGACTCGGTCGACAGCGCCTTCTGCAAGGCTGTAGAGGAGGATATTGAACGTGGTCTAAAAGGTCCTGAGCTGGCTGAGTTCCGTAATGTGAAATCGGCCGTTAAGTACCTGGCGTTGAAGATCCGTGGTGAGGCGTTGGGTAATGTCTTGAGTCGTGCTCGTATCAATGCGATTAAAGACTTGATCGCGCACGCTGAACTGCCTAAGTACATCAACGACGTAGAGAAGAAAACCTTGATTTTTACCTCTTACGTCGAAGCCTTGAAACTCTCGGTAGACTACTTGGCTGCCCAGGGCTTTAAGCCTGTATCGGTGTACGGTGAGAACAGCAGTGAACGTGACGCCACCGTCAAGCTGTTTGCCGAAGATCCAAAGATCAACCCGCTGACAGCCACGTACAACAGTCTGAAAGAAGGTTACCCGATGTTGATGGCTAACCAGATCATTGGACTGGACTCCCCATTCAGGGAACATGAACTGCGACAAGTAAAAGGAAGGATCTGGCGCACCGGTCAGGATGCCGCCCAGTGTTTCTTCCGTATGCTGGATATGGATACCGGAGATAAGCTCAACATCACCACGCGCAGTCTGGACATCCTGGCCTGGAGTAAAGAACAGGTAGATGCCTTGATGGGTCGCATGGAAGGTCACGTGGCGTTTGCTAACGTAACCGGTGAGGAGTGTCTCGATATCAGCGAAGAATTAATCGGTCGTCCGTTGAAGATGACTAACAGTGTTCTCTCACTCTTTTAAGGGAAGATCCGTTATGTATGAAGAAGTTCCAGAAGTAAGTCACGTTGAAGCTGTCATGGACGGCATGCTGGACAGCCTGAGCGGTAATGAGAGCCTCGATCTCACTCAGGCCCAGCGTTACCTTGCCGGTGTGCTTGAATCGGCTGACATGGTGCGTTGGAGCGTTCAGGGTACTGAAGGTTTCTTCAGTTCGATTGGCGATGGTCTCAAAGCTGCATGGGACTACGTCATGAAGATGTTCAAATCCGTCTACGACTTCTTCTTTGGCAAGAAGAACAAGGAAGACTCTGATGCAGCCAAGTCAAGCGTGAAAGACGCCAGCTCGGCTATCAAGGAGGTTGAGTCTCCTGAGGTGACCGAACAGAACGCACAGGCTGTCCTCAAACAAGTCGAAAAGAAAATCGACAAACTTCCAGAGTCCGCAAAGAAAAAGGAACTCAAGAAGAAGGTTGAAAATGCGAAGGCTGATCCAGCCAAAGCAAAAGCAGCTGCGCCTGGCCTGATCAAGGAAGTCTACGACGAGAGCATGATTGACCTGCCGCGGATGAACGCTGTGGCTAAAAAGTTCAACCAGCTCTATACCGACCTCCTGAAACGTAAAGACGAATACAAGGCCCATGTCGGTGCTGGTGACCGTCAAGTGTTAGGCCACGCCCTCGAGCAATTCCTGAACGGGTTTACCGGTCTCAAGGAACCGCGTAAAGGTCTGGCTGAATCGAAGGCGTGGCTCACCTGGGCTGGTCGTTGCCTGGAAGCCACCGATAACAGCCTGCTGACCATCAAGGCCATGAAGTCCGAGCACGAACATGCCATCAAGGATGTTCAAGCGAAGATCGACGGGCTTCAGAAGAGCCAACATACCAAGCAGGAGCTGGTGGCAGAAATTGCTGACCTCAAGCGTGTGATGGCCACCATCGTGACGGTTATCAAGATCGCAGATGAAACGCGGGATTGCATCCGTCTGATGGCGAAGGATATCGAATCCTGCTGCGTGAAAACGAAAGAAAATTAAAAGCCATAGTACCCTACCTAACCCACATGGGTTAGGTAGGGTATAACGGTTCACCAATTATCGATCGGACCGTAAAAGCCAACGTAGATTGCAACAGCTTTATCGATGTCTCGTTGTGTTTCTGCTGCCATCTGCCGAGCTGTGAAAGAATCCGCTGGATTCTCCAACTGATGGACAAGATCCGCAAAACACTTTTTAGTGAACTCAAGTTGCTCAATGTGCTTGAGCATTCTGAGCTTCCTCTCCAGGTCTACGGCTCTTTGCTTACGGCAGTTAATCGCAGACGTGTTTCGGAATAACGGAAGAACTTGTCCCATGTCGCACCTCGGTTAGTTAGCGGTTAATTATTCATCCTTCTCGTAGTGGTATTCAAACCAATAATCCGGGAAGGCACCATCAGGAAGAATATGCACTTCGGTTTCCCCCAGATAACCAATCAGGCCCATTGCGCAGGTATCCGGATCGGCCTTCTTTTTCTTCTCTGGATAAAGGGTTACCCCACTCGCCAAAGTGAACTGACGTTTGAACTCACGGTCTTGCTGAATACGATCATTCAGAGATTTTGTCCCGTAAATTGCCGACGACTTCAAGTGCAACGCCAAGCGCAGATAGTGGGTGCTTGTCGGTTTACTGTCTTTGATCACAGCCATGGACTACGACCTCAATGTAATGAACGTGTTGGATTGGCGGTGGCTTTCTTCATTGCCGCCGTAACCAAACTGTTCGTGTAGTTCTGATCTTCGTTCATGAGTTTGAGCAGAGAAGGACTGGCCTTAACCAGATCACTCATTTCCATCTCGAAGCGACCGCCTTTGTTAATGCGGAGAATACCGAGCTGGTGACCAATCTCAGTACTGGCGAATTCAATGAAGTCACCTTCGTTGCACTGGGTAATCGCCAGTTGCAACATACGCGGCATCGCAGTGTCAAAGTAGTTATAGTGTCTTACCATGATCACCTCTTTCGACTTGGCGCGATACATGGTTGCTACAACGCGACGACGGGTTACAGTGTTATTTGCAGTGCTCATAAAGGAATCCTCTAAACGTTAGTGAAAGACTTATTGTCTTAATCACACTGGTAATATAGGTCCAAAAGAAAATGTATCTTAAAAATATACCTCTGCCTTTTTAGGGGCAGAGGTATTGCATCACGCCAAAGTGGGTGATGGTTGTTTGGCACCATCGTAGAACTTGGCTTGAGGCTCTTTACCCTTCATGATCAGCACGACCGATTTCTTGACAACAACAGAAACCGCCGCCGCCAACATGGCAAGGAGATCTGCGTCTCGAACCCAGAACAGAATGCCGGCATGACCAGGGGTGTTGACTACCAAGTGGTAGTCGGTAAACACTTCCTCAACCACACGACCATGCAGGATCGAAATGCCCAACAGGTTGAAGTCATTCGCCCGACCATACATGATGATACCGCCGGTTCTGCCAACAACCAGATCCTTGTAAGGGAGGATTTCTTCTTCACCGTGGGCGATGCGGTCCAACGAACCAGGTGCGTAGAGCTTCCCTTCATCCGCCGGCTGTCCTATCAGCGCGACCAGACGTTCAACGCTGTCTACGACAACTCGAATGTCGATGAAGGTATCGGACAGCTCTTCCATCACCGGCACCAGGTCATGCTTGTCCTTGACGTACAGGTGCGCGAGAACGCTTTCATCCTGGTGTTCAGTGAGGTCCACCCGAATACAGAAGTAGCCGTCAGAATCATCCTTGAACGTCGGGAGTTCTTCTTCACGCCCCATGAGGTCCAGCAGTTTGAAGGAACGGCGTTCGCCAACAACCTGCACGCCAGCGTAGTCGCGATACACAAGACCTTGCTCGTACAGATGTGGATCGGTATGACGCACATATTGATCTGAACTGAGTCCGTTAACCCACTCCTGTGCTTGTTCCCGTGTCATGCCGTTGATCGCAGAGTCGTTGAACACGCTGAAGTCTTTCTGGGCTTTGTCGAGGAACGCATACGCGGAGCGACGTCCGGTAAAGAAACGACCCTTGTCAAAGAACGCACCCTTTGGAACAGTGGAGTCACCTTCGTCCTGGAAGACTACAAAGAAATCCATTCCCCCAAAGGCGGACTTGAGTGTGGTCTTAACCAGGTAGTTGAGAATCGGGCTGTCGCTGGTCCCGTTGGCTTCTTCAATATTGAAGAACAGATCGCCGTGTACATTAAGCTTATTCATGTTTACTCCTTTACACGGACGATGTATTTGTTGTCATCGCCCTTTTCAATAACCCACCCATTATCAGCGGCTAGTTTATCAGCGCGCTCCCGGAACTTCATCGAATCCAACACAGCTTGCTCACGCGCAGCAACCGTTCTCAGCTGGGGCATGTAGACCATGCAGTCATGAGACTCTTGCAGCAAATGCTGAATCTCATTCATGACCTGTTCTACCGTCGGCGCTTTGTAAGTGAACTCGATCCCACCCAGTAAGTTGGTAAACTCATCCGGTTTTTTGTGTACGACGTGTTTAACTTCTCGCATTTTTGGTCTGGCTTTCTTTTTACGCCAGTCGGCGATATTGACTACTTCACCCATACAGCCTCCTAAATAGCTTTCTTTCGGGCGGTGTATTCGAGCATGACTCGAACATCCATCCGGTGTTTGTTAAAGTGTGCGATCAACAGTTTTTCACAACCGCGGGTCATCGCATAAACAGTGACCTTATCAAAACGTTTGTACTCGTACTTGGCTCGATAAGGTCTAAAACAAATCTTCAATCGAATCAGGGTATCCTGATCTGCGATGAACAGCCCGCCATTAAGTTTGCTAATACCTAGAGAGACATTACCAGCTTGACTACTGTTCATCACATCTCCTCTACTGGTGCAAAGGCCCAATCAAAAAGGCAATCCCGATCGCAGCAAATGGACCGACTACCTGAATGATAAAAATGATCAGGGCTTGCTTGTTAACATATTTCCTCGCCATGTCTCACTCCTTCAGAACTTGGACCGTTCGATCTGTTCTGGTGTCATGTCCAGATAGAAAGCGTCGATGGTCTGATGCGCGTTCTCCACGACACCATTACGCCAGGTCTGTAACCAGCGGCTCTTGTGACGCGCCCCCACCCAGCGACCACCCGCCACCTTGGAGAGAGCAACCCCCAACTGAGCGATATCCTCTTTCTCCAGTGGGAAAACCGAGAACTTGTTCCCGGACTTCTCGCTGAGTTCGACGTCCAGTACAAAGTCCAGTAAGAACTCTGGAACATTGTCCATGATGACGTAAGGCAAACCAAGCTGATCCATACGCCAGTCTTCTGTAATGAACGGCAGCCCGTTGAGGTTACCGGCTACCAAAGGACCGTAGTTCACATCAATGCCGTCTTCGTTAGCACGAATAACGACTTTAGCTGTTGGTAGCTTTTCCGGCATAATCAATGACTGCTTACGAATCTGTTCTTTCTTTTGGTCGGTCATCCGAATGTTCCTTTACAAATATAAAAGAAAGTAAAAAGCATGGGGTTTCAAGTAGATAATGTAGGTCTGAGTTTAATTATAACTTAATGGTATCAGCTATTATATTTTACTTTTGATTTTATGCTCCAAGACCCCCTGACGCCACTGTGGAACTAAATATGGCCTTTCCAAACGAACAACTGTTTTTGGACAGGTTTATCGCTTATAATCAAGACCGCTATAAGGATGAACCGACCTTCGTAAACGCACTCTCAGCCCTGACCCTCGGCCAAGTCACTTTCTCGAATTTCCGTAAAGCGGATAATGCGGGTATCATCACCTACCTTGTCGATGTTGATTCCCCGTCACTTTTCACCGGAGTCGATCAGAAGTACCAACCAGCCGACTACATTGCCAACGGACCGGCTAACCTGATTGAACCCACGCCGCTGTCCCTTGCTGATCTTCAGTCGAAGACCGTCCAGGGCGTCTACCTTCTGGTTGGAGAGGGTGATAGCGTGTCGGGGGCGGTTCTGGTGCGTAACGGTTCGCTAACCGCTGAGGTGGTTTTGCAGATCATTAAGGACAGTTGCAAGTACGTGCTGTCTGACGAAGAGATCACCATCGACCAACAGGTGACTACGGCCACCATCGATTCGCATACCGTTGTCGGCTCGTTGACCATTGTCGAGGCTAACTCGACGGCGCGACCGAAGTACGACGGTACCTACAAATATGACGGAACCATCAAATACTAAAGGCTGAGCCATGACTGACATCATTGAAAAGAATGACACGTTTCCCAGCGTCCCGCTTTTGGAGCGGGGGCAAGACGTGGAAGGTGGCGACGAAACAGCGCCGTCTAACCTCCAGGCTGTTGCGCTGACGCAGCGTACCGCCTACCTGCACGAACAGTTTCTCAACCTCGTTGTAAACGGCCTGAATGTACTCGGCCGTATCACGCAAGCTGAACTGGATGCGCTGCCAGTCGAAGACCTCCATAAAGGCGACGCCTACTTTGTTGAAGGCTCACTGCAAGCTTGGAATGGCGCCGAGTGGATCAGCTCTGGTTCCCTGTTGGGTCCTCGTGGTATCACCCTGCTCGGCAAGTGGCCTGACAACCAAGCCCTGCCAGATCACACTCTGAACGAAGTAGGTGATGCCTACGTCTGGAAGAGCGACATCTGGTTGCTTATCCCTCAGCCAGACGGCTGGGTTACCATCGGCCTGAAAGGCGATGAAGGTAAAAGCGCCTACGACGTTGCGGTAGCCAATGGCGAAACTGGGACTGAAGTTGAGTGGCTGGCCAAACTGGTCGGCGAATCCGCTTACCAAGCCGCCAAGCGTCTGAACCCTACCATCGGCACTGAAGCAGAATGGCTTGCCAGCCTGCAAGGTAAAGACGGCGAAGTCGGCAACATCAAGCTGATCGGTCGTCTGAACTCCAAGGCTGAACTCGATGCCATTCCTACAGCAGGTCTGGACGTCGGTACCGCCTACTTCACAGAAGGTGCGCTGTACATCTGGAACGGCACCGAGTGGATCGATTCGGGTAGCCTGTTGGGTGACCGCGGTCTGACGCTGCTGGGTACCTGGCCTTCGGGTCAAGCACTTCCAGATCCAAGCATCAACTCCGTTGGCGACGCCTACCTGTGGCAGAGCGATCTGTGGATCCTCATTCCAGGTGGTGCCGGCAACGACCCAGAAACCCCTGTGTGGTCTTCGCTGGGTCTGGAAGGACCTGCGGGTCAGAGTGCTTACGAAATCGCCGTAGAGGGTGGTTTCCAGGGCAACAAGGCACAATGGCTGACCAGTCTGGTTGGTAAGAACAACTACCAGCTCTGGCTGCAAGCCGGTCACACCGGTACCCTTGATGACTTCCTGGCTACCCTGAAGTCGACCGAACCTGGTCCTCCTGGTGTAGAAGGTCCTGCACGTTCTCCTTTCGAAGTGAAAGGTACGAAAGCAAGCGAAGCCGAACTGCCTACCCCAGGTGATGCAACTGAAGCCTGGTACGTCGGTAGTCACCTCTATGTTTGGGTAACTGACGAAGCCCAATACGTAGACCTCGGTTCCGTTGGCGGTCTGAGCGCCTATGACCTGGCTGTAACCGACGGTTTCTCCGGTACCCTGCAACAGTGGCTTGTTTCGCTCAAGTCGACTGTGCCGGGCCCTAAAGGCGACCGTGGCCAGAACCTGACTGTTAAAGGTACGGTTGCCAACGCCGCTCAACTGGGTAACATCAACAACCCACAAGAGCAAGACGGTTACGTTACCAACGATGACGGTCACCTGCACATCCTCACCGACGCAGTATGGGTTGACGTAGGTCCGTTCCGTGGTCAATCGACCTACCAACTGTGGCTGGCTCAAGGTCACAGCGGTTCCGAGAACGAGTTCCTCGTTAGTCTGAAAGGCACCAACGGTACCAACGGCACGAACATCGTCGTTAAAGGTTCGGTGGCAACTTTCACCGCACTGACCGCTACGCCTGCCGAGCAAGATGTTTACTCGGTGCGCGACACCAATACCCTCTACGCTTACGTAGGTGGTGGCTGGATCCCGCTGGGTTCCTTCAAAGGTGAAGACGGCCAGAACGGTAACGACGGTGCCAACGGTTCCTCGATCACCATCATCAAGGTGCTGACACCTGAAGACGCTACTCCACCCGACGCGTCGGCTAACCCAGGTAAGGCTTACGTCGACCTGGACAAACGCATTCAACTGTCGATTGGCGGTGAGTGGGTTGACGGTGGTGCTGTAGGTGCGCCTGGTGACAAAGGTGCCATGGGTACCGGTATCAAGTTGCGTGGTGTGGTGGCAGGTCCTACCTATCTGCCGACGAACACTGTTGCTGAAGAAGGCGACGGTTACTTCACCGCAAACGACAAGATGCTCTACGTCCTGACCGACGGTGAGTGGGCTGGTCCGTTCGACATCACTGGTCTCCCTGGTCCTCAGGGTAAAGACGGTGAGAAAGGTGATGCTGGTACGTCGATCAACATCCTCGGTGCTTACAACACCCTGGCCGAGTTGGCTGCTGCTCTCCCTACCGGTAACTTGGGCGACGGCTATCTGGTTGGTAACAACCTGGCCATCTGGACAACTGCTGACGGCGGTAAGTGGATCGACATCGGTCTGGTTCGTGGTCCTCAGGGTATCCAGGGTGTGCCTGGTCCTCAGGGCATCGGCAAGAAAGGTGACAAGGGTGATAAAGGTTCGTCCTGGATTACTCTGCCTGCTGGCCAAGACGCGCCTGGTGCTGGCTTCACTGGTAACATCGGTGACTGGGCTGTATCGGAAAGCTTCAAGGTCTACTACAAAACGGCAGACCGTGGTTGGGTGTACTGGGGTCAACTCGTTGCGGGTGATGTTAACTCGCCAGAGCTGTCCGTTGGTAAGGTTGTCCGTCTCGGTAACGAGTGGGTACCTCTGCTGGTAGACGAAGCGCCAAACATGGTTGACGGTAAACTGTACGTTCGCCAATTGGTAGACGGCAGCACCAGCAACGAGGGCGAGTGGGTTGAGCTGGTATTCCCACCTCAGATGGAAGAACCGCCTGCTGACGGCAACCCGTACATGCGTCTGCGCTTGAATGGGCAACTCCTCGGTGACTGGGCGAAGTACACGCCTCCTACCCTGACAAGCCTCGGCGGTGTTCCTACCACAGCGTTGGGTGTCACTGTTGCTACCCTCGTTAACGGCACTGTCCCGGCAGGTCAACTGCCGAGCTATGTCGATGACGTGCTGGAGTTCGCTAACCAAGCGGCATTCCCAGCCACGGGTGAAAGCGGCAAGATCTACATCGCACTCAACACCAACGCGCAGTATCGTTGGTCGGGTTCGACGTACGTCGGTCTGGTGGCTTCCCCAGGTACCTCGGATGCTGTTGTGGAGGGTACCACTAACCTCTACTTCACCCAAGCACGTGTCCGTTCGACTACGCTGACTGGCTTCAGCTTGGCATCCGCCACTGCTGTAGTAGCAGCCGATACCGTCATCACGGCGTTCGGTAAGCTGCAAGCTCAGATCAACGCGTTCGTACCAGGCTTCGCTGACGTACCGACGGATACCAACCTGTATCTGCGTAAAGGTGACCACACGTGGGTTGTCTACACGCCAGTTACTCCTGGTATCTCTGGACCTGCTGGTGGTGTGGATGGTAAGACCTACGTCTACAAGAACAACAACTGGATTGAATTCAACCAGTACGATCTGGCTATCCGAACTATTTCGGCAACCGCCACGATCGATGCATTGGTCGATCAGTTCGTTGTTGTGACCAACACCGGTGCAACTGCAAAAACCATTACCCTGGGCGATGGACCTAAAACCCCTGCTCGGGCCAAAGTGGTGGTGATGAAGATCAACGGTGCGGCAGGTGTTATTACCTTCGCTGCTACGGGTTCGACCGTGCTGGTTTGGAACGGTGGTTCTCCACCAAGTCTGACCGGTAGCCGTACTTACATCACCTTCACCTGGGATGGTGTTGAGTGGACGGGTGCGGCGGGTGCTGTAGTTCCTTAACCACTCAGTGCAGGGGATCTCCTTTCGGGGATGATCCCCTGTGCTACTTTTTCCTTAAGAGGGAAGCACCATGATTGAACAATTGCTCTCCACGGGAGGACAACAAACGTACATCGGCAACTCCGGCCCAGGACCTAAGGCCCTGATTGCTGGTGATGCCACACTGGGCTATTTCGGTGAAGTGACCGATACCCAGCTGTTTACGCCGGCTCAGGTTGCTGGGCAGGCTGGGTTGTACTTGGGAACGGACAACCCTACCGCTGTATCGGCCGCTAATGGAAACATGTGGCTGAAGTTTATCTGGAACGGCAAAGTAATTTACATCGCTAAAATGCCTTTCCGTACGAATATCTCTTGGGCTGATTTGTATGCTGCGGGATTGGTCTACGGGACTCGGGACAACGGTAAGTATCCCCAGTCAACCGCCAAGTTCCAATACATCCAGATGCCTAAGTATGAAGGTCAGAAGTTGTGGGTATTGAAACCACGTCTTCCAACCGGTTACCCAGCAGATCCGACCACAGGCGGCATCGTGCTTACTGGGGAATGGAACCAGTTGTTTGGTCGTACTGTTAACGATACAAACGGCGGCGTCGGTGCTCCCAAGTTTGCAAACTTTAACTACGCCGCCACAGGGATGTCTCCATCGTCAGGTCCTGATAGTCTTGTGCAAGAGACCATCACGTCTAACATCAACCAGTGCATTGTTCGTGGTGATGGTGGTGGCGCGCAGATCCTGACTGCTGCGAGGACGATACTGAAAACGGATAAGAGTTCCGGGACACTGGCAGCTCATGGCTGGCGACCTGTATTGGAACTTATTCCCGATACTGTGGCTAAGGACCCCTACAGCCTTTTGTATAACTCGGTTGCGCCATTCTCTCCCATTATCAATGATGTGAGACAGTGGTCGTTGGGGGCTATCCGTCCTGCCAACCCAGGTCAGCGGAATTGGCAGTATCAGTTGCCTCAGGTCACCTACAGCTTTGCCAACCAAGCGCTGAGGCCTACGGCTATCAGAGGAACCAGCGAGTCTCCCACACTCAAGGCCTTCACCATCTCTGGGTCTTACGTCGCTTAAGGAATGAAATATGGATACGGTATTAAACTGGACGAACCTGAACGCTCCAGGTACGTTCACTACAAAGATCTACCGCGGTACTGCTCCGCTCGATCGCTCCAGCCTGGCTAACCCCATTGCAACACTGTCTGCGGGTGAGAGCACTTACACCGACACCACCACGGTTCGCGGCACGCAGTACTACTACGTGTTCGAAACCACGCTAAACGCCAACGGCGATAAGCAGAGTTCCAACAACATCCCGATCCTCGCCGCTCCTCGCAAAGGTCCAGGTCCGGTAACGGTCGCTATTGGTGACTTCACCTATGGTTACTTCGGCACCTTAACCTCGGGTGAGCTGATCAACACCAACGACTTGCGTACTGCGGTTGGGCTGACGGTCGGCACCGTTAACCAACAGGGTCCTCTGTGGCATAAGTGGATTCGTAACGGCAAGGTGATCTACGTCCCTAACGGACCACTCAGTGGCAACGTTAGCTGGAAGACCCTTTACGATCTGGGTCTGGTGTTTGGTGTGGATGGGCCTGGACCTTACAACGCTGGTGCTAACGTTAACCAAAGTGCGAAAATCACTATTGGTGGCGAACAGTTCCGCGTGCGTTGCATGACAGGTTTCGACGATACCCTCGCCCGCTTCCCGGTCACGCCTGCGTCTACCGAGCCAACCGAACTGTGGCCAAACGAGTGGAATGATCTTGTTTACCCACTGTCTATGTACTGCCCAGATCTCCAGCGCATGGCCAACGTCCAGCAGGCCACGGTTGCAGACCTGGGTATGGCTCTGACGGGTGTAACACTTGGCTCCATTGTTCAGGAGCGTGTGTCGGCTGTAGCGGCGTCCAACAACCTGATCCGTGGCAACACATCGGCTAACCGGACGGGTATTGCCAACCGGAACGCAGCGACCTACAACGGCCTGTCTTACGGCTGGTGGCCCGTCCTGGAACTAATGGACAGCTAAGGAGTTTGTATGTCAATCAAAATCGATTGGCTGCCGATGACGGCGGATGCACTGACGCTGTATTGGTCGGACTCTCCGTTTACGTGGTCTGCTCTACCCGCTACAAAGGTCGTGTTAGGCCCTACCGATGTGACCTATACCGATACCACGGTTCCGGACCGAAGTGTTCGTTATTACATGCTGGAGGCTGTTAAAGCAGGCGCTACAACGCAATACAGCCAATGCATGCAGTACGGCAACTTCTCCAAAACAGGGCCGGGTAACAACACCGTTCTGCGGGGTAATTGGAACGCTGGGTACATGGGCTTTGTCCCTACTGCTCAGATGCTTACCATTTCCCAGCTGAGAACGGCGGTGGCTGCAACAGGCGTGGGCGGTGCTCCAGCTGACAGCACGATGACAGGTTGGTACAAGTTTGTCTTCAATGGCAAAATCTTGTTCTTCCCGAACAACATCTGCTGCACACAGGGTACCGCGACTTGGTCTCAGTTGTATAACCTCGGCTTGGTCTACGGCGTTGACGGTCCTGGTGCCGCTCCCTTCAGCCTCACGGCAGTAGGCGCACAACCAAACATCCCAACGACGGTTAACCAGAAGAAAGTGGTTACGGTGGGCAGCGACAGCTTCCTGGTGCGATTACCCAAAAACTCCACACTGGCAACCGATCAGAACGTACCTGACCGCACAACGTTCAAGAATAGCGAATGGTGCGAACTCATGTGCTCGCTGACCGCGTCCATTCTTGCTGCTGACGTTCCATTGCTGCAACCGAACAAGTGGAGTGATATCGCAGGTGTGCCTTATCCATTGGCGGCCACGCAGCACTTCAACGGGACCAACAACTGGTCGGTGAGTAACAGCAACTGGTCTGACGTCTTCCCCCGAGCCATTACCGGTTCGGCAGCAGGCGCCTGGATTACATGGGTCCCTGTTCTCGAATACATTCCTGCTTAACGGAGGGTTAAATGCCCATCAAAATTGATTGGACCGACCCTAACACGGCGGACGACTACACGGTCTACCGGGCTAACTCGCCGATTGCCGATGGTGCACTTCCTGCATCACTGGCAGTTGTTCCGGCAGGCACGCTGACGTACACCGACAACACCGCGGTGCGCAATCAGGTGTATTACTACCGGGTGGCGTCCCGTAAGGGGTCTGATATTGCGCTGACACCTAACAAGGTATTGGCGTACATGCCTTACACCGGCCCTGGCCCACAGGCTTTGCTACGGGGTGACTGGAACTTCGGTTACTTCGGTAAGCTGCAAATGTCCGACTTGTTCACCACTCAAGAGTGCAAGAACTTTGTTGGAACGATCACCACGCAAACAGAAAACACCGATGCCACTATGGGTTGGCTTAAGTTTGTGTATAAAGGGAAGATTCTCTTTATTGCAAGCCAAGCGCTCTATTCTTCCATCACCTGGGAGCTGTTGTATAAAGCTGGCGTGATCTACGGTAATTTCCCAAGTGCTGATTGGGCCCCTACCGCTAAAACCAGCTACGGTACCATTCCCCAGGCCAAAACTGTGAGCAAGGGCGATCACTCGTTTGTCATGCGAGTCCCAACCTCGCGGGCAGTGATGGCAAGTACCAGTGGTGCGGCGGCTGATCAAATTGGCGGCGAATACGATCTGATCCTTCCCTACGCGTTCCAGGTTCGCAACTACCCTGATACGCTGGGGTTCAAACAGTTCGACGACCTGGTCAACGCCAGTTGGATTACGTTCTCCACTGATCTTCAATCCAACGTCTGTATCAACCGTGGTAGCGGTACAAACCCAGACCTGCTCAACGTAAGTTTGGCAATTACTGCCACGCATCCCAACCACGGCTGGCGCCCTCTCTTCGAACTCGTCCTTTAAGGAAACATCATGAGTACAGTAACTCGTACCACCCGCCTGATTCATTCTGATTCGGGCGCTTACCCGATCTACTTGGCCGATATGGCCAAGTATCAACCAAACACCTGCTTCGGCCCAACGGTTGAATCGGACTTGCTTTTCGAACTGGGCTTCGAAGTGGTTCATGACACCGCTGCTCCTACCGGTGATGTGGTCACTGAAGGCGCTCCAGAGCTGCGTGAGGGCGAATGGTACCAAACCTGGGTCGTACGCTCCTTCAACGAAGTAGAGGCCGCAGGGCAGCTCCAGGACCGCAAGACGATGCTTGCTGCTCAAGCAGAGTCGCTGCGCATTGCTGCGTTCGCCAAGGGTTTCCCTTACCAGTTCGATGGTGGCAACGTCTACCACGTCCAGGTGCGCGCTTCTGACCGTGGTAACATTTCCGACCTGCGTACCATCGCCAAGGAAATGATCGCAGCCGGGGTCGAGATGACCTTCCCGTTCCGTGTGTTCGAAAACGTTTCGATCAGCCTGACTGCTCCAGAAATGGTAGCACTGGCCGACAAGACGTTCCAGCAAGTGGTTGCCGGCTACAACGTATCGTGGGCTTACAAAGACGCGATCGCTAACGCCGAGACCATGGAGGAACTCCCAGCTGCGCCTGCGGACTACTTCACGCTGTAAACATAACCCCTCCTTCTTTAGGGGAGGAGGGTATTTAATCTACTAATGCCAAGTGGCGGCCAAAATGATAGAATGTCTATTACCGACTCCACAAGTCGTCGAGCAGCCCCCAGATTTACCAGGTGTGTTTTTATTCGATCATGAGACACGCACCGACTTGATAAACAACAACGCCACGGTGTCACTTTCCGGGGCAACGGTAGATACGACCTATTTGATCGATGGGCACCCTACCACCAAACTGCCGAGCATAACCAGTTACTTGCTTATCACATTCCCGAATCCGCTTGAGTTAGATAATAGTGATTGGACACTTGAGTGGTCGTGCATGGCAACTGCATTTCAGGCAACTCGTTATGACGGCGAGATGAGAGGATTGACCACAACAGGTAAAGCTTTAATCTCTCGTTGGACTGATTCTGGCTACGGCTCCCAATTACAGTCATTTGTAGGCGGCGGTGCGACAGAAGACCTGCTATGGCGAATCCCTGGCTCTAAGCAAAGTGTTGTAAACCAACTCAGACGTATGGCGCTGGTTTGCAAACAAGGTGTTGTGACTGTATTCAAAGATGGTGTTCCCCAAAAGGTAACTAACTGGAACATTGTCGGTGGATCGGGTAACCAGGTTACACGGAATAACTTCAACAAAGAAACGGTAGTGGGTAAGCTAAGTTCAATCCGACTGGGTTGGATAAGTACCACTGCACCTGCTGCTATTTCCAACGTAGGGCGTATCCGTTTTAGCGATTATGCGCGATACATATTCCCCTACACACCTACACCGTTCTAAAGGGAATTTCACATGAGTACATTTACGCGATTCAGCGCTGAAGAACAACTGCGTTATAACAAAACCGCCAGTGTGCTTAACAACAAGGATATCTGGGACACCATACCAGGGTTTCGTTATTACATTGGTGAAGAAAACTCGACCCGGTGGGTTGACGTAGAAACAGGCTTCCAAACGGACGGTGCCACCATCCCACGTTTCTTGTGGTGGCTACTTCCTCCGATTGGTGAATACACCCAAAACACCACCCTCCACGACAAACTGTGCACCACGTACCTCATTACCGAATTGGTGAATGGTGTTGAAACTCAAGTTGCGATTACGCGCAAAGAGATCGACGCCATTCTGAAAGAGTCCATGGATGTGAGTGAAGTCACTCCGTGGAAAAAGAAAGTCATCATGATCGGAGTCAACTTGCACCGACTGGTAAATAACCCTACCAAACCAAAGCCTGTAGCGTTAGCCGCATAGGACGTCAATACTGCGTCCGATCTTGGGCGGGGAAAACCCGCCCCTCCTCCCACCTTTAGGACGCACTTGAAATGATCGAAGCGTTGATATCCGCAATTAAGCAAGTTGTTAGAGACATCATTGAAAAGGCTTGGGTAAACAGTACTGCATCGGGTCAATTCAGTTTGCAGTATGCGGTGAGCCAAGTCGACAGCACCATCTATTTATTTGGCGGTCGCGTGGGTGTCTCCACGACAGGTCGGAGTACCTGCTACAAATACAGCAACAATGCATTTACTGCGATCGCGTCACTCCCCACAACGCTCGTTGCGGCGTGTTCAGCAGTCGTTGGCAGAAAGATCTACATCTTTGGTGGCGCCGGTGCAATCACAGCGGGTACCGAGAGCAAGAAAGTTTACATCTATGACATCGACGCCAATTCATTCACAACGGGTACGGACATGCCCGTTAACTGTGTTGTGGGGTCTTGTGCTGCGGTAGGCACTGACATTTACGTGTACGGCGGTATGAACAGCATGACGGAAACGGGTTTTCCTAAACTGTTCTACAAGTACGACACAGTCGCCAAGACTTGGACTTCGCTGCCGTACCATGACGGCCAGGCCATGTTGTCGACGAACATCCTCAACATGGGTGGGTTGTTGTATGCGTTTGGCGGCGAGTATGCTAACGCCGGAAGTAACGAAAACGACGTTCGGGTATTTGACCCTGTGGCGGTCTCTTGGAGCAAACCTACTGTGTCTGGGACCAAACCCCAAGTTCGCGGCGCCTGTGCAATGATCAAATACGACGAGACTCGGTTTATCATCCAGGGAGGGCGCTCTGGTAGTGGAACGAACGTTCTTGCGGACGCATGGGTATTCGACATTGTCTCGAGGGTCTGGACTGCTTTGCCCTCGCTTACCAAACTGGCCTTCCACCGAGGAGGTTTGGTAGCGAACAACGACGTGATTGTGTTCGATGGTTACAATGGCACCAACACCACGACGCTTGCTTACCGTTTGCAATGAAGCAAAAAATAAAGAACAGGCTAACTACCCTCACCCCGCAAAGGGTGAGGGTAGTTATAGCTACTTAGAGATTCAACTCCGCTTCGAGCCCTTCAATCACTTCTTCAAACGTACCAGTGATCTCAGGATCATCATCGAAGAACCCACACCACAGTTCCTCTACTGGATCGTACTCCAGTGTGATACCCAGCCCCTGCTTAGAGCATTCGCGGGTGATTTCACTGAGACGCTCTTCTACAGTCATTTCTACTACTGGCATGCTTTGTCCCCTTACATAGCTGCTGGCGTTTTTATTTCAAGCGTAAGATTGTAGTCACGCCTTAGCTGCAAGGATGTGGACCATCGGGTGGGTATACAAAGGCACGAGTATTTCTTTCTCGTGGATGCGAAAGAACATCAGCGAACCGCTGAGACCCTCGGTACGTTCCAACTCAACGTGGAGAAACAGGTTATGCCAGCGACCACTCAGGGTAGCCTTGTAATCCACAGCACCTTTATCGAAGTACTGGATAAAGAAGCCGCTTACCAGGTCGTAGTATTCGATCGCTACTTCACGATCGTCCATCACGAGTTTCTTGAACAGCGTTTCGATAGCTTCTTCTACCGAGTGGGACGGTTGTTCGATCAGGTAAGCAGTACCGCCACGATTCGGGGTGCTCGACACCATGTAAGAGGTCCGGTGCCCTTGGGAGGACATGTACAGTTGTTGACCATTGTCGAGACGGAAATTAGCAACCATGTGGTACTTGATTTGAGTGTTAGACATTTTGAGCCTCTTAACTTATTTGCGCAGCAAGCCAACAAGCGGGTGATCCGCCAGGGGTACTGCGACAGGTTGGGAACCAGCGATAGTCACCTTAACGGCACGTTTGCCGATCTCGGGTAACCATTCAAACAATACTTGTTTCTTTACACCACGCCAGAAGCCTTCTGTGGCGCGTACAACGGGTTGCTCCTCGATCTGGTTGAAGTACCAGATAAAGAGAAAGCTGATGCGGTTATAGAGTGCGATAGACGGCATACGACCATCCAGCACCAAAGCTTCAAACAAATGTTCCCACGCTTCCTCAAAGGTAGCCGAAGAACCTTGAAGCACATACGTATCACGACGACCTGTCATGGTAGTCCAATAGTAACGGGTGTAATGTCCGTCACTCATGGCAATCAGGTTACCGTGAGCACTTTGGGTAACGCCGTAGAACTTGATAGGTTCACGGAGACCGTGGCGAATCAAGATCGTGTGTTGCTTTTGACTCCAGTGTACTGAGCGAGTAATGATCTCTCCATTTTCACGTGCTACTTTGAACTGAGCTTCTCCCGCATCTCGTAGGGGGAAGTCGTTGGTGTAACATAACCCTTTAGAAATCATCCTTTACTCCTTCTTTGCTTCTGCGGTTCTCACGGTTACCCCGTACGGTTTCTTTACTTCAACCAAGGTAGGGTCGAAGGCGATATAAGCGCCCATGCCTTCGGTCTCGTACGTGTAACCTTCAGGAAGCTCCTTGGTAAGCGACGAAACATGCTTATCGGATAAAGGGCCGCCCACCATCGGCGTAACCTTAACGACAAGCTTACCCAGTTCAGAACGCCCAACGACCTCGTGAGCAATATAGAACGTAGGCCGTACATCCAAACCTACTGGTGCAGGCGCTTGGGATTTAACCCAAACAATCTGACCGACATGATTAACAACCAGATCGATGACAAGCTCACGTAGTCGACGGTATTCAGCCGCGCTCTTTGCAACCTGAACCTGACGTTCTTCGTGGAGAGGTTTGTTGTACTTCTGCACGTGTCGTCGAACTTTGGCCAGGCGCGAGAGAGCGTTACCGGGAAGACCGGGCTCACGGCAACCCTCTTCCAAGTTACGCGCATGAGTGGCAGCCATGCTGTACAGCTCGTCATACATCTCACGAGCCATCACGACCTGGTGTTTATCTTTGTTCTCTTTCATTACCCCAACGCTCCCATTGCTAACACATCCTTTTTGCACAACGTCAGTGCGCCATCCAACATGCCAGGCAGGTCAACGTGCATGAATGTGTAAAAGCCAATCGGGGTGCTCGGGTAGAAAGACAACTCGAAGACCTCGTTACGATCTACCATTTGCTGTCCAAGCCCGGGTGTTATTTCGGCATCGCCGTCTTCATCCGCTTCGAAGCGGTCCGGGTTCATGACGAGAAGATCGCGCAGATACTCCTTCGCGTGCATGTCATAGACGGCACACTGTTTTTCAATGTCCCAGTGCTTGGCTTTGAACGGGTTGATGTCCAGTGTTACAGAACATTTGGCAGTAGCGATGAGTTCAGCCAAGGTGTCTGTCCAATTAGCGCCATCCACAGCCCACGCCGCACAACCCTTGATGCGCAGTTCTTTCATCCGCTCGTAAGCGACTTCCAGGACTTTTTCCAGAGTAGCCCCGATGAAGCAAAGCTCCTCCTCTTGATCTTCGGGGTTATTTGGCACGAGGTCTACTCGGATCAGCGTGTTGGTGGCAACCATCTCCGCCCGTACTTCAGGAGTAATTGCCGCAACAGCTTCAGGGTTGTGCTTGGCCAACCCCGCTAACTGTTCTTCGACCGTGTCGTAAACGTCACGATGGTCGTTAGCGTTTACAGAGATCTTGCCTTTGCAGATAGCGTACAGCAAACGCAGGTAATCGATTTTAATACCCATTTCTTTATTCCTTTAGTCTTGACATAAACATGTCGCTTTCATCTTTACGGAAAGACAGCTCAGACAACTCCTTGATTTCTTCCTCAGTGAGTTTGCCCAACTTCATTGCCGCGTTAAGTACCTTACGAGCCATATCGAGACGGGCAAGCTCCATCCCGATATGCTCCTTTGCACGATCGTTATCCGTGATTGTTTTGAAGTAGCGCTCGCTCTTACCGTCTTTGTAAGCCCTGGTAAGTTCGCGATCAATGTAAACGAGCAGCGCTGGAATTTTACCCATCACTGCCTCCTCACAACCACTTGTAACGGATTGATGTAGGACCCACACTTTCCTTTGGATTGCGTGGGTTGTTGAACGGATGAATCTTCATGGTAGGTGACGTGTTGGTGTTCATGATCTGAACTTCACCTACCCGCTTCATCATCACCGGATCCAGCACCCGGTATTCTTGAGTCGCGTACGCGTCCCATACCCAACCTTCTCTTACGAGGATGTCAGGCGGTACAATACGTTCGTGACCCTTGAACACCGGGCGGTAAACCCAGAAGTTGATATGAGGTAACTTCTCTTCCTCAAAGAACTTCGCTACGTTGGGATAAACACCACGAAAGCAGCGTTCAATATCAGGTCCCAACGAGATCGCCTTCATAGGCGGCTCAGGATAGGGCCAGGAGCTGTCTTCGTGTTCACCTGGGGTATCGAAGCCTGCTTGCTCTCCAGGCGTCCACAGGCCCTTCAGGTTGCCGTTAAAGCTGATATGACACAAAACAAAGTCAACCAGCTTTTCAGCACGAATGGACGTAGGCTCTTTATCCGCCACTGCGTTCTCCTTTCGGGTTAACCCAGGGTTCGATGATCAGACCGCTGGGAACAGTTTTCGATTTGATGACAACAGTACCAATCCCCGGAACACTTTTCAGGGTGGTATACACGTCAGGACCGTTCATTTTAATTTCTTGAACGATCTGTTCGATTTCTTCCTTGAACTTGTTATCAGACATCCCATTTTCCTTCGTCAGTAAGTTTGTCGTGTTTGGAGCCAGGGAAAGGCGGAGCTTCGTAACGGACGTAAACATCCTGCTTACCAATCCCGGCCATCTTCTTCATTGCATCTTCGTTCCAGACGAGCAATTGGAACGCCCAGGCAATTGCCTTACGGGTAGGGACCACAGTACGACGATCCCGTTGGAACTCCCGTTCAATGAAAGCAGGCTGCACTTTCATCGGTTGTGGAGACATGAAGTTTTCAATGGTCTTGAGGACTTCCGGCGGTATGGTCTTACCAGCGCCTTTCTTCAGCCTGGCGAGGAATGGCTGAATGTCGTTATCGTCTCGCTCGTTAAAGTTGGCGATCAGGTCTTCTTCGTTGCCGCCGGCGGCAAGGTTATCAACTTCGTGGATACGAAGGTTGTGGATGATTCGACCTCCGACGTAGATCAGACCTTCCCACCAGTAGATACATTCTGGCTTGAAGGGGTTATAGTAGGACCTTACGTGAGGCACAGACGACGCATAGTCCGCGGGGTTAGCGTTGTGTCCGCGGCGACCATGGTCAACGTGTCCGACTGTTCCAACGTTCACTACTTTTCCCACGACGTTCTCCTCAGAAATATGGTAAAGACGTTGTATCCACTCACGGGACACTTCGTGGTTGTTATCTTCGTCGGAGGTTTGTCCGGTGTACTGCAAAATACGTTCTACAGTTCTCCCGTCCTCTCCAACCTCCAGCTTAAAGATGTTCTCCAGCACACCCTTAAATCTCATTTGCAGAAGTCCTTGTAAGCGACCATCGTTGTGTTCTTCTCAGACGCGAACAAATAAAGCTCGGCAGGCTTCATCGGCTGAGTGCCCTTGTCACTGGTCCAGATGTTCATACGCCACCATTTACCTTTGGGCGGCTTAGGAGCAGTTTCTACTTCCACATCGGCAGCTTTCAGTACCTTGTCAGCCACGGCCATTTCTTCTGGCGAAGCCTCTTCATTACGAGGAGACAAACCAAAGATCGAGAACTCCTGGCCATTTGCACTGACAATGGTGCTTTCCCGCACGGTGCTTTCCAGCGTCATGTGAATACCGAACAATGACTTGTAGCCATATTCGTAATAACGCATGCCGGAGATCGTACCGTTACCGAAAGGAACGGAGCAGACCTTAGGCACGGTGTAACGGCCGCTTACGACCTGGGTGGGAATCCACTTGTACAGACCGTAGCCGATACCCCCCAGGATGCACAGGAACAGGATCCAACGGAGCCAGCTGTTACGACGCTTACGACGCTGATCCGCCTTGACCCTTTTCAGAGCAGCGAGTGCCTTGAAAGCAGCATCGCTTTCTTCACTCTCCAGTTTACCGATCGCACTTTCCAACAACACAGCAACATCATCCAGAGAAGGATGCTGCTTATCCGTGGTATCAGCCAGCAGGTCTCGGCGGTGAATACGGACGCGTTGTTCTTCCAGCTGATCAACGGAGTGTGGCTTACCAGAACCTGCGCCCAATACAGCGTTGAGATCACCGTTCTGACTACGCCACTGTTCAAACGTACCGCCATAACCAGCACGCACGTCGTCTTGATAAAGCCCATTCAAGGCTTTATCCATATCCACCGAAACATCTTCCGACGGGTGCACGTAAGGTATCCAGCTGCTGGTTGTGTTGCGTACCCAGTCCTGTCCACGCCAGGTCATTACATCGCCGATGTTACTTACGAAAGGCAAGAACTCGGGAAGACTTTCATACTGACCTGGGTATTCGCCCACGTAATTGATTTGACCACGTTCCCAGTCGTACGAACGGGCATGCAGATTAACAGCGTTGGAGATATTGTCCGGAACAGCTTCCGCGTCGCCGTAATCCTTCCAGGCACCTTCCTCGGTGACCGCCCAGAAGTGTTTCCCGCGCATACAACAATCGCCAGGTTTAATACCTTCTTCTGGCAGCGCGTGGTCTTCTGGGAATGCACCGATCATGTTGAACGACATTGGTACCTGCAAATCTTGATCTTTTACTGTCATGTAAAACTCCTTGTTAATAGTTCTTTACAAAGTTACAGCGGTACAAATAAAAAAGAAACTATAAACCCCCAGGCAGTCGAGCCTGGGGGTTTATAGCGGATCACTTAGACTCCGGCCCGAGTTCTAAGGAAAGGCAGATAGACTTCTCTGCTTCTATCCGCGCTGGTCAACTTGATCGCAGAGTGCGTTCTCAGTTTGTTGAAGCTACGGTTAAAAGTCAGGTGATACCACACGCCGTCGAGGGCGAAGGTTGCGAAGGGGAGCCGCGATTTATCAAACAGCTCGCCGAACAACCGAGGGTATTCGTAACTGAAAAACTCGTTGATAAGCTCTGTAGTTTCAGCACCTACTTGGCAGCCCAGAAAGGATTGGTCGCGAGTCAACCAACGGAGCTCGTTGAACTTGCCAGCGGCTTTCTCGTTGATATCAATGTTGTTTAACAATCGACCGGAAGGAAATGAACTGCTCTGGCTAATTTCCGTCAAGCAATCTATCGCGTAGACAAACTCTTGCAGCTTCCTGATATCAGGAATAAACTTCAGGAAGGTGTCGACGAACTCTACGTTCAAGATGTACTTGAAATAACCCAAGCGCTTGCTTTCTTGCACTTGAGCCTCATTAGTTGTCAGTCCATCGCTAACCTCCATCTTTCTTAATGCTTCACTCATGATGTTTCCCTATTTACTTAACGTGGAAGACCACAATTAATGATCGTCTGTGATTCACATAGGTAATGTAGGTTTGAAGTCTTCCTTAACTTAAATCTACACGTTCCACCCGATCATAACGCCGATAAACACAGCGATAACGCAGCAGATACCGAGAACGGCGAAGAATCTCCGACGTCTTCTGAGTTGTTGTTTTCGAATAGGGTCTGCTATCATTCCAGCAAACCAGTCATCGTCTTTGTCGAGCAAATCTTTTGGATCAATCATTTCTCTTGACCTTTAAGGAGTGCTGCGTGCGGCGGCGGGCAAACGGCAGGTTAATACCCTGACGTGAGTCCAGGTTGTTGAAGTGGAAAATAAACAACTTGCTGTCTGGAATGATCTCGTTAAATTCAACCGAATAACGATCACCGTCCACTTTAAACGTCAGCTCTTCCAACCCCATACGTTCCATAATGAAATGGAATGTCTCGATGTAACTCCGGTTAAAGAAGTCATCGAGTTCCTTCTTAACTGCTGGAGTGGGAAGTGAAATCTTCCAGCAGGTATTGTTGGTGGCCCGGAACAATTGATCAAACAGGAAAAAGGATTCCAGTTTGTAATGATCAAGGTCCATGGTCACCAATGTTTTACCGACCGGACACTCAGGCATGGCGAGCATGTCGGTCAAATGATCGATACCGTACACCATCTCACGGAGTACAGTCTTCATAACCCCCAGGCTATGGAAATGGTCTACAAAGGACGGTTCCAAAGCACGGCAAACGAGCGCGTACTCTTCTTCATCCATTGCAACAGGTGCAGCAACAATAGCTGCTTTTAATTGTGCGGTCATGGAAAAACTCCTTAATACAAATGACCTTTTATCGGGTGTAGATAATAGTCGTGAGGGTGATATTAAATTTTCACTGGCATATAGCAGCCATAAAGCCTACCGCGGGAATAACCCCAACGGTAGGCTTTACTAGAGCAGCTCAACCCAGCGGGTTAAACTTCAGGTGCGTCGTTGTCCACGGTCAGAACACCGTAGTCAGTCGGCGGGATCACTTTGACCGGTACGGCGCCTTTCACCCATTCAAGGTTGCCCTTGAAGGTGGAGCCGACCAGTGCGACGAAGGTTTCGCCATCCGTGTAGTCGATCGACGGAATGGCGTACTTCAGGCCTGCGTTGACGATTGCAGCGATTGCTGCTTCTTCACCGCCATCGGCGATGTCAGAAGCAATCACAACACCAACGAGGGTGTCGGCACCACTGACGTAGGAATACAGGCCAGCTTCGGTCTGCGCTTCCAGTTCGTTGATGTCGGCCAGCGGAGTAACGTTCTTCAGGGTATAGAGCCCCAAAGTTTTCGAAGCGTCGGCTGGGGTCCACGATTGCAGTGGATCACAGCGGAAGTTGCGACCAGCAGAAGCGATGGTCATGTTGAAGGTGCCGTCGCCAGCGTCGACAGGAGTGCCGAGTTGGAGATCGGTTTCTTTCAATCCAATGAACAACGCGAGGTAATCTGCGTCGTCGGCGTAACGCTGCTTGTTGAACTTTACGAAACGTTCAACGAACAACGCCATGTGCGTCTTAGCTGCCATGGTGGTTCTCCAGAAAGGGATAAATCCGAACATATCACGTTCGGCATAATATCCATCCGGAATTCATGTCACATAAGTATATTCAAAACTATTGATGTGACAAGAGCCGTCCCACAAGCTGCGTACGGCCCCATGCGAGCAACCAATACAAAGAAAGACACGAGCATTGAGCTTATGATCAGAAATGGACTCTGTTGCATAATACCCAGAATAATCCAACCCAAGAAACAAATTGAGCTCGGACCGAATATAAGGCTTTTGAATTGTTCTGTCATGACACCCTCTTATTGCAAAAAAGAAAGGGGATCCGAAGATCCCCATTCCTAGTTACCCGTTACGACTGGATATGTACCGCAGCCAGTTTGTCCCCGATCAAAACGCTATCGAGGCTGGCCAGGATCTTGGCGGTTTGCATGCCACCGCGCAGTGCAGTGATCGACGCATACGCCGTGTCGAAGATCCCCAGTTCAAGAGCAGTACCGTAGGTGTTGTCGCGCAGGTTCATCACCTTGATAGGAGCAGGTTCGTCCATATCAAGTACCTTACCAGTAATCTGGCTACGAAGGTCACGTTTCTTTGCTTCTTCGTTGCGAGTATCGGTAGGTAGGATGAATTCACCTTGCAGCAGCAGGTACTGCGAGAAGATCACTTCTTCCATCACTGCGATGATCTTCTTGAACTCTGGATCTTCCTCTTCCTCATCAGTCAGACCGTTGAGTGCAAACACACCCGCTGTGATCAATGCAGTACCCACACCCGGCAGTACACCGTTGACCAACGCCGACTTAACGGCTTTCGAAACGTCTTCGAAACGGTCGATACGTTCTTTGATCTCGGACTGAGTTTCACCGCCAACAAACACAGTGATCAGCTCACCCTTCAGATCACGGATACGCTTCTCGTTGAACGCCGCCCGAATACTGAAACGTTCGCCACGTTCGTAACTGTTGAGTTCCTTCTCGATCGCGGCTACCTGATCCTGGATACGCTGCAACGTTGCTTTATTAGTCGGCTCAAAGATCGAGCGGACAGAACCCAGGTGCAGTGGTTCAACGCAACGCTTAGATGTCACGTTGACGATGTCGGAGAACACCTTCACCATGGGCGCATCCAGGAGCACCGAAATGTCCTGCATGAGCAGCGTACCAACCGAACCGCCGAAGTTGGTCTGGGCGCAGATAAACGCCTGACGTTTAACCTGGTTGTTGACCTGCAAGATGATGCTGTTAATGGCGTTGTCAAAAGAACGAGCAATCAACAGAATTGGGTCGGGATGCTCTTCAATCAACTTGGCCAGGATCGGACCCAGAACACTCGCGTCCATATGGCGGACGTTGTCGTCAATAATAAACGGTACAAACCCGACGAATTCAGATGTCGCGCCGTTACCGTTCTTGGAGAAGGACGGGTTGCTGAAGATCAGGTTAACGGCCAGACCGTTGCTACGAACAATCTGGTCATCGCCGCCCAGGCCTTCCTTGAGCTCGATCTCAGGGTATTTGTCACCGGCACTGTGATAGATGTCGGTAATAACCTTTGCGAGCTTCTCGTCGCCGTTGGAGGACGTCAGGGCCAGGTTGTACAGCTCTGGGCTACCGTTGGTAACCTTCTGCGACAGACGGGCCAGTTCGTCGATGGTTTTGTTACACAGCTTGTCGATGAACTTGCGTTCACGATAGCGAGGGAACTGCGAGTACAGACGATACAGCTCTGCGGTGAGCAGAATGGTGGTTGTGGTGCCGTCGCCGCATTCATCATCGGTCTTGATTGCCGGTTCCAGAATGATGCGGTTGATGGCTTCTTCAAACGGGTTGACGAACTTCAGGGACTTGGCGACTGTTACACCGTCTTTGGTTACCTTCACCGAGGTACCCACTGTGATAGCCGAGAGTTTGCCATTTGGACCCATGGTGGCAACGACCGCATCGCGTACGTCAGTCATTACATCTTCGACAACGTCTTGTGTATTGCGACGCTCACTGTGTTCGCCCTGGTTGGAAAGCTGCATGTACATGGGGTGAATCTCCATAGCTGGGTTTGGACATAAAGAATGTAATTCACGGTAATAATGTAGGTTTGAAACTCTTTTAAGCTTGAGTACTTTCCATCTCTCGCGCAAAGAACTTCCGCAATTCTTGGATTGCTTTAACCGCCTTACCTGCCGCTTTTGCAAAATCGTCGACAGACTTCAACGCGAGTGTGTAGTTCTCGTCGAAGTGCTGCTTACCCTTTTCATCGTGCCATCCTTCTGGATACCAGTGGATAGCCTTGTGGCAATCGGCAATAGCCAGTTGTCCAGATCCATCTTCGTAGATCGTGGAACTGATGTAGCCGGTAAACGAGGAGTCTGCCTTATTGAGCCAGACCTTGTCGTTCAGGACTTTCTTAGCCGGAGTCTTACGACGCGCTTTCAACTCCTTTACAAAGAACTCAAACTTCTCCTTAAGGAGGGTCAGTTTCTGTTCCATCTGGAAGAGCCCGAGATCGTCTCTGACGGGATGTAAGCGAATACGTATGGAATTCATGCTGAGGTTAAAGAAACCCTCCCACATGTACTCATACTGCGGCACAGCGTTCTTCTTCTTACCTTCAAGCGGCTTAACCCGAGGGGTGACGTCAAAGCCAAACTGATAGACGGCTAAGTCGTCTTTATAACTCCCCGATAAGAAGTCCTTCCCCAACACCGTGATGCGGTCAAACAACACGGTCCCGCCTTTATAGTTCTCCACTGACAAACTCCCTACTTTAAACAAAAAATAAAACCTCCCCAGCAAGCCTGTTGGCCCGACTTACTAGGGAGGATGTTGCACGTAAAATCAGGCGCCCTTGCGAACGAGGTAGAAAACGTTTTCAAACTGCTGGAAGCGCAGCTCATCTTTCTTGAAGCAGCGCTCATCGTCGAGGACGACTTCCATCTTTTTACCCAGGTTGAAAACCTGCTTGACTTTGCAGATCACGTTCTCCTGGGTAATCTTGCGATCAGGTTTATCCTGGCCATCACTACGCACCAGGTGAAGGCCGGTTTCCTTCATTTGGACCGACAGCTTTTTGAACAGGTCCATACCGAGTTTTTGTTGGATCATTACAGTTGCCATTCACTTACCTTCTTTTTGTGTATTGTGGAGTTCAGGGTTACGACCAGACAGCTCGACGCCGGTTGTAGGTTCGTCTCCGTCGAAGTCGAGTACTGCAGCAATTCTGTCCAGAACCTTTTCGAGATCAATGAACCCCTCGTGGTCGTCGCGTTCACGTTCTTTGCACACGACCGATCCGCAAGAACACGACTTGATGTAGGCGGCCGGTGTGGCGGACACGATTGGATACGTCATGACGTAGATTGCTTTGTCATTGAAGAGCGCAATAGCGGTAGCGTACGGCAGGGGGAAGGAACGCATGTCGCAATTCTCGTACAGACCGCGCTCGACCAGGTTCAGGTACTTCTCTTTGATGCGCGCGTCACGTGCTTCTTCATGTCGCCGGTAACGAGCCTCGGTGACTTCAACAGGCTCATGGAAGCTGTAATCACCTTCCTTCATCTTGAGCTTGCTCAGATTACTTTCTGCAACAACAATAGGTGGGTTACTCATCGTAACGCTTCCTTGTAAGAATAAAAGAGATCGACCGATGCAATGCCGAAACCCAGCAGCACGATCCAACTCACGAGATAAATTCCGCAGACTGCCCGGCGAGGAAAGTCCGACATCCCCTGGATTTTACTCCAGGGAACGTAGGTGCCTACCACCGCAATAGCAATCGCTGCTATTAGCAGGAGGTTAAGAAACATTAATGACGACCCTCCTCGTCGTGGAAAGGAATATCTTCTTCCTCTTCCTCAGCTTCCAGTTCAGGGTCTTCACCTTCCGCTGGTTCGATGGGAGTAAAGATCGGATCCGGATAGACGTCGATATCGTCGTCGTCCAGCGGTTCCTGGATGCCATCGTCTTCATGAGACATGTGGGCTTTATCGTCGTTCATTTCAGCCTCCAGTTTATCGGCTTCCATGTCACGGTTGTCCCGCTCCAGCCGAGCCTTGTGGTCGGGGAGTTCCCTACAGATGTTGCACACGAAAATGCGATTGCGTTCCCGAGGCAACTCTTCACAGAAATAAGGGGTATAACTTACGCCCTCATTCCTGGGTGTTTCCATGCAGCAGTCTTCACAGTCTACGGGTTCCGTCTTGCGATCCTCGAGGAACTGCTCGTAGCAGGTTTTGCACATCAGGTAATGCTCAGAGCCAAAGCTATCGGCTTCACCCGAGTAGCCATGTGCTTGATCTCCATCTTCCAGGTGTTCGCAGTTTCCGCCTTCGGAAGCGCCACCATCCTGAATGAATCCCACACAGCGGTCACTACGACCGTGAATTTTCCAGGACATGTTTATTCCTTGTTAAAATGTTGCACCTGTGGAAAACAAATGGTCTCAACCGGATTGTCCTCCAGGAATTTTTGTACTTCCGGAGTTCGTGGATCACCTGGTTGCATCCGGGTCATGATCTGGCAGTAGTGCTCCACCCATTCACGGGGCACACCATCCATCACCGGCTTCTTCATCAACTCTTCGTGTTTACGGATGAGAGGAAGAAACAGAGCCTGCTGATTGGTCGTTGCAGGATGATCAGCCCAGAACTGGATCAGAGCAGGGAACTTGTGAGGATCCCTGGCAACCAATACAAAGGGAATGCCACCACCCCATACCCACAAGCGCCCCATCTCTCGAACCTTGACTGGATCGAGTTCGCTTAGCAGGTTGGAGTGCAGCAGGGCTTCAGCGATTCCCTTACCCAGTTTCTCACTCAGTTCTTTTTCCAGATAATCCGGGAAGTGGTGAGTGAAAACATCTGCCGCGCTATAAGTAACGTGCCGGCGAATACGAACTTCACCAATAGCACGCCACGAATAGTTGTCAGAGTTAGTGGGCGAGACGGACACTTCGATCTGTTCTTCGAAAGGTCCGCCCATGCGTTGCAAAACACGACTGACGTTGCGCCAATAACTGGATTGAACAAACCAATCCTTATTGCGGCTGATCATGCATTACCCCCTTAGCGTTTGATAGACAGTTCTTCGAAGAACCCCAACACACCTGCTTTATCGTCAGGGTGGAAGGTGACCGGCCGTTGATCGTGCTGATCAAGTGGTTCGCCCAGAGGACCCAGGTAGATCTGGAAGCCTTGCAGCTTGATGTAATAGATGCGCACCTTGCTGTCGCCGATATGGCCTTCCAGGAACGCATTGCCCAGCACGTACGTGTAACGGAAGTCCGCTTCCTGACCGAACACGGTCCCGCTAACGCGACGGCCGGCGAGATACTTGTCGTTATCCCAGACATGGTCTGGATTCAGGATGTGGTCCAGGAACTTACCGAACTCACCCGAACGCTCGAGTTGAGAAGTACCTTCCAGATGTTTGGTCGAAAACACTTGTTCTTTGTTCACAGTAACCCCCGAAGTCATTTCAGCAATACGTTTGGCGGTTTCGCCAGACGCTAGGAATTTTGACACGCTGACTTTAACTATCGTGTCCCAGTCAACAGGTCTATCAGCCCCGTAGCCTTCAGCCTGAAACTTTTTCCAAGCTTCTTCGCCGAGGGCCTCGATCTCTTTACAAATGCCCTGATTCAAAGAAGGCTCGAGAACAATTTCCTCGATGGCTTTCAGTCCGTCCCAAGGATAGTAAACACCTACTACCGGGTGGTTGAGTCCAGGAATCCCCTCACCACCACGAGGGTCCATGATCAAGTCCATTGCGGTGGGGAACTCTACCACTACAACAGGCGAGTCAGGAGTTTCCATGAACTTCAACAGATTTGGTCTGTTGTTGATCATGACCGACACCAAACGTTTATTAGTCATCACCGTGTCCTTAGTGCAGAGTTTTAGTTGGGTTGTCGGACAACGTTTCTCGACGCTGCCTGATTTCGGCTAACTCTTTCTCGGCCTGACCTGGCTTATTAAAAGCCTGATTCAACGCGCCGATCGTTGGAAGTCCCTCAGCACGCGACTTCTCGGCCCACAAAATTTGCACCACCCGGCAGAACTCGTCGATGCCGATGCTGTCGGCGAGACTCCGTACCAAATGGGCGTTGTTCTTGTCGAACTCGTGCGTCATGTGCCAATCAGAACGATCGACAGCAATCTGTTGAATACGACCATACGCCCACCACTCCAGCAGCGCCTTAATGGCAGGAACGTGTTGCAGACCTTCCAAGGATGCCAGATCAGCATCCAAGTCACCTTGATAGTAAAGCCCCATTACAACACCTCAAAAAGTAAATAGTGGTTGGGTTGGATCAACTTTGCGGTGAAGCGAGGTCTTCGAGACCCTCACTTCCTCCTGCTCGGTTGCCTTAGCCTGACAGCCAGTGAACACAGACTTGTCGGCAAACAGATCGTCGGTATCTTCCTTCAACACACTAATACCGATTTCCCGAGCGCCCTGCTCATTAACGTACACGTAGAGCAGCTTGTTACTCTCTGGCTGGAAGTAGGTTTTAGCCAACCCTTCCATGTCGACGCGTTTTGCATCAAACTTCTTGAAGACCTCGTTACCAAACTTGGCTTCTTCCTTACTGATCTCGAAGATACTAATCAGGGGAAGAAGATTCATCTGGTGGAAGTCTTCACTCTTATCCGTGTAGCCATACTGACCGCACATCAAAGTTTCGTCGGCTTGAGCAATACCCGCCAACAACATCAAAACAAACAATCCCTTACGCATTAGTGTGCTCCCTGCAACAGTTGTTGAACGCCTACTTTCTCTACATCACGCAGATGCTCACGGAATACGTCAATCATCGACATGATCTTCAGTTGGAACAGACGGTACCCGTGCTCAGTTCCCCATGGGAGACGAATCTCAAGGTCGTACAGACCCTTACCAAAGAACATGCAAGTGATGTTCTTATTGATCCAGGCAGCATGCACCATCAGTGGGTTTTCTTCACACAGCACCCGGTTGAAGATTGGGTGGGTGTGATGACGGGCAGGTTGTACTTCGCCATTGATGAAGTCCAGGTCCACTACCCAGCGTTGCATTTCCTCCAGGATATCAATGATCTCCAGGATGGAGTTCTCGTACTCACTGATCGCTTTGCTCACGCCGATCAGATCGTTAGCCAGAGCTTTGATGGTCACATAACGCAACAGTTTGCCCTGGGTACCAAAATCAATGCTCACACGAAAGACGATCTCGCTGTCTTTGGTATGGGTGCCGGTGCTTTCACCTACTACGTTACGGTTAGGAAAAGTGTCCAGCAGTTTACGGGTGCGGAAAAGACTAGCCATGATAAAGCTCCAATAGTTTCAGAAAGCCGTATGGTTTCTGTTAAATGGGTATAACGCTAAGAAAGGGCGGAGAAATCCCCGCCCAGTTTGTACAACGGGTGTTAGTTATCGATCTGATGTTGCAGACCGGAAACTTCAGATTGCAGGCTGTAGTTGTCAGATTGCAGTTGCTTGATACGCTCTGCGGCTACCTTGGCGAAATCGTTCAGGGTGAAACCGATGAAGCGTTGATCATCGCGATCAGACAGCGGATAACCCTTGATGATCCAGTCCAAGGATTCCGACAAATCATTGGGATCCATTTCACGCAGGACTGTGAGGTCTTTCTCTACCGCATTACCGCCGGGGAGGTCGGTGATGATGAACTTCGGCAGAGGACGACCAGTTACATCCAGACGTTCCGGAGAATCGTCAGGTTTCACCAGGCTCTTCTCAGCAGGCGTTGCCGCAGAGATGGCATGGAACTCACCACGACGCAGACCACCACCTTCGGTAATAAGACGATTGAGTGTGTCATTACCGGTAGGCAAAACAGCCTGTTCGCTGGAAGGTACTTTGCCACGAGCACCTTCTGGCTCACGGTCTACCTTCAGGAGATTACCCAGCTTGGTGCAGAGGTAGAACGCCTGATCACCGTTACCATCATAGGCAATGTGCAACACATGACTATCGCTGGTGATGTGGGTACGATGCAGCACGTCACCTTCTTGCATCTCCGGTGGCGTAACGTCGTAACCTTCTGGCACAGGCTTGCCGCTCAACGAGTTCCAGATAGAACGCGGTTTGTCTTTAGGCAACCCGTCGGCGTCCTTTTCAGGGAACACCATTGGGTCGTTGTTGCGGTACAGGTACAGCAGCGCTTCCAGGTCCTGAGGCTGGAAGTAACCTTCCATCGCGAAGGTATTGCTACCAGGAGAGCGAGTGAAGTTCTGGCGGAGGATACCAGACCGTTCCAGAGTAGCTTTGGCGTCAACCACAGAGTTGAACGTCTCGGCCATTGGGGAAGGTCTGTACGGTTCAGCCACAGGCGCGGCGAAGATGGTCGAGTCCATGTCGGTTACTTCTTGCCCTGGGCGAAGCACTTGCATGAGCTGGTTGACATCGACGTTTTCCAGACCGCCGTTGGCTGCCGCGGTTTCAATGAAAGCACCGAACTTTTCCTTAGCCAGTTCGATCAGCTTTTCAGCGCGACGGATGAACAGGATGGCTTCCAGATCTTTGACACTGAAATGGCCGGTGAGGACAAGATCCCCATTCTCCCAGTCAGTACCGGTGGAGTGTTTGAACCCCACTTCGCGATTAGGTCCGTGGTCGATCGACGCCTTGGCTTCAGCTACCGTGCTGAAACGCGAACCCGTGGTGTTCGGGTCGTGCTTCATCATCGCATGAATGGCACTGCTCATGATCGAACGAGTTTGGTCGAAGTGCTCAGCCTGAACCGCATCGATCTGTTGCATGATCTCACGACCAGCAATGTAACCTTGACCGGCAGGTACGTTGAACACCTGCTCGTACCAATCGCACCAGTCAGGGTTGACCGTTACGACGCCGCCGTTATCACCCAGCATTGCCAGCGTTGGAGGAAGCGGAGGGGTGATCGCCATCGGCGAAGGAATGCCCGGATAGACGCCTTGGTAGATCGCCAGTTGGCGAGCCAGCCAGCGGATACGCTCTTTGACCGCAGTCATGAAAGCAATCTTCGGGAACTCACCAGGCTTACGGCCGAGCATGACCTCGAGTTCGGTGTCTTTATCGCGGTCATAGTTCATGAACGCGTAGTTTGCCAGCACGTCGTCAGACAGGGTGGCGCAAGGCAACTCAGCCCGAGGACGGGTGGTGTAATCTTTGAAGTGGTCTTCCGTACCTTCTACCAACCAGTTCATTGAAGGCGCTACGGAACGATCTGCTTTGGACATGTTGTTCTCCCATTAAGAACAGTGGTTATTATTCACACTAATAATGTAGATTTGAAAAGCCCTGTAAATCAAATCGCGCTACGCATGCCTTTCATGACCATGCCGTGCTCAGTGAATACAAACCCCAGTTGGTGATAGAACTGGAGTGCACGGGTGTTTCCTTTATAGCAGTTCACGGTGAGGGGCTTTGTAGGGTGGTCGCGTTGCAGATACTCGATCAACAACTGTCCGATACCTTGTCCCCGACGATCTTCGACAATAAACAAGGAACCGATGTCGTAAGGTTCGCCTTTGTGGATCAGCATCATTCCGACCGACTCTTCCTCGATATAAGCGATGAGGCAGCGATCAACCGTCATCATAATCTCGTCCATGGTCTGAGCCATAGCGAGATCATCTTTAGGTACTTCCACAGCAGCCACGGTATCTTCGAAACGTATCAGACCTTCGAACAACCGCAGGAGGTCTTCCATTGCATCGGCAGCAATGACTTCTATCGGGTAGTCGCGAATAACCAATTTACCATCGTGTAACATAATTAATCCCCCAAGCGGTGTATTAGATTGATCGTGCAGTGTTAATAAATCATTGTTAAAACAAAGAGAAACAAATAACCCACAGACACCCTAAGGCATCTGTGGGTTATTTGGGCAGAGGTTACTGCTTACGCTGGCACTGAGCCAGTACTACGAGGTTGTCGACCGGAGAATCGGTTTCGGTCTGACGCTCTTTTGGATCTTTCTCGTTCGTGAAGGTGTAGACCATGAAGTACAAAGCACCCGGTACTTCATTACGCTTCATGAGGATAGCGCGTTTATTGCTCCCCATGTTGCTACCAGGACCCGTCATGCCGTTACTGAACACTGTCTTGTCTTTGAAGGCTTCGCCGGCTTTGATGGTAAACCCTTTTTCGTTTTCCAGCACGGTGGTGTTAACGTACTTGGGATCGTTGTCCGTCAACTTGCCATTCGACTCAACGGTGTTCTTTGTGAACGCCGCACAGACGAATTTCTTTTCCTTGTCGTTGACGTTGTACGTTGGGCTGGAGTTGTTGGTGTTGGCCATCGCGAACAGCGGGGCGAAGATAAACAGCATTGCGAGGATAGAGCTCAAACCAAAACCGATTTTGTTTAGTGCTTTCATGCGGTGAATCTCCTGGTTTATCGTAGGTTTTTATTGCATTTACCGAGGCATACAATCCATTAACGGATGTAATGCCGTACGCCGTTGATCACGGCGAAGTCCTTGTGCTGGTATTCGTTTTCGGAACTGAGGCGTTTAAGCCTGTGGGGGAGAAGCATCAGCGACGTGATCTTGGCGTTCTCCGGACCGCCCTTGATCTTGAAGCGTTTGGCCTTCTTGCTGAAAGCCTTGGTTGCTGCTTCGAAGTGATCGCCCGGGGCAGCCAGACCGTTTTGCAGGAAGAGCACGGTACGTTTGATTTCTTTGTACCCTTCACGAAGAATGCCCTCCACACCTTCTACATAACGTGCCAGTGCGGAGTTATCAGGGTGTGGTGTCGCGATGATCTTGATGGCTGGGTCGAACAGCTGGTCGAGGACCGACATACGTTCTGCTTGCTGCTGTTGTTGTTTGTTCATAATTTACTCCGTTTGGAAATAAAGCATCAGTTGATGGTGAGGGTTGATCTTGCGAAATGTTTTTGGAGGCTCTGTTACTACCGGTTCTTGTTTAAGTGCCCTTGCCTCCCGGATCAACTTCTTACCAGCATTTGTTGCAATGTTACCCGATACCCTGTTTTTAGCACGATACCAGTCAACCCAGTCAGGGTTGAGTTTACCCTTGACTGAAATGACGGGTTCTCCACGGAGCAGCACTTGCTTACGCCACTCCATGTGTTCGAGCCTACCTGGACTGAACATGGGAGAACCCTCGTTGCTTACACGCAGAAGTGATACGTGCTGTTCGTTTTCTTGTTGGTTGCGGTTACCACACGACCGAAGTTGCCGATGGTGGTAAACTTCTGGTTATCTTCGTACGACAGCACGAAGTCGGTTTTCGGCGCAGTAATGCGCGAGCGGCTCCAGAGGTCCTTGTTGTTCAGCAAGCCATCCGAGATGATCGCGCCCAGTTGGCTTTCGGACCAGCGACCTTTCACCACACGGGTGACTGCTTCCTGCAACGCTTTCGGCAGCGCATAGCCGACGTAGCGGGTTTGCTTCTTGTCACCGTCCCATTCAGCACGGAGAGCATGAACGTTCGTCCACGGGGTGTAGATGAACGTGTCCACACCTTTAGGCAACGTTTCCAGGACTGCGAAGAACTCCACAAGCGTGGAAGCCTTGCTCTGGAGCGACTCGAACGGATGACCGGCATAGTGCATGCGTTCGAAGGTGTTCAGACCTTCGTAGCCGGCGGTGATGGCGTCGTAGAACTCGACGTTGGGGTAGACCTCGATAAGCGACTGCATCGCTACAGGGTCGTTCACAGCGACTTTGAGCTTGTCTGCCAGACGCTCGCCGGCAGTGGTGTCGATCAGGAGCTTGCAGAGGTCCTTGAGTTCCTCGATGTCGTACTTCGGTTTCTTCGACAGCTGGATACCGGCCATGAGGATTTGTTCCTGATGGTTCAGTTCACGGGGCTTGTACGACTTGACAGCATTGACGCGACGAGCTTCTTGTTTGGTGACGAAAAGTTGTTTGGCTTGCATGAAGTCTTTCCTTTTAAGAAACAAAATGTAACGGGGGAGTTATGGGTTCCCCATTTGATAAATCTAGTTGCGTTATATTGCTGCGTGGATAATGTAGACGTGAAACCGCCTACAACTTAATTAACCGATTGCTTCGTTTCTACGGTTCCCTACTTCGTACCTCAACGTCTCCACACGACTGTAGAGTTCCATGATCACCAATTCGTGATCTTCGGCTTTGAAGATAAAGACGTCGCGGTTACCGTCCTTGTCTGGGTGAATGCTGTGGATCTCTTCAATGCCGTCTTTGGCAGTTTCGAAAATGGCACTCGCCAAACCCATCAAAGCCATGTCAGAGTATTCTTCGAGTTTGGCGATGACTTCTTCACGCCTGCTAACTTCTTTACCGCTCATATGACCTCCTAATGCTTGCTGCGGCCTTTTTTGGCCTTTTGTGGATAAGCGCGGTGAGGCTGAACAGAAAGTTTGCCCATCGTTTCGGTAAAGGTTCCCTTGATGTCTTTCAGCAGGTTAGCCATTACCAAACTGGCACCCTGGTGGGTCCCAACCAAAAGAATCTTTGGTTTGTCTTTCTTAGCCAGTTCGATAATTTCAGCGAGGCCCTCTTCTTTAGACTCCAGGGATTCAACAGTCTCTTCCAGTTTCTCGCTCACAGGTACAGCCCCTTCTCTTGCTGAGCCTTCGCAGGGTCAGCAAGAGGCACAGGTTGACGAGGACGGATCTGTTTGCGGATACCCGGCGGCTTACGAGCCAGGCACCACATCGGATCGGTTGGCATCGGGATATCGTTATCTTGCTTAATTGCTGACATGACCTTCTCCTTTGAATTCAGCGGCTACCTTAACAGCCGCGTTATTGACTTTGAGCCAGGTTTCTTCGGCAGTCTCATGAAGAATCTGCCAACGCACGATCCAGACCGGATACCAGGGTTGGTTAGGAGTACCGCGCAATGTGATGTCTTTCTTATATTGCAGTACCAGACTAACTGCCTGTTTTTCGCTCTCGACGGTTTCCTTAAGCAGCTCGTAGAAACGATAGACCGCTTTAGGATCCCGTACCCCAAACATCATGGAGCCAACAGCGCGTGGCTTCTGAGGAGTGGGGTGGCCCTGGCAGGAGAAGATCGTGACCAGATCGTTGAGCTTGTTGAGCAGCAAAATGGAGAGGGTAATCTCCACATCGATCATTTTGGGATCGTTGATGCGTTCAACAAGATCACTCCAACGCTTCTTCAGACGCTTGAACGTATCTTCGGACATCAAGTGCATGAACGGTTACCTCTTTCTTTGTAGTACATGTCGATGATCTCGCCAGAACGCTTTTGATAAGCTTCCTGGGCGAGACTGAACGCGTAACCACCGTCGAATGGTGTAACGTTACCTAGTAACTTCTCCCGGTAGTCGTTGAGGATCATTTCGCCATGCTCGAATGCGCTGACCGGCATGGTGCGACACAAATTGTTTTTATCCGACGTAGGCTGCCAGTCAAAGCCACCGTTATTGACGATCCACTCGCCAATGCCTTCGTAACTGAGGTCAAGATGGCAGAGTTGACCCTCTTTAACGAACAGCACCCCCATGTTGGTGTCGAAGATGCCCGTCCACTTGGAGAGTTCCAGCTGGTAGGCTTCCTTCTCCTGGAGGTGGAGAGGGTAACCGTGCCAGAGACCTTCAGCGACAATCTTGCCGGTGTTGTCGAAGGTGATTTCACCGATGCCAATATCCCAGCGGACCTGAGTGGACATACCAGGACGAATCTTGGTGTCGTTCAACTCCAGCCCTTCTGGAAAGTAAATATTGGTTACCCAACCCATTGTTGTACTCCTTAAAGAACGGTCTTGGTTACGCGGGTAATGCGGATTTCCATAGGGAAGAGAGGTTCCTCTTCACCACGGAAGTTACGCCACTGATCTTCAGTACCGACAGACCAGGTCAGACCGACGCGACTTTCCTGGCTAGGGAAGAGTTTCTCAACCACTCGGCGACCACAAGCGTGAATGGCCGAATCCACGGTTTGATTACCCACGGTCTTCGAATACCATTCCATCCAGGCCTTGCTGAGAATGCGGATCGAACGAGTGCCGAAGTTGCGCACCTCGAAAGCTTCCGGTTCAGGTGGGTTACCGGTGCGATAGCACTGCACCTGCGCCTTGAGATCGTCGAAGCGATCCTTATTGTCCTTGACGAAAGTTTCGATATCACGGGTAGAGAAATCGCCCATCCCCAGCGTGCCTTCAAACTGCTTGAGACGCGGGAGCATAAAGCTCAGTCGTTCAGCTGCTGCGCGGATATGCAGAATGTTGCGTTCGTCCAGCCCCAGTTTTTCTGCTTCGTGTACCACGAAGCTTTCGAGGACATTAGCGATACCCTCGGTTGGTGTGTCAGGGTGAATCAGTTCACGCCAGGTACTTGGGTCGCGGTCGTGAATCCACCCCATGTGGTTTTCATCGAGTGGCGGTTCTTCGCTGCGCGATGTACGCTCGAGTACCTCCAGGAGTTTGTCATTCTCGAACACCCGAAGGTCGTAGCGATCTTCGTAGGCTTTCAGACGAACAGCCATGTAGTTGAAGCGCTCGACCAGCGTTCTGATGTCGCTGATCAGTGCCGCAGGAACACGTTTGCCACCCAGGACCTTCAACCATTCTTCTTCCACCATCTTTGGAAGATCCTGGTCAAACAGGGCTTCCATCATTTCGTGGTGTTTGAAGCGCGCCAAACGAGTCTCTTCTTCGTCCAGCTGGGCGGCGGTAGTTACAGTACAAAGCGTCATAATTGTTACCCCTTCAAATCCATCGTGAGTTTACGGTAGAAGCCACTGAACCCAAACACAGGGAACAGCAACATCTTGCCGTCGATACGAACTTTACCGTTTTCCTTCATCCAGGACTGAGCCACAGACTCCATGATTTCCAGTTCCTGGTTGAAGTCCCATTTATCACCACGACGCAACCACTTCTTACTGGCTACGATCGTAACGGGATACAGCACACGCTCAACAAACAAGATACCGTGGTGTCCCTCTTCAATGAATTGAGGAATCAGCACACAGTAGTCGTCGTGTTGTTTAAAGCATTCTCGCAGGTAATAGTCCGGATCCTTGGAACGCTGAATGGAGTTCAGAATGCCCCGGATCAGATGTTCCTTTTGACCCGGTTGTTTCGACAACTGAACGGCCATTGATTTCAGCTTGCTGAGTTTCTTTGGCCAGTTGTCTTTGAAGTACTGAAGAATAACTGCTTCGTCAGCAAAGGGGTCTTCGTAAGCCCCTTCTGGTATCTGTTGCATAGAACCTACCCGTAATACGAAATGTCTTCACGAACGCCTTTATCAAGGCAGTACACAACAATGTCCAGGAACTGCGACAACTGATCACGACCGAACACGTTGAAGTCACTGAAGAACGTATTGAACGTCCACGAGATATCGGGCTCGCCAGCGTGTCTGCCTCTCAGGCTGCCGGGCTCTTTGTGGAACTTGACAGGACCCAGCGGGCGCATGTTGCGAACGGTAGTGACTACTTCGAGCAAGAGCATGGAGTGCTCGTTGTTGAAAACTTCCGTGACCAGCAGCTTGTAGCGGTTATCCTCTTCAAAGCCGATGATGATATCGAGACCGCTCAGACGTACCCCGTGACGCTCTTTGAATTCACGGAAGTACTTCGTCAGCTTTTCCATGTGTTCGCACAGCTTTGCTTCCCTGGTGTAAAGGCGATACTCAATAGGCTCAGCATCCCGGGTGTACCACGAAGTGATTGTGTCGAAGAAGTCTCGATAGTTGTTGTCATCATGCCCAACCTCAGCCCGGGCGTTCGCAAGTTTCATGCGATACGTAAGCCCATTAGAGTTTGGAGCCAGCCGCTCAGCTGGGTCGACTAACACCCCTCCAGGATACCAGGAGTTCAGCCAGTTACTGGTTGGCTGATTATCATTTTCTACCAGCTCGATTTGGAACTTATCATTGAAGGAAGCATTGGGATCCCAGGTGAAGTGGATATCCTCCCCGTTGTTTGGCATATTGATCACCTTACCTTCCCAGGTAGGGTCGAAGACCTTTAAAGGACGGATCAGATGATCAGTTACCTTCTTCAGGAAATCTTCGTCAGCAGCAGGCTGAGTGTTGTAATGCCGACCTGTGATATGCTTGTCCCAAGGCAGCTTACCGAGACCGCCACCACGCACTGTCAGCAACGACAGATCCAACCCGCCACTTACTTCCGGATCAACAACCTTATCCAGGTCAATAACCGGCAACATAGGGAACTCTGCCATCAGTTCGAGCAACGGGTTACGCTCTACCCGCTTTAAAGCGCCATGTGGAGTTGCTTCCACCCGGGGGAGGTTGCGCCGACGTTCTTCTTCACGAGCACGAAGAATGAGTGCGCCTTTAGGACTAACCCCGAACGTTCTTTTCTTTTTCATGAAAACGCTTTCCTTTCTTTGTGAGTTCCATGACGTCCAAAGTAGGACCGCCGTGACCGAAACGAACTTCTTCGGCTACTTTCTTTACGATGGCTTTGACCTGTTCGTCAGTACCACCAGGACCAAATCGTTTTTCCATATCGATCTTCATTTAGAACCCTGCCCAGAAACTGTTGAGCAAGGTATCCAGCTGCTCACGATCGAATCCGTTATAACCAGTAAACTCACCTACAACCTCGCCACCCTTTTGCTTGATGGTTACCAGCTTGTAGGTGATGTTAGGGTTCTTTTCATGACCCTGGACGATAACGATCGATTCGCTCAGAGGGCCTGGCATCAACAGATAAGGTACAGCTACATAATCCCTATCTGCCCTGTAACGCCAGATTGGATAGGCGATACCAGGCAGCTCCATGATCTTCTTCCACCAGTAATTGTGCCACTGCTCCTGATCATGCAGCGTAAGACCACCCAGGTCGCGTTCTTTCTCTGCGATCAGGACTGCTTCATCTGGACTGATACCAGTGGTCTTGGCTGTCTGCAACACCCAGCGCAGGCTGATCTGGCGAGTATCCCCAATGAACATAGTTGGCGCAGGATCAAAGACTGGATAATCTGGATCCTGAATTTCGCCGCGCAGCTGAACAATAAGCTTCAGACCTTCACTTGACGTGGTATCAGAACCAAAGCACGGTGGGCAGTGGAACGGGTTGGCATCTGGGTTCTTAGCACGCCAGTGCTCGTAATGGCGCTCCCAACGTTTTTCCTTACGCCAATTTGGCCAGCCCCACAGGTGGTGGTTAAACCCGCCGCTCCCAGGGTACTCATTATCAGCACGGACCGCAGAACTGAACACACTTGGCTCATCTTCATCCGGAATGTAGAAAGGAGTTTCGTTATTCATCGTTCGAATCCTTGGTCAAATGGTCTGCGAGTTTACCCCAGAGTTCTTCTCGCAAAGGACGGTCGCTCAGGGGATTTGTCCAACGAACAAACCGATTGCTTTTGATGTCGTACTTCACATCGGACGGCTCAAAATTGTTCATCAGCATTTCGATGCTGGGGGTGGACAGGTTAACTTCCACCAGAGCCAATACGCCGTGTTTAGGATCATCAGGATCGGTAATCCCCAGAGTGGCAAAATCCTCCGCTGACGCAACCGGTACGGGCTTAACGACATACTCCTTGCCCGAATCAAGCGTGAGGGTGATACTACTTGCCATGCGGTCTAGTAATGCTTTGTTCATTGGACACCTCGATAGTTGTGTTTAATCCTTCTCAGAATCGCCCTGGCTGCATTTTGGACAGCGAACCACCCGGTAGGGTACGTTGTGCCCACGCGCTTCCATGAGAAGCTTGTACAGCTCCATGTGACCCATATCGGGGTTAGCTGCAATCACTTCCTTGATGCGGCGCACTTCCACCTCCTGCCAGGTCTCCGGGATCATTTCGGGAGTTACTTTTGAATAATCAATCGGTCCGTGTCGATCGAGTTTTGCTTTAAGCGAGTAGTTATGGACGTCTTCAAACGGTATCTTCAAAAGCTCGGCATCGATGTTTCGGCCTGGTTCGCCGTAAACATTACCAAACTTATCCCGATCGCCCGGAACAGGACCTAACGCAGTAGGTTTACTGCGATTGAAGTTCATGGCGTGGAGATTAAGACCGCGAAGCTCTTCGGATTTGTCATCAGACATAACGATTACCCCAAACTGTCCATATCTTTGTTATGATCTTCACGATTCTTTTCATCCAGAACAATGAAGGCCCGACCACATTTGCACTTGGTATCAGTCTTGACATTAAAGCCGTAGGCCGATACCAATACTGCGCGACCTTGAGCCAGCGGCTGAATAGTCTGACAACGACCACCATCAGCCATTTTCACACGACGCAACGTATCAACGACACTGAGACCAAAGACGCCATGGGTATAGTCATCAATGAGTTCTTCCATAGCCGCCATTGCTTGTTCTTTGTTAAGACCTTCAAAGATCTTCCCCAAGCGTTCGCCCACAATCTCCGCGGTTGCATAATTGAACTGCGGACCGTCACTCATTGTTCTTGCTCCCGCAGTTCAGGGTTCAGCAGATACTGGAGTTCGAGATTGTCGCGTGCTTCGTCCTCTTTCTTCCAGTGTGGCAACAACTCATTCCACAGCCGGTCGCTGAGTTTGTGGGTCGTCTCATAAGGAATACCGGAGAACCCGAAGTCAGCAAACAACGTAATGCGGCACGTTACCTTGCGACGACGTTCTTTGATCATCCAGTATTGCAGGGCCTTGTCGATGATGTCGCTTTCATCGTCTTGGGTCCACTTACCGGTCTTATCCGCATTCAGCCACTTCTCGTTGGTATCGAGACTGAAACCAAACACTTCAGGACCCATCATAATCATACCGTGGTTACCCTCGGCGATCAGACGAGCCATGATAGCCGGGTAAGCGGCGAGATCCCGGAAAGCATGACGCATGAACTTAACCGGGTCCGCAGAACGCGCCAGGGTGTCGCACAGGCTCTTCTGGATCCAGGTAGGCAACTGAGGACGAATGCGCTCATTCATCTTCTTCAGTTTCTTGGGATTGGTCGTAAAGTTACGCTGGAACCAATCCAGTACATGCAGCTCCTGATTAAAAGGAGACAGCGTTTCATCAAATACGTAATCCATTCTGTCCTCCATCTCAGAGACAAATTTCGCGGCACATCCCGCTAAAGCCAAAGTTGTCAAATAGGACAATCTTGCCATGGAAGTGTTTCAACCCCTGATCAGCCATCCACTGTTTCATGACCTCGTCCTGGATATCAGCTTCCTGGTCGGGGTTCCAAAGATCGTTTTCGCGCAGCCAGTTCTTGTTGGCTTTGATCTCGACGCCGAAGATGGTGTTCTTCTTGTCTACGATCATACCGTGCGCGCCGTCGGCAATAAGAGCAGGAACAATCTGTTTCCACTCGTCCATCATCTTGAAGAAGTCCCGGAGCATGTTGACAGGATCAACAGCATCGAGGATGTTCTGCAACAAACCTTTCTGGATGAAAGGCGGTTGATCATTCCAAATCCGAGTAGCCATTTTGCACAGCTTCTTAGGATTGGTAGTGAAGTTATTTTTGAAATACTCCAGTACCTGGTTTTCTTGCTCGATTGGAGACAAAGCTGCTTCGATTTCAATTGGATCCATGATCATTGTTCCTTGTATGAATAAAAAGAAAAGGGTTGCAGGAATTACCCTACAACCCGGTTACCGCTTAGTAGAAGCTGTCAGGCAACTTCTGTTGTGGCATATGCGTGGCGCGAGCGATACCTGCTACGCCTGCCTTTGGATGTTCAGGATCGATTTCCGAAGGGAGCAAGATCCAGTTGCTAAACGAGCCATAAGCCTGAGTCAGGTACTTCCGATCGATTTCCAGAGGCCCGCCAACAAACAGAATCACCTTGTCATGGCTTAACAACTCAAGCACTTTAGGCTCTTCGTGGTTATTCAACGCAAAGGTGATCTCTTCCATCATGATGTCGATGGCACGCCCAGTACCAGGACGTTTTTCATCCAGGGTTTTGGCGATCTGTGCGATCAGTTCGCGAGTTCTATCACGCGGACTTATACTCGACTTGTCGACGCTGTAGACGATGTTGAACGGCGCTTCCGGATACCAAGTCCAGGCACCGGTGCGGGGGTGGCGGGCATAACGACCATTTGTTACCGTTGGTGGGAAGTACGGATCAGGACTGAAGATACCTCCTTGTGGGGTGCGGTACAGTGGTTGGTTGAACATATCAGGACCATAGCTGTGAACGCGACTGTGCATGTGGTTGAACCCAGGCATGCCAGGAATACCACGATGCATGCGATCAGCACCCAAACGTAGCTGTACCAGCTTGAGCAGATCCATACCTTGCGGCAGTTGCTGCCGTGGTGCATTTTCAGGGAACACCAGCACTTGTGTCAGTGCATAGTGGTTCAGCAGTTCGATCAGCATGTCGTTGTTGACGTGAGGCCACTGATCTTGAGGGTGCAGGCTCTGCTGGTTAAACTGAGCGCCGTCGTAGTAACCGAATTGGCCACCAGCATACGCGCCGAAAGAGCTAGCCGGCTGAGCAGCTTGTTTGTTAACAACAATGGCGATGAGGTAGAACCCTTTGCCTGCCAAGCAGTATTGATATGCACCGAGGGTATCCTGGTCCAGATCCCCCAATACCAGGTAAAACGCCATCGGCGGTCGAGGGTGACCGAAGATGGCTGCAACGTCGCGGTTGTTAGTCCCCGCGCTGTATTCAACCTTGAACTCGTCGAAGACATCCTTTTCGCGGTCAGTAAAGTTCTCGTAGGCCGGATTGTTTTTGACGTATGCGTCAATCTTTGGAATGTCGAAACCCCCATAGGCGTTCATGAACGAGACCAAAGAAATATTGACATACTCTTTGATGGTGGCGATAGGGCTCACACCAACACGGAAATCTACGCGTTGAATGGAGTAGGAGTACAACTTATTCCACTTGTACTCATTCCATTTGACCATAGTCCAGTTTTCGCCAGTAACCGGCTCTTTCCAGACCAGGTCTACGGTCGCACGGTTATGTGGATCAAGCGCCTCAACCATGAGCTTGATTTCCGGATTAGAGGTAATGTCGTTAATAAAAGACCGAACGACACGCCCATGTTCGCCACCGAACTGTTTCAGAAAGTTCTCGTGGAGCCTTTCCAGGTTGAACACAATTCGGTCGGAACTGTCGACTTCGATAAAGCGGTTCAGATTGAAAGTCAACATTGTTTGTTTATCCTGTTCAACTTGTTTGGGGTTGTAGACGACGTGGAACAGCTGGTCGAATTTAGGCTCGGCCTTCAGATAGCGAATGCAGGCCGCACGAACACCAGTGTTGTCGAAACTGACACTGTTGAAGTCTTTACCCCGACCGATGATCAAAAAGCACTGCTCTTGCTTGTGAACGTCGGCATGAACGATTGCGTTGTCGATCAGGGTGAAAGTGGATTGAAAGTCAAACCGACCCTCGCCCATCAGCTCTTCCAGACCATTCGTAACGGAAGTTTGATGTTCTTTCCAGAATTGGCGTTGTTCAGCAATCCACTTTTTGGGATCGGTGAAGTAAGGTTTCAGGTCGATTACTTTAAGATTAGCCACGAGGGGTGTACTCCTTTACTTGTTCAGCGACAGTTAGACCCAGACGAGTGATCTGAGCGAAGTTGAGGTCAGGTTTATGGGTGTTCTTGAAGTAGACCACCCAGGCCATAGACACATGACCGTATTTGGTGAGAACTTTGGGGATACCGCGAGGGCCGATTTCCGCCAGACGTTCTGCGGAACACTGTTGGAGTTGGGTCAGCATGTTGTTGCCGACGTTCTCGACTTGTTCCTTGGTGAGCAGGCCGCGATGGTAGTTGGTGGTGTATAGCACCCAGTACGGGTTGAGTCGTTCTTCATCACCTTCTACAAACAGCGACGGCTCATCAGGTTCATCGAACTGCGCTTGGCTACGACGATTACCAGCGCCATCGTCAACAACCGACCGCTGTTTGTTGCTGGCCATGTTCAGGATTTCTTCAACCGACATATTGCTACAGCCGAATACCTGCTCATACGCATCCAAGCGCTTACGCAACGCAATGATCTCGTCGACCCCGCCCTGGATAGGTAAACGGAACGCAATCATGTAGAGTGGGTTAGTCCACGCACTTTTGTAGCCCTGGCGCTCATCGATTGGTTGATCGTGGTCTTTATTCCAACCGAGGATAAGGTCGACACCCCAGCCCTCTCTCAGGCGTTGCGTAATGAAGAAGGCCGACGACTCACCGTTACCATGACGACTTGGCGTGCTGAGGTCCCAAGTCAGTTTAGACACCAATTCGCCCACGTAGTCACCGTGAAAGCCGTGATTATAAGCCAGCTCACGAATAGCCTCGGTATCGAAACGCGCCGCCTGCAAGTCACAGTGGTCACGCAGATTGATTTTCAGCATGTTGTTACTCCTTGATTTCATGGAAATGTTGCACGATCTTGGCGGCATTGTACATGTGGACGCTAGTCGTGATCGTCTTGCCCAAGGTATCGATGGTAATCTCGCGATACACGTCGTTATAATCCCAGAACAGAAAGTCCTCAGGCTTTACTTCACGAGGTTCGCCGTCGAAGCGGATACAGAAAGGATAGCAATCACCAGGGCGAATCATTAGCACCTGGATAATACCGTGATCCAGACGGCCAAGGCAAATAAGCCGGTATTCGCTGAAGTCAGGTTTGTATTGGACAATAACCCGTTTGATTTCGATACCGGTTACTGTGTGATATGGTCCATCGTGGTGCCAATCAGAACGTGGCATATCAGTGATAAGACGGCATACCTTGTCGGTAAACTTACCGCTGCCTGAATCAGCACGGTCTCGTCCAAACACCTCACGCAAGCGGCTGGCGAGGATGTGGCTGAAAGGGACACCCTCAACCGTATCAAAACAGATGCACTTGTTGTCTTGCTGATCATGTTGGGGAACCAACGGAGCGTTGTGGGGACTGTGCTCCATGCGGGCGCTCACCGTTTTCAACAGTGCCATTGCATTGGAGGACAAGTTCGTCCAATGCATCAGCTGCTTCAACTGTTGCGACAATTCGTAGTCGGAGTGCATCTCTGGCGGTTTGCTACCGTTAAAGTTTTGCATATGTTTCTCCTAGATGGTTAGGTTACGTCGTTGTAATTCAGCAGTGACCATATGTAGATCACTTTGGTGGATCGTGACTGGCTGGCTGCCACGAGAAGTAAACTCGAAGTTACTACCGTTTGGAAGCATGCGAGCCATCATGACTATTTCACAGTCATCCATGTGGTCTTGCAGGTATGACATCAGGAACAGATCACGTTTAATACGATCCTGTTCTTTCTTACTAATAAACGGCAATACCTGGCCCATGGTGCACCCTGATAATGTAGGTTTCAAAAATTAAAAGAAAGTGTGAACGGTACTACTTCCTTGGCATGCCAAGGAAGTAGTAACCGCTATCCCCAGATCCAATTAAGGATCGCCTTCAGTAGATTGCCTTTGGATTGCGGCGCAACCCCCTTGATGTAACGTTGATAGTCTGCACTGCCATTGCTGGAGTACATGCTAGCGGGAAGGGGATTGGCATGACGACGTTTTCCGACCACGGGTAAATCCTTTTATTGCGGGTAAGGGATAAGATGAGCACAGCAGTAAAACAATGTTAGGCTGCGTTCATGTAACGGTTGTTCACTTTAGGCTTTGGGAGGAAGGTAAAGTCCTCGGCAGCCAGTTCGCGAATGTCAGTTGGCTTCACCAGAGCGAAGTCGCTGATGATCTCACCACGGAAGTTGGTCTTGTGAACCAGGTCTTCAGCAGTTACGATCCAACCACCTTCGTTACCAGCAGTGAAGTAGCTGTCATAGTGGAACACGGTGTTGCCGGGTTGTACATACGCCACCAGCTCAACCATACGGTTGGCGTTGACGCTTTCTTCGTTTGCCACAATTACTTTGTCGTGGACTTTAAACTTGTTGTTCATTTTGTTCCCTCAAAATAGGTTAGATTAGGTTGTAGTACAAAAAGGTTTGTGCTAATAAGAAATAAGGGGATCCGGAGATCCCCCTTACAGCAGTGCTACTTACTGACCGAACAAGCCGGCCGGTACGTGGTGCACAGGTACAGCTTCGGCAGGCACGACTTCCGCAGTGCCCATGTTGATCAGGTTGTTGCCCGGCATCAGGTTGCGACCCAGTGCCGAACCAGCAGCACCCAGGCCCAGACCGATAACGCCGCCGACGACGTAACGACCGAATTGGCTTTCGACGAAGTTGTCGACTTGTTCACCGGCGAAGAAGCCAGCGACGCCGCCAACCAGAGTACCGATTGCCGAACCAGTCGTCAGGCCGCCACGAGCCATCATTTCCATACCGCCGCCGATCACGGCGCTACCGGCTGCGATCCAGCTGGTGCGGATGCCTTCGTCACGTTCACCCATCAGGCTGAAACGGGACTTGTCGGCGTAGTGAGCATCGTCTTGCGGCTTGTTCACTTCACACCAGCGCATGAAGCTGTGGACGGTTTCGCTGCCCACTTCTTCACCCAGGCCTTCGCTGAAGATCACGAAGTTTTCGTCGAACGATTTGGCCTTGTCAGCAGCCAGGGAGAAAGCTTCCCACTTGGCGGTCAGTTCAGGCGAGGTGGCGGCGTAAGCGATCCAGGCAGCAGCGCGCTGTTCTGGAGTGCTGCGGCCGACGACGAGCATGGCGGTTTCGAACTTCTGAACGTTTTTGGTCAGGTCAGAGTTGTTTGCAGTGTTGGCGTTTTTCATGGTGTCGGTGTCCTGTACGTTTGCGTTGGAGGTGGCTTGATCGTTGTGATCAGGAGAAGTGGTGGTCGATCCAGTGACCGGCTCTTGGTGCAGGTGATCGGTGCCTTGGTTCAGCTCGACGAAGCTGGCTTCAGGCGTCAGACCACCGACTTTGACATTTGCAGAACCCGTCAACTCGTTAACCTTGACGGGTTCTTGACCGTGGGTGAAATCACCGGCCTTCTTGATTTGGTTGAAGGACCAGTTAACACCCAGCTGATTGTTCACCAGCTGCAACACAGGTTGACGGTCACGAGTCGTAACCTGTTCCTGATCGAGCATCACCGTTTTCATGTAGGCCAACTGAATTGGCTCCGGTGCACCCTCAGCACGAAGGTTGGAGACTACCGCTACCAGCATGGATGCAGTGTTCTCAACTTGTTGGTTCTTGGTGTTCATAGCGGTACTCCTATCAAGTGAGGTTAGATTACTCATCATTGCGAATAATCTTTATTGATTTAATCACACAAGTAATATAGACACAAAACAATCTGTATCTTAAATTTACTTGTTAGTGTTTAGTGGCGTTCTGAATGCCCCGAGTGATATACTCGGAACTATTCCCAGCGTCGGAAGGTTCATGATGTACTGCGATCAGGCCGCAGGACACTACAACACAAATCAGACCTACAAGCACGAAGGCAGCTTTCATTATTAATCTCCCAAGAGAAGTATGTTGTTTATACACACGAATTATGTAGTCCTGAAATAAACTGTAAATTAAAATGCAAAAAATAAAGGTAACCTACTCCTACTCCCCGATAAAGGGAGTAGGAGTAGTACCGGTTACTTCTTCTTTGGTTTCTTGATGCCGAACTGCTCGTTGTGGAAGATCAGCGTGCGACCGCCCCACTCAGCAAACGCGTGATTGATGGCGAGGATATCGTGCTTGTCGAAGTCGTATTTCAACGACATGTGGAACAGGGGTGTTCCATACGAATGCACGTAACCTTCATCTTTCAAGCGGCGAAACTCTTCCAGCATGTCAGTACTGGTAAGATGAAACACCACACCATCGCCCAGGGTTTCCAAGGAGATGATGTTCGCCTTGAATTCCTTAGATGGTGACAGCAGGTCACACAACGGCTTATCGATATCGCGCTCATCGTAAATCATCGTTGCATGCAGTTCGTGTTTGGCTTCTGGCGGGATACCTGCCAGTACCAACGTCGAAATGATCTCTGCCTGCATTTCAGGTTTAAGCTGAACACTGACGTAGCTGTAATCCAGTTCCATTACGGTTAGTCCTTGATACGTTTGACTTCCACGCGCACCATGGTCTTACCGGAACCTACGCGCGCCCTCAAACGATGGCAGGCGTCTTTGACCAAGGCGGTGATGACCTGATCAGCATGGTGCATCACCATTTGGTAACCATCGTCCATTTCAAACAAAAAATCGCTTCCCATGCTACTTCACCATAACGAGAATTGAAGAAATGGAGCTATTTCGGCGCAACCTTTTTTCCAGCCGTCTGGCGGCAGGAGTTTGATAAGGTTTACATGCGCCACCCGAGAACTGGACTTTAAGCTTATGTCCGTGTCCCCATACAAAAAGGCGAAGCTTGTCAGAAACTGGGTAGGGGGTGAAATCCATCACCCCAAAAGAAATCGATTCATTACCCATCGGTTATTCCTTTAATTCATCAAGGGGCGGACGTAGAATTCTTCCACCTCTTTGCCTTCAGCAAAAGGGACGTTATCGTTTTCGGCAATAGATGCCCGCACGATAAAGCCGTTACGTACTTCAATGCGCAGCTTGGGAAACTCAGGCTTGCCGGTATCACGACACACGTACAGCAGTGGCCCGCCCATTACACCAAGGACATTTTCCAGCATGCGGGTATCAACCGCGTCTGCAACATCCTTGCCGATTTCTTTATAACGCCAGATGCCGGCATAACGAAAGAATTTAACTGCCTTGTTTTTCATTTGAACAACCCAAAGACCTGGCCGATGTTGTAGAGCGTAAAACTAACCGCTCCTTTTACTTTGTCTCGGAACGAGTAATCCAGTAGTTCGTGAGAACGAGGGAAACGCTTGTCGTTATAAGGGATCAAAAAGCCGGACGCATCTTTGTGCCCACCACCGCCAAAGTACTCGGCAATAGCGGAAACGTCGAAACCAGAATCTTTCTGGCACCGGATGGAATACTTACGTCCTTCTGGAAGATCCATGTACACGAGGGCAAATGGATAATCCTTGGAAAGAATGTTACCGAGATCAGACGCAAAGAAAATGTTGGCGTTGACCACAGGTACTTCAAAGCCCAGACACTTCATCATCCGGGCGTTCATAGCAACGCGATCGGTATCCTGCTCGTGCTTACGCAGCAAGGTACGGCCTTCTTCGATGAGGTCCAGAGGATCGGTGTTGATGAGCGCGTCGAATTGTTCCACATTAAACGGGTACGAGAACGCTGCGGTTACCCAGTAGTTTGTATTCGGGTATTTGAACTGCCACAGGTCACGGTCTTCGACATACAACAGACCCTCTGGTGGCGGAGCATGGTTGAAGTACTTCCACGCCAGCATTGCCCCCGAATGGCTCTCATCAACAACAAAGAGTCCTTCAAGGTTTTTCTTAGCCGACGTGTGGTGATCCAACACTACCACCGCATGCGCACGCTCCAACATCTCAACCATGATTTCGCGTGGGTAACTGAAGTCCACAACGTAAACCATTTTGCCATCTACATCTGGCAGCTTGTCGCGGTAAGCCGCCGATACCAACTCGATCTCGATTCCGAGGTTTTTGAAATGACGCCACACCGCCCATGCAGCGCCAATCCCATCCAGGCAGTCTTGATGATAAATGCACAAGACCGGCCGTAGCTCCATACTTGAATCCATCGCCCCATATCCCCAATGAAAGTGTTAAGCAGATTTATCGTGCGTATTTGCTGAAAAGCTTTTGAGCGGTGCCGTTAGAAATGGCTTCGCTAATCCCCGCGTTTAAACGGAGGTCGTAAAGCTCTTCCTGGGTTGGCGGAGTAGGCTGCGGTACACGTTTGGTTACGATAATGCGCTGGATGCAGCGGGAGAAGCGATGCTCAGCGACTTGCGTCATGCTGTCGTGATTACCACGACCAATCATCGTGCCGCTACGGAAGTGAGTAACAATCCCGTTGAGGAACACAACGTATTTAAATGCACACGTGGCTTCAGTCATTTTTGTTAATCCTCGTCGAAGTTTTGTTGAGCGCACCATTCTTGGTAGCTGTCTTCGGCTGCCTTGTTGCAGCGGTCAGTTTGCTCGTTGCTTTTGTGTTCGGGGGATTGCTCGCAGACAGAACACACTACCAGCTCTTCGTTTTCCAGGCCCGGGACTTCATAAGGAAAGAACTCCTCCCCCTCGTCAACTTCCAGAGCCTTCTTGCAGATGTAGCATTCCCGAGTGTCGTGGCTCATCTGATCACCCCATGGTAACGTAACGACGCACTTGGATGTGCTTGACGTTATTCCGTTTCATGCGGTTATGCAGGCGCATGATGGCATCACGCTGAAGGTCATTTGGAATAAAGCCGGCCATAAAGGCGGGCTTAGGACCCTCGGTTCGGAATACCTGAACCTGAAAAATCGGAATAACCGTTCCAGGATCGGGCTTATAAAGAGTTATCAAGCTTACTGGTTTCATCCTGCGAATCCTTCGTCTACCTCTGTTGGATTGTTCGCTGCCGCTACAGCCAGCTTATCCGCCAGTTCGTTATCAGGCACGCCCGTGTGACCACGCACCCAGAAGAACTTTACCTTGTTAGCGTTCAGCAGAGGCTGGATGCGTTCCCAGAGGTCTTTGTTCTTAATAGGTTGCTGAGTCTTCCAGGCAATCCAGTTACTGCGAGCCCAGCCATTCAACCACTTGGTAGCGGAGTTAATGACGTACATGGAATCGGTGGTTACTTCAAACACCACCCCGGGTTTAGCAAACTCCTCCAGCGTGACGATCACCGCCAAGAGCTCCATACGGTTATTAGTCGTACGGTGGTAACCTTTCGAGAGTGTGACAACCTCGTCTCCGCATCTCGCTACAATCCCATAACCTCCAGGACCTGGGTTACCCAGCGCACTGCCATCCGTGTGCACCTTGTAGGTAATAGGGGGTTGTTTTTTGCTCATGGTAATCTCTTAAACCCGTCCTACTGTTAATAGGACGGGCTACTAGCTAAGGGTTAGAAAGGACGACCGAAATCGTCTTCGTAGTTCTCGCGATAGACCTCGCCGGTAACCACCCGTGCGGTACGTACGGTGCTGTCGAGCATCTTGATCACGCGCAGACGCGAACGGAGCGACTGCACTACATAATGGATCAAGTTGCCAACAACCGGATCTTTCATGTCGGGATCGAGTGGGTTATGATAACCGCCGGTGCGCAGAACTTCACGCACGCCAGCATCGATCTCGTCCATCGAAGCATCGATGTCCAATTCAACTGGCTTGTGATACCCAGCGCCGATAACGATCTTCTTCACACTTTCACGACGCATGAACATGTGGTCATGCGGCAGATCGATTTTCATCGAGCTGAACTTGTTTGGAAGGTACACCGGTCGATCACCCAGGGACTCGTCAGTCATTTGGGTATTGACGATCATCACAGCACCGGTAGAAGGGATGTAGGTCCGTTCCAGACGCGCATACTTCAGGGTCGCGTTGTTACCCTTGATGGTCGAGTCTTTGATGGTCGACGATTCTGCCCGGAATTCTTCGGTCACTTTGATGGTGCTGTTGTCGATCGCGCAGTGACGAATCATGATCGCGCCGCCAAAGGTCGAGTTGAAAGCCGTGCTGTTGGTTACATGCGCCCACTGCAACTTTTTGCGGGCGCCATCACCATCGTTAGTCAACCACGGTGCCTTCAGATCAGCCGCACGGGTACGGTTGCTGATGGTCGACGCAGCGAACGTGCAGTGCGAGGTCGATTGACCTTCGAGGCACACGTCGCCGAAGAACGAGTCATGACGGCTGTCGGAGTTGATCAGCACAACCTGGTTGGCTGCCGACGATCCGCGGTCGTACGGTGAACGAAGGTTGCGACGCGCAGGACCGCCCTGGATTTCAACCGACGATTTGTCATCGAGCAGAAATTGGATGACGACCCCATCAACGTCGACGGTATAGTGCGAGAAGGTGCGGCCTTCACGATTAGTTGCCGGCTCTGGCGGGCGATTCTGCCAGAAGGTGTGACCGCTTTCGGTGGAGATGCGGTACGTGTCGGGGATGTTGGTCTGGAGTGGCTCGACCAGCACACCCTTCACCATGACCCAAGGCGTTTTCAGAGCAGCCATCTCATCCCGGGTGTGGTAGTTGAACGACAGACCGCCGGAAGGTTGGAAACCATCCCCTGCCTTGGGGATCTTCAGATCGGATTTGATCTTGTCGACCGCTTCTTCGACGGTCATGGTCTTTTTGGCCTTGGTACCGTTCGTGCCGGACTGGGAGGCGTTGACGACCTTCACAGATTTAGGCTGATCACCAGGAACCGCTTTACCTTTGTCGGCAACCTTTTCAAGCGCTTTAGCCGCTTTGTCCACTTGCTTGGGATTGACGTGCGGGATCGGGAGTTTGGACAGTGCTTCTTGCTGTTCGGCTGCATTTGCTTTCTTTTCAGTTGCGGTGGTCATGAGTTTGCGTCCCTTAGTTATGGTTCTTGATCTGAGCGATCAAATCTTCAATACTGGAAACCCTGGCGATAGTTACCATAGGTATATCCAGCTCGGTTGCTTTTAACAGTTTCTTTTCACCTGGTTTCTCCCCCACTAGGAGTAACTGGCAGTCCTTGGTGAGTTTATCCACCAATTCGATACCCACCAATTCCAGGAGATCAAACAAGCCCTCACGAGGAAGACCTACGTCACCGGTAATACAGACTTTTCGTTCAGTCACTTCCTCCTTGTAAAACGGATGCACACGCTTGAACAGGGTGTTGGCATTGTTCAAGATAGCGTCGGTTTCCATTGCCTTGGCAATCGGATCAGCAAGTTTGCTACCAAACCCTTTGATCTTTTTCAGGTTGTCCTTATTACCGAGCCAATGGAGTATCTCTTCAGGGATCAACCTAATGCCGGCCAGGTTCATGGCTTTGGCGATCTTCTTTGCACGAATGACTTCAATACCAGGCAACCCCATTGCAAAGATGGCCTTGTGCAGCGGTACGGAGTCAACCTTGCGAATGTTGTCCCAGATGGATGCGTGAATGTACGTCGGTTCCAAGAACAGGATATCCGCTGGATACTCGATGTCTTCCCGTTCAATCAACTCAGCCAACAACACAGGCCCGAGGCCGTCGATGTCAAGGCAACCGCGACTGACAAACGACAGGCAGCGATTGAGTAACTGGCTTGGACATTCTGCCACGTTGTCGCAATAGAGGAAGGCACTGGCGTCACTGACCTTGAGTCTCAGCGTAGAGCCACAGCTTGGGCACGTATCAGGTGCCTTAACACGCTCACCTACGCCAGGATCAACGACACGGTGTACCCGGGGGATAACATCGTTGTTACGACGAATCGCCAGGATCGAGTCCTCACGCAATCCTAGCCCCATGAACTGGTGGTAGTTGTCGATACTGGCGCGACTACAGGTTACACCACCCACCTTAACCGGGTGATAAAGAATGGTAGGGTTAACCCGTCCTGTCTTACCGGTCTTCCAGATCGTGGTGTCGTAAGCCGCTTCGACTTCTTCATCCGGGTACTTGTAAGCCACGCCCCAGTTAGGGAACTTGTTGGTCTCCCCCATGCGGTCTTGTTCGGCAAAGCTGTTTACCTTGGCCACAACACCGTCAGTTGGTAAGAAGAGATCTCGGCTACCCGATTTCAATTCGTCAATAGACAACACCGGCGATACATCAAACCCACCTTCCCGCCACCGTGTTCGCAAGTCCATGTACTGTTCACAGTCGAACCGTTCACTGGAACCATAGGCAAAGAACTTCAACTTGCCAATGGTCTCAGGATTCTGGTTACCCCGACTGGTACGCACCCAACCACTCGCCGCATTACGCGGAGTGACCATCTGCTTCTCTACAGCTTCGTTGTAAGCGATAAAGTCAGCAAATGGCAATACCGCCTCACCCCGAATAGAAAACGTCTCAGGGAAGCTCATAGGCAGCGTCAGCGGTAGGTTGTTGAACAAGTTGATCGAGTGAGTCACGTCCTCACCAAATAACCCGTCCCGGCGTGTACACATGCGTACCAGCTTACGGTTTTCATACAACAGATCCAAAGCCAGACCGTCCAGCTTCAGTTCATAGATGACAACCGTATTGGCCGGCAGTTTACCCAGCCATTCTTCCAGGGCTTCAACGCTTAACTTCTTTTTGAGGCTAAGCATCGGTTCCTTGAACTCAACCAGTTCCAAGGCTGACATAGGGTTCGCTAGCACAATGGGGGCTTCATCGGCTACCAGGTGCCGGGCAATGTCCGGGTAGAGTTCCGACAGTTCTTCAAACCGCTGAACCTTCTTATCGAAGTCGGCGTTCGTAATCAGTTCCTTGTCGTTCAGGTGGAACTGTGTATTGAGGTGGGCGATCTCGTCGTGTAACGATTTCATCTCCTCGTAGATGTTTGGCGCCTTCATAATTCATTCCTCTTATCGAGCAGGGCTTGTGCCTGTTTAATGACGCGATCGTTGAGGCAGAAACCACAGCCCTCTCTTAGACAGTCGTTGCAGACCACCCGATTGTTTTTAACACTCAGGTCTTCTTGGTCCAGCAACAAGTCCAATTGGATCTTAACGATCTCTTCCTCGTCAGGATGATCGTCAATCCCCATTAAACGATCTAACCATTTCCAAGGACCGCTTAGCATTTCAAGAAAAAAGAAAATACAAAAACCGCCCAGCAATAGCGGAACGATTAACTTCATTTTAGTAATCCTTGAAAAATCAAAATGCGCTATAAGACTAGGCACTGGGGGAGCTACCCACCAATGCCTAATCATTCAGGATGCAACTTTGTTACGTGTAGCCATGATGTCGTTCAACACGCGGATGTCGGCGAAGTCTTTCTGCTTCAGTTCGACTGGACGTGCTGGATCGATGTAGCAGGTACGCTTCTGGAGCAGCAGCGCCAGTTCGTCAAACACATCAATGCCATTTTCCAATGTACGGCTCTGGAAATAGCGATTGCGGTGTTGGACGGTGATCTCGCTGTCCGGTATGCGCACCACGACATCGCGCAGCGGATGCACCAGGACGTCGAGATCCTCGGCCAGGTGTTCGAAGTGCGGCGAGTCGACCCACACGTTAACATCACGTGCATTGTTACGGATCTGCATCAGCACCATTGCCGCACTTCCGCCCACACAGATCGATTCAGTAGGAATACCGTATTGATCGGTGAGGATGGCCAGTTGGTTCAAGACGCGTTCTTGGCTGGCCTGCCAGACGTCTACTTCAAGTTTAAACATGATGCTTTCCTAAACAGCTTTAGCAGTGAATTTATTGCCCATGCGCGCGATGCCTTCCAGCAGAGCAATCTCGATATGGTCTTGTGGTAGTTTGTCAGGATTCCGTTTAGGGTTCTTGACCATCTCACGGCGCTGATTGATCAGCTCGCGAGGACTGTACGTCCAGACACCTTCGATGCAGACTTTCCCACGGTCTTCATCCAGCATATGGAGATCGATGTGTTCGGCGTAAACAACCCGAGGGCTGAAGCCTTCCTCTTCGATGATGCTTTTGGTCGTTGCCGCCCACTTGAATACCCCTGGCAACACATCAACGTCGAGATCGTTCGTTTCATCACGGACGCCCATCATAACAGCGGCGGCCCCAGCACTGAGTACTACGTTGTGGGCGTTCTCTCCAAGCTCACGAACCAACGCTTTGTACTGTGCAATCACGTCGTCCTTTTTCATGACCTGTACCCAATTGAAAGTTGATTAAGTCGGAACTTACGTTCCTTAGGTTGGCAAACAGTTGCGTGATATCCAAAGGGTTCACGTTTTTTCTTATAAAGCCAGAGAATGGCGAATTCAAAACAAAGTCTTCAAATGCATGACGAAGAAATTCTCGGCCATACGCACTACCTTCACACCAGCGTTTAGGGCGTGCCTTAAACGTCTGTTTACACACGGATGATAAACTCACCCGATCCAGAATCAGCAGCGTTCCATCGCTGTTTAACCGCTTCCCGATCAAGAAGTACAGTTTGTCGTTATCCTTAACCAGACCCAGTTCCACCAGAACCTTTTGCCCAGCCAACGCGAAGTGCGTCACGACTGGTTCAAAAGGTCCCGTGAACTGATCAGGGTCTGCGCTAAAGAACCTCAATACATTCATAAGGCTCTCAGTGCAGGGTAGCGGTGGCAGACCCAAGGTAACGGGCGATGTTCTCAACCGTCGCCATGTCTTGCGCCGTCGCATACTGGTTCAGCATGTGGTAAGACACCACGCTGGTACCCGTCTCATCGAACGTCAGAACGGCCTGGTTAATGCCGGCGAAGTTGATGATGGCGGTCTTGCCGCTGATGTCGTAGTTGTAGGTCACAAGGGCGAACCCCATTCCCGCTACGTTGGGGGAATAGGACCCGTCGAGGTTTTGCATAATTGGGATCTGTGCGCTTTGCATGATCGTTATCTCTTCCAGAAGTATGTAGGCTGTCATAGACAGAGGCTTGCAGTACGAATACACCCAAAAGAGATAACAACAATTGCTATCTCTACAGCGTAGTAATATAGGTTTAAATTACTATTGAGTGCTGGTTGACCTCGCCCGGGAGGGTAAGGCCTTCGTACCGCAAGGCAATGATGTTAGGATCTCGAAAGACCCCGAGTTGATTGAAATAATGGGACACCAAGAACAATTGGCGGGCGTCGTTACTCTGCGTATATTCCTCCACAAAGTTAAAGAACCTACCGCGTTTGATTTCATCCAAGAATGGACCCACTTCATCCATGATTAACGGGAGTGGAAACCCGAGGTACCCCAGTAACACAAAGCGAAATGCCCAATCCAAAATATCCGTTTCTCCGCCACTGCAATCCGACACGTCCGGCGTAGGGTCTTTCTCACCCTTGACCACAGGAAAGCGATACGTCAAATCACCGTTCTCTTTGCTGCACGGTTTGATATACAGTGGGGTGTTCCAGATCTTGTTAACCACGGCGTTCATGTTGCCGCAAATGGCGTTAATGAAGTCACTCATTAACTTACCGATCAAACCCTTGTTAGGGCAGAGACCGTCCATATGCACTTCGACAATGGTCAACCGGCGCTTTAAGCGATCAATGTCAGCCGAGATAGATTGCACCACGGCTGTGAGCGACTTGCTTTTGATGATCGAGGTCATGTAATGTTCTTTGTCCGTTGTCAATTCGCTGATGCGATGATCGACTGCCGAACGCAGATTTACCTTCCCTTCACACTCTAACCCTTGCAGGATTTCAAAGCGGAGTTTCTCTAATCGCTTCAAGTCTTCCCCATAGGTTTGAATGCCCCGTAGTGTGTTACTCATGGCATCGATTTTGGCTCGGTAGAAAAGGATCTTGTTGTTGACATCCACGAGCTCTTTTTCTGTGGTGCTGACGTAGATAGCCACGTCCAACACCTTATTACGGTCCAGCAACGCGATACGAGCGTCGAGGAGCTTTTCTTCTTCCTCAAGCGCCTCACGATAGCCTAGCAACTCCGCCTTGCGGCTAACAAGCTCCAAGGCGTTCTGCAAGCGATGCGTTGCATGACGGCCGACTTCAAACTGCTTGACCAGCTCAGGCAGGATCTTGACGTGACTGTTCTCACGGATAAAGGTAAACAACTGGTTCATGGTGATAAACCATTCAGCGTCATTGTCCAACTTATCCTGTAGTTCGTCCCGTTCCTTTTCCAACTTCTCGATTTTCTTTATCGAGTACTCAATGTTGGATTTCAGGTTGGCCAGCTTCTGAGGGGTCATCCCCAACTTGAACTCATGCGTACATTCCGGACACTCAACTGTTTCAGCCTGCTCATAATGGGCAAGTTGATGTTTCATGTTCGCTAGGTCGTTTGTAAAGCTCTTCAGCTCATTACCGACCACGTCCATACGTTTCTGGTAATCCTTGTACTGATTACCTGTAAGCTCCGGAGTGCTCGCTGGTGTCACGCGGTTGAGGAACTGCATCATTGCAGGGGCAACTTGTTCCAAGCCTGCCATGGGGCTCTCTGGATCGCTAAAGACCGGGTATTGCTTCAAGGCCTGCTCGATCACTTCCAGTTTGATCAACGTCTCAGCAATATCACCCTTAACGTGCTTGGTCTGTGCCTTAAAGGTGTCAGGGTCTTTGAGGAACTCTTCCAACCCGTCCAACATCCCCGCATGCTCGCTCAGCACACCTTGCAACACATTGGCCTGATCTCGGAAGCCTTCGAGAAGACGACGAGAGGTAGCGATGGCATCAATGTACTCCCGCTTACTCTGCCAGACACCGCTAAGCTTATTTGCAAGCAATTGATCAGTCAGTTGATCCAGTTCCAGCTTTTTAGCCTGGATGGCAGGGTCCAACTTAACCGACTCCAAACTCCCCCGCAGTAGAAGCGACTGTTTCAGCTCTTCTTCTACACCCTTTACCCGACGCTCCAGCTCTTCCACACCGCACTCGTTAATGTAGGAGAGCTTGCGGTTCTCTTCGGTGTAACGACCAATCTGGTTCTTGATCGCGGCCTTCAATTCATTACGCGCTGTTTTAAGACGACCGTACACACCCAACGCATAGTCAGTGTTGTTCGGGTAGATCTGCATCAGCACATCTTTACGACGAGACGCAGACATAGCCGACAACCGATCAGCAATACGAATACCGCTGATGACTTTCACCAGACCAGAGTCCAAGCCGAAGTGAGTTTCGCACAACTCTTTCTGTGCGCTGTACGTGCCGTTGTTGTTCAGTTCTTCCCCGTCGTCAATCTTGAAGCTGTGCCCGTTACCGATGCCGGTGTAAGAATCCATCGTGTAGATCTTACTCCCAACCTTCCACTTAACGAACTTACGACCGTTCTTGTAGTTACCGTTCTCCGGAGGAAGGGGATTCATTTCCTTGAGGATCGAACTCTTACCCACACCATTCAGGGAGATAAAGAGGTTGATCATATGTTCAGTGTCAAGTTCCACTTTATGAATATTGCTACTCAAGAGCGGAACGTAATTCTCTAGAATTAATTTAAGTAGCATAACAGAATTCTTTTTAAGAAAAATTGAAAGGGTCTACAGAATAGGACGTCAAGTATGAACATAATGCACTGCATTGGTATTGGTGTGGTCGCAGCGACCAAAGATACCAATACCGATCAGATCCTCGTTTACATTCCAAACCTGTTTCCCAACGCCGATGGCCGCGTCAGCGCTAACCCTAAACAGGTTGAACGCACGAGTGTTAACGCCCAGGGCGAGCAAGTCAAGAGTAACCTGCTACACAGTAACGTGCTGCCGGCTTACTGGAAGAACATGACCGACACCAACCGTACCACCTCTCCTGACGTACGGGAAGGTAGTAAGGTGGCGATCTACCAAGCACCCGGTCAGAACAAGTTGTACTGGACGCTGGACGGTGTTAACACCGAAACCTTTCGATTGGAGACTGTGTTCTACAATTGGAGTGCGTCACCTGAAGTAAGCGAGAATACCCCTGGCGATATCAACAACACCTACCAAATGAAGGTCTCCACCCACGAAGGGTTGATGGCTTTACGGACCTCTCAGGCTAACGGTGAGAAGGTGGCGTTCGACATCCAGATCAATGCGATGGATGGGACGATGCAGTTTGGTGGGAGTGAGGGTGGCTTTATCGTCTGGGATGAATTGAACCATACCTTCTCCTACTCCAATGCTGATGGTGCAGTCTTCAAGGTCGATAAGAAGACGATGACCGTGTTTATGCCTAAGTTGCTTCAGCTCTTTGCTGAGGAAGGTATTAACATCAAGACCAAACTCCTCCAGCTGCAAGCTGACCAGGTTGATGCTGACGTTAAGCTGACGCGCTGGAAAGGTGATTGGGAACACACGGGTAGCACCAAGCAAGTGGGCGACTACGAACAAACGGGCGACTTCACCCAAGAAGGTGATTATGACCAGACGGGTGACACCAACCGTACGGGTAACTCCACGAGCACCGGTATTGTCCAAGGTCTCACTGATGTACAGACTGCAACCGTAAGTCTGAATCTGCACGTACACGCTGGTGTCGAAAACGGCGACGGCGAAACAACCCCACCAGTTCCTGGTTAACAACCTTACTACCCCTACAGCCCCGCAAGGCTGTAGGGGTAGGGGTCTATTACGTTTTTACATCGCGTCGAGTGAAGAACTGGTTGACCCCTTGTCCGCCGTTGTCAGCGAAGTAAGGAATCGCAGAACCATGTCGGGTAGCGCTGATGGATTTACTGTCCATCACGATATAGTTCTTTTGCAGCACCAGGATACCGTTCGTGGCAATACCGAACATCACCTCGTTGTTTGCTGGTTGACGGATCACTATGGAAGCGATCGCAATCAGCGTAGTACCGAGACGTTGCAGGTAGCAGTAGTAAGTACCCGTAGTACCCACCTTAACAGCGTAGTCACGATCCAGGATCGTTGTACGACCGTTCAGCACCACACGAGCACCTGCTGGCAAACGTACCCAGCCAGTTTCGTTCACGTTGAAAGGATCAACCTTACCATTACCGCCGCCGACTTCAGTCATCAATGTAGCAAAACGACTGTTGCCCGGGAGATGCTGGAATACACCCCGAGCTGGTAAGAGCAGAGGTGGGTAGATTTCTTCAACGGTGTCAAATGCATCAGTGCCCTGATACAGCCGTGCCTTGTTAACAGTGCCTGCAACAAACGAAGGCGTTGCCGATGCAAAGTTGTTGACAGTAAAGCTCAGGTCGCCGTACACATCGCCAAAGGCGCGAGTAACAACAACGTTGAACGCACTGCCGTTAGCAACTGCCAACAGGTCCGAGTACTTCAGCCAGACGTTATCACCCGAGGAGGAGACCCGGTTACCCGTCATGGCCGGCTGATTGCCCGGGGTCACCTGATACAACTTCAGCCCATTGGTTTGGGTGTAGTTGATCGTAGCGGTCGACCCAGAGACTGTCAGACCCACTACAGCAGCTTCGGCATAGCAGAGACCATCACTGATGACGAGCAGTGCTTTACCCGCCGTCAGACCAAACAGCTGGATCTGTGGAGAACGGTAAGCGGGGTCTTGCAATGGGTTGGCAATTGCCGCCCGTGCCATCGCACTACCGCTTGCAGCTTTGATCGCCATAACACTACCAATAGCCAGCGCTACAGGAGTACCCACGGTCAGGATGTGGTTATTGAACTGGAACGAGCTTCTGCCAACAAAGTGGTTGTTCTCGTTGAAGACCAGTGCGGAGGTCACAACACCCGGGGTTACCCGATCCACATACACCGACATACCGGACGGCATATCCGCCATGTTTTCGTTGTTATCAACCGAATCAGGCAAACGAATCCCGAAGGTACCGTCCCCACTGAGGGTGCTCACGATGCTGTCAGATACCCAGCCATATTCCTGCCAACCGAAGCGACCGGTTTTAGCACTTGCCCCATACACCAAGAAAGAGGTTTGACCCCCGCCGTTGGTATAAGGCACGATGCGCTCAGGCAAGAGACCAAAGCACGCATGACGACTGGGTGCGTAGATCTCGGGAACCGCCAGCTTAGGGTCCACCGTAGGCCGATTGGCCAACAGGAAGTCCTTTACACCCTTGTAGGTGGTAGCGAAACGTTTTACCCGCATGCCGTTCTTGGTTGAACAGGTTTTCACGAGTTCGCCGGAGGTCAGCATGGCACCTGGGTATTGGACCAGGTTCAACAGATCAAAGCGATTACCGTCCTTGAACCAGTTGGATTGACCCACAGGCAGCAGATCATTACCAAGTGTGTCTTTGGTACGGGTTCCCAATTGACGGAAGGTAGACGTACCACCCGCCGCGAGACTGCCAGGGATAATCGACTGCATAAAACTGAACACCAGGTTACGGGTAGTCGCACCAAGTGTTGCAATAACCGGCACAGCCACATGCATGTAGATCTCAGCGTTCTGAACGTTCCAGAACAACGTGGTCACCACGCCATGACTACCACCACCAATCGCGAGGGTCGCACCCGCTGGCAGGTTAACGTACTTCGTCAGGTCGATCACCTGGCTGCCGTTGGCCGAAGCGTTGTAGGCAGGCGTGTCAAAACGATCGAACAGGGCTTGGTACTGAGCGTTAACCAGGTCAACGAGGGTTGGATCGGTTGTTGGGTTTGCGGCGTAGAAGAACTTGTGGTTCAACGTCACCACGGCACCTGCTGAAGAACTCGATACCGCCAAGCCTTTATAGACGTTGGTGGCAAAGAGGTTGAACAGCAGGTAGTTCTTGTTGCTGCCCGGCATGCCAAGCGAGTTCTTGTACTGGTAGATCTTGCGATCCGCCAATGGCTTGAAGAACACCACGGAACCATCCGAAGCATCCGCCCCTACCGTGTTCCAGGACGCGGTGAGGTAGTTCGAACTCAACCCCGGTACTTCGCCCAGCTTAGCACCTTTAGAACCCCCCAGTGGCATACTGGTAAAGATGGATTGGTTCAGGTACTGCCCGGTGTCCGAAGGTGGAGAGAACACAAGACGGTCGCCGTTCAGCAACAGACCTGTTTTCTTGCTCGGGCCTAAGTAACGTACAGGCTCTACCCGAGTCGGTGTGGCAATCGGGTATTGGTCGGGATAGAAGAAAGACGCAAACTGGTATAGATCGTTCAGCTGGTAATCGGCCAACACAAACGACGCGTTGTTTGCCACCAGAGACGCCTTGGCACCTTCAGGGGTTACAAAGGCTTGCACAGGAGCCAGGTTGATCTGTTCCTGCTTAGTAGCCGTCCGGAAGTTATCCTTCTTGCCCAAGCCAATCGACGCCCGCGTTTCCCCGTGTTGTGCACCCCGAGAGTTCAAGTGCGCATCAATAGGGACTGCAACGGTGTCTTCAAAGATCTGGACGTTCTGCCCAATGGACTCCAGTTTTTCTTCGTTGTTGCGATTGAATTCTTCCGTGGCCAGTCGAAGGGCGTAAGTGAGCTTGTTGAACTTCTTGATCACCTCACCAAACCGAGGCGCGGGGTTTTCGATGAATGGCGGTTCCCCACCCTTAATAATCATAGCCACTCTCCGTTAAAATAGGGGGACCGAAGTCCCCCGAATGCATTAAGGCAACAGCTCACCTTGATGAAGGAATACAAACAAGCCTTCATCCTGAGGGTAGCCCGTGGACATAGGAATGGTCCCACCTTCACGGGTATAGCTCAGCAGCAAGTCGCCCACCATAAACGGTTGTTCACGAGTGATCGTCAGGATCTGACGGTCGTTGGTAACGATGGTCGCTACCCGCAGCATCGATCCGCTCTTACGAAGCTGTACTGCCGACAACAGATACTTCGGTGTCTCATCCTCGATCGTTGCGTACATGTAGAACGTTTTGTTTTGAGGCGCCGGATCCACATCCCGCAGGTCGATCGTACCACCCTGGATGGAGTAGGACGTGCCGTTGATCATCATCCGGATGTTGTCTTGGATAAAGAGCAACCAGCCCACTTCAGGATACACCGTCGTAGGGATAATGTAACCGACCCCCGACTTGGCATGAATCGCCGCACCACCGCCCGTGAACTGATACGGGAACAGGGTTTGGGTAATCAACTTGCCGTCAAAACCATCCTGGTTCGTGATACTGAGGTCTGTCATCCCCACACCTGGCCACATTACTGCCGCATCGCCCCGATCACGAGCAAGAGAACCCACTGCCAGGTTTTCAATCTGGCTGTTGCCCAGGTTCAAGTCAAAAGTGGTGATGGGTACTTGACGAGAAGTGGCCACCACATGTTCATAACCCGATGTGATCAAGAGTTTCAGGTAGTTACCATCCCGATAACCTGTCAGCAACGGCTTGGCGATGTAGATCGTATCCAGCTTTTGCCACTGCTCATACCCTTGCAGTACCGCCCAAGGGCACGTAGAGACATCAGCAGGTGCGGACGCCCAGTTATAACTCGTAATGAGGTAAACCCCTGGGTGGTTGGCGTTAGGCGCCTCGACCACAGGAACCCCGATCAGCACACGAGACCGGAAACGAGCAGTGCCTTCAACAATCCAGTTGACCATAACCACCGAGTGATTCAAACCGCGGAACATCCCGCCGTTCTCTGCGCCCAGATGGTTGATCGTAAAGGACCATTTGCTGGCATTGCCTGTGATCGCCCTGATTTGATCGATAACGTTCTGCCGGAAACCATAGAAGCTGGTGGCTGAATAGGTCGCTACCTTGTTGATCGCATCGAGTGACTTGGTGTATGTCCGCGGGAAAGAGACCGCCACGTTTCCGCTTGCAGGCGCTCTTAACTGAGGGCACTCCGGCAGATGCTGACTTACCGGATAGAGACTCGAGTACCCACAGAAGCTTGCCGAACCGCTGCCTTGATCCACACCTGCCGCCGCCAGTTCTACTCCGGTACCTGTAATGCCCAACATGCCGTCGACGCGTAGCAGGTTTGTGGAATAGATCTCGGTAGTCAGCGGGCGAGAGTTGATGTTTGGACCCAACGTTAAGTTGTTAACACCGTCCCGTACCGCATAACCGCCGCTAACCTTCCGGAAGAACACCTTGCGCCGCAGATCAGGTGTCGACATGTCGGCCGCCCCGAAGACTTCACCGTCCGCTTCAAACGTCATGGACGATGTGTACACGCCATTCTTAGTTGCAGGCTGAACAGAAGGGACGTGAAGCACATTGCGTTCAACCTGCGTGGTGTCGCTATCCAACAGTCGCGACATCCATTGCTCGGCATTGGTGATGCCTTTCATCTTCAGGATGTTTAACCGACAAGGAAATTCAGCAGCCCCTTCAAACACGCAAGTTGAGACCATTTCACCCGTCGCCAAAATTACCGAGGACGGTTGCTGATAAGCGACCAACTGGTTGTAAAGATGTCGATATTGACGAATGTACGCTTCGCCGTCACTTACAGTAAAGTCAAGTGAGATAGGCGGGCTTTTATTCTGTCTGGACATCACACCAGTCGCGGGGTTAAAGATGTGGAACATCTCGGTGATCCCCGGCAGGATCTGAACAAAGAGCGGGTCGACCGGACGGTCATAGTAGACCATGTGGAAGTATTGAAGAGTATGGAAGTAGTGGTTACCACCTCCGCCAGTTTGTGGCCATGACAGGTTCAGGTCACGTCGCAAAATCGACAGCCAGGTAATAGGCTGTTGCATCGTGAAACGACCAAAGCGAACGACCTTGCCATTTGCATCCTTGTATACCTGCTGCGCCTGATAGTCCAGCACACCGTTGTACTGAACGCCGTCCCAATCCTGGTAGGTCAGTGGAATAGGCTCCCACGCTACCGCAAGACCGTTTACTACGTCGGCCGTCTTCACACGATAGAAGCGGCTCTTCGGCACACCCTCGGCCGCCACGTACGCTTGCACCAACACCAGGTAGGCACCCATGTGGTGAATGGTAGCCTGGTCATTACGACCAAACACTGGGGCGTTACCATATGGCGATCCGAAGAATGCCGTGAGTGCGCTCATGTCGCAGCGGACGTAAGCATGACCGCCTGGATCAAACGAACCGTTGGTCAGACAGATAAACCAATCGTTGGTTCCCGCCACACCCGTCATGATGACCTTGTTACCACTGCCCGCAATGATGCGGTCAACATCGATACCGATAGCCGTCAGTGCCGGTGGACGGTACTTGTAGTTGCTGTAGGTAACCCGGATGTTGTCCTTGTTGTAGTTCTCAACCACCGAGAAGTACAGCCCTTTAGTCCGACCATCGTTGTGGTTAGACAACACCATCATCAGACCGCTTGGCTCCAGGCAGATACCTGAGCATTCAGTCTGTTGACCCATGCCTTCAAACGAACCGCTGATGTTTGGAGGTAGGAAAGACTCACCGCTGTACGAACTGATCGGGAAGATACCCGCCAGCATCGCCTTATCGGTGTCTGGGACGTAGCTCTTGGCAAGGGCTACCACGCCATGGGGTGTACTGAGAACGTCGCTCCTGACGCCTGCCAGGTCCTCTGCAAGCGTAGCCGTGCGGTAGTTGTCATGGTTACCCATGTCGATATCGAACGCATCTGCTTCGTGAGGGTTGTTGTAGTTCTTGTCGTGCGCCTGCAACCGAGTCAACTGTCCATCACGCGCCGCGTACAACTTCTCATAGGCTGCGTCTACCGCTGCCGTCAGCTTGTCGTCGAAGTCAGGATCCCGAGTACTGCGGATACCTTCCAACTCAGCAAAGAAGTACGTGAAATCATACCAGTCCATGATTTCAGTTTTGATGTTGTGCGTGTGGTACTCAGGTGGCAGGGTAGGCGGAACGTAAAAGATTTTGCTCCAAGGGATCGGGGTCTTACCCTTGTGCATCTCGTCCAGCCATTCTTGCAGGTTGTTGCGGGGTACAAACCATGCACCGATGCTCTGGTAGTCGACAGTGATGAAATCGTTTCCTGCCAGGATTGCATCAGACACACGGATAAAGGAACAAATAGAACGACCGGTGATCTCGCAGAAAGGAACGAACTCACCTTCAACGTAGTAGTCACGGTCACGGGTCAGAATACCGCCCGCTTGGTTACGAACCACGAGCAGTCCGGGTTCGTTAAAGAAAGGGGACCCGTTAGGGATCGTCCAGTTCAAGGTCTTATCCTTGAGTGGGATCTTCTCGCCGGGGATCGTGTTGACTGGGTTGACACCGCGGATATCAAACACTAAGAGCGGAATGGAATCCATCACTTTAACCTTATTCAAAAGAAAGGAGGCCAGGGAGGTTAACTCCCCGGCTATCCGGACCTAAGTTTTAAGGAAGGATTTCACTCTGGTAGAACCAAGGGATTTGTCCTTCCTCGACGACCAAACCAGACGAAGCTGGAATGGAGTTACCGCGTTTGAGCTCACTGATGCGGTGGCCGTTCATGGCAATCACGTTGTACCGGTCAATGGTAAGAATCTGACTGGCATTAGTGGTCACCTTGCCGACCCACAGTTGGTACTGACTTTCCAACCGCTTCAAGGTGGTGATCTCGTACTGAGCTGCACCGTCCCTGAGAAACGCATAAATGTAAAACGTTTTGTTCTGCGGAGCTGGGTCGATATCACGCAAGTCAACAGAGCCCGCCGGAAGTACAAACGGACGACCGTTGAAGATCACATTGATGTCAGTTTTGAAGAAGATCACCCAACCGGTTTGTGGATACACCGAACCTACCAGTGCATTGTTAACCGGACCCTGTTGAATCGTCGCCGCGCCACCCGTAATCGGTCCCCAGGCCCAGGCACGGCCGATACCGTTATCGGGTGTTACGCAGACGGTCGGTACACCCGTACTGGTGTCTTGACGAAGGTTACTGCTCCAACGACGGGTATTCCGGTCATTGTAGCTGAACTGCCAATCCAACGCGTACGAGTCACCCGGGGTATAGGACATGATCCCTGAACCGAAATACACCTGCAAGTTGTTGCCATTCAGGTAGTACCGAACCCGCATCGGTCCGTGGTTCGACGACGCCGTTTCGTAGTTGAGGACAGCACCATAAATACGCGCGGTCGGTTGCAACGGAACAGCTTGGCCTTGACCCACACCATGGACTTTATCGAGCACAGTGTAACCTGTTACTTGATAACGACCGTTAACAGCAGCATAGGTCGGTTGGATGGTCATAAACGTCGAGTACAACGTGTTGATATCCGCCCCGCCTGTCGGCGCGTATTGCACGCACACGCAAACCGGCAACCAACCCGCTCGTGCAGACATTGCCGAATAGGTTGGGTCGCAGATAACGATCAACTTAAACCGAGCCGCCATGGCCGGGAACTGGATCTCGTTCTTCAGCGCGTTGACAATCGCTTCGGGGTAGAGGACCTCCAGTGTAGGCACAATCGTTACCGTTCCATCGGCTTCAATGCGGTTGTTGTGGTTCGCCACCAAAAGCACGTCGTTCGGGTTGGCGGTATTGGCTGGCCAAGCAGTCCCTATGGTAGATCGATCGAAGTCTTTCGTCTGGCTGTTCATACAGAACGCACCATCACCCACATCGACGCCGTAGTTACTCAGCTCGTTGGTGTTAAACACCACCGTTGCCATACCAATACCCACTGGTGCGTTTACTGGTCGGATATCCCCCGTAAGTGGACGAGACGTCACAGTGCCCAACGGGATGTTGGTGACCTCCGGCCGTACTGCAAAGCGACCTGAGATCGTTTTGAAGAATGGCTTGGAGTAAATCTGCTGTCTCTGCCCAGCCGCCACGTAGAACTCACCCGTCGGTACGTAGGCGTGGTGCCTAACGTTAATCGACGACGCCAATGGGCTCGTAAGGATTTCGTTCCAGGAAAAGGTGACGAAGTCCTTAGCCAATCCCCACAACCTTGAGATAGTCGTGTGTCGGGTATGAGTCCCCGGAATATTGACCACCAGTGCAGCACGCGGGAAGCCTTCGAAACCAGGAGACCCCGACGCCGCATACCGACCGTCTGCCAGCACGTTGCCACCTTGGTTCTTGTAGAAGAAGGTCGCGTTATACATGGCCCGGTTTTGGAGGTACTGTGTAGGAGTACCACCTACCACGTTGAAGTCAACAGTGAAGACCGGAGTCGCCGATGTCAAAGACATGACACCCGTGTTTGGATCAAAGTTGTAGTTGATTTCAGGAACATACGTGAACGAGTTGTTCAACGTTGCACCCACGATCGACGCGTAAAACGCGATCATGAACTTCATCGCATACTGGCCCGGCACAGTCGGGTTCTCAGCCACCAAGATTGGCGACGAGCGGTACATACCGATCATGCCGTTCGAGGCTTGCGCAAACGGGAACAAGCACTTCGTTGTGAAACCGTTACCGTCCTTGATGTGGTCACACCAGCGGAAGTATGGCGAGTTGTTCCACTGCACGCCCTCGGCGTCCATAAACGACACGTTCTGATGAACAGGCGTTACAGGGATTTGCGCTTTAACGTCCGCCAGGTTTACACGGTAGAAGAACTTGAACCGCATGTCCTGACCCACGTATGGAGCAGCCTGCGGAGTTCCGGTTGAGGCGGTATGAAAAATGTAAATCCATGGTCCGATCAACGCAATGCTGAGCCAAGGAAAGATCTCGCTGACACGACGAGACCCTGGGTTGGTAAAGATCGCACCCAGCAACCCGGTCAGGTTAATCGGGGAGTAAACGTGTTTCGCCGGATCCAGGGAACCGTTGGTTACCCCGATGTAGTACATCTCGCTGTCGCTGTCACCCACGAGGATAACGTCTTCACCACTGCCCTGAGCAACCGTGTTAACCACCGCCCCGTCGATGTTGATACGAGGGTGGTTGTACTTGTAGCCTGTGTACAGTAACTGCCCGGTAGCCGGATCTTCAGAATCTGTCAGCACTGAGTAGTACAGGCCTTTGGTACGTCCGTCGAAACGGTTCCACAAGTAGGCCATGGAGCCGTCAGACTCCAGCGTGATAGCAGCGGTCTCACTGAAACCACCAAAGCCCTCAAACGAACCGTCGATGTTCGCAGGGATGAAGTTCGTGTTACCGAAACGAGAGATCGGCAGCAAGCCGGTCTTCAGGTACTGCGAACTGTCAAAGCCGTAGTTCTCGATAATGGTCTCCAACCCTTGAGGGGTCAGGTGCATATCGCTACGAGCCTGCAACACGTTACCGCTGTTAGCGGTTTCGAAGTTGTCGACCTTTTCCAGATTGACTTGGAGTGCCGTCAAACCGTGTTCGTTGTTTGTCCGCATGTGGCGGGTCAAGAACTCGGTCAGCATCTCGCTGTAGACGTTGATGTAGTGCGTCAGGAGGTCGTAGAAGTGGTCGATCCGGATCTGAGTCGGTTCACGACCGTTCGCTGCCTTCATGGCCAGGTACAGGTCCATCACTTCCAGCGTATCCTGCCAGCACACAACCGTACGGATCAGGCTGTGGCTGTGGAGACGAGGCGGGAATACCACGGGTTTGTTCTTGAGGTTTTCCCAGAACACTGGACGATCGTCATTGACAGCCGAAAAGATCATTTGCAGCATGCGGTTGTCAATTAACGAGTATTCCCCAACGACGTGATAATCCAGCAGCACGTCGGTGAGGTCCGGATCCAGCAGCTCGATAAAGCAGGCCACCGATTGTCCGGCCAGATCAGTGAGGCGAGGCATAATGCTAAAGATCTGGTAATGCACCCCCAGGTCAAGCGGTTTACCGTTTGGTGCTTTAACCGTCAGTGTCTTGGTGAAGAACGGCGCATGGTCTGGAACAATGATGCGAGACCAAATACCTGCTGGGGTGGACTTAGGCTCATCGTAGATTTTGTTTTCCGGATTAAGCCCTTCAAGGTCCTCTTGATACTCACGGAGAATGGGGAAATGCATATCCAGTTCCTTAGCTGAGATTGAGGGTACCATTTGCCAGTTGGCGGAATGCCTCTTTCAGGACATCCATGGTAATGATGAGGTTCGCGCTGTTGCCGGCAAGGTCTGTCTTTTCAGCGGCTGCCATGTTTGGGGTCAGCGGCAGACCGATGTCGGATTTCTTCGCCAAGTGGGCTTCGATCAACGGCAACGAGATGTGTTCTTCCAGCAGCGACTTCAGCGTCACGCTTTGGCTGTTATCGGTGACCGCCAGGATGAGGCTCTTCAGTTGAGTCATCATCTCGTAGTAGTCGTAGGTCTGATCAGCTGGGTGATCATGCGGATCTGGTGGGAAGTCCACCGGGATGGTAACCGGGTCGATGTCTGCCCAGTCAGCCACACGAGGGGCGTTCACGATGTTGGCCACCAGGGTAGCGAACGCCACTTCGTCAAGAACGAAAGGACCACCGATGGTGTCGTACTTAGGCATCAGTACATCGCCGGCCATAGGGCGCAGCATGATGATCGAACCGAAGCAGTTACGGTTGTAGCCAGGAACCGCTGCACCATTCTGGTTGATGTAACCACCGATGAAACGATCAAAGGCATGACCGAAGCAGTAGTCGTAACCGAGGATCAAAGGATCAGCGCTGCCCTGACGATACAGTTCGAAGTTGCGGCTGAAGAAGGGGGCTGCACGGGGTACGAATTCGACACGGCCGCTTGCGAAGTCAGCGGTCTTAATGGTCTCCGTGGTGATACGGTTGTTGATGTTTTGTTGGAAGGGGTTCCATGCGTAAACAATGTTGGCCATTTCAAAGCTCCAGGACGCAATAAAAAGGGCATCTTATGACCTGCCCCACATAGTGATACCGGCCTCTACAGTAGCCTGTAGGGGCTAGTTTTTTCATAGAATCGTAAGGAGTCTAACCCAATGTACACGTATAAAAGGGCGGTCGGGATCAACCGGCTGATGCCCAGAGGAGAAGAACTTTTAGACATCAGTGCTATTCAAACCAAGGATCTTTTTACCCAGTTTGATAAACTGATCATTGTCTTTCGCGATGAGTTGGCTTTTCAAGACGTTGCAATGGATGCTTCGTACTACCAGAACCAGCTCACTACCTTCACCGGTGTGATTCAGGATTGGTTGACCGCAAACGCCAGTGTCCCACTGATCACATCGAACAAACTGCCGGGTAGCGAGTACCGTTTCGTTACTTGCCACGATATCCAGTACAAATGGTTCTCTCTGTTGCCGGGTGATGTCAGCCGCGGTGATGACCACCAGGAACACCTCACGGTTCACAATGCCCCAGACATCCGTGTGGTTAAAACGGATGGTTCGGCTGTGGAGTATGACAAGCTCGTCAGTCGCTCGCTGTGGACGGTTAACAACCACCTGGTACGAGCGGTAGAAGGTAATGAGTGCATCTACCTGCTGAACGCTGGCAGACACTTCAACATCAACGACAACATCCATGTCACGAGCTTGAACTTCAATACGGTCTCTGAACTGAAGACCTACCCGATCACCCGGGAGATGATCCAGTTCGAAGGCCATGACACCTACAACTTCCTCCACGTAACTTCCCCTGTGTCGCTGAAGGGCAAGACTGTGTGGGCGTCGATTGGTGGTCGCTTGTACCTCAACGATGTGTTGCAGGTGCGTGGTGAGAACTCGATGGCTGTACGCACCGAGCTGGTCGATTGGTTCTCTCGTATCTTTGATTCCAAAGACTGGCTCGACCTGGAGAACATCATTCCTCCAGAGCGTCAGGTGGTTAACGAGGACTTCTTCTCGACTGAAGACTTCTTTGTCAAGCTTTTGACCAACCCTTCAAGCTTCTTGATTGTGTTGGACAACCCTCACCTCTACACCGAGGTTAAACCGCTGATAACCTATCAGTATCCCTTCACGTATCTGACAGAAGAAAAACGCCCCCTCCCGTTACTGACTGGCGGTGGTCTCCTTCCTAAGTACTTCACCCGCAAGATTATCAACAGGAGACTTCTCGACATCAATATCGGGACTCAACGGAAATACCTCAACGAAAAGACCGGACCCTATAACGAAGGCCATGTCTTCCACGGGTACACCAACCGGTACAAACCGAGTACTCTCCACACAGGGTATATTCTTAAAATACGTGGTCTGATTCAAGAGGACTAACCACATGGGTGCGGAGATCAAAGATATGTTCTTCACGGATAAGTTACGCGGCATCGTCAGTACGTTGTTCATGCTGATCCTTATCGCTCTCGTTGCAGGCAGTTGGGCGTTTCCTCGCCAGACCTCCAGCAACCTCGATGAGAAGTCGCTTAATACCCTCAATGAGGTCAGCGTGCAGCTCAAGAATGCTGCTGACAATTTCGAAAAACAGGCAAATGAATCGTCTCAACTCCGGGAAACCCTGAGTCGAACGTTTGAGATGCAAAAAGGTGAACGTGATGACGTCTATCTCAAAATCATGCAACGTTACGGGCTGGATCCCACCAAGCTGGAATCCACTCCGGGTAGTTTTACTGGCTCTCCTGCTTCTTCTACCATTATCAATGTCGGGGTGCTCCCACCAGACGACGGTAAACGAAGCGTCAACGTATCTACAAGCTCAGGCCATACAGGTGGAGATCGACAGCTACAGGGCGCAGCTGGAAAGAACAAAGAGCGAGTTGACGAAAGTTCTGCCCCAGTTCCAGCAGGTGGATCCAAATCCCCCCATTAGCCTTACAGGCCCTCTGACAGCCTTTCTTGAAGACAACGACTGCCTTAAGGCAGCGGACAAGAAATATTGTTACCAGCTGACCGTCACCCAACTGATCTTGACGACACAAAAGTTGGATGAACAGAACCTGAGTAACTGGGCTGCCAAACAAACGATTGCGCAGTTGGTTTCGAATATCAACTTTATCATCTCCGGGCTGGAGAAAAAGAGTGACTCCCTGACACCCGCTGGGGTAAAGGCAGCTATTCAGAAAGCGATTGTGCCGTCAACACCCCCTCCTATCCAGACGTCCGTTCCGGATAAACAACCGCAGTAACGCAGCAACTAGGAAGTAATGGGTAATAATGGGATGTAATGCGTAATAGCCTAACCAGGAGCCCCTAAAGGCTCCTGGTTAGGTATATGTACGGTTGGTCAGTATTGCGGTGGAGCAGGAGGACCTGGAGGTGGAGTCTCTGGTCGATCCGTCGAGCGACGTTGTTGATTGGTGTCATTCGGGTTAGCAACAAACCCCGTCATGGCGTTCTTCAACCGATCTTGCACACCGCGCACTTGCATGATCGTTGAAATGGTCTTGCTGGAGTTCATGAACGTCCACGCCACCACAATAGGTCCGACGTTGGCGATAAACATCGTGGTCTCGGAAGGCCACCCATTTCCACCGGTCACAGACTTGTACGTGGTGTACGCATTCACAATGGCGATGATGCACGTGGTTACAGCTGCCAAGATACCACCGGCATTACGCAACATCACCGACCACATACCAAAGACTTCACGCTCGATGCCGACTGGCGCAACAGTGTGGGTGATCTTCTTTACCGTAGCGGCCTCTACAACAGGTGCTACAGCCGTTTGATCCTCCACGGCAGCTGCCAGTGCACCTTGTTCTTCAACAGGGCTTACCGGCGCTTCCAGGGGCACTACGACTTCTTCAACAACGGTCTTCACCACAGTACCTGGAGAGCGTGTTGTATCCACAACCTCCTCCCCTGGTTTTACAGGTTCTTGGGTACTCATTTCCATACTCCATAGTTCTTGGCAATCTGGATCGCACGGAAGAGCGTTACAGCACCGGCGTCAATGGTGTGTTCGTCTACAACGGTGAGGTCAATGCCATTCCAGTCCAGCATAGGGAATTCCAACAACCCTTTGCGGACATCTTCCTTTTGAGTGCCTTTAAAGTTAGCACCCACCACTCCCTTGGCCAAATTAGGAAGCACCATACTCAAATGGATACCCCGTTCAATGTAACCACCCGACAACAGACCCACAAACTGAATCAACTGTTTGAAGGTCAATGCTGACATCCCCAGGAAGTTATCTTCGCAGATACCTGTGTCCGGTTTGAAGATGTCGATGAGAGTATTGTTTGCACGTGCCAATCCATAGCTACGTGCAGCCACGCCAGTACCCGCAGTGTCGTCGTATTGCGCAGGAATGTCGTAGATGACCTTATCACCGTAAATGGTGTTCGCGTACAACAGCTTAAAGGGGGCTGGTTTAGCGATGTTGACATCTACAACAAACGCCCCCAGGTTAGTGGTAGACGGGTCGTTTCCTTGGACCCGTACCACATCGGGGGACTTTACGTCCTCATGCATATGAATCCTTTTTGTTCGCCATGCAGGATCTCGATAACAGCCACCATTGGTGACGGGTCCATCGGGAACTCTGCTGGCAGATCTTCACTTGGGCCTTTATAGACCAGTCGGAAGCCACCCACTGCACGATCACCCAGAGTGCCGGAAACCCAGCCGCCGAGAAATTGGTATGCGTTGAGCAGGTTCTTCAGGTCAAAGGCAACGTTGTTGTCGGTGCCGGTGGTGGGGTACGTATTACCCGAACCTACTGCATCGAGGAATTCCAGTTCAACCGCAGAGCCCAGTACAATCACAGGACCCAGCAGTTCAGCGACTGCCACTTCACTGACCAGCGGGTTCTCGAGTGTCAGCGGACCGTCCACTGTAACAGGAGTAACCTTCGAGGTCTTGTTAACGAAGCTGGCAATCACTTCACGAGACTTGGGGTCGATCAGATCGATCTGCAACGTCATGTCCGTGTTCCAGAAGGTTTGAGACTTCTTGAACAGCGAAGCGTCTAACGAGGTCTGATAGAATCCGTTCGCCAGTGTAATTGCCTCGTCACTGGTCATCGCTGGAGTCAGTGGAACGTGCGCACCTTTAAGGATCTCAGGAAACTCCATGAAACCCCCCTTAAGCGCCAGTAGTGGCGTTCGTGTGCAGCAGCATAGGTTCGCTGGCACCGTGGTCGAAGGCGTACTGGATACGTACGTTGTTCAGGGCAGCACGGGCATCACGCTCGGTGATGTAGTGGGCATAAACAGCGCTCAGTACTTCATCGTAACGAATGGTTGCACCTTGACCGATAGAACCATCCGTCTTGGTGTCGATACCGTAGGCAATACCCACTTCGTTTGGAGCAGCCAGGCTGGCGTCGCCAAACTTAACGCGGCAGGCGTTTTCCATTTCGCGCAGGTCGGTTTGATCCAACGAGCAATCGAGGATAGCCGAGTTGTTCATGTACTGGTTGCTGATCGGCACAGAACCGTTGCTGGTGAAGTCCACCGGCTGCGGATTGAACAGATCGTCTTTCACCGGGATGTAAGGAACCGGCGTTTCGTTGTTGTCGTCATCGCGGGTGATCACAACGACCTGAGGGTTGTAGCTGGCGAAGTTGATAACCTTCAGCCAGTAGAACGCGTAGGCCACACCGTTGATGTCTTCAACAGTACGCATGCGATACTTCGCACGGTTGATGCTGTTGAGGTCGGCATCCACCGGACGGCAGATAAACGGAATCGGTACAAACAGATTGCCGTCTTTCGGTTGGTGCTGGTTGACCTTCAGCAGGGTAGTACCCAGAGCGGTCTTACCAACTGCATCCGCACCGCGAATACCGATGCCGAAATACTTCAGGCTGAAGTCATCACCGTTCTTCAGACCGATCGACTCTTCTGCCAGAATGCCGTGGAACTCGTTGAGGGTGGTCCACTGCGGCAGGGTGAAGTTTTGTTTGGTGTTGGAACACTTTGCGATCAGCCCACCCCAGGCTGTGTTGGTCACCGACTGAGTAGGAACCTCAGAACGGTTCTGGTCTTGAAGTTCGGTTGCAGAAAGAGCCATAATCAAAAATCCCTATAGTCGGGTTATGCGGAAACTGTTCTTAAAGCGCATAGAATCCGGGGCTAACGTCACCACGACTGCGCTTCTTTCCAGAGTTAAATAACGAATGTCCTGGGCCAAGAGACGATGGCCGGTAAAACGATACACCCAATCTGCAATGAAGGCTTTATTGGGGTCGCTCTCAAGCTGTAGCCGGTACTCTGCGGGAATGTCCAGCGCACGGTAAGCGGTCAAGCCGCTCATGTCCGTGCGCTTGTAGACATACACCTGACCAGCCTTGCCGTCTTCAACGTAGAACACGGGATCGCCGTTCGCCTGTACCTGAGTAAAAGACAGGCTAACCGAATTGCGATCCTTGATCCTGTTGTCTTCACAGTAGCGTTCTTTAACTAACGCCAAGACTTTTCTGTTCAAGGTGCTCTCCTTAGAGATCGCCGTTAGGCTTTAAACCACCGTAGTAGGTGCGCGGGATAACCTTAGCCGGAACCACTGGATCTTCTTCAGGCGACAACAGGCCGTAGTAAGTCCCAGGAATGGTGTAACCGTCTTCAGGCTCCAACTCCCCGTAATAGGTAGGCGGAATAACCAGCGGTGCCAGAGCCCCATCTGGGAGCATACGCAGATAGCTGTTGTCATACAGCTTGATCGCATAGTCTGCCAGGTTGTTTGTCAGGTTAACTGGTTTGAAGATATCGTGCGTGATGATATCAATCTTCATCTCGCTATCCGCTACCAACACCGGATCCGGGTTACTGATGATCGGGATGTTTGCTTCCAGGGCATGGATGCTGTCCATGTTGGAATGCTGGGTAATCATGACGTTTTTGAAATCGCCATAACTGCCGTTACCAACCCCTACCCAACGAGAATCCCCTACAAAGGTTTCGTTGACCAGTTCCGTTTGATCCGTACCGTCGTTGATGTCTTTTACAATGTGAATCGTGTAGGACGACAACTCAGACATGATGTCAATCAGATCGCTCTGTTTAACCCGTGTCGACGGCGTTGCGTTGGTATCCCACCCAGTCACCCTTTTAAAGATGTCCCAGGAGAAGTTACGCGCTTCCTCGGCGGTGTAATCAGTGAAGTCCAACTCGTAGGTTTTAAGCAACGAGTCGAAGTCACCGTATTCCGTCAGGTTAACGATACCCGAGTCATACATCAATTTGCAGCTGTTCTTCACCCGGGCTCTTTTGTTCAGATCGTAGAACTGACTGTAGAGCTTTTTATGCTTCCACATGGTTCCGTAGACTTCAGTGGCGTACTGGATCAAATAATCCGGGGCCAAGAAGGGGGCTACAGGGAACCAGAGCTTTTGGATGTCGGCGGCTACATAAGGACGAATGAAATCGGGACCGCCGATCTCAATGATCTCGTCAATGGTCGGGGGCTTCAGTTTCAGAACGTTCTGGTAATACGCTGGTTCGATTACCAGGGGGCTTTTACCCTTGGCGTACTCTACCAGGTACTTCCAAATGTAATAGGCGTCTCCCACGGGCAGTCGGTATTGCTTACCGCTCTTGGGGTCAACCGTAATTACTTTGCCATTGAAGATCTTGTTACCCGCCAGGTAGATCCACTCGTTGTACACGACCTTCATCAATGTATCGATGTGACGGTTCGTGTAGTCCATCATTGAGGACTCAAGCGCCTTGGTAGGCAGCTCGGAGTGCAGGCTGTACTTACCTTTGACCAGCGCATCGTCCAGATAGAAATCAGTCTGGTCGTAATTCTCCTTTGCCATCACCTGTTGCTTAGTGATCATGGCTTGGGTGTCAATAAACGAAGCAGTGCGACCGTAGACGTCTACCAGGTTCATTTGCATGCGACGGTACAGCGGTGTAGGGGTCAAGTCTTCCAGCTGTGTTTCAGTCGACGATACCATGTCAAACCGAGCCAACGGAATGTTAGCTTTCGTCAACAGGTTCTTCATCAACTTGTCAAACGTGTACTGCTGGCCGGGGTTGTTACGCACCCAAGCAATGTTACGAAACAACCACATCGTTTGTTCTTTGCTGAGGCTGCGCTTGTACTGCGAGAACTCACCAAAGGAATCGATATGGCTCCACACGAAGAACTCGTGTGTATGACGTGTGTAGCAGTATTCCAGACGGATCGCGTGGATCGCACCCAGCAGGTGTGCATAGAGCTTTTCAAGCATCCACGTCAGGAACAAGTCGTCGGTTGTAACGTAGTCATTCTTCATCGAATGAATTACATCACTGTTGACGAACTCCTGCAATTTGGGGATGAGTTGCTCCTCGTTCCAAAGCACCAGACTCTTGTTGTAGCGCAGAATCTTATAGTCTTTGGCCTCGATGGTTTCAGAGTACGGGATTGGTGAGAGTATGCCGTTGATCAAAACAATTTGGCTTTGGTACTCATCGGCTAGCCGATTAAACCAGTACCCACCTTTACTGTACTCCCGATTTGTTGCGAGGTGCAGCTTCAAGTTCTCTTTGTTGAAAACAATCCGTTCACCAGTATCAATGGAATTAATCCACATGATCTCATCATTGGGGTGGTAATCCCCGTTGAGGTTCATGTAATAACGCCATGTCGTTTTGTCCGAAGATACGGAATACCCAGCGTCAGTCAACACCAGGTTATCTCGTTCGGCCAAGGCCTCGATTTTGATAACCATGGTTCGAACTAGGCTGAAAGTGTCCGTGTGATACTTATCCAGATCGACACTATTCATAGTTTAACTCGTGAGGTTTAATATGGGGTTCCAAACGCGCACTGCGACCCGTGGTAACACGACGGTCGACTACACCAAGATTCGTGAGAACATCAAGAATGTGTCGCCAGCCATTGCGGCTACCCTGCGCAACGCGACGCCTAAAAATGGGGTCGCTCCTGATCGTGAGGAAGCTGGTGGTACTAAGACCGTCAACGAATATAAGCTTCATCGGCTGAGTAACATCATCAGCAATAACATCAACTCGGCATATGACCTTCGGTCTATCACGCCGATGATTGACAAGGCCAACCTGATCTGGAACACGATCATCCTGTACCCTAACGGGAAACAGGACAAGATGTTGACCTACGACACGCTGAGTTCGAAAATCAAGAATGCGGCTTTGCACACCAGCCTACTGGGCATCTGGGACAATTATTACACCAATGACTATAAGATCGAGTCGCTTTTAAAGAAGATGCTCGACGATATCATGTGGAATACCGGCAGTTACGCGATCTTTAACCTGAGCCGTCCCGGCCTGGATTACTTGATCAACGGTTCCGAAGTTGATCCCTCCAAACGGAGTGGTAACGAAGAATTCATCAAGGCAAAGAGCGAACTGGATCGTGAGTTCGTAAGCCGTGATGGCAAGACCCTTGTGAAGAACAAGGGACGCTTTGTTCGCAACCCATTCGCGGCTAAGGCGGCTAACTCCGATAACGCCTCTGTCAGTGGCCTGGAAGCGTTGTTCACGACCGGTTCTGATCTGGCGGAAGAAGAGTTCTCCATCTTTGACCCGTCCAGCGATGAGGGCAAGCTGTTTAATATCACCATTACCGATAACCCGGCAGTGTTGTACCTCCAGAAGTTCCAGGAGGCTCGACGCGACCAGGACATCAAGTCGGTCATGGGGGCAGAGAGTTTTGATAACATCATCTCTTCTGCCATGATGACTCAGAAGCAGCGTGACGCTGAAGCGGCTAAAGCCGAAGAAGACGCCAACAAGGGCGGCAAGAAGAAGGGCGGCGAAGGTAAGGCAGGTAAACCTGAACTGGCCACCACTCAGAACCTGAACGAAGACCAGCTTAATGCTTTGAATGCTTCGGTGTTCAAGCCACGTAACCTGCGCAGTCAGTCGTTGCAGTTCATCAAGTCAAACGACTCGCTGAGCGTAGCACCTTACGGCCGTGGTCTGAGCTGGCATATTCCTTCTGAAGCGATCTTCCCGATCCACTTCAACGGCAGTAACGGCAAGATCGATGACTACATCATCCTGCTCGATCCGGAAACTGGTGCGTTCCTGAAGAACACTGATGACCCAGAGTTCTACCAGTCGTTGGCGAAGAACAAAGACAGCATCACAAACAAGAACAAGATGGGCAGCGACAACTCGCTCGTCTCCAGTTTGCGTACGGTGCAGTCTGGCAAGCCGTGTGACTTCGACATGTCTGAGTTTGCTGACATGGCCGAGAAGAGCATTGTGCGTCAGTTCATCTCGTCTGTTTATAGCGACAAGGCCAACAGCATCAGCATTACCCTAGACGAAGAGGTCAACAAGATCTTCCTGGCGCGTATCTTTAAAGGCCAGGGTGTGCGTTGCCTGTACGTTCCGGGTGAAGCTGTTTCGTACGGTGCTATCAAGTTCAACCGTCTGGGCGTTGGTCAGTCCCTGACTCAAGCAGCAAAGATGCAGATTGCTCGTCTGGCAGCTTACGACGTAGCGGATGCATTGGCTAACCTGGAAGCAGCTCAGCCTCATACCGAGATGGTTATCAACATCGAGAAAGAGGACTCTGATCCAGAACACACCATTGCGCTTGCTCGTGCAACCTTCTTCGACACCAACCCTAAGCTGCACTCCATCCTGTCGACGGCCCAGCTGTCGGTTCCTCAGGTAGTGGATGCACTGCGGGAAGCGTCGCTGTCGGTTAAGGTAAACGCAGGCGACAACGTTCACTTGCCGACACCGGATATCACTACGCAGGGTAAACCTAAGGATAACTTCCAGCCGGTGGACCAGGCCAGTCGTGATGCCGTAATGAACTCCATCGCAAACTACTTCAACCTGCCTCGTGCATGGCTGGATGTATCGGACGATCAGAACAACTTCAAGATTGAAGCGGTGACTGAGTACGAGATGGTGTTCAACCAAGCTGTTAACTGGCAGGAAATGATCTGCGACTTCTTGATTGACTTCCAGCGTAAACATGCTCGAGTCAATGGTCCTCTGATGCAAGACCTTGTTCAGTGCATTCTGGAAAACAAGAACCTGTGGAAGCCTGATAGCAAAGAAGCCCTGGAAGGCAGCGATGAGGAAAAGGTCAAGGTTATCCTGTCTGACTTCTTCTCCTCGGTTTATTGCTACCTGCCGGTGCCTACCAGTACTGAATCCACTAACAAGCTGAAGGAAAGCTTGGACGCGGTGACTGCATTGGTGGGTGCGTGGGAAGAGGCTGCGGGTAACAACGGTGTGCTGCCTCAGATCTTGAAGATGCTCAACATCAACTCCGAAGATTTCACCGACGCGGAAATCAAAGCGATGGTGAAGTCTGCTCTGACCACTGAAGCATTCCGCAAGTTTAACTTGCCGATGCCGTTTGATGAGATTGTTAACGAAGGTAAAGGTGGCGGTATCGCTTCGCTTGTGCAGAAAATGCTGCATCAGCGCATCAACACCGCTAGCTTCGTGGCAGACCTTATTGATGGGGTGGTTGACTCCAACAAGAAGCTCATTAAACAGTTTGGCAGTAAACTGGCGAAGAAACTTGAGCCGGACGAACCTGCTGCTGGGGGGGGAGGAGACAATGGTGGGTTGCCTGATGATGATAGCGCGCTTACTGGATCTCCTGATAATGATCTGGGTGCGGGTGCGGGTCCCGACGATCAAGACGTTGATAATCCTCTCGGGGATAACAGCGATCCTGATGCTGTTGATGCTGACTCCGATACGCCGACTGATAAAGACGACGATGCGGAGCCTAAAGACGACAAGCCGGCTGATGATGAACCGGGTGGGAAGAACTTCAACCCATGGCCAGGTGACAAAGCGTAAATAGCAAAAAAGAAAGAACCATAGCTAACCCTCCTAGCCTTTGCGGGCTAGGAGGGTTAGCCTTATGGCTGCTTACTGCTGATCAGCAGCTTGTTCTGGTGCTGGTTCTTCAGCAACTTCTTTCGCAGGAGTAACCGACGCACGCAGACGATCGGTCATTGCAACGACTGCCAGCAGAAGGCTTTCACCACGACCGGCGCTCAGGAGCTCTTCCAGTTGCTCGAAGGTGCTGACGGCATTGAAGCCAGCGGCGAGTTCTTCGTCGGTAGGACCGGCAGCCGGCACTTCCACTTCAACGCGCTTTTCAACGGGTTCGATGGTCGAAGCCACGGCGGTCAGTACGCGGGACTTCATTTCACCCAGGGCGTCGGCCAGTTCGTTGCCAGCAGCCAGAGGTGCAGCTTCGGTCAGCAGGTCGGCGAAGTGGTTGGTCAGGGTGTCCAGGTCAGTGACCGTGGAAACGTTGTTCATGGCCGCTTCAGGGGTCATGCGTGCCGCTTCAGGTGCGGCTTCCACCACAGGCTTGCCGGTGGCTGCGATCAGACGCTCTTTGATCAGGGAGACCAGACCGTCGCCGCTCGGGCAAGGGTCGTTCGCGTAACGCTGAGGGCGTGGATAAACCTGCGTGAGGCGATGGTCGGCCAGCAGGTTCGCTACGTCGCCATTGGTGAGATGTGGGTAAGTACTAGACATCGTTTCTCTCTCTTTTGGTTACGGATGGGTTTCTACAAAGGATGTTAACAGGACAAAAAAATAAAAAGATGTTACCTGTGCCGTGTTACCGGCACAGTGTCTACTAAATAACTTCGTGCAGTTCACTTCTTCTTGCCAGAAAGCAAAAGAAAGGTGTGAGACTTCGAGCCGTTCGTTCTTTGTTGATTTCCGCAAGGACCTGATTATCTTCTTTGGGGAAAACGACACAGCAGTCACTAGGCAGCAGTGACGTTCTCGCAAGAGTATCGATACTGGTCGTCAGGAAGGTAGAGAACAGGTGTGACGCATCGTCACGGGAAGGCCAGGAACTAGGAAGGTTGCCATCCACTACCAATTTGTCATACAACGCTTCAAATGTATTGCGCATTTGATCAGGTGTGGTTGTAAACATCTTGTCGGGGAATGGCATGATTTGTGGTAACGAGAACGACAACAGATCCGGATTGGGGTTACGTCGCTCTTTCGCGTCATCCCAACTCAAGTTAGGTCCCGACTTCTTCAGGCGACGCTGGATCTCGTAGACAAGTTCCAGACCGGTCGGTATTTCAATCCCCTCGAACTCCTTAGGAGGATTCTCGAAGTTGATCACACGATAACCGCCTAGCAAGATTGCCAGGTCTTCGTCGGTCAGGTGTTTGTAGCATTTCGGCGGTACGTCAGTAATGTCGGTCATGCTATTCTCCTAATGAAGAGTAGGTGATTGAGGTGGGTTGTTGGCCGAGAAAATATAGACAGGGTCTGCGAGCAGGCTGTCGATCGGTTTAAGCAGGATTACCCAGTCTTTGAAGGGCTGATGTCTGTAGAAGCTTGCAAAGCTCCTGGGCAGCGTCTCAGGCGCTCCTACATAGAGAAACGCGTGGTAGTGAAGTAAAGTGTTAGCAAAGTCGTCTTCACTTACTACAATGCGCAGTTCAGTGATAATATCCTTCGACTCACGGATACCTTCAGGCCAACCATCAACTACAATTGTCCCGGTAATGTAATCCAGGATTTGTTCAATGATCTCCATCCCCATGAGTTTGGGATGGTGCAGTTTAAGCAACATGTTAGATTCCTCGTAGGGGACAAAAAATAAAGGGAAGTGTAACCTCCCCTTTATTCACCGCTTAGGCCGCCTTGGCCATAAACAGGTTCAGCAAGTTGCCGTTGAACACCATGTGATCTTTCAGTGTTTTAGGGAACTGCTGAACTTCCATTTTTACCAGTGGCTCGTAGAGGCGGGTGTCCAGGATTACCTGGTCGCCGCCTTCAACTGCACTGCTGTTACGCAGGCTTTCCAGTTTGTTGCGGAAACGGATCAATTCCACTTCAGACTTAGGAAAGTCGCTGGTGGAGAAATCCATCAGCATGTCAAAGATTTTAGCGACCATGGTTAAACTCCTTTTAGAGGAGCCTAGGTGAGATTACTTAGGCTCGTTTACGAAACAGTCAACGATCGAGCACACTGTGCCCGCTACTGCAACACCGAACAGGCCGGACATAGTCCCGCTGATGATCTTGCCGGTGTTGTTGATTTCTGCGGTACCCCAGAGAGTACCTACTGCATAACCAGCGACGCCGCCAGCAATGCCACCCAGGATCCCGCTGGCCAGGGGGCTGCCTTGAGCAACCGATGCTGCTGCACCCACCAGGGCACCGGCAACACCAGCGATTTGACCAACCTTGATACCTTCGTCACGCTGGCCACGGAAGGAGCGCATAATGGATTCACGTTCTGCTTGGTTCATCGAGGACATAGTTGTAACTCCCATTGGGTTAAGATGTGAAAGACTTATTGTCTTAATCACCCAAGTAATATAGACGTGAAACTAACTGTATCTTAAAAAAACAAAATGCGTAATAGAGGTAACCTACCGGGGCGACCCGGTAGGTTACTTGCTCTAGTCTTGGATTAGCACAGAGACAGCAGGCACAGCGGCTTCTCACGCGATACGAAACGCAACGTCGCAACGTTACGATCAATCGTGGAGTAGCTGAACAACCACATGCCACCGCTTTCGGTAAAGCGCAGCAGTTTGTCGGTGATCATGACATCATCATCTTCAGTCATGGTTTCATCGAAACCGTCTTCAATCATCTTGAAGTATTCCGGCCATTTACTACGCTTGATACGCACTGGCACGTTGGCTTCGAGATACGCTGGACCGGTACGCTTGTTGATCACATTGATATACATGTGACGACCGACGACAAGTTCCAGCTCACCTTTCAACAGATCAATCGCCGATGGCTCTTGACCTTCTTTCAGCTCGTAGGGGTTCGTGTAGTCAAACATGCGAACCGCTTCGTTCAGGTAGTTGGGCTTGTCGACCTCTACCAGGTGCAGCATGGTTTCTGGATCTTTTTCCTTGAGGTAATCGAGCAGTGCGCGATAGTCCGTCAGGATGTCGTTAACCGACAGATGGCCGACACCATTCTTGTTTGGGTTGTAGCCCGCACAGTTGATGAGCCAGTTGTTGATCACCTGGGTCAGGTGAGTGCCGATGAACTTGATCAGATCCGGGCTGACTTTCTTCTGTGCTTCATAACGAGCCACAGCCGCTACCGCGTTCACGAAGCTTGCACGATCGTCGTTATCCTTGAACAGGAGTGCGAGGTCTTCGTACAGCGCGTCTTTCTCTTCCTTGCTGGTGCAGGTGTAGGTGTCCCAGTTAACAGCATGGAACCCAGTCGCATTGATCTTCGTGAAGTTTTTGGTCAGGCGTTCGTTGACGGTGTCGATCGTGTTTTCCAGACTTTTGCTGGAGTTGCTGACAACGGTGTCGGTGATCGCGATGACCGGTACTGCTTGTTGCAGCTTCTCAACCGTTTCGATTGGAATGTCCATGGTCTTTTCAACCACGACTTCTTCCAGCGGGAACGGCTTCACAACCCAGGAGTCATCCAGCTCGTCTGGGTTTTCCAGCAACGGCAGGAGTTTCGCCGGGTCCGTGAGGACAGTTTGCATATCAAGGCCCTCTTTGCGGACGATAGTACTGAACCAGCCACTGTCGTTCTCGAGGTCGATGATGACGATACGGAAGCAGTCTTTGAGAACTGTTTCTTCTGCCTTCTGTTCCTCGTGGCGACGGTAAGCATGTTGGATTTTCTTCCAATCAGTCTCCGGAATGAAGTAGTGATTGGGTTTGCCGATGTTGTAGAAGAATCGGCTGAGACGGAACTCGTTGCGGTTACCCGGGTTCAGGTTGTTGAAGTCCCCACGTACTTCATCCCAACTTTTCATGACCTCACCTCCAATAACAAGCGATCTGTCTTGTGGCGGGGCTTGATACTGACCCCGGCTGTTAGCGTTGTGTTGCACCATGCGGTAGATATCTTGCATGGCTTCATCCTGATAAGCAGCCGACGGAAGCGCTTGCGGTTCGAACGAACGTTGGATGTAGTCGGACGCCGGACCATAGAGCATGGTGTAATCGGTACGGGTCGACTCTGGACGTTTGAACTCGAGGTTGTTGTAGGGCGACGTTTGGTTAAACACGTCGTACACAGCAGCCGCAGCTTCTTTAAAGTTCTCCAGGTTATTAATGCGTGCCTGGATGGACTTTGTCAGACGGTTGGTATAACGACGTCCATTCGGGGACTTCATTAACCAGTTGATCATTTCAAAGAACAAAATGTTGCGACAAGCAATAAACGCCATGTTCAGATACTCGGCTTGAGTCAGCTGATCACGGTTGCCATTCCGCAGCAGTTCAATCAGACCTTTACCAAAGAACGGCATGGCGTTGATTGCAATGACACGGGTGAACTCGTGTTGCTTGTTAACGTCGTCGATAAACGCGTTGCGGATCTCATCGATCTGCTGCGCTTCGTTCAGACGAAAATCTTCACGGGCTTTACGGTACTCTTCAAAGAAAGGACCTGCCCGGTGATACACTTGTTGCAAGAACATCTGCATTGCACCAGCGACCCGATCAATCAAGTAGGCTGTGCTGGTTGGATCGTTTTCCTGATTGGTACGGAGTGCCCGCAGTGCTTCATCTTCATAAAGACTGCCGGCAACACCGCCCCAGTTGAAACCACCACCAGAACCTGCGTTGGTGTTGTTCAGGTTTTGCGACATGATGTTGCGAATAACATCACCGGGAGACATATTGGCGTTGTTATTTTGCAGGGGGTTTTGATACCCCGTCCGATTCATCGGGTTCAGGGGGTTATTACCCCCCATCGCGTTCCCGTCTGGAATCTGTACCGCAGCTGGGTTTGTTGGTTTAATCATTACACACTCCTAACACCCCCTGATCAAGCAAAGGGTTCACGGTAGCGTAGGCGCTTATCCGTCTTCAGGTACAGCCACTTCAGCGATGGATCCAACGCTGTTGTTTTGCCTTGAATCAGATACACACATGGGTTGAGATAACCTCGACCATCCGGGTAGGGTCCAGTTACCCGAAGGAAGCTGTTGACAAATGCAATCGACGCGTGTGCGCTACCTGCACTGTCTGTGGTGTCAAATTCACCACGCTTCTTCGCTTTGGTCGAATTCGTGTAAACACGATGTTGAGGCATGCAACCCAACACATAGTCCACGTAAGGGCAATCGGTTGGTGTCGCTTCCTGAATGAGATTGGTTGTGCGCGAATTGTCAATCTCCTTAATGTGAAAGTTGTTAGTCAGGAAACGAGCCACCTTTTTCTGGTTTAGCTCGGAGTTGTTTTTGATTTCGTGCTTGAACTTGTTGGCGGCTGTGATCAGCTTGTCCAACGTGAACTCCAAGCTAGCCAGTTCCTTGTGGAACATGTCCGCTCGATCCGTGGTTTGTACAATCTCACTACGGTTAGCGATGATGTAGTTGAACAACTCAAACATGTTGCTCACTACGATCGACTGGCTGGCAAACTTCTTAATCGAGTCTTCGTCGAGGTACTCGTTAATGGAATCAAAGTGCTCGTTCATCAAGCGCATGATGTAATCATTGCTGTCACCGGATTTAACCGAGCAACGACCAATGATCAACTTCCAGTAGTTCGGGTTATCGATGTTGTCAATATCGAAGTACGACGAAAGGCAATCGACTACGAACAACAGAGCACTGGCATACTGCAAGCCCATTGCACTGAGTTCTTTACGTTTGCTCGATTTGTTGCGAATTGCGATGCCGTAGTCATGGGGAACAAACTCCCCCAGGTACTTGGCATTACCGGAGCGACTTGCGCGGGTAAAGATCTCCCAGCGGTCTTCCGGACGGCATTCCGATAGCAGTACGTCGATAGGTGCGATTTCATAATCACACTCACCAAAGATATCGATTGCCTTGCTGAACCCCATGTCAGCAAAGGTATACCATGCCAACAACGGCATAGGGGTTTTCGTATCGGTGATCTTGCGCGACTCAGTCGGGCTGTAGAAGCGGTTAGCCGCCAGGTTCAGCTCGGTGGTCTTGTACGTGATGTTACCCGTGTCACTAAGGACCTGGGAGAACTTGAAGTGCTCGGTACCGATCTTGAACTTAAAGCCCAACACCTTAACAAACAAGGCGTTCTCTTTGGTAACCGGCAAACCACGCTCTGCCAACACGATTTGCAAGCTGTACTGCGTCCCCCGCAGCCACAGGTCACCATAGACATCGGTATACGGCAGCATGGTGTACTGCTGCATCTCGATGATCTCACCAGCGCGGTTGACGTATTCAAACTTCAACTTAACCGGGTACAGGGTTTCCTTGTGGATGTCGAACAGCTTTGTACTGCTTTGAATCAAGTGGCCGATGTACTCATCAGGATCGACTTCGTCAACACCGATAAAGAACACGCCACGTTTTTCGATACTCTTGAAGATCATCTTCAGAGCATTCTCGTAATAGTAGACAGCACCCTCAAATTCGTTTTGATGAAATCCCTCTGTGATCGTTGAGTTAAACCGAGGCATTGAATTATCAATGGCTTTGGCTAATTTCAGTGACATGGATGCTCCGTTATGCTGTTAGCAGCTTATACCCCGTGATTGCCACACCTGCCAAGGTGCCTACGGCTTTCGCAAAATCCCCCCAGGAGTTCTGCGCGCCCTTCTGTTTTACAAGCTCAGTGTTCGCCTTGTTCACTGTATCCTTAATGCGACTCTCAAACTTAAACAAGTCCGAGGCCATTTTGCCGCTATGCTTCAAGGTATTGGATTCCATACGGTGCTCCAGCTTGATCGCATTAACCTCAATTCGGTGATCTTCTTTTAACTTCGTGATCTCTGTATTTAGGCGAAAGGCATTGGTTTCTGACTTGGCAAGCGCTTCAGTCAGATTTTGGATTTGGGTACGCATACTGCTGTTGTCTTTGTTAAGGTCTCGGTTCTTGCTCTCTGCCGTCAAGAACCGCTCTGTATTACCTCCTGCATCACACTCGGCTTTGGTTTTGAACAGACCTAATTGTGTCAGTTTAAGATCGTCCAATTCGCCGAAGGCGTAATATTGGGTCCCCCGTGGTTCAATACCGCGGGAAATGCCAACATACAATCCGGGTTGTTTGTTTACATCATAGTCAACCGGTACCTCAGTCGATTTACCCATGATGTTCGTATAGAGTGGTTTGTTAACCCGCTGCGGGTCGTTTACGTAAACAAAGTAGTGCAACGCTGCCTTGCCCTGCATGGATTCATCACCTGGGTTCTCAAAGAGTTCCTTCATGGTGAATGCCGGAGTGTTCAGGCAAGGTTGGTTCAGATTCTCTCCGCCAACGTACAGGGTAATGCCCATCAGCTCACTGTGGATCGCGTTGTTGCGTTCCACCAGGCCTTTGTGCAGGTCCAGCTGTACTCGCAGGCTGGCGGGCATCCGGATGTGGTATTCGGTGTTCACCTTCTTCAGGCGTTCGTGCTCCTTACTCAGTTCAGTCAGGATAGCTTTATCCAGCTTAGTGAGTGCGGCGTTCACGTCAATCACGAGGTTGTCCAGATAGACGTTCTCAATGACTACGTGGATCTGTTGTTCATTGACAAAGGTGGCTTCTGCACCACGTTGGACAATATAGCTCAAACCACCCTTGACCTTTACAATGATCTCTTTGCTCGAGATATTGGTGATCCGGTAGTTGAGCTGAAAGCAATTCAATTCAGTAGTCATGGTGGGAACCTCTATCGACTTCCTTAAAAGCCTATTTGTAATACGTAGTCTGCTCTAATAATGTAGGTTTAAAAAATTATAACAAGAATACAAAATCCAAAAAAAAGACATAACCCCCTCCCCCACCCGAAGGCAGAGGAGGAGGGTATGTTCTATTCCCTTTACAGGGGTTACCGCAGCCTTACAACACCACGGAGCCTACTCAGGAGAAAGTACTCCGTAGTAGGCTGCCGCAACCCTTATTACGGGTTTACAGGTGCGTTACCTTCGGTAGCGGTAACCAGCTTGTCGATGCCGTCGGTCAGACCTTGGACTTCAACAACCTGTTTAGCCAGCTTGGTCAGCAGGCCATCGTCACCCAGGAACTCGTGAGCATCTTCGATGATCAGCGAGCCGATGATGACGTTCAGCGGCCAGTGACGGTAGGTAGGCATGGTCATGACCACACCGAAGTCCTGTTGGTCACGAGTCACGTTACCCTGCACGACGATGTTCTCTTTCGAGATGTTCACGCCGATGCCGCCCAGCGGGTTGATGAAGTCGTTGGTGGAGGTGTTCTTCGGAACGATCAGCAGTTGGCCGATTTGGCTGTCGAAGTTGGTCTCAACGATTTGCATCGGGGTCACTGGACCCAGGGAACGAGCGTCGCCCGAACGCATCAGGAAGCGCGCCAGGTTCTGGTGAACCACGACGGTCCACTCGATCTTGTCGGTGCCACCGTATTCAGCGATCGCAGCCAGGCCGGACTTGGTGTTCAGCGCAGCGGTGATATCGCTGATTTCGTTCAGGAACACAGCAGCAACGTTGTCGAACACGTCGGCCGAGTCCAGGGACGATACACGGTCCTTGATCTTGAACGAACGGTTGATGGCCGCAGCCGAAACGTAGTGCTGACCAGGCAGGACGTTGGAGCCCTGTTGGTTACCAACAACTGGAGAGCCGTCGATCGAGGTGATGTACTTCAGGTGTTCCTGAGCCACATCGAACGCTTTCTTCGAGCACTGGTTGTTGATCGCGATCGACATCTGCTGAATCGCGAAGTCCAGGGAACCCTGGTTGACGTCGTCAGCCGATACTGGGTACTTGACCGAGACCGGGCTGTTGCGACGAACGGACAGACGCTTGTCGGCATCGAACACTTCGATACGGTAGCCGAAGTTACCACGCGAGGTGTTGGAGACGTTACCGCCCATGTCGATACCAGTAACGGCACCGGCAGTCAGCAGCTTGATCAGAGCCTTTTGAGTGGCGTCAGCTTTGTGCATGGTGACAACGTTGCCGTTGGTCAGGTCACGCAGGCCGTGGACGGTCACTTGACCCGAGTTCAGACGCAGCTCGTTGGTCTGGCGCTGGTAGTTGCCGTTCATGCTGATGTTCAGCAGAGGCTCGTAGCCGGCGGTTTTGAACGCAGCGAACAGGGTTTCGCCGACGGTGGCGCCGGTTTTGTCCAGAACGCTGAAGCCTGGCAGAGCGCGCAGGTGCAGGTTCACTTCACGGTCGTCGGACGACTGGCCTTGGCTGGTAGGGCCGAAGGTGTTGTTCGAAATCGCGATGGTGTTCACGAAGAAGTTGACCGCGGTGTTGCCCAGCTTGGCGGAAGCCAGCAGTTCTTTGATGACGAGCGAGTTGGACTCGAGTTCGTCGGTGCTGGTCCATGGACGTTGGCCAGGAACCTGGGTCAGAGCCAGGAAGTTCGGAATGGTGTTCGGAACTTTCAGGTACTGAGTAGCGTGGGAGCTACGGTTGTAGGCGTCTGCTTCCGGGTAGGTCGCAGTAGTCGGAGCAACGATGGCCGCGTCGACGAAGAAGTCGCGGTTGTCGTCGTCAGCGTCTTCTGGGTAAACAGCGTGCACGGCCAGGACTTCGTCCTTGAACATGTCGCCGGTACGCAGCAGACCGAAGATCGGACGCAGTTCGGAAGCCGACTGCCAGGCCGAGTTGCCGTAGGCGTACGAACCGATACCCGCAGCGCGGACTACCAGGTTGGCGCCTTCGTCTTCGTAACGAACGGTGATGGTGGAGAACAGCGCTTCAGCGCCCGGGGTTTGCAGGTGCGACTGAGCGTTCAGCGTCAGGTTCGCAGCCTTGATGTCCATCTCGCTGCCTTTGAAGTTCTGGAGCGAGAAACCCTCGATACCAGTTACTTCGGCCAGAGCCTTGGCAGCTTCGTTCATGACCGCCATTTCGGTGCCCGGCACGCCTTTACGGTTCAGGGAACCGGCGAACGCGTCGAACTGCTTTGGCGTGATGGAGTTGAACAGGGTGGTGAGCTGATGGCTTTCAACGCCGGCAACGGATTTGAGACCGGTGCTGAAGACGTCGAAGCTTTCAGCGCCGATGACGCTGTTGAGTTGTTGGTTGCCCAGGGCTTCGCGGACGGCGCTGAAGAGGTTTCCGGTATTCTTCAGTGACGCAGTGACTTGTTTAAAGGCCATGACTCGAATCCTTTACTGAGGATGATTGCAAATATATATTTGTCTGTGTATTAGCGCTACACATAAAATACAGTGAAGTTACGGGTTTTGTATGCTAACCAGTTTGTAAACCTCTGCCAAGGTAAATTCACCCTGGTTAGGTTTTGGGATTTTGCCGTTGTGGGATTCCATGTACCCCACCTTAGCAAAAATGGTTTCCAGCAAGGCGCCGGAGAATGTGACACACTCCAGCGTGTCGAAGCCAGGGGCCTTTGAAGCATTCTCCCCATTAAATAGAAAGATAATGGTGTTCATGCCCGCATCGATGCAGCTGAACGACTTCGCTTCGTTGGCAATCGCGGATAAGCTTTCACCGTCCAGGCTATTAAATGCAGCCTCGACCATGCCGGCGTTATACCCTTCACCAAACATGTGTTTAGGGTCGAGCATCAGAACGCCGAGCTGTTGAGCCACGATGTATTGAAACTTCAGGATGCTTGCGATCTCACCAAAGGTCAACTTCTGATGATATGTTGACAGCTTAGCAACATCGCTGTAAGGAATCGATTGACTGGCCAGCAAACGTTGCATTTCGCTGGTCAGGTAAAAAATACGGACTGACTTCCCTTGAGGGGTCTTAAGAATCATTTTCAGCTCCTAGGAGTTTCCTAATGAACGATTTATTGGTACTGGTTAAGTTGTTGTCCGCGTTGTATCAGGCTAAAAAGCTGAAGGACACCAACCTAATCACGGAACTGGTAGATACGTTAAACGATTTGCCTGTCCCCAACTCCGACGTCTTTACTCAAGACAAGGGTATCCGAGATAGCATTCGCGCAACTATCCGCTGGCTGTTGGAACAGCCCGAAGAAGATGTACTGGTCATAAAATCATCGTTGTTGCAACGTGTCAGCATGTTTGTCAAGAACGATGAAAGCTTGAAGGAAGCAATTACCCACGGTCTGGAAGACTATCCGTCTGATGAACAGACGCGAAAGGTTATCTACCAGCACATTTCTGAGATCCGTCTGAACTCGGAAGGTGAAGAGTTCTCCAAGAAGTTCAAGAAGGCCATCAAGGACTTTTACTTCAAAGACATCAACGACATGGGTAAAGACGATTGGGCTAACCTAATCGACTTGGTACAGGCCGGTGTTAACCAAGGTCTGGAAGAACGGCAATCTGAAATTGTTGCACAGGTGACGTCTGAGACGCCTGACTCGTTTAATGCCATCATTGACATGGCCAAACGCGAGAACAGTCTCGAAGGCATCATGAAGTCAGGTATCCAAGGTTTGAACCAATCCTTGAATCCTGATGGTGGTTTCCGCCGTGGCAAGATGTACATGATTGAAGCATTGACTAACCGGGGTAAGTCTCTCGCTACAAGTCACATGGTGGCTAGTATTGGTCTGTACAACAAACCGATGCTGCGGGATAAGGCCAAGATCCCTACGATCCTCCTGGAGTCTGCTGAAGACACCATGGACCTGATCATCATGCGCATGTACAAGCTGGCGCTCTCAGCCCGTCACGGCATTGCTGCTGACTTCCAATCTGCTGAGAACATGGACATCGTTGATGCCATCGTTAGCTGCTTTAAAGAAAACGGTTGGTATCTCATCATCAACCAAATTGATTCCAGTAAAGACTCGGCTAACACCATGTTTGCCCGCTGCCGTCAACTGGAACTTAAAGGTCACGAAATTATCTTCTGGGCCTACGACTACTGCGGTCTGCAAAACATCGACAAGATCCCTGGTGAAACAAAGTCCGACAAACTGCAACTGCATTTCCGGAAGATCAGGGGTTTCATCATTGCTCGCGGTATCTGCTTCCTGACACCTCATCAACTCTCGCCAGCGGCGAAGATGAAGCTCCAGGAGTCGGACGAAGAATCCGAGGTGTACTTTGCTCGTGAAGTTTCCGGTAAGTCGCTTACTGAAACCTCGACAAAGATCACCAACGAAGTGGATGTGGTAATTACCATCCATGTGGCCAAAACATCCTTCAAGGTTTACTTCACTTGGTGTGTGGGTAAACAACGGGGCGAAGGGTGCTTGCCAGAAGAACGGTTCGGGATCTATGATTTGCATCCAGAGAAAGGTCTTGAACACGACATCAACAAGAAACCAGCATTCCGACGCAGCTTGACTCAACGACTAAACGCCAACGGCGATCTCGAAAATGATTTTGATTCGTTTGAAGTAGCAGCATAAAGAACTAGAATGGAGCTTAATACCCTATCCGCTCATAGGAGCGGATAGGGTATTAATTATAGCCGCTACAACGATCTACAGCACGCGCAGGGCGCTTTCAATCAAAAGCTTGTGATCTTCCTTTGCAAGCTCCTTTCGCTCCTCCTGCTGCTTTTTAGACGGCTTGGGGAGAAGCAAACCCAATAAGGAGACTTTTTTCTTTGCAAGGTCATTTAACATAATTGCTAATTCCCCTTTACAGCAGAACAAGGAAACCCTTAGCGTAGCTAAGGGGCTAGTTAATATCAGCCAACTCCCCTCTCCCACCCCCCTGGTTTCCCAAGAGTTTTACTCTTTCGAGCATAGGCATAGGAGAGCGGCTGAAGATTTATTCCGCAGCAATTTCCTCATCAGAGATAAACAACCCCAAAAGGGCTTTCTCCCTGAAGGTAGGTTGCCCAGCACTCTGGGTATCCATTTGCCACTCAGACTTGATGAAGTGCACAGTCCCTTCTTTATACACCAGGTTGTTACTACCACTCATGTAGTAATAACGCACTGGCATAGCCGGGTCAATCAACGAGGCATCGGAGTTGTGCCAAGCAACCTGTACCAGGTTACCGTCGTTTCTGGCGTTCTCCGACAAATGCTTGCAGAGGTTGTTGGTAGGCTGCCCATGGTAGCCCATCATCTCTTCCCCACTTGCACGCTTGGATGTCTGGTACTCGGACAGGGAGTCAGCACGGGTGGTCATGGCTTGACCTTTGTTGTAGTACACGCCAGTCTCAGCCATGGCCGCATCAGAGGTGATAATGCGCTTACCCGTACCCACGTTCTGCTTCTTGATGTCAGAGCCGTCTTTCGTAGCCCCTCCACCTGTTGACAGAACCGTCAGCACCTTCCCTTCCAGGTAGTACGAACGCTTCAGCGTCGGTATTACGTCTTCCGGTACCCGATATACGTTCAGCACCTTAGGAGCGCGCTCGTAGCGACCTGTGCGGTACAGCGGGTAGATCCACCACATACCCTTCCGGTAGTAACAACCCAACCCCGTGTTGTAGAAACCAAACTCATCGTGTTCCTGGATCCACATGGCCAACTTCACCAACGGCACTGCCGCAGGAATAGCCACATGACTGAAGATCCTGGCATTATCCACCGGCTCTTCGATGTTGACCCCTTTAAAGCTGTCAGGGCCCGGCAAGGAGATAGCCGAACCGTATTGCGTCAGGATACCGTGGAGCAGATCCTTCAGAGACGTCATCAACACAGTGTCAGCAACCAGTTCGTTGCGGAGGAGGGCATAACCCGTCTCAAACAACTGGAAGGTCACCGTGATCATGTTGGTTTCGTCTTTGGTGCTGAGGTCAGCCAGGGCGGAGTTACCACCCTGCATCTCAGGATCCGCATCACCCAAAGGCACTGCACGCCAACGACGCATGATCTGCCGGATACCAATACGCTCGGTCACTTCAATAAAGAGGTTATCCTTATTGGGCAACACTTTGCGCATGTAGACACCTGGCTGGATCTGAGCCTGAAGCCTGGCGTTATCACTGTGGGAGACCCCACCCCCATGGGCAGGACCAAATAGCGACAGACAGGCAAACCCGTTAGGGATCAACAGAGGGATCTGTTCGGTAGGCGTCACTACCATGGCTTCCATGGTAAAGACTCGCTCAGTACCAACGTTATCCAACGCATTGGCATGAGCGATGATGTTGCCTATCGGCTTTGGCATTTCCATGGGTCAGTCTCCTTTGAAGATCCAGTCATTCGTGTCTTGCGAAGTGTCCACAAAACTGAGACTGTCTGAGGAGATCCGCGAAGGAAAGAAGTTACCGGGCGCCGGAGCTTGGTGGTCGATCATGTACTGCTGGTTCTCATGACCTTCCAATTCGTCCAGGTGGCTGACAAAGCTGATATCCTGGCCCACACCTTTATTCAGCATGGGGGTCATGGTAAACAGCATACCCAAGGAAGCTAGACCCATGCCCTCATGTTGCTTCGACTCTTTACCGGCATCACGGATCGCCTGGTTAGTGACAAAGGGCTTGATCTTCTTGTAAGAAGGAAACAGCATGTAAGCCAGGTGCTCCAGAGAACGCAGTTCCTCACGAGGAGGAGACTTGAACTCTGGAACCGTTCTGATCATCTCACACCACAGCGCCAAGTACTCCTGGATGCTTTCGTAAATACTTGGCACTGTTTCGTTGGCTTTGTTAAACCCCAGTTCATCCGGGGTCAAAACGTTTGGGAGGAACCCCAGGATCTGGGGCACCTTCATTTGTCGCAGCTGGGGTTCGTCGTAGTAGTTATGGTCGTTCGCAAACCCGGCCTGGTTGTTGTGATAACGACCACGCAGGTCCTCGATCGACATCAAACTCTTAGGCGCTACCCAGATACCGTAAACGCGATGGTTCAAAATGCCGTACAGCTCAATCAACCGAGACCGTACAGCACCGTAACGAGGATAAAGCATTTTCATAGCGGAGGTCCGAACTTACGGCTCACCTGAATCAACAGCAACAGGATTGCGCCGTGGTAGAGTTGTTTCCACTTGTCCAGTTTGAAATACCCCTCGCAGTATTTCAGGAGTCTCTCCCGATCTACCATCTGGTTCTTCAGGGCATCTACCACCAGGTGTTCGAATTCATTCTGGGGCAGTCCCTCGTAAAACTCAGGGGTGAACAAGTAGGCAGTTGTGTATTGCGGACTGGAGGCGAGTAGCGGGAAGCCGTCCATGTTGAAGTACATACGCTGGATCTCGTAACGCTCTGGATCGGCAACCACCACCCAATCAAACTTGCTGGAACGCAAGTTCCCGTATTGACGGGTATTGATAAGCCGGTTGGTCGACACAATAGTGATCGTCGAGTTCTTGGCGACCGGGAGGAGATTGAAGTCACCTCGCATCAGCACTTCCCAGATCGTAATATCCCCGAAGCCACCGTATTCCCGTCCACCGTATTGGGTGGAGAACAGGTTGATCGGAGGATACGACGTACGCAGGTCCGAAGGCATTTGACCGGCCAGGAACTTAACCAGGTATTGGTCGTAGATCTTGCGGCCGTTCTTGTCTTCCCAGGAGATGGTTCGTTCCGGGTTCCAGTAGAAGTTGTTCATGATGTAGTTGGCAATCGTCAGCCGCCAATCGAACAGCTTCTTTGCCGTACCGAACTCAGGGGTGGTAATGATCGCCACACCACCGTGCAGCACCGAGTCCTTCGAATAAACGAGTTCTTCAACTACCCGGATGTTCAACTGCGCCATGAGCTCTTCGGTAAGGATACCGAGTTTCTCAAACGTGCAGAGGTACACCTTGTTCGAGGTGTCGTTACGGATTTCTGGCTGTTCCTTGATGTGGTAGAGACCCGCTCGGCCTTCACCCGCATCCATGATTGCAACGTCCCACTGAAGGGGGTTGAGGTCAAAGGCAAGCCACATCTCAAACGTGGTTGCACTTTCAGCCTTGGTCGGATCAAAGGCGTAAGCATCTGCATCGAGCTGCTTACCGACCAGGTTCTTGATACGGCTGTAGCTTTGATACACGGCGTCGTTAGACGGCTGGAACTGACTCAGCTCCTCATCCGGCATCAGTTTGCGGCGATAGTACTCCATCAGACGCGGGGTACCATCGACCATCGACAGCAAAGACGTCTCAGGCGTATAGGCCGAGTCTACGATGCTGTGTCTGTAGGTATTGCTGTAGATCTTGGGACGTTCCGGTTCTGGCGGAACTTGCTGCCCCAGAGCAGTTGTCTTCAAACTCATTGGCGTCTGTCCTCTACCAATACGTAACTGTTAAGACCGAGGTTCATCATGTACCGGGTAGGGTTGTGGCCCGGCAGGCCTAAGCCTTTATCGATGTCCTTGCGGATCCGTTGAATATCATTCAGCCATGGCTTCGGCAACAGGTCCCAGCGATACCACGGGAAAATAGCCGGCAACAGGTTGAGGTCTTGCGGGTTCTTTGCGAGATCCTCCCAGAAGTCGTCTGTGTAGTCGCGCACCGAATAATCGAGTGTTACCACGATGTGATGGACATTCTTCATTGTAGGCAGTCTGGAGAGCCTTACAGAGCCTGTCTCATCCATGCTCAGCTGTGTGGGCAAGATACGCAGGTTGTTGCTGAATACCCACACCAGGAACGGCGTGGCGTATTGCGTGAATGCCACCTTGTGACGACGGAGCATGTAAGCCTTTACCTGCTCATTCCATTTAAAGCCTGGAATGTCGAAGATATTGACCAGCTCCTGGTTCTCGATGTTTTCAACCGCCAGTCGTGCTTGAATGATCGGCTGTACAAAAGGAACCCGCTTCATGACCCAAGGATCATGTTTAGGCAGTTTCAGGAAGTAAGGGGCTTCCTGCTGACGGGTTGTCTGGTTAGACAAACCCCAGGCCACCTCAGGCGCTACCCGTACGTTGAATGGGCGATTGAACTGCTCATTCGGGATAGGGATCCACTTCTCGGGAATCTCATCCTGGTAGATGTCGAGCGGGTAAAAGAACTCCCAGTTCGTGAACTCGTTAAAGTAGAAGGAGTATCTGAATTCAACTTCAAACTTACTGCTGCTACCACGACGAGCACGTTGGATTTCAGCATCCTGGAACTGGATACCGATGTAGTCCAAACGCTGGGGTACTACGAGACGCTTGTTCTTGCCGGCGACGTTAGAGATCGTGGTAAACGGCACCTGGCAGTACTTGTTGAACCAAGCTCCGAACTCAGGGGTGGTGGGGTCGTTCTTCAGGAGCAGGGCATGGACGTCCTGCATGCAGGCCAGAATGCTGTTGTTAACGCCCAGATGTACGGTGGCGCTGAACGCCATGTCAGCCATCTGGTTATCGCGTGTACGGTTGATACGGCGCTGGTAGTGCTCAGCCAACTTGCTGCTGTTAAACGAAGCCACTACGGAGACGTTCACCTTAATGCCGGAGAACGCTGGATAGAGCCCCATAGGCTCTTCGTCATCGGTTAACCATACCGGGCGTTCGGTCGGTTCACGACGCTGGTTGGAATAACCGGTGTTAAATGGGGTGTCTTCTTTCTCGACAACGATATAAAGTTTATTGCGGAAAATACCGTCAGTTGCCATGTCACCACGGAAACCGTCATCACTGTTGCTGCCGATCATCTTGGCAACGTCGTTCTCGCCATTGTAAATAATTTGCGAGGCGTTGTCCAAGCTGTAGTACTTGAGAACTTGTCTGAGGGAATCCAGCACTGCTGGACGGAAGAACGAAGCATAGTCGTCTTCAGACATAACGATTGATTTCAGCATGGGCCTACGCTCATTAAAGAAATAAAAAGATAAGTAGTGGAAGGGGTTACCTTCCACTACCAACCAGTGAGGGTGTTACTTCCAGCGAACAGGGGCAACAAGACCGTCTACAAACTGGAGGATCAGCAGATTGGAAATGCCATCCTTCAACTGACAGACAACCTCTGCCTCGGCGAAGTCTTCTGCCGACAGCGACATCTTGAACCCCAACGAGTTTACAAACGTGGAGGCCTTTTCTGCCAGGTCATCGGGCACGCGTTCTTCTGGTGCATCCGCCGCTTCGAAGATTTTACCCGCCAGCGCCAGACGCACACGCTGTTCTTCGAGATCGACCGCAATGCATTCCTTGGAACGCTCAGGAGCATCTTTGTTCTTGACGGTAAAGATCAGGACGCCCGTCAGGCTGATGCTCGATTCCAACATCGGAACCGACACCTGGTACTGGGCTTTACTACCGAACTCGACCACGGCACCTTCAACGTCGTAGTCCACCTTATCCAACAGGTGAAGGTCGTACGCGTCAGCGAGTTCCTGGATAACAAGGTTCAGTGGATCACCCTCACGCGCCGATACTTCTGGCGCACGACGGACCATGACTTGCAAGAGGTTACCCTTGTTCATCTTGGCCTTTTGGGTCTGACCATCTTTCTCAACGAAAAAGACTGCGGCAGATTCCGACTCCGATTCTGCACGGAGCACTGAGTAACCCTGAGGGAGCTGCTTCTTGAGTCTTTCAAGAAACACTGGGTGGACGTTTTCCAAAGCCATTGCCATTACTCCTTCTTAGCTTTTTCGTCAGGTTTGTCAGCAGCTTCGTTGGGGAAGATCTTGCTGTTGATACCGGCAGCGGCTTTGCGGATCCCACTGACCAGTTTCTTGTGAGCAGTAACCTTTTCCTTAAGCCCCTTGAGACTGTCTTTGGCAGCAGCGATCTTTTCCTGGGTCGACTTCCGGGTGGTGGCAACAACTTCCTTGTTGGCCTCGTCTTTACCCGAAACATTACTGGCTGCGGTTTTCAGCTCAGCAAGTTTCTGTTGAGCAAGGTTCATCGCCTCACCGAGTGCAGCACCGTAACCGCTCTGCTTGTTCAGCAGACCCAACAGCTTGTCGAGTGCAGTGGCTGCATCTGCCTTACTGTTAAGACCGCCTACGATGGCACTGAATGCACCAGAAGGATCGGATTCAGCCGCCAGCTTAACCAGGCCTGCTTTAGCCACCGAGTTGATTTGATCACCCGTAGTCGCCTTGGCAGCAGCCAGGTCTTTCTTGTTGGCCTCAGCTGCATCAACCGTGGCTTTATTCGTATCCTTTTCATCGGACGAAGTGAACCACTCCTTAATAGCTTTGAAAGACTCTGAGATCGTTTCCCAGGCCTTTGTAGCCATTTCCTTGATACCATCCAGGATTGCGCCTTCAGTACCCTCTACAGCGCTCATACGAGCGTTGCGCGCACTGGCTACGCCAATGAGGTAGTTCGACGCAAAGGTGTTCTGGCCGTTCAGGTAATCTTCCATACCCTGGAGGAGTTGCAGCGGGTGATCGAACTTGCAACCGCAGTCACAATCATCGTTCCGTTGGCAGTCTTCCGGTTCGTCGAAATCAACCACCGGGGCTTCTGGCAGATCTTCCAACTGGGAAGGGGCAAACTCTTCTGCACCCATTACCATACCGAGACGGCTGGTCACAAACACATCGACGATGTTCAGCACCCGTTCCGCGTACTCCATTTGGCGGATGTTTGCGTTCATGCATTCGATGTTTGGTTGTTCATGGCCTTCGTAGATCTCCATGAAGTAGCGAAGACCTTTGTGAGCGAACTCGATCCAGTCATTGACGGCGGCACCGCTCAGGTGGTCAGAGTTCTTGTTACCGAGCGCGCAGACCTGCATGGCCACATTACGCTCTGGATTACGACCGCCATTCTGGAGGTCAGCCAGCAGTTCGCCGAGGTATTGATTGACGAGGGTATTGACAAGCAACTCACTCGCATCGTAATACGCCAGGCGGCTTTCAATAGCGGACACAATGGAGCACATCCGCTCTTTGACACGGTCGGTATCCGTCGCTTCACCCTCGAACACATAATCGAGTCCGATGGAGCGCAGGAGGTCAACCATCACCGGGTTATTCTCGGCGGTCAGTTTACCAGCTCTGCCGGTCAGCATGAGGCCAACCAACCCCAATTCAAAGTACAAATTCATTCCCTTCTCCTCACAAATACTTGATGGCCACGGTACCGCGGTAGTAGGTGGCACGGCGCGCAGTGACGTACAGGTAACCATCACTGGTCCCCAATTCCACTTCAAAGCGTCCCAGGTCGCTCAACCCCACCAGCCGCATCCAATTGAAGAACAGCTGACTCACCTCATCGCCAGGCTCAGCCTGATCGGCGTCAGTCAGTGTAATGATGGGTTCTTCGACACAACCATCTACCAGGCCTTCGAGGGGCAGGAGGTCACCTTGCTCAGGCTCACCAAAGGTAATGCCGCTGATATCCTGAGGGATACCTTTGAAGAGTTCCCCCAGGTCTACCTTTTCGATCATCAGGCCGGCGCCTACGGTGCCTTGTTCAACGTAGGTAAAGATGTTGTCACTCACAGAACGACCAACGCCAAAGCGTGGGTTCAATCCATCAATACCCTGTTGCTCCATGGCTTTGGCAACCAACAAAGTTTTGTTAAAGCAATTCAAGCGCATAATGGATTACCCTTTGACGTCGATGCTGCTCGACACAATGCTGGACGCGGTGTTGTAGACCTTGAACACGAGAGTCTCCAAGAGCTTGATACCCGCCATGCCATTGCGAATGATCTCTTCCAGGCTGTGGGCAATCGCTTTAGCAGCGGCCTGATCTTCAGCCTCGGCTTTCTTCGAGAACGCCAGACTGGTATTGAGGCCCTTGATAAAGACCTTTTCCAGCTCTACCGATTTCGTGATCATGCCCTGGAACTTGGTGTTCATTGTGTCCAGGCTTTTGGCAACCGAACGGGTGGTGGTTTCGCTGCTAATAAAGCCAGCGTTCTTGTCGGATTCCAGCAGATCAGGATCGGCCTTCAGCGACAGCTTACCGTGCGATGTGATCGACACAGTTGTACCGCCGATATAAGGAGCAGGGTCCTTACCAAAGATCTTGATCAGCGCATCGTGGTGCTCTTTAAAGAGCTTTTCCATGGCGTCCTTGGTATGGCTCAGCTGCTTGCCAGTAAACAGGGCTTCAGCCTTACGAGCGGTATCACCCACTTCCTTGATGTACTCTTCGACCTTACCGGTTGCAGCAGTCCAGTCTGCAATGGCTTTGGTCATCCAATCCAGGTTAGCCGGGATCTTGGCCTTGCTGGCCCACAGGTTCATGTAACCCTGGGGATAATGCGTGAAGTGTTTCCTGACCCCGTTCTTATCCAGCTTAGCGATCAGGTCTTTGTTCTTGCGTGCAGCCACTTCTTTCTTGCCGGTGAAGAAACTGAACACCCACTTGAAGAAGTTCTTTACAGCGGTGATAAGCGAAGACACCATATCACCAATCCAGCTCATGAACCCTTCGGTGCCTTCAACACTGTCGAGGTTCTTTTGGCGGGGGATATGGGAAAAGACGTACTGGTAATAGAGACACTCATTACCGGAGACTTTGTCGTATTCGTCAGACAAGTCATCGATCTTGTCGTCTGGAGCATCCACAACGCTTTCAGGATTCTCGGCGTTGTAGAGTGCTTCAACTGTTGGGGTATTGATAAAACGTCGAGCAAGCACTGGTTGCGTCATGGTAAAAGTACCTGTTAAAAAGGATATGTAGCAAAACCTATAGCATTCCTCAAAAAACCATATAGCAGCCATAAGACTACTAAGGGGGATTGCTCCCCCTTAGTAGCTACCTTACGGTGGTACAGCAACCGCTACGTCGACTTAGAAGCCGATGTGAGCAGCAACGCAGTCCAGCGTAGCGCCAGCGGCGTTGACGGCCACTTTGGTCACGTTGGTGGCCATGCTCGAAGTCGAGCTGTAAACAGCCTTGACCAGGTTGACCTGACCGTTGACTTCAGCCGACTTGTCGGCGTCGCCAGCTTTGATCGAGTTCAGGGAACCGATCACGCGATCACGCTCAGCAGCGCTGAAAGCCTTGGCCACTTTGGTGTTGCGCAGGAACGCGCCGACGCCACGGACTTCGGAGATCGCTTTCAGCAGGCCAGCCTTGTCGGTTTTGGCCTTGACTTCGCCGGTGGTCAGCTTCTTGGCTTCCGGATCCTTCATCACAACCATTTTCAGGGAGCGAGCAGCGGCAGCGGCTTCGGCCATGGTTTTGATTTCGGCATCGCTGTACGAAACCTGGATGCGGATACCGTTCATCACGCCGATCAGGACGTCATGGGAACCAGCCTTCTTCTCGTTGTACTTGCCGGCCGCCTTGGCGTCGGTTTTGACAGCGGAGATCAGACCGGTGTAAGCCGACTTGAAGTCTTCCAGGCTGATGCCGGAAACGTTTTTGCCCAGCTCGGTCAGCTTGGCGATCGCGCCTTGGGTGGCTTCGAAGCCTGCGGATTTCACAGTGCCCAGGCCGCCTTTGGCGTAGTCGACGTAGATGTTCCAGCCGCCCAGCTTGACCATCTCTTTCAGCTTGGCGCCGTCTTCCAGGCGCTTCTTCAGGGTGTCGCAACGGCGCTCGAGGCCGGCGGCCTTGTCGAAGATCGACACGAAGAAACCGATGACGGTGTTGAAGATGTGCTTGATGAACTCGACGGCTTTCTTGCCGTACTCCTTGATGGAGTCCATGATGCTTTCCATGCCCTCGCGAGCATGCATCTGAGCGGTCGACGCGTCGGTGATGGATTCAGCACCCATGCGCTCGCCCTGGATGTTGGCACCCAGTTTGTTGCCGAGTTTCACGCCACGGTTGTAGAGGTGGGCGAAAGCCAGGCCGCTGAAGTTGCCGGAGTTGATCAGGGATTCCATGCCTTCGACGACTTCGGTCGCTTCTTCGACGGCTTCTTCCAGATCGTCCATCTTGTCGACCAGCGCTTCAACTTGCTGCGACTGCTCTTCGATGGCCACGGTGACTTCGGCGATTTCGGTTTTCACCGCTTCTTCGACGGCTTCAACGACTGCTTCACCACCGGCGCCTTGCAGCTCCAGTTCTTCAGCGCCAGTGTACATGTTCAGAAGATCAATACCGGACATAGCTATGTATCCTTTTTCGTTAACGAAGGAAAATTGTGTGTTTAATTAAACGGTTTACGCGAAAACACCAAGCACACCATGAATGTACCTGTCGGTGTAGCTGACCACCCGAGGAGTGAATCCGCTATAGAATGCCAACGCATTCGCCTCACCAGAGAGAATCTTCTCACCCTCTGCCATGGCACTTGAACTAACCTTGTCCAACTTACTCAGGTTAGCGTCAACGGTTTTCACCATATCCGACCAGCTCTTGATAAAGGCCAAGTAGCTGTCGTACGACGACTTCAAGCGTTTGTGCATAGAGTTGATCTTGTCCAGCTTGTTCAACAGCGCGTTGACTTCAGACTTGGATAAGGTCGTGGAGGACCCCGCCTCAGCAGGTGCGTCACCACCTATAACATATTTCGGGTGTTTGCCGTCGCCGTAGACGCATTCCCAGACTTTGCCACCTGGCAGAGTGTCAGAGAACGTCGTGTCGCCTTTTGAATGCGGCAACTTGAACGGAGGATACTTCAACGCCTCGAACTCCTCCACAATCGCGAAGATGTTCTCAGAGGTTGAAGCACCCTTGAGCTTACGGACGACAATCAGCTGCTTGTCCAGGTAACTCAGAATTTCTTTGCTGTGCTTATCCAGTGCATCCAACGTGCTCAGCAGAGTGTCCATATCATGCCCAATATGGCCAACATCGCCATTCGAGGTGATAAGGGCAATCGTGGTCTTGCTGAGGTTCAGCTCGTGATCTTCGATCTTGCTGAAGCTTTGCGTCAGCTTTTTGATCAAGGTATCGTTGTCGCTGAAAGCACGGTACAAGCCAGCTCCTGCCGCGCCAAGGGCTTTGCCAAACAGGTCGACAGTCTTACCGCCTACCCACTTGCTGACTTCAAAGAGGCCAGCGCCAAGTTCTTTGGCGTTCTCCATAAAGTCTTCATTGCCTTCGACCCGGATCTTCATCCGGTGAGGTTCCGCGAGCAACAGGTTACCTGCTTTGTGCAGATCGTTCTGTTCCTCACGGGTCTCCAGATGGTTCTCCAGGCAGGTTTGATATAACCGATGGGTGTTGCTCATGTCCAGCCTCCTTAGGGCGTGTTGGCCTTAACCGAGAGGTTAGACAGCTCGATCAAGCCGTGGATGATCAAGGTCAGGTAGCTGGTCAGAGCGGCGCGCAGGTTCAGCAGCTCCATTTGGTTACGACGAACAATCGAGGAGAAGGCAGTGAGTACCTTGTCTTTCAGTTCATCGTCCATCTGCGACTCGTAGATACCTTTGGCAACATCGTTGTAATCGCTGTCCGCCAGTTTGTACTTGTCGCCGGCCTCGTACACCTTGCTCCATTCCTTCAGCAGTTCTTTCAAATGCTTTGCAATGATCTTGATCTGCTGGGACGATAGGCTCTTCACTTCATTACCCAGTTTCGGGTAAATCACTTCAGAACTGTTTTCGAAGCCGGTGAGTTCTTCGTTGAGGTAGATGTAGAGGAACTGATCCACATCTTCCGGCGTGTGCATCCGATAGTTCGGCTTGCTCTGGCGGATATCGATGAAGTACGCACCACCCATCAGCTCCACGGATTGTTTCGCAGTAACACGACCCGTAGAGAAGTCCTTGTTGACCTTGTTACATTCCTTGAACGGTGTCGACGGCAGTTGCGACGGCAGGTCCAGGAAACGCTCCAGGCCAAGTTGTTGATCCAAGCCCGCAAACCCGCCAAAGAAGCTCAGGACGGCGTTCATGTTGTTCTTGCTGTTGAGGTAGTAGTTCGAGCTCACCGCCGAGATAGTGCGGCTCAGCTTGCTCACATCACCTGTCCAGTCACCGGAGATCTGACCATTGATCTTGAACAGGTTAAACAGACGAGCGCCCAGCAACAGGTTCTCACGACCTTCATCGAAGCGCGGGGTGGTTTCAATCCCACGTTCCAATGCGTCCACCGCTTCAATCAAACTGTCATGGGTTTGAGTAAAGACGATGTAGGCTTCTTTAAAGCCGTCGTTGATGCGAACCACTACTTCCTTGGACTTACGGAAGAAGTCACCCAGGAAGCTCTCACAGCCCATCAGGCGCGTCAGAAGGTAATCTTCCGGCATGAGGGTGCGTCCGAGCGCTTCAGCGCCCTCAACAGCGTCCAAACCGCTTACAGGCGGAATGTCGACATTGGAACGTACCAACGAACCGTCCATGGCGTTTGCCAGCTCGGGTGTCACCTGGTGAGGTTCAGTGCCTTCAAGCACCGCCTTAACCATGTTGACACGATCCTTGCTGTCATCCAGACGGTTCTGGAAGCGATCGAGATCACCGGTGTCTTTGGCCAGGCTGACAATCTCCGCAGACTTAACAGCGGAGATAGCGGCCATTTCGGCCGCCAGCTGGAGTTCCTGGTTAATTTGACCCATAGTAGGCTTCTCCTCCAAGCAGCAGGAAGATACGCCCGACAACACCAGCGCCTACACCTGCCATGAGACGATAGAGATCGTTGTCGAAGACTTTGTCCCCATCCTGCAAGAAGGCCGCATGGCCACCTGTACGGGAGGTAGGGGTATAAGTGCCGTAACGGCTGCTGGCAGCATCCTGGAGTTTGTTTTCCTGGATACCAACAGAGGTGATCAGCTGACGATGACCACAACGACCATTCAGGTAATGAATGATGTCGCGGATCAGTTCAGACAAAGGACCCTTGCCGTTGTCGAAGTTGACTTCCATCCACCCTGCAAAGGAAGTACCGCACAGGGCAGTGACTTCGCGCAGGGTCTCGATGGTTACGTCACCTTTCATGATGAGCTCAAAATCCTGGTACGCATCCTGACGGAGGTACTTCAGGTTCTTGAACATGGTTGCCAGTTCACCTTCACTCAGGTTAGCACTGACGTACCCGTTGTTACCCCGGCGAAATTCAGGCATAGTCGGCCTCGATCTCTGCAATGGTGTGGTCGTTGCGAATGATCTTGTCCTGGTAGATCTCGATACGGCGATCGAGGTCAGGGTCATTCGTGCCGTTGCGCTTGTTGATCGCCTGGGAGATCTTCATCGCAAAGTACTCGTTGTCACGACGCATCTTCTCGATACGCATGCCCTGAATCTTGCTCCAGCCCAGACCCCACCAGAACATCGGGTTAACCAGGTGAACACCGAAACCCTTGTTCAGCAGGTCGACTTGCGTCTTGCCGCCGGTGCTTTCCATAACGTCCAGGGACGTCTGGGTGATTTCGATGTCCGGCAGGTTGTTCATGTTCTTCATGATCAACGACGCGCCGCGCAGCAGGTCAACGGTGAAGTTGTTGTAGAACAGCGCAGTGCCGTTGATGAACTTCATGTCGATCGGTTGCAGGTAACGCTCCGGCTCAACACCCTGGTTGTTCATGGTCAACAGTACGTCGTAGATCATGCGGGTGTAACGCAGCCAGAAGTTCAGGTACTCGATGACGTTCAGCAGGTTCGCTTGCTTGACGGTCATCAGCTTACCGTCCCACAGGCTTTCCTTGTAGCTGTTGACCGCTTTGGTCAGCTCGGTGGTCAGTGCATCGAGAGCGCCGAGACCGTGCTTGTTGATACCGACCAGATCGCCACCACGGAAGCCAGCGGAGTTGACCGCCTTCTTCAGGGAGCGGGTGATGACCCAATGCTCAGCCTGATCGCTCAGGTCGATATCGTTCATCTCGATGTTTTCCAGACCTGCCTTCAGGTCTTCACCGGCTACCTTGATGCTCAGGATAGCAGACAGGATTTCGTTCTTCTTTACCGCTTTGACTTTCCCGATGTAGGAGAAAATATCCATCACATGCCTCCGTTCAGCAACTTGACCAGGTCCGCCAGGGTGTTGGAGCCCGAATCTTTCTTCGATTTGATGGCGATATCCTTGCGGGTGTAAATTTCCGGCATATCGCTGCCATGGGTGTAGAAGGTGTAGATACCGCGATCTTCGTTGCAGACCACGATGGTGTTTGCCACCACAGCCTTGAAGATACCTTCACGCGACTTTGGATCACGGAAGCGTTTACCGATGTCCAGTTCCAGCTGGGTAGCTGCTTCCTGGGAGATGATGAACGAGTTGGCCATGCTGTTGAAGCTGACCACGCCGGTACGCACAGCAGTGAGCTTGTTACCGGTTTCACGACGCAGGGCTTCTTTGTAGTAGCCCGACATCTCTTCGTTCTTGATGTTGAAGCGTTCCTTGATGATGTCCTTGCCGCTGAGGAACTCAGGGTAGGTGATCTCACGGGTCTTGGCCATGGTCAAGCGAGCAAAGAAGCCCTCTTCGATCTTGGCAGCAGAGAAGGTACGCTTGAGGTCCTTCGTGGACATCGGCACCGGGATCTGACGGAAGGTCAGTGGGAAGTCGATCTTGCCACCACGTTCGGTGTGCAGGGTAGCGTTAACCACCTTACCGATCGCGAGCGGGGTGTACTCTTGCAGGTCGGGCATGGTTTTGCCGCCGACTTGAACGTAGTCCTGCTCGGGGTTTTTCTTTGCTTCGTTCGGGATGTTGTCGTCGAAAGCTTCGCAGCCTTGGATCGACATCATGCCGGCACGGTTCGGGTTGATGGAACCGATAATGTCCTTGATCTGCACGCCCATCGACACGGTGCCTTCCAGCGCCAGGTGAGTCAGGGTGGCGACCACGTCACGCATCATGACGATTTGCATGAGGTCGGACATGAATTCCTGGTGCAGAAGGGACTGTTCAACGCCGACCATTGGCGCAATGATCGCGCGGTTTGCGCTCTGATGCACCGATGTGGTCGAGACCACATTGTATGAACGTTGAACCTGGCCCGCCACTTTGGCGGCGGAGTTTATGTCTTTGCTATCGGGATAAAACTTACTTGCAATGTCCAGCAGGTAAGACCCCAGCCCTAATACGTTACCAATCATTTTTAATTACCTTCATTAATGGGAGCCAGAGAAATGGCGGATGATCCTAATCTGTATAGCGGGTGGTACGACAAGACCCCAGGGAATGAAGAACCCAAAGGCGATCTGACCAGTCAGACGTTTGACGACTGGCTTGAATACGCGTTTCGAGAAAACGGCGGACCGGGTTACTCGAGCGCACTGATCAGCATGCTGAAAGGGGTACGAATTCTAGGCCCTGGGAACCAGTTGGCTCCCATCCCCGACGACACCATAGGATTAGTCTTTATTAACCGGCCGTTGTTGAACTTATCCGACGAAAACGTTGTAAAACATCCTCAAATGTTGCCGCTTTACAACCCAACTCGAAATACCCTGCAACATTACGTGAAGGGGTTACTCGATCCGGTGTGGGGAAGAGCGAACAGTGGTAACAGCGAAATGCTCGATCCGTTGTATCCCTGGATGGGTTGTTTGACAAACCTGTGCAAGGTGTCCTCGGGCTTTCCTGACGTCAACATGCCTGTCGAGAAATCGACCCCCGGTATTCGTAAAGAAGTCTATCAGTACCCCAACGGGATCCTGAAGGTGAACTACGACTACGACATGCGACTCACCTTTCACAACCCCAAGCCTAACGTGGTGCCGTTTATCTTCGACGTGATCAACCACTACATCGAAGGGGTGACGTTGGGTGACGAAGGTATGGAACCCTACCCGGAAGCGCTGATCCAGAACTACCGCGATTATGATGTGCGCATCTATCACATCATCATGAACAAGAACATGCGCAGTATTGAAGGGATCTACTGCAACGGCTACTCCTGGCCTAACACTTATCCGTCGGGTGCTTTCAGTACCATCGACCGTACGCAGAACAGTTTGCGTGGCCAGGGGCAGGATGAAGTAGAGATCAACTTCCCGAGTGTTATCTTCCGCTATAACAATTTGCGTCTTGCGGACATGTTTAACCGCACGACGCTGTTCTTCAATCCAAACATGAACCCTCGTGTTCGCGAGAACAACTATCGCAAGTTGAAATTCAGTGAGTACTACGCGGCTAACTATGCGTTGTGCTATCCATGGATTAACGTGAACTCGATGGAAATGGAATACTGGGGTGCTAAGTAAATGGCCGACATTACACAACGAGAACTGATCGCACTGGCCAACAACCCTATTCGTGGGGTCAACCGTGTGATCAACCAGATCGAAGAGAACTACTTCGGTCGATCGGTAAAACTGAACAGCAAGAGCCACCCGTTTGTCTTTGGTACCGACATCATCCTCGGAACCGCCCACGGTATCTTGAACCGTGTTGACGATGCGGTGGCTAAACTGTTCCCCGCTCATGCACGCAGTACTGCTGATCTCAGCCGGCACATGTCGGAAGAAGAGCAGGTCGGGATGTTTGGTACCCCGGCGATCATGGACCTGCAATACGCGATCAACACCGACGTCTACATGTCGTTGGCAAAAGACGTAACGATCACCCTCGGCAAAAGTACCTTCACGTACAAAATGCTGTTGCTGCCGAAGGACACCGAACTGACCTTTGGTGGTTACACCTTTGCGATCGAGAACGGTATTGAAATCCGTTACAGCGAGCAGACGGGCTACCAGGTCGTCTACGATGACAGCACGAACAATCCGCTGAACCCGATCTCGAACAACCTCCTGAAGCGAGTGGTGACCCCTAACGGTTACCTGACGATCGTTATCCCGTGCCGTCAGTTGATGTGCCAGCCTACCGAGAATCTGACGTCGAACATCAGCTCGGGTTGTGCCGGTGATATCGACTTCATTGACTATCTGTTTGCCGTTCGTGCATTCCAGACGGTCAATGGCATCAAGACGGAAATCCCGGTTACCTACAACCAGGATGTCTTCGACCCTAACACGGTCACCATGGCATTGAGCCTGGATGTCAGCAACCAGCGGTTCAATTACCGTATCCCGGATGTCTACATTGCCAACGGCCTGGGCATCGGTTCGATCGACATCTATACCTACACGACGAAGGGTGAACTGTCGAAAGACTTTACCCAGACTGCGTTGCCGGATGTTGGGGTTAACTACCAGGACTATCGTTTTGGTGCAGGTACCCTCGGTCCGTTCTCTAACGCACTGAAGTCGTCAGGCGGTATGGCATGGCGGGCAATGACGCCGACGTCGGGTGGTAGCAATGCCATTCCTTTTGCTCAGATGAAGGCTTCCTTTATCATGGGTCGTCGTCAGCGCAATCTGCCGATCACCGAAAACAACCTGGTGGGTACCGTGGAGAACTACGGCTACAACTCGGTTAAGGCGATCGACTACATGACGAAGCGTAGCTACTCGTTGACCAAGGAACTTCGGATCCAGGACAACAAGAAGCTGTTTGCTCCCATGGGTTGCTTTGTTGGCAGTTACCTGGCATCGGTTAACAGTCTCATTGGTAGCGGTGTGGTGATCGACAATGGTCAGCGTATTACCATCCCGCACAACGTGCTGTTTGATATCAGCCAGCCAACTACGGTCCTGATCAACCAGGTCACGAAGAACAACTACGAAGCCAGAAGCAACGAAGCCAAGGTAGACCTGGTAGCGTCGACGACTCTCGTCTATACACCGTTCTACTACGTTATGGACCTGACGAACAACCAGGCTGTGTTGCGTACCTACCACCTCGACCAACCTAAGTTCCAAAGCCAGACGTTTAAGGCTGAGAACAGCTTGCTGGGTATCGACGTGGGTGTGGGCTCTGTGGCCATCGAGCAGAATGACTCGGGTTACCTGATCACGATTGTGACGGCATCGGGTAAGAGCTATAAGGAACTGGACGACTCCACGTTGGGCCTCCAGCTCTCTGTACAGCCTGAAGACACAAACAGCCTGGCCAGTATTGCAGCCACCCTGTACGGCCTCACAGAAGACGGTGAACGTATCTGGCAGTTCGCACTCGACAGTCGTTTCGATGTTGATGTGAATGACGTGATGTACTTCACAAACTTCGTGCAGTTCGGTAACACCCAACCGACCACCGGCGTTCCACTGGATCTGACGATGACGTTTATCTTCACCTTCCAAGGCGATAAGGCTAACACAGCGACCGACTCGGATGACAAGATTGACCAAAGTCTGTTCCCAGTGCCGATGGTGGCTATCATCGAAACTCAGTACAGTGTTGTGTTGGGCAAGAAGATGGGTAACCTGTACAGCCGTATCCGTCCTCTCGTAGGCGAAGCGCAGTACAAGAAGTATGGCGTCGACGTTCCGCTTGTGTATCAGGAAACGATCTACAAGCGTGACGAGAATAAAGAGATCATCTTTATCGATGGTGTTGCTCAAGTTGAGCACGAAGTGGGTGAGGTCATGTACGACAAGAACGTACCGCCTCGCATCATGCTGGAATACACCAAAGACGACTACATGCTTGATGGTGAAGGCAACTACATCGAAGTGGCTCCTCGTGAGAAACTCTATCACTGGGACTTCATCGGTTTCGACGGTGCGTACTTCTTCAGTCATGATGCCTATGACATGCAGTTTGCCCAAGAGACCAAGGACTACTTCGTTGATGTCATCAGTCAGGACATGGCTTACTTTGCATCGTCCTCGCTTGATCAGACTAGCCTGGTCTACCAACCGCGCAACAAGCTGGGCTACCAGAAGGTGGTCGTCAACAGCAACTACACCTCGTACCTCCGTCAGGATCTGAGCTTTGTGGTCACCTACTACCTCACGTCAGCGGGTATGAAGAACCAGAGCCTGAAGAGTTCCCTGGAAGCCAGTACTCCACGGACACTCAACGAAGGGTTGTTTGGAGCGACAACCTTCAGTGCCAACGACTTGGCGTTCCAATTGAAGGACGGTACCTCCCGAGAAGTGGTTGCGGTTAAACTGAGTGCCATCGCAGGTGACAGTACTGTGGATGTCATCAGTAACGCTGACTCCCTGACGGGCTTCAGTGTTCGTAAACTGTTGCAGGTGAGTTCGGACGGCTTGCTGTCGATCAAGGAAGACATCGACATCGTGTTCTTGCCGCATGACGTTTCCATGGTCAACATGGGTCCGGTGTAAAGCAGCTATAAACCATGCCTACCCTACCTCCCGCAAAGGAGGTAGGGTAGGTTATGGCCGGTACAACTTATTCCGCAGGCTGTTCCATCGGAGTCCCTGGGTACTTCAGGTTCAGGTATTCCGCAAACATGAACGGCAGCTTCAACTTGTTGCACATGTCGCTCGTGCGCCAAGAGAAGTCCTTCAGACTGTAACCCGTCAACTTCAGGTCAGGCTTGAAGGTACCTTCCAGATAGCTGGAGTGCGCCTTAGCCATGATGTCCTTGAACTCGTTAACAAAGAGGTAGTCCCCGTTGATGACGATATCCGGAACACGGTTGAGTTGATCCCACGAGGTGAGCGAACCGTCTTTCAACTTCTGCTCAGCTTCGTAGAAGTAGTCGCCGGTGTACGCGGTGTATTTCAACACCTCGCAACGGAACTCGTTCAGACGTTCCTGGCTCTCCACCGTGAAGTCAGCTGCGAGCAGCTCTTTCATTGTGGTGTTGACGACCTGGTCGATGTAGGCGTAAATGACCTCGAAGTACTCGCGGGTTTCTTTCAGCTCGCCCAGTTGCTTGCGTGCTTCTTCAACGGGCAGGCCTGCATACAGCACAACAGACTTGTTCGTTTCAGGAAAGCATTCGGACAACTGAACAATCAGCGAGTTAGCCCGAGAGCTACTACCCCAGATACCGCGGATGATCTTTGTAGCGACCGGCAGTGGAAGACCTTCGTCTTCCATCGCGGTGATCAGGGATTCGAGTTCGTCGATGTACGTCTGAGTCGTGACATCAGCCACACCCTTCAGTTTGACGATCTCTTCCCACATGGCTGCTCGGCTCATAGCAATTTACCTGCTCCGATTTGCTTGGTGAAGTTGTTGAGGTTGGTCTTAACCCCACCAATATCACTTTGGATGGCGAAGTTCACGTTGGCGGTCAACTTCTCGCCAAACGTTTTTGCATCGGCATCCTTGATGAACACACGACCTTCGATGATCGGGCTCAGACCGCGAGAGCGTGCCTCAGCAACGATCTTCTCGACCGCCTCGATATCGCCGACCACACCACTGTAGTAGTAGGCATGGATGCGACCGTACCATTCAACCAGGCTGACGATCTGCCGTTCAACGCGGAGAACTTCCTTGTTGATGGAGTAGCACATCTGGCTGAAGTTACGGCAAGCGACGCTCAACATCTGGTAGTCGGATAGCAGTTGCGGTGCGTTGTAGTAGGTCGCCATCGCGCTGATCTTTTCAGAGTCAGACTTGTCGATGATCTCGCCTAGTGCTTTCCAGTTGACTTTCGAGATATCAACCTCGTCGTCCACCAGTTCCTGGTAACGCACGTTCAGACGCTGGATCTCGAGCAGGGTAGCGGACACATCCACACCGGCTACAGTCGAAGCACTTGCCACAACTTCGGTCTTCAGGCGGTTCTGTACCTGGTCAAACTTGTTGGCCAGTTCTTCGTTCGAGAAGTCAAGGCTATACAGATCCTTGTACAGTTTGCTCATGAGACCAGAGATCTCTTCAACGCCAAAGGTCAGCAGCGTTTCGTTCATTGCCTTGGTGATAACAATCACTTCGGTAGACGATTCACCGGCGACGTGGTTACCCGACTTGTGACGCACACGAGAACGGTTGTACTCGTCGAGGATCACTTTCTTCAGACGCTTCTGAGCGATCGTAACCTTGTCAGTGGCCTGCTTGATCTTCACGTTCAGCTGCTGGATCAACGGAACACTGGCCGCCAGCTTCTTCACTTGATCGATATCGCTATCGAGCTTGTTCTTCAGCAGGTGGATCTGTGCAACACGATCCTTGTCCTTTGGCAGGCTGCCGAGGAACTTCTCGACGTTGTACTCAGCGACGTTGAAGCCAAAGCTGATCAGCGTGTCTTCGAACTCTTTCTTCAGATCGCCGAGGCTGTCATTGATGGCTTTGGTGATCCGTTCCGACTTGCGGAAACCGAAGATCCCTTTAACCATGTCGACAACCCAGTCGATGGCCATGCGGATGTAACGAATGATGGTTTCGATGAAGTCTTTGAAACCGGTGTAGACCGCACTGAAGAAGCCTTCAGCGCCCATGCGAGCGTTGCGCTCCGAAGGGAACGGGTCATAGTTCTCGACGCCTTTGAGTTTGAGGTGGCGGGCAACCTGCTTGGAGAAACGACCGAGGCTCAGTTGTTCGGAACCCATCACCATAACGGTGGCGTTGTTCTGTTCACTGACCTGGTAGTATTCAGTCAGGTCGATACGTTGTTTGTTTTCGCCAGGCTGATACGAATCAACCGGCTCCGCATTACCGTACTGCTGGTAATCGTCAATCTTGGTAGTGGCGGAGTCACTCACGGCCGGCCTCCAGTTCTTTTACCAGGTAGTCGGTCAGAACGGAGCAGGCCGGCAGCTCGCCAACGTCCACGTCATTCACGATGGTGGTGAACTCTTTCTTGCACGGCAGGGTGCCGGTGTTCATCATCACACCGTTCAGCATGCCGATGCGCACTTGAGCGGTCTTGTGGATCAGCGGGGCTGGGATAGGGGATACCTTGTTCCACTTGTCGAGCATGGCCCAGGCTTTCTCATCCATCTCGGTGGTCCAACCGCCCAGACGGTACGAACGACGGATCAGGGCACGGGCGAACGGTTCGGCCAGCAGCTTGCTCTGCTCGATGGGACAGGTGATACCTTTTTCGGTCAGGGCTTTCTTGAATTCAACAACATGGATCAAATGCGACATGGTAGAGTTCCTTGCAAGGGGAGAGGGTTAGAATTCGTACGTCTTGTTTTCTTCTGGACTCTTGTCCGTTCCGTCACGACGCGCTTTCAGGTTGGCCAGTTTTACAGCAATGGTGTTCACCTCGTGGTTGGCGACCACAGAAGTGTAATGTTCAACTTCTTGGGCTTTAAAGTCAGACTGACTGAACACCCAACCCATGAAGCGGTGGATCACGGTACTCTCATACCAAGGACGCAGGTCTTTCGCATGGTTCAGCAGTTGCTGCACTTCATCTGCCAGGGCATTCTTTTCAGAGGCCGGCATCTTCGTGTCCTCTTTCAGCTTTTGGATCAGCTGACGGACAGCATCTTCAAACCGACGGTGGTCAGCGTTATAGACGCCCGAGTAACCTTTGCTGAAGTAGTTCAGAACAAAGATAAACATATAGAAGACCATGGCCATGAACAAAGCACCGGCGACGCCGATAGAGATCGTTACCGAGAGCCAGGCAGGCAATGCAATGATCGTGGTCACTGCGGCAATCATCAGGCTGTTGACAACCGTTTGGATGCAACCCTGGTCAGTCAGGATGCCGATCGCTGCGATAATGCCCTTGTCACAGCCCATGCGGATGGCGTACATGTCAGCCACAACTTCGGACGACATCGACTCAACCCCTACCGACAAACTGCGTCGCATATTACGTTGGGCGATTAATTTATCGAAGTAGAGGAAGACAGTCTTGTCATCCTGTTCTTGGGCGAGCATTTGCAGCTCACCTTGTTTGGCCGCTGGAACATCCAGCAGAGAAGCAACATCCTTGAGCACTACAACGCGATCTGAGACGTCTTTAGCCTCGCGATAGTAGAGCAGGGCGCTCTTCAGGTAGAGGTTGTCAGACGCGACTGTGAGCAGCATCATGCAACCGCTGAACACATGACCGAGTTCGTGGGCGATCGCACCTGCCAGGATACCCGGCAACGGTACGCCAAACTTCTTCACCTTATCGGCTGGGAAGGTAGCGTTCAGGTCAGGGTTGATCTGGAAGGTCACGGGTACGGTTTGGAAGGAACCGAGGACCTTACCACTGGTGTAATCGATGCCACCTTTAAACACCTTGTCCTTGTTCTGGGTAAACCAGCGGTACAGGGTGGTTTGAGTTGGCTTCAGCAGGTCGTCTACCAGTGCGTTGTTCAGCACATGGTTGGGGGAGAAGTAACCGGCGTCAACAGACAGGTTTCCGCTCTTGGAGAACTTCATGTCCACGTTCTTGAAACCCGTGAACTCCTCGATGAGGTCTTTGATGCCTGGGATGGCTTCTTTACTCAGAACACCGTCGGGACCAATCTGACTTTCGAGGTACAGCGACAGCTTGCGGTAGAAGTCAGTGGACTGGAAGTTAATGAACTCCAACCCTCCGACGGGTCGTTTCAAAAAATCCATCGAGATCATGCACCTGTACTCCTCAAAGATATTTATTACTGGGACGCCATTGGTATAGCGCTAAAAGCGGGCATAAAATGCAGGATAAACCCATGACACAAAATCTTTCACCAATTATCGCGAAAGTCTGCAAACATGCTCATTATTCAGAGCATCGCTGGGACAAAACCAAAGACCTCCTCACAGCGAAGATCACGAACATCCATGAGGACGGTACTCGGTCGACAACCTTTAAGTCCTACGAGAATTACAAGCAGCCGTTCTGGATCATTAAGGAACAGCATCGCAAGTTCAACCAACCAAAGGACTACATCGAAGAACGGTACGTCAGGGAATACCGTTGCAATCGTCGTCAGATTCCATTTGAAGTCAAGAAGCAGTTGTTTGGGGCAGCTGATCGCAGTGCTTCGATTTATGACATCAAGTCGGGCAAAGGTATTCAATACGTGTTTGGTCTTGACCAGACGCCTGCGGTGCATTTGAAGCAACAGTTCTTTAAACGGTATGCGGAATACCAGGAAAAAGAAAAGTACACCATTGCGGCATTCGACGTTGAAGCCGACATGGAAGCGATTGGTGAAGTGAAACCGATCATGATGGCTTCGGTCACTATGAAGGACAAAGCTTACTTCGCCGGGTGCCGGGGTTGGTATCAGTCTCGGCAGGACAAGATTGACCCGAAGGTTCGTTTAACTGACTTTGCGATTTTAGCGGAGTTAAAAGCGGCCGAGAAGAAGTACCTGCAAGAACACTTGGATCGTCGAGGTTGCACGATTGAGTATGAGTTGTTCGATACACCGGGTCAGGTAGCCTTTGCTTGTATTCAGAAGTTCCACGAGTGGGAACCAGACTGGGTACTGAGCTGGAACGCCGCTTACGATATGGAAGCGTGTGAGCGTGCATTGCGGTCCGAGGGTTATAACCTGGCCGACGTGTATTGCGATCCTCGTGTTCCAAAAGAGTATCGGATGTATGAACTTAACCTGGGTCGTACACACAAGGTTAAAGAGAACGGCGACCGTACTCCTCTCGAACCTCAAGAGAAGTTCCCAACCGTTCGTTGTGTAGCAACATGGCAGTGGGCTGATGCCATGTCGGGTTATGCCATCAAGCGATTCTCTTCGGGTAAGCTCGAGAGTTACTCGCTGGAGGCGACTGCGCAACGGGAGAAGGTCAAGGGTAAGCTGTACACCGAAGAAGGCGCTGATAAGCTCCCAGGGTCTCCTCAGTGGCATCGATACATGCAGAAGCATTATCCGTATCTGTATTCGATGTACAACATTGGCGATAACTTCCCAATCGAAGAGATCAACGAAACCACGCTGGACTTTGTACTGTCGATTCCAATGCTGCTGCGTTATTCGGAGTATTTCAACTTCGTTTCGCAACCACGTTTGATTGCAGATACCTTGTCCTTTATTGCGCGTGAGCATGGTTACGTTTGGGGCAGCACTCCTGCTAAACGGGATAAAGTCTTTACTGACCGACTGCCGACTCTCGACAACTGGATTGCACTTCTCGATACTGAGAAGAACGCAGACATGGGTCGGGCAATCTTTATCGGTCTGGATGACGTTATCAGTGCGGGTCGTGGTCTTACTGACGACCTTGACGTTGAAGGGGCGTACCCAACCGGTACACTGGCTTCTAACGCAGCGAACAAAACCACGCAGATGGAGGTGTATGCCATTCAGGGTGCTAATGACATGAAGTTCCGGGAGATTGCCGTGAACTATGCCAGCAGTACTCAAGCGAATGCCATGGGTCTGAGTCACGCACTGTTCCGTTTCCCACAAGCCGACAAACTGCAATCTGAGTTTGAGAAAGGTTTGGAAGAACTGGGTTATGCAGACATGTTGAAGCAACTGCGTGAAAGTGCAGAGAAAGCAAAAGCAGAACGAGAAGCACGTCAAGCCAAAGTCCTACCAGAAGTACTGAAAGAAGCGGCGTAAAGCAGCTATAAACCCTCCTACTCCCTTTGTCGGGGAGTAGGAGGGTTTATTCACGATCGATGCTCAGAACGCCTTACAGACGTTATTAAGCAGCGATACCAAAGACCTTGTTCAGGGCATTGGACGCTTCGGTCACGCGGGTGTAGTTGGCTTCGATCAGCTTGGACGCTTTAACGCCAGTACCAACGATCACACGCAGAGCGGCGATGTCTTTCTGGAGTTCAGTTTTGTCTTTCGCTTCTTTGGCCTTCTTCATCTTCGCTTCAGCGCTGGCCAGCAGTTTCTCGATGGCCGACTTCTTGTTCTTGAATTCGTCGGAGAACGCCTTCAGGGACACGATGTTGGTGGCGCAGTCTTTGCTGAACTGGATGGCAGCAGCAGGCTCGGTGATGGAGGTGGCTTTTTCCAGCTTGGCCAGGAACTGAGCGTCCCGGGTCATGAACTTGGTAACCAGGCCAGCCATGTCGATGGCGTTGTCGGTGAAGTCGGTGTTACCCGACAGGTGACCGGCGGCTTGCTTTTCCTTGTCGCTGCCCTGGGAAGTGGCGAGGGTCAGGAATGCTTTCTTCGCCTTCACAGCCGCAGCCACAACGTTGGCCAGAGTTGCTTGAGCCTTCTTGTTCATCTTGCCCATTTCTTTCAGGGCAGCCTTGACGGCGTCGCGCTTCTCTTTCAGGCCCTTCTTCTTGGCGTCAGCGATTTCTTTCGCAGTTGCTTCGGAAACGTTGCCGGCCATCGCGTTCAGTTGCTTGTCGGCGGTGGCTTCGTCCTGGGTACCCGAAACAGCGGCTTGGAGTTCAGCAGCGTTTTCGTTGCACGCTTCTTTGGCCACTTCAGCGTCTTTGGCGCTGTCACGGTTGAAGAAGAAGTCCCAGATGGACTTGAAGGTTTTAGCGATGTAGTCATACACCGCTTTGAAGCCGTTGCCGATGGCGGAGAACACGCCTTCGTTACCGGTCACTTGAGCGCCGGTAATAATGCCAGCAGCACTGAGCACGCCTTGAGCATAACGCTGAGCGTCAGTCAGGGAGATCGATTCGGTACCCGCAACGTCCAGCTGTTCAGCCGTATCGTTGAGGGCGTCGAACATGATCTCGACGTGCGGTACGTCGGGGAGACCAAAGCCGTCGCCATCAGGTTGGTAGGAGCCTTCTACGTATTCCATTTGTTCGATCCTTGCGGGGAGGGGGTTATGATGTATTGACGGCGGTGGATTAGACGTTGGTCAGGTAGCGGAAGTACTGGGTAACGTTTTCTTTACCCTTGCGATTCAGGTCAGTGATAACACTGGCCAGGTCGATCAGCGAGTGCAACTTGTACCGCGCTTCCCAGTTCTTGGCGACCATGGTCAAGAACGCGAGGTAGGTGTGGTACAGGCGGATGGTCTGGGCAGGGTACTTCTTGTCCAGTCCCACGGTGTAACGGAATGCCAGGCCGCTGGAGAACACATCAGCGTTCTGACGGATGACGGTCAGCAGGTCGTCGGTAACGACAACGAACTGTTCGAAATCGAGGCGCATGGAGTTGCCGATCGTTTCAATGAAACTGATCTGTTCGTCCTGCTCTTCCTTCTTGTCCTTGAAGCGGCGACGACCGGCCAAGAATTCGATGTGGCGGTTGATACGAGTGACCATGATGTCAGTCGTGGTATCGCCCTTAGCGTTGACCATCTTGGCAATGCCGATGACCATTGGCTCAGGTTCGAAAGTAGCCTCAGCAGGAGCAGCAGCTTTGGCAGGTTGGGTGATAACAGCAGGGGCTTTAGCAGCAGGTGCGGCAACCTCCTTTGCTTCATCACCACTGAGATCTTCGCTCTCAGGTGGCGTGTATTCATTTTTGCTCATGGAAAGGGCCCTTTCGTAGAGAGTTATAGGCTACCGTAAATACGGTTTCAGCATAAAATACGCCTCCACCCCTAGGGTCCGCTGGGACCCTAGAGGCGAAAGGTATCTAAAACAGTTTCTTGTCCAAACCCAGCTGTCGCATAACTTCCAGCACGTCTTTGTTGGTATCCCCAACCTTTGGCATTTTGGTATTACCATTTGACTCAGGTGGGTTATCCTGCTTGTCCCGCTGACTACGTCCTTCACCCACACCCGTGATCAAGTCATCGATCATAAACATGGGCATTTCCATGTAATCCCTTAACGGCATGATCTCATGGAGTTTGTAGAACCCATACTTCTTAGCGACAGACTTAATTGACCACTCATGGTAGAACTCGTTCTCCTCAGGAATGTAGAGAACCGAAGAGAACGGATCCATGGTGGCAGGGGTGTAGTAGTTCATGTTCAAGTCATGCAACATGGACTCGTTAAACGACATCGCCTCTGGGGTAACATCCTTCATGGACTTACCCAGAAGCGAATTGTTTACCTGGTTGAACGCGGGACTGAAGACAATCCGATTGTTGACGCGCTCTATTATTGCGAGAGGGCTTCGGATTTGACTTTGTTTTGGACGGCCGTCTGCTTGAGCATTGACCACTGGGTGAGGGTAAAAAAACTCATCACCGGATCGATAGGCGTGTAGCCCAGCTTACGATCCAGGAGGTTTTCGGGGTCTTCCAGGTCGGCCATGTTCTTGCGGCACTTCGGACACACGTAGTTACGCACACCAAAGAAGGTACGCGACATGTACGGGGTCTTGTTCAGCACGAACTTGACGAGGTTACGGTTGAGGTCTTCGTGGTCACGCAGTACATCGAGAAGACCGCCGTTGAAGTCGTTCGGTTCGATTTCGCTGCGGTTGAACACCGTTTCCTTTTCGTCGGTGTTTTCTGCCGGCAGGTCGACCTGACGTTGCACCCAGTGGATGAACTCGGTAGAACCGAGGTTGTTGTGAACCATCGTCACCTGAGTTTGGTATTCGGCCGGATCGATCAACTTCGTACGCAGCTCAGCCAACTCAGGGTTGATCTCGCCGATAAAGAAGTCGAACGCGTCGAAGGCTTCAGCCAGGGTAGGCGGTGCACATTCCAGGTACATCGTTCTGTCGTCGTTGTACACGCGGTTGCTTTCGAGACCGTAGGTCGAAGCACGGCTCATGGCACGCGTTTCTTCCATGGTGTACTTCGCATGGCCGTTCAGCAGGTTGGCGTAGATCGCCTCATCAGCATCGCTGGTGATGTGGTGACGATGACGCAGCAGCTTGCTTGCCTGCACCAACTTGAAGGCTTCCCAATCACAGCTGCCGGAGAAGCAACGGAGGTTGAGGTTGATACCCTTGGCGTTGGTGGACTCGATGAGCGCACTGATGATGGCATCCATGTCGGTCAGCAGGATCACGTTGGACAGCTGATTGAAGTCAGCCAGGTCAGTAACGCTGGAGTTCGTGATACGCTTCGCGATGAAGTTCCAGATCACACGGATCGATGCAATGCGAGCCAGGACGGCGCTGTTGTTGCCGATCTGCTGTACATAGCCGGTGATGGTCCGGCGGATGTCGTTCAGCAGCGAGCCCATCTCGGTGTGGTTAGTCCGCGAGAAAGCGAACATCGCAAACGAGTCACGGCAGAGAACGTCGAAGGCCAGCTTGTCGGCACCGGGTGCTGTGGTTTTACGCGCAGCACGACGACGCATGTTTTCACGAGCCGAGAAGCCTTCGGTCTGAGCAGAAGGACGTTTACCGACGACGTCACCGGTGTTTACACCGCCACGGTTGGCGACGTTGCTGAGACCCGGCTCATTCATGATCGAGGTACGAACTTTCAGCTCGTCCTGGATCTCCGACATGAACGCATACATGTCGGCAGCGTGTGCCATGACCTGGTCAGAGGTCTTGCCCGGGAACTTCTCTTCGATGTACGCCATCCAGTCCGCTTCAGCCTTCTTGAAGACCGACTCAGGGATGCGCTCTTCCTCGTACATGGCCTTGGAGCCACTGAAGGTCAACCAACGGCCAATGACGCTCTGGGCCTTCTGGATGTCTTCCTTGCGGTTACCGAGGAACACAGTGAGGAAACCACCGTCTTGACGTTCTTCTTCGGAGAGGTCGCGGAGGACTTCATCTTCAGGAGCCAGGACTTGCTTCATCGTGGTGTTTTGAGCGGTGTGTACGTCGTGGTGCGTTGGAGTTGATGCAGTCGGTGCAGGAGTTGCATCAGCACCTTGAACAGACGTCTCAACCGGATCTTGAGGTTCAGTACTCATGTACTACTTCCTTGCTTAAGGGGTTAGTTAACTTGTTTGGCGCCAATGTCTTCATAGGCGTCTTCAGGCAACACGGTGCCTTCCAGCGGCTTGCTGGCTGCCGGTGCGGCGGAAGGCGAGACAGTGCGGTAGGTCGCAGCAACGATGGCCATACGCTCACCGTGCAGACGCATGCCGAAGGTGTAGTTGTCTTCGTCCTGGCCTTTGTGTTCGCGGACGTATTCGTTGATGATTTCTTCGCGAGGACGCAGCACACCTTCCATAACGGACGGGATGTCGAATTCCATCACTTCGGCGAGGGTGTCGGTGTAGTGGACGAACAGTGAGATGTAATCGTCGACTTCCTGGCCTTTGTTGATGAACTCGAAGATGGCATGAACGTCTTCGGCGATCGAGACGATCTTCTGATCGAAGAGGTTGATGAGCAGTTGCTCTTCTGCGGTCAGGGTGGTCTTCTTCATGTCAACGAGTTTGCTGACAACTTCGATCACGCCGTGGATGTTGCCCAGGATCGGGATCATTTCGTTGATGCCTTTCAGCACCTCGATGTTGTTCAGCGCTTCCTTCGCCTTGTCGAAATCCTTCCGCAGGTCGAGGGCGGTTTGCATCACGCCCTTGGTGGCGATGTCGTAACGCAGTTTGGCTTCGGCCGCCTGGATGCCTTCAGGGGTCTTGGCGATACGTGCCATCTCACGACGGCCAAGATGGAATTGTGTGGTGTTACGGTCAACGTTAGCCCGTTTCTTTTTCTGTTTCGAGGCCTGGTTGCGTTTGGCTTTCTTTTCTGCTTGCTTGGTGCTCATGCTATGATTCCCTGGTTAACTAACGGTAGGAAAGCCCCAATGAATATTGAGACTGACGAAGTAGTGGTGATGGGTGCGGACGAAGACCTGGCCGCTACTCTCATCGGTGGTATTTGGGTTGACTTCAAGGCCTCTATCCCCGACCCTCAAGCTAAAATATTGACCGACGGGTTCAATTTAATTCTTTTGAACATCCCCGAGTCATTGCTGCAAAACGTGATCACCGAACTGCTCGTGGATGAGACTTTTGATACCCCCATCAAAAAGAAGCAAATCTACGAACTGATCACCAACAATATAATCGACGTGCTGTCCCGTCTGGGCTTTATCATCAACGAGGATGAAGTGACACACGAACGATTGGAGGAACTCATTCATGTCGGTAACTTCTTCCACGAGATGGATCACTATGAAGACGTCATTGGTTTGGGTAACATTCTGGATTCTGTTGATATCCCCCCTGTGGACCGCTTCCTCCTGATTTTCCAGAAATACATGGGTGATGCTGTTTCGCTCACCAACTATGAGTTGCTACTACAAGATGTTAGCGAGGTGACTTTAAAGGCTGTCCGCGACAACCTTGTCACCGGTGATGTAGAGGACGGGATCCCTACCACCCTCATTAAGCGTATAAGAGCCAACAAGGCCCTTATCGAGAATACCCTGGCCTATGAGCACGTCATTCACAACGGCCGCGTAGGCAGCCCTGTAGACGTCCTTATGAACTTCTTTAAGACCGATCTGGTTAAGCTCCTTGACTACCCGTCGATGGACAACCAAATCGAGTACGGTAAAGAAGTCATGGGTCTTTACCTCATCAGTGAGTTGAACAACGATACTCTTCGTGAACAGCTCCTGGTCCATATCAACGAGATCACCACGGATCACTTGGCCTTGCTGGCGATTGAGAAGATGATCGGTGCCCTGGACCTTCAACCATGAATAAACTCGATTACCTAAAGCTCTGGTTTAACAACCTCGGCTACGCCAACAAGGCCTCGGTACAATCCATCATCTCGATTCAGTTCGAAGATGAGGAGTCCGCTGGCGCCTTCAAGAAGATCCCCTGGACCGTCTTTGTGGAGAAGGGTAAGTTCCACGCCATTATCGACGGTAATACCGTTGTGCTGGATGGCAAGGTCGATCAACCCTTTGCTGTCATGGACGATGAGTTTTCCTTTCCGGGTGACTTCCATCCGATGCTGAAGGGAACACCGGTGGATTCTACCTTTGGGCTGATGTTGTTTAACGTCATCCTCTGGTGGGAGCCCTTCCAAGGCAAGGTGGATTATGTCAACCAGGGCTTTACCAAGAAGTTGATTGAAGGTCATATCAGTCGGCTCATGGTGGACAACCCCAAGGAAGGGGAAACAGTGCCTGAAGGTAAGGCCTCTGTTGATGACTGCATGAAGTTTACTGAGAACTGCTACTACCTTGAAGGGTTGGGTTCGTTCTTTGTTAAACCAGGTGGCGTAGACGCCCTCTCCGTCTCTGCTGCGGTGCTTAAGCGTAAAGATGAACTCTTTGCTAAGCTAAGAGCCGAAGGCAAGATGAACGACCCTGTAGCCTTTACAGCGGCCGTTGAAGAACTGGTTCAAATGGACCGGGAAGAAATGCTCAGTGGTGACAGCAAGAACTTCTTCATCAACGACAAGTTTATCAATACCGCGCGTAAACGTATGTTTATTGCGTTTGGTATTGAAGAAGACGAAGAGACAGGTGAGTGGATTGCCTTGCCTCGCAGTCTGGATGAAGGCCTTGACCCTGAGCAGGTCGTGGTACAGACCAACGCCGCGGTAGCTGGTGCTTACTCCCGTTCCATGGCAACCGGTGAAGGTGGTAGCCAGGTTAAGGAAACGCTGCGTCTGATCGGCCGTGGTAAAGTGGAAGGGACGGACTGCAAGACCCCTCGGACTGAGCCTATCATCATGACCCCGGATAACCGTGGTTGGATTGGCGGTTACTACATGAAGGGCGATAAGGTTACCTACATCACCCCAGATGAGTTCCAATCTGTAGTGGGTAAGGTCGTCAACATGCGTGTGCCTCAGTTCTGTCTGTCGCCTGACGGCAACTACTGCTCGACGTGCTTGGGTGAAGGCCTGGGTAAACTGGCAGATCGTCTGTCGGCTGAAGTGGTACGTGTTCCAACCGAGTTCATGCTGCAACGTATGAAGGCCCACCACCAGGCGGGTCGTAAGCGGGCTAAGCTGAACCTGGCCACTGCAATCAAATAGCAAAAAAGAAAGCTGTTATTATAACCCTACCAACCCCTCAGTGGGGTTGGTAGGGTTATAGGTTTCAGCATGGGGGTAGCACAGGTAAACCATGGAGCATCGAACCACCGGTCGGAAGGGTTGGGATACCCAACTGATCCACAACCGTCGGTTGAATGTTGAACACAACGCGGTCCTTTAAATGCAACGAGCTAAAACTGAACCGCTTCTGAAAACCAGGCTGAGACAAGATATTCTTGATAGCAGCCATCTCAGAAGGGTCGTTCATGAGGTTGATCGCATCGACCACTGCACCCAACTTAATCATGATCGCTTCACGGTACCCTGGGTCGTATTCAACCAACTCAGGATTGTTTAGCGTAATCACCCCGTCCAGTGGATTCTGGTCAGCCAAAACGCCCAGCAGATACTCTACTGAGGCTTCGAACTGTGAATCCGGATCATCCGCCAGATACTCGATGTCATCGACCAGCGGATAGTCATACGGGTTAGCCATCTGAAAGATGACAAAGATTCCCTCCAGCATGATTAAGTCGAGAAACTCCAACGCAACATCCGAATAGAGTTCCTCGCGGGTTTCAGGGTCAAGCTTGAGGATGAAGGACAGCATTACGTAACCGGTTCCTTTTCCTCGATTGTCAGCATAACCTGAATGCCTACGTAGGTCGTGCTAACGATCTGGAACATCGCATTCTCGTACGGCTTGAGCTGGAGAATGGCGTCGTGGTATTCCGGGATCTTTTCGAACTCGTTGAAGGCCGCAAAGATCTGCTTCGCCATTTCACCGTTGTGCTTGTTCACCTGTTCCGGAGTGGTCAGGTTGGACGGCACCTGGAGGTAGTTCGCCACCAGGAACTGCGACTTGTCCACAAACGAATCACCCTGGAGAATTGCGCGGATGCGCTCTTCGATCAGCTTCTGGATGATGTAGTAGTGCGGCAGCTGGTCAATCCCTGGAGTTGGGATAAAGTGCGCTTTGAGTATGCTCATGGTTGTCTTCCTCTCACAAGAAGTATGATTTTATCTTTGAGTTTCAAGCTACTGACCGTGATCTCCTCCATTGCAAGACTGGAGTAGAGCAGGTTAATAGTGTCCTCGTTTTGACTCGCGATTGACTCGAGGTAATTGCTTACCTGTTGTCCATACAGCATGACGTGCCCGTACGGGTCTTGTTCGAACATCATCCTTTCCTGAGCGGAATACCACCAGGAAACCACTTCCCCGTCGTCGTTATAAAGACGATCTCGTAAAAGTGAGTAGTACCACTCATCGTCGATCCGAGAATCAACTTCCGTCAAGTTCAGCAGGAAATCAGAGATGGATTCACCAACAACGGTACTTACCAGATCCCCGGCCAAACCAAGACCGGGACACTCCAATATCACGGCCTTGGTGACAGTCTTTGTACCACTTGCGTACTTGTGCATGTTAACTGTCCGTTATTAGGGATGCTCACCTATATTAATTGAGCGAGCAGTTAGATTCAATAAGCTTAAAGTCCTTTTCCTTGTTGGCAAAGGCGATACGGCGTTTCTGGAAACACTCCTGATGTTTACCCAAGTCATTACAGAACGGGAAGACAAACGTTGGCGTAATACGACCGTTGAAGTGAGCGAACTTACCTCGGAACTGTCGCAGTCGTCCGATCATCTGTTTGTTCCGCTGAGTCGAGAAGACCGTGTGGAAACAAATGGTCGTAACCAGTCCTGGAATGTCCTTACCCGTACCGCAACTACCTGGGGTGGTAATAACGATCTCGTGTTCCAGATACTTCGTGGGGGTCTTCTTATCTTTCGTACCGAGGAAGGTACAGAAGTCCAAGTCGGGATAAACCTTCTGGAACATCGCCAACATGGTTTCGCACATCTCGATACGCGAGAAGAAGAACAGACACTTGGTACCCTCCTCTCGAGTCGGCGGGATAAAGTTGTAATCACCCGGCACACCCACCCCGTAGTAATACTCGTCGAACGCCTTTTTAGCGATCTTGAAGTAGAACTCGGTTAAGACAGGACTACGAAGTATGGACGCCTCCAACGCCATATCGTTGTAGCTACCGAACTGCATCGTCTTAAGGAAGAACTTCCGCTGACACAAGTGATACATGTAAGCGACGATGTTGATGTAGTTCTCCGGCTCAGGCTCCTTAAGTCGGATACTGATAGGGAGCATCAGGTTATACATCTTGTTCATGAACGGATCGTCAGCCTTGAGCGTGGCTGTCAGCGTGACCATCTTCTTGTGGTTGCCGTGGAACATAGACAACGCAACTTCGTGGAACGATTCATGACCCTCGTCCACAATCCGATAGCCCGCATTGATCTGTTCAAAGATCTTGCTAAGCGACACCGCATGTGGATCCTTGCGGTTGTTACGCAGGTACAGCGAGATCCTGGAGAACGGCACGATAACGATCTTGGGATTGAGCAACCCCTTCTCGATGTTCTCGCCGAGTAACGGCAGCGAAGCGTTTTCCCACACAATCACATCGCCTGGTTTGGTGATCAACGTTTTCTCGATGTCATTGACCCAGGTGGTGATGTAACGCGGTTGCACCGTGATGAGCACTCGTTTACCCAGCTGTACGGCCGTGTAGAGTCCCATGTAGGTGTTGTGGGTAACGATGTAGTCCTTTACCACGAAACAGTGGCTAGGGTGCTCTACAGCGATGCACGTTGTCTCGGTAGGTTCCGTCTCAACGATCTGCAAGATCTTTAACGCAAGGTCCCGATTCTCGGAGTTACGCAGCTTGTCCTGTTTCACCTCATCGGTAAAAAGGATCTCCGGGGTACGGTGGCGAAGGATAACCGAGTTCTTGAACTTCTTGAACTTGGCCTCAGCAATACCACCAATGCTCCTGACCAGGTCACGAACCATTTTGGCTGTGATCCCATACTCGGTCTTGAAGACGATCGAACCATCTAGCTGCGGTTCACCCCCGTTGTCAAGCAACCCTCGCAGTAACGCCATTCGCTGTGAGTGAGAACCCTCCAGGTACTTTTCGCCAAGGATGCGGTCGGTCTTACCGATAAGGTAAGGTTCGATGATATCCCCACGATCAGGATTGCGCTCACTGGCAGTCAGGGGAATGTACCAGGTCTTGCCACTGTCCACCATTTGTTGCGTAGTCAGCACCTGCCATTCAGTCTCACCCTTAGCGCGAACCTCCCACTGGTGATCAGGGCACGCCACAATCACCCTGCCGTCTTCAAACTGCAAACGGTAGGCACGGGTCATCCCTTGAGGGAAAACGCCTGTAACGTACGTATGGGAACCGTCAGGGGCCATTACAAGGTCATTAACCTTGATCTGCCCAATAGGTCTCCACCCGTGGATGGTTCTGACCGGTGTATCGTTAGCCAGAGCCTTACCACCACCTGTAGGGGCGTTGTTAACCTTTACCCCGCCGTCAGCCAGCTGATAATCCAGCCACTCCACTTGATGGTCTAATGGGGTTGACATTTCAGGCCTGAGTTGGAATTCGCAATCAGCGCCTTCAATCTCAGGTTCTGTTTCAATTGCAATCCGGGCAGTGTTGTAACCCCGGTATTGTGCGAACTCAATGAATTCCTTCATTAAGGTTGCGGGAATTCGATACTCAGTTTTGTCGTGGTTAGACTGAGCAAACACGTGAGTCACTTTCCAAGCCTGTTTGTTTGTACCAGGCACCGGAACCTTGCCAACCTTGTACAGATGAGCACGGCAGAAAGGAATGATAACCCTTGCACAGAAATCGCCGTAATACCCAAAGATACGTAGGTAGGTGTGACCCATGGATATAGTGGCGGAATGCCTCATACCAAAAGCCTCAAAAACATTAGGAGGGGACCGAAGTCCCCCCTAATGGGAGGACTCGGAGTTATGACACCGCGTGTTGCAGGAAACACTCCAGCACACTTGGTTGGCGGTCTTTGACCACAAAGGTTTTCGGAAGGTTCAGGATGTTCTGCTGCCGTTCAAAGATCGACATAGTACCCGAACCGCGGTTATCCACGCAGGTTACAAAACTGGAGAAGTACTTATCTCCAGGACCCGTTGCCAGTTTGTACGAATGCTCGCCTGGGTTCTTGGTCAGCGCACAAGACAGAATGACCTCGACGTAGACCATGTTGATGCCTTTAGTTTCAGCATCGATCAACGTCCAGAATTCAGACAGTACTTCGCCAAAGACTTTCGGCGTAACAACTTGTTTCTTCCACGCCGCATTACGTTTGTTAAACGTAAGGAAGTTTTCCACCCGAGCCCGGTGTGCGTCCAAGTCCTCACGGACATACGGCAGCACGAACATTGGGTCGGCACTGTTCCACTTGGAAAGGTCCACCGAGATGAACTTCTTGTCTTGCGTGGTCCAGCCGTTGTCCAGGATATACTGGAGGAACCCCATAGAAAAGCGGGCGCGGCGAGAAGATACGGATGTTTGCGCTGGATGCTGCTGCGTGGTGGTACCACCCACCATGATGTCTTCCACCTCGTACTGGAAGGTGACTTCACCAAAGTAAGGCAACTTGCTGAGTGCGATCTCGTCCATGATGTCCAAGGAACGCAAGTCAGACAAATCTTTCACAATGGTCGACTTAAGAATCAGTCGTGTCCCTTCTTTGCACAGGTCTTTCTCGAGGAAGATTTGGTCACCGTTCGAACTGATGATCTCCTTGTCTCGTTGATGCGGCACAAATTTCTTACTGGTCGCGTTACGGATGAAGTGTTTGGTCGACAACATTTTCTGACCCAACGGGTTACAGATCGTGGTGCCCGCAAACATACCGATGTTGGCATCTTTGCGCATCATCCGGTTATACGGCATCGCAGACTTCATCGAGCCGTAACACACACCACACGGTGTACCGGCCGGACTGTTACAGAACGCTACCGTACGCAGGTTAACAATCTCACCTGCTTTGATCGACTTCACGTTCTTCACGCTGATCAGATCAACTGAGCCGTCGTCCAGGATGCGATACTTGCCAAGCAAGCTCTTAGCCATCTCAGTCGACGAAATGCGCAGAGGAACGGTGTCAAGCGATCCACAGTCCTGCATGTGACCGATGGAATGGATGATCGCCGTGAACAAGTGAATCTTCCGGTGAAACCATTCCGAGTCCTTCAGTGCGCGGCCGTTACTGTTAAGCGACTTACCAGCACCCCGGTTGTCACCGATGGCATCCGCCAGGTTGGTGATGCCGTCTGCATAACGCGACATAACCGCGTTTGGCATAATGGTGTTGTCGAGGTCGAATACTGCCCCTCGAATGATCGCCGTTTGATACGCTTGGTTGATACTCACACCACCCGTACGTGCCAGCAAGGCTACCGTGTTGTAATCCAATGTCTCGGACGTCTTCAGGTAGACGGAGAAGAGTTCTTCCCCTTCGTCGATCGTGACTTCCTTGTCGAGGACTTTGCGATGGATCTCGCGGATACCCTCGTCCTCGATCAGGTCGTCTACCGATTCAGCCATAGCTGAGATAACCGACGTCTCACTCATGACAACGATCAAGTTGTTAAGCTTGGTCTGCCACATGTGAATGGTCATCTTGATAGAGTCCCATTCCATTGGATCATGAATGTTGGGTCCAATCTCACCCATGATCCAGTTCATTGGAATAGCGAGCGTCTTGTTGTTATACACGACGCTCTTGCCAGTTGGGATGATCTCCTTGACCGAGTACGGTACGTCGTTATAGACGCGGTGGATCATCATGCCTTGCCAGGTCAGCAGCATGGCATAACTGTCGCTCATTACCTTTTCGCCATGGTCATCCGTGACCTCAACGGCCATGCGGAAACCACGCCAACGCAGTACCTGGTGTTCAGGCAGGTTGGCAAACTCCCGCAGGTTAATTTGCAAGGCCATCAAACATTCTCCTTATGCAAATAGTCTTTCTCGAACTCGTCATCAGTACGAAGACCAGCCGGGTTGTTACCCTTGCCATTTACCGCAGGGTCGTCCATCCGTATACGTGGAATCAGCACATCAGGCGGCTCGTAATCCGAACGGTCACTTGGCAACTCACGACGCAGGGTGTAACCCGAATCACTGAGCATGTCGCGTGACATCTGTACAGCACGGTTTAAGCTATATTCCTCTGGCTTGATGATCTGGTTAATATTGAAGCCGTCGTCTGCCCGGACAACACGCTGAGTCATCCGTGTCCGGAGTTCAGGTGCATAACCCATGGCCAGTTGCTTGACGGTTTCTTTCGTACCCGCTTGACTGAGTGTCAGACGTGCTTCCGTTTCACCCTTGTTACGGTTCCAGACCATCCGCAGCCAACTGGAATACTTGTTGGCTTCGTTAAGCTTGGCTGGCATGCCGAACGGGTTAGACATTGGCAACGACTGAGCCGACATGTCTGTACCGAACTTGTCGAGCAGCATGAAGTGCTGGTTCGTGATCAGTACCGGGTTAACCGACCGCACCATCTCACCGAGGGAGTCCCGGAAGGTGATGTGTTCAGGTTTATAGCTGTACACCTTACGCAGGGCCTTGATGATCTCAACGCCGTACAGTTTGGTGTCGCTACGCACATGCACACTGATCTGAGTGGCCGCGATGTCGTTGACGTACTCGACGATGTCCTCACGGGTTACCATGGTTTGCTGCACCAGCTCTGCGAACTCTGGGAAACCAGTCTCGTAGAACAGCATCAGTTTTTCCATAGCCCCGATGTAGTCGCCTTCTTTATGCAACGCCACCACTTCTTTGTGGATGTTGACGTTGATAAAGTTGATCGACTGTTCCATCAGCATCGAGAAGATCTGACGACGGAAGGCCGGCGTGTTGTTAACCACAACGTCACACACGGTACCGTCATCATAACGAGGTGCGTCAGCGTCTGGAATGATCCGAACGATTACACCTTTGTCCCCGTTCATACCCGACATCTTGAACTTGGCACGACCCGACACGACTTCACGCAACCGGATAGTCACACTCCAGTCTTTAACGCGCACACGCTTCACAGCACGGAACAGCGGGTTAGGCTTACCGGTGTTAGCGTTGATCGTGTAGTTACCCTTGGCGAAACGGATGAACCGGTTCAACGGACGGGTCATGGCGATCGGGTTGCCGCGGTTAGCAGTAACACGACCACTGTGCCAACGGATCACTTCGTTCCACATGTCATTCTGGCGACGCTCATAGCGTTCCAGCATATTCGTGTGGGCTTGCTTGATATACTCAGTCGAACGGTTATTCGACTTGTTCTTCATACGCTCACTGATCACTTCAACCGACATGACCTCGGAGTCTACCGGCGCCCTGAACAGGATGTCGTGAGTCTCGTCTGGAATGGTCAAAGCTTTCTTGGTGAGCGACACCAGTGCGTTGGCAGAGACACGCCGACGGAAACCCATCACAATGCCATCTTCACGAACACGGTCACCACTTTGTGGGAATGGGCTATCTCCGTACAGCGTCAGCGGAACCCACTCGTCTTCGTTCCAGCCGTGAGCACGTTGGTGTTCGAACATGCAGCGCAGTTTATCGCGTGCACAGCTCTCAGTCACACCAATGCCGTCCTCCTCGGTATAGTGGAAGGAAGCCGGCGCTACCTTCAGGTCCATACCAAACATCCACTCACCGTCTTTACTGATGCGTGGGGATTTGGCAAAGATCGTGCCTTTAGGGAACACAGCGCCTTTACGCAGTTTGCGCATGACGTTCATGTCGTACACATACTCGAAGCCGACGTAAGAGTTCTGTACGTTATACCGTGGAAATTCCATGATATCGTACTTGCCCTTTTCCTCGTTCCGGAATACGACGTAGACAGGAGCCCACTTATCGGTATCGCCTTCGCCACCGTTGACAGCCTGAGCATAGAAGATTTCTTCAATGATCATGTTCGACGGAGCTTCTACACAGCGAGCGCGTTTGGCATATTGGTATTCGTTGCCGGTTTTGAGTTTGCGCTCACTTGCACCCGAGGTCACTACCGACTTCGGGATCATGTTGCCTACCATGTAGATACGCGTAGGCGACGATACCCATGGGAATACAACCAGGTTTGCACACACGCCCATTACCGCAGGGTGCAATTGGTTCTCGCCCAGATAAGCCCATTTCTTAAATCGCCCCAATCCAACCTGGGGCACCTCGGAAGGAGAATCTTCGATTACGTCACTCACAATGTTTTCTCCTATTATCTTAAACTTGGTACTGCCTATCTCAAAGATGATATAGGTTTAAGTTTTATTAGGGTTGCCATATCGCTTATAGCAATAAAGGATGGGGCGGCCAGTTAACAATTAGCTTGGAGAGGACAATGCCAATTCCAAACTCTGAATCAGACAACGGTAAAGACATCTATTACACCGAAGGTTTCAAGACCTTGGTGCGGTCTCAGAAAGAAATCTTGTTGCGCGGTTCTCAGCTGATGCCCATTGTGGACCGGGCCATGTTGTACGCATTCCGCACTGACTTCTATCGCGTACTGCGTGTCATGAAGATTCCCGCTCACTTACGTTGGGCTACCGCATACATCAACGACGTCCTTGACCCCAATCAGGATGTGTCTGATATGCAATCGTTTCAGATGATCAACGAGAGCGATTTGAACAAAGCCATATCCCGCAGTGATACTGTCAAAGGCTAAAAAAGAAAGGTATAGCAGGTTGGGGATATCCCCAACCTGCTAGCCTTATGGCTGCTTAGTAAGTCGCTACGGAATAATCCGTAACGCCAGCTTGCGCGCCTTGGCTGGTGCTAGGACGCATCATTTGTTGCAGCTGTTGCGGCATTACGGTCATACCGTTAGGCAGCACGATCATGCCGTTGGCCAATTGCTGACCACCCATCATGTTCATACCACCCATCATGTTGTTCATCATGTTCATGTTGTTCATCATGCTGCTTTCGATACGACGCAACAGGTTGCCGTGTCGAGTGCACTGGTAGATGACCTGGTTGCCGTTGTTGTTTGTAGCGTAGTGGTTCACGTGACCGTTCATGTAGTCGATCTCGCTCTTGATGTAGTTGTCACCGTATTCCATTGCTGGAACTGTGGTGTCATAGCTACCATCATTGCTACCTACAACGTTGGCACGGCCGTTGTTATTGTTGCCGTTGTTATTACCGTTGTTGTTTTGGTTGTTGTTATTGTTCTGGTTGCGATTGCCGCTGACCGAGAACAGGTTGGTGTTGTTGCGCTGATTGTTCTGAACCTGGACTTCTTCGTCCTGGGTGTTGTGGCTGTTGTAATCCAGCGTAGGCACCTGGCGATAGATTTCCGGCAGCTCTTCCAGACGCTCGTACCAGTTCGTATCGATCGGGTACACACCGGCCTTGTCGAAGTCGGCACGGAAGGTGTTCTGGATACGGTTCAGCTGTTCAGCCAGTTCGTAGTAGCAACCCAGGTAAGCGCACAGACGTGCACCGACTTGACTGGTCGACTCGATTTCCAGGTCGTCAGGGGTTTCCACGATTGGCAGAATCTGCTGGAACAGGTGAGCGGCCAGTTTCAGCGCGCCGATGGAAACACTGTAGCCGTTCAGTTCAACGGTCTGGTTGTCGGACTGACCTTCGGAGCGAGCCAGACGTTTGATGATCTCGTTGTAGAACGGGAACACCGGTTTGGCTTTGTAGTAAACCTTCTCACCGGTTTTACCACGACCGCCGCCCTTGGTCACCTTGATGTGCAGGAAACGGTTGTCCACGCCGTTGTCGTTGACTTCTACCTGCATTTGCAGGAAGAGTTTCTTCAACTCGTCACGGAAGGCGCGCTTGGCCGACTTCAGAGGCTCGAGCATGTCGAGGATGTTCTGACGCCAGGCTTGCTTGGCCGTCTTGCTGGCCACGCCGAACATGATCGGAACGTACTCGGAGAACGTGTTCATGAGCTTCAGTGTCGACAGGCGACGAATCACCTTGAACACTTCGGTTTCCTTCGAGGTCACGTTCTCGCAGGCCGGGTGGAAGAAGACCTTGTCGATACAGTTGCCATCCAGCACTTCGGACAGTGGCAGGTGCATGTCCATGTCGTCGATACGAACAGGGATCTCGTCACCATTGATGGATACCACAATGCGCGCGTCGTCCTTGATAACGCAATCCCAGGCCATCAACATGGCTTTGTACAACTTGTTCAGTTCGTTCATGACGGATCCTTATTTTGTAAAGTAGTCGGTGATGTTCTGCATGAAGTTATGAGCCGCATTCAGACCATCTTGGCTGTTCGTGATGTTGGTACTGGTCCGGTTAACCGCGTACGTAGCATTGACGTATTTACGCTCATTGTGCTCCTCGCCGTTGAAGAACACCGTTACGTCGGTCTCGCCGAACAAGTGGCAGCTAACCTGCACGCTCAGAATGGTCGAGGTGTGAGCGAACTGAGTGGAGTACTTGCTGAAGAACAGCTGACGCAGCATCTCCTTGAAACGTTCCACCCGGTTGATTGCGTACTCGTCATGATCCAGTACCGAGCCAAAGGTACCGGTGACGATTTCCACGCCAGTCTCGGAACCTTCCAGACCACTGAAGTGATGCGGGTTGTTCGTGGCACTGAACACCAGGTGAGTCAGACCGCAACGGATCAGCATGTGAACAGTCAGGTACGCCAGCTCGGAGGCAATCGTCTCGTAGCTGTTTGCACCGCCGTATTCGGTAGAGGTCAGTGTGTTGTCCACGGCTACCGTAGCGGTAGGGTTGAGCAACTGGATGTTCATCACATCCGGCAGGTTGGTAAAGACCGAGTTGATCTCTGCCATGCTCCAGCCCATGAAGTTCGCCATGGAGAAGCTGCCGTTAACCGACATCATGGTCTTGAAGAAGTCGTTGCTGGTCAACGGGGCTTCACCAATACCTGGACCGACCATCGCATCACCAATGGCGTTTGCAATACCGGTGTACTGACCTTCAGTGGTCGTCGCTGCTGCTACACGAAGCAGCTCACGAGCGTGGTGCGTTGGGTTTAGGTTGTCGGTCTTCGACATGACCACGTTTTGTTTCAGGTCGGCTGCGAGGATGCCGTCAAAGCCATCGTTCATGCCGTCGTTTGCACTGGCCATGTAGCCCAGCACTTCTTGCGCCATGTCGAGAGGACGAACCGATTTCAGATCGTCACGGCCGGTCGGGTCGCCCATCAGGAACTGGTGAGAACCCGTGATGACGGTCGAAGGCATCGGTAGGCCCATGTTGTCGAACTTCTGCGTCGTGCGGGTATCCCAGCAACGCACCGGCACGAACATGGTCTGCGGTTCGATACCTTCATGGGTGGCACCGCCTCCGGTCAGGTAACCGAGTACCGACAGCTCGGCCTGCTCGACCGAGTTGTTCGTGATCATGAAGTTCAGCATGCCCAGGCCGCGACGGATGTTCCAGTCATCTTCGATGTTGACGATGCCGGACGGGCGAGTGGTCAGGCCACCGGATTGTGCAGCAATGGCGTTCAGCGTGTTGGCCGTTACACCACCTTGATGTTGTTCCATCTTGAGGGTGTCGATGTTCATCGTCGACATGTCCAGGATGTTGTGCCGATGAACGTGTGCGTGGTTTTGGTTGCCCATGCCAAAGATAGCTTTGGTCAGTGTAATTTCTGCCATGTTGCGTAACCTCGAAGATAGTTCTGTTTGCTTAGGCGTTTACTTTACGGTTCAACGCCATGAATTCATTCTTGACTTCCACACTGATTTCCAGAGGAAAGAGTTTCCCCTGACCCACCAATGCGTAAATCTCTGGCGTGTCCAATACCCCATATTCCAAATTGGACTGCCAGATGCCACGACCGAACTTATCAAGGAACGATTGGGCAGCGACGATCGCTTCGTTAAACGAGCGACCTTCGTTGTTACGTGTTTGAATCTCGCAGATCGAAGACAGGTACTGACGGTCTTCTTCACTCAGATTCAAACCATCCGGTAGCGACAGTTCACCATTAGGATCCTTGATCGCACCAATAACCGACGGCAAGTACTTGAACCCTTGCTCATGCAGACGAACCTGCGCAATACAGATGGCTGCCATCAGTTGGTCATAGCCGGCTGCTTCAAAGGTGAATGGAGATACCTCGAAAGCAAACGTCAACTGCAAGAGCTTGAGGATGTGATCTTCCAACTCAAAGTCCCAGTGTGGCGACAGGTTGTCGTAGATCTTCTCAACCAGTGCAACGTTCTTAACACCCAATGCATCACAGGTGTATTTGAAGCGATCCTTATAACGAGGATTGTCTTCTTCGTCGAACAGTGTAAAGCTGAAGAACTCTGCCGCCGCGGTATCGTCGGTGGATCGCACTTCTTCACTGATCTGGTGTTTGTCGAGCATCGAACGTTTATCGTCGTCAGACTCGCTTGGGTAATCCCGTTGCGTGAAGTTACCGCCCAGCGACTCGTGTTGCTTAACCGAGGCGTTGATGGCCGTGGCAATGTTCTTGCCCTCTTCCGTTTCCGGAATAGCCGCACAGCATAGACGATTAAACACCGTGTTAAAAAGTACTTTATCAACAAAGTTTTCAACACTGGTGACACTGTCAGGCTGCGTAGGAATGCCGCGCTTGTCAAATGCGAACTTGACATAGCCCGTCAGCTTTTGCCAGCCCGGCAGGCTCGTGATCCAAGGGTTATCCTTGATCAGGTTACCACACGCCAGGTCGGTGAATCCGCCACTGCCCATGTGCACTTCGAATCGCGCCTGCAAGCCGAAGATGATTGGGTAGATAACGCGTACCACGAATGCCAGTTTTACCTGCTCTTCATAGTCGCGGTCAGTGATGGTGGTTTCTTTCGGGTAATCGCCCTTACTCGCCGCTTCACTCAGATCCCGTGGAATCTTCATGTACTTCGAGTAGTGGATAAAAGAGCAGTACTTCGGCACGTTGATGAAGTCCAGGATTTCATCAGTGATGGGTTTTATTTGTGCCAGGTCTTCGTTGTAATCCAGGAACTTACCGCTCTCAACAATCGCGTACGCCCGGTTGTACAGGTTGAACAAATGCATCTGTTGTTCATGGTCCATCGTGCCGTCAACATAATCGTTGAGGCAGTCGAACAGGTTGTAGGTGGCTTCGCTACGATCCTTGATCGTGCGTTCCAGTTTGATAGCAGCCTCACCATTGAACTTGATTACCTGTTCATTGAAGGTAATCAGGATCCCCTCGAACTTCTTGCTGGATGTGCGCCTGATGGCGAATTCAAGCATCTCTTTAACTCCAAACAGTAATAGCGTCTACAGAGGGATAATGTAGGTTTTAAATCTTTTTACCCATACGGAAATTGCTCAAAAAACAATTAGCAGCCATAGGGTTAGGCAGAGCAGAGGATTACCCTCCGCTCTTATCAGCATTTGGACGATTAGAAGTCGTCGTCGAAGGAGTCAGTCGAGCTGCTCGAGTCATTGCTGTTGTAGTCGTTGCTACGGCCACCACCACCGCCATTCGCTGCGTCGCCGCGTGGTTTAGGCGGTTCCCAACCTTCGAGTTCCATACGTTCCAGAACCGGCTTCAAGAAGCTGACCCAGTGACGCACAGCCCAGCGGGACATGATGCCTTTGTCTTCGGCCACTTCGCCGTTGGCGTTGCGCATCATCACGGTCATCGAACGAGGACCTTTGAAGCGGATCATCGCCTTGTAGTCGCCTTTGGTGTAACCCAGGGTGATCTCGCCGTTGTCTTCGCGGGAGATAACGAAGTTGCACTGGACGACAGGCTTCTCGGACATACGGCCCGAACCGCCTTGGAACACGAACTGGTGACGCGCCGGGGTAACCTTGGCTTGTTTGAAGTTCGGGCTGCCGTTGATGTCAGCGGCTTCCAGGAGGGCTTCGAACAGTTGACCGCGGTCGTAGGCATCGAGTTCGACTTCTTTGTGAGTCGACTTGCCTTCGGAGAACACGCCATCGTTGACTTTCAGTACGATCTGGCCGGTGATCTTCTGCTCGAACATCAGTTGAGCAGGATACTTGCCGCCGTTGATCGGGGCATCCGTTGCCGGGTGAGCCTGACGGTAGTCATTCAGAAACGTCTTCTTGCGCTTCTGGCCGTTGGGAGCACCGTTACGTTGTGGTTGCATAGCAGATTCCTTTTTGTTCAAGCAGGGGAAATTGGTGATTTGAGTCTATATGAATGGTGACTCTGTGACATTAAAGCCGTATTACTTGGCGACATATCCTACATCATCATGAGCAAACCTGCTCGGTCAACGGGATTGTCCAGTGCAGCGATCGAGTTCCTTACACGGCTCATGGAGGTAGCCGAAGTCCAGCCGCTGTCCAAAGCGATTTTCTTCACAAGATCTTTAATCGCCTTAGAAGACGACTTAAAGTTAGTGGAGCGATCACCAAAGACTTGGATGGTCAGGTGGTTAAAAGGCATGTAGTGAAGTTCTTCTCCTCCAGTCAACTTAGTGTACCAGGCCGTGAACGGTTTAAGCACTCCGGTGTAAGATTCCAAAAGAAACAGTCGACTGTAACCGCGCACATCTGCTAGGTCGACCACGTGGTGCGTCATAACAAGCCCGTTCCCCTTAAAATCAGGCATACCTACATCGGTAGCCACAAGGATCTTGCCGTGCTTGCTCATCAACGCATCCGCGACATCTTTGGATAAGCGCGCATACTTCTTCTGCTTCTCTGTACCCTTGTTCAGGAAGTCAGTCAAATCAGCGTGCTTGAACTTACGCTCCAAGCCTTTATAAGACGGGTAATACACCACCATCTGAATAGGCTTGCCTTTACGCAACTGCTCCAGATACTGTCCTAACTTGATGAGGTCCTCTTCAACGTCTTTGGTCAGTACCTTAACGTTGTTGGCTCCCTCATCATCTTTCTCGTAAGCAGCTTGTGCATTACGAATCAACGTTCTGAGATTAAACAGCAGGGTATCCGCAGACCGGATTGCATCCCCACCGAGTTCCAATGCCAGTGAAGTCCCCACCGACATGCCTAGCGCACCCAGTGCTCTCATTTGAACTCCTCCAGCACCTCAAATGCTTCCTCTACCGAGATACCCAGTTCCGCCAAGCGGTCACTGATCTCCGGCAATAGGGAATCATTCAAGTTATCTTTAGTGAGTGAAACCCCTTCGTACACTTTAGCGTCAAACAAAGTCTCGTCAACACTGACGCCTTTATCAACTTCGTTCTCAGCCTTAATGCCAAACATGGGGTAGTCTTTTTTCATGACCTCAACGATCGGGTTAACGACCTCGGTCTTACCGCCCTTAACGCGAAGCTGCGAGAAAGGTGGTAACTTACGTGCAGCGATAAACGTGTGGAACTCTTTGATCAACACCTCAGGTGTAATCTCCGGATCCACATGCATGGTGAGAAAAGGAAGCGCGTTCTTGTTTTCCCAGAACACCGGATTAAAGTAATCCTTCTTCTTATCCAGATCCACCACATAACCGCCCTTGGGATGTTCTTCACCATGAGCAGTACGGTCAAACGAACCAGAGGTGAAGAGTTTCCCCTTCTGCACTGGCTTGTGAATATGTCCCGCAAAAATGCCGTACCGAACAATCGTTTCCCATCGTTCGAGTAGGTGTGCATTCTTTTGGGCTGCGGCGTGCAGCTGGAAGGTAAAGCCACCGTGGAAGCAGATCAAGTCGACCTTATCCATTCCGTTGGCTTTAAGGACCTGGAGTGCCCGTTCCCAGATCTCATCCGGTGTCATCTTGCCCATGTTGTCCGGGACGAACATAATGGACAGTTCGTCTAACTGGTGAAACACCTCAATCGACAGGGTATCGATATAACGAACATCCATACCGCGCGGAGCGAGGTTTACAAAGTGCCGTGGCTGCTTATTGTCGTGAGACTCAGTACCTGCCAGCCAAATGGCGATCAGGTCTTCATTCGCATCGTGGGCTGAGTGCAAGAAGTCGCGCCCCCAGTCCTTGACCTTAAACATGTCTTCGTTAGGGGATTCAACCATGCGCTCAAAGAAGTCGCCGCCAAACAGTACCATGTCAACCTTTGACAAGTCGTTCTCTTTTAAGAGGAATCGATTGAGGTTGGACAGGATGTGTGGGGTAGGGGTTACTTGGTGCAGCGTGTGTTGATCAGAGCTCCAGAGAAAACGCACTTATAAATCCCCTAATGATAGTTAGCACTCCAGCGGGTCGGTAGGACGTGGCCGTTGGCTGACGACATTACCTTTACCCGAAGCAGCTGCGGCCATATTGACGCCCTTGATGGATTCCTCATTGAACTGGAATTCCATGTTGCCGGTCATCAGGCGATTAACCTGAGCGACTTGTTCGGCAGTGATCGGCTCTTTGCGATAGTTTGCATAGAGGATAGGACGGATGGCGTTGATCTCTTCGATCGGACGTTTGTTGTTGTTCAACGTGTCCTTGATGTAAACCACCTGCTTCTCTACTTCCGGGATCACGCCGAACTTGGCATAGAACTCAGGCGCGATCATTTCAGTGAGGGTGGTACGTTTCTTGCTGTCCAGTGCCTTGGTCAACGCCTTGGCCAAACCGAGGTTGGCGTTCGGGTCGTTCTTCTTCATGGTGTCAGCACTGTGACTGTGAATCATCCGGCTAGCCTGTTCCAGCATCTGGTACTCACGCTGGGTCAGGTTTGTGGTGATCATCGGCGGAATGAGCAGCACTGGCTTGTGGTCTTCGTCGACGACCATTACCGCACGAGTGCCGTTACCGCTGATCGACATCCACTTGTTGACCTTGGCGCCGAAGTAGTTCAGGCCATGATCGTTACCGAGGGCAAACGCCATCAGCCATTCGCGGACGAAGTCCTTTTCGTAGAGCACGGTTTCGACGTTGAAAGGCAGATCACCATCACCCATCATCAACTTGCCGTCGATGTTTTGTACTTTGACGTTTTCAAGAAAGGCAAAATCTTCCTTGAGAATCTCTTCGCGGTCCTGCTTTGTCATCTGACTCATTTACCCAACCTCGCCTTATCCAACACTTCATAAAGTCTGCCTGTTACAAGTACCACTTCAGACAGGTCATAAGTTTCGCCATCCACAATTGCCCGAGCGGACATCAAGAGATGGTAGTTGTTAACTTCGTTATCTACCGTTTTCTTTTGCACCAACACTTGAGCCTGCGGAAACAGTTCTCGCATGTAGGATTCGAATTCTTGTTGAGTTCGTTCAACCATGGTCTCAGGCGTCGTACCATGGGTTGCCCAGAGAAAATAAAAACTAGGCACCTCACCAATGACCTTACCCTGGTCACGACGGGAGGTAAACCAGTACATGAAATGCAGCGCCATCGCCTCCTGAGGCGACTTAACCTCGAAGCCTGAACGGGTAGACATCGTGGCCACGCAAAAAGTGTTCATACCGTTTTCCTTTATAGAAGTAACCTCTATAAGAATAGTTTTCCTTGCAACGCTGTAAGATAGCGTATGGCAAAAAAATAAAGCAGGAAGGGTGTTACCCCTCCTGTTTATCTAAACGGTCTTATTCGGCTTCTGGGGGCGGTGTAGCGCCTTTCAGAGCCTTGTTGGTCTCGCTGGTGATATCGAACAAGTTCTTCGTCCGATGATAACCAATTGCGTTCCACGTTTTCTGCACGTCAACGCGTTCACGGAAGGACAATCCACCGCCTGCACTTTCCAGGTAGTGAGCATGTTTCAACCGTGTGACGTCGTCTTTCGTTTCCAGGTGCAACAAGCCATTCATCGAACGGCGCCAGAAAATGTTCTCAGCGCCAATCCCTGTATTGAGTGGACTGAAGTTGCCGTCATATCCACTGATCTTGTCATCCAGCCAATCCTGGTGCAAGCCTTCATGCGCCATGATGTAGTCGCGCATGAAACCCTGCGCACCTTGCAGACCTGCCACGGAACCCAGGTAACCGATTTCGAACCGACCGACGTAATCGCCGTCCGAGTTACCCAACAGTCGCTTACCCATTTCCCATGCTCGCGAGGTCAGGTAGTTGTTGAACCCTTCCAACGCGTTTGTTGCTTGTTGTGCTAACCAACCACCCGCCTGCTGAAACGCCTGAGTGGAGTTGTTCACATACTGGGCGTACTTCTGCATCTGATTCTCGGTGTAGCTGCCCGAGACCGCATAACTGAATGCATGAGCACTGTTCATCGTGTTTACCTCTTAGCCTGGGTTAGGCTACATCAAGGATCGGCGTTTGCGCCATGAGCGTGTTAAGGTTCATGAGGTTAGTTGCCGCTTGCCCTGCGTAGTCACCCACTGTAAACGGAATGTTGCGGTCCAACGTCTGATGGTGACCCCACGCGCCGTAAGCTTTCGCTTTGGACTCGTTATCGGCCATAAGGACGATGTAGTGGTTGTCGCCGTCAAAGTCGGTGTTCGATTCACTTACGGCCAGGATCGGTACGCGAATACTTTCATCCTGGAGATCGCGGTTCACACGGAGGAACGCACTGCGCAGACTGAGGAACTCAATCGACGGGTTACGTCCGCTCTGTATGATAGCCTTGTTGTTTTCTTCCATGTCGCGGAAGAATTCATCAATCAGCGGGTCGATCCAATACGCAGCTCGACTGATTCGCTGGATGGCCTGATACGGAGTATGACCGCGACGGTACAAGAAGCCCGTGATGTGATAGTCCAGAATAGCCAGACACATCTTCCACGGGACCATCCACTCATCCGGGTTGAGGATACCGGTTACCGAGGTTACAACCGAGCGGCCAGTGAACGGTACTGCACCAGAGGCCACGTGTTTACGGTTGAGTGCAGGCTTACCAAACAACGCTTTCGGGTTGTTTACCTTACGGTATTGGTCAGCCAGCTTAACCAGGTTCTTGCCGACGATCTCGCAGTTACGACGCTTATCGGCGGCGCTCAGCTTAACGACAGCATTCGAACGTTTGGTATCAGCAATCGCGGTGTACAGCTGTGCAGTGACCGGTTGGTGAGGATAGGCGTAAGTATCCTTGCCCGTCTTCTCCAGGATCGTTGCGTAGCGATTCGGCACCTTCATGTACTTGGAGAACGCGATGTGCTTGTTCTTTTGGTACACTTCCATCAACACCACACCTTCGTGCGAGGTCGTGCAATGGCGTTTGCCATTACCTACCAGCATCCAGTGCATGATGTCATCACACCGTGCCTGGAAGGTGTTCATGTTTACGTCGATGATCTCCAGCTCTTCGAGCATGTTGCGAATCAGGTTGACGGTGGTGTTCTTTTGCTTGTTGATCTGGCCGCGATACGTCGGGTCGATGAAGTACCGTGGTACGCAGACCTTTGGACTGCCAATGCCGACTTTGTTAAAGAAGGTCGAGAAGAAACCCAAGTTAACAAACCCATTCACACCCTCTGGCAACTTAAGCCACAGCCGAGTGTCCTCTCCGCGGTCCAGGAACAGCTCTGGAACCTCTCCGCACTTAGGACAAGCCTTACCCTGCTTCAGCCGGTAGTTGCCACGGTAGTGACCACAGGCCGGATTACAGGTAGCGACTGTCTCGAACGAGTTACCTGTGAATTCCATACGAGTCAGACGCTCGATGGCTTCGCGATCTTCCTGAATGTTGAAGTCAAACTCATTCAGGTAAATAGGCTTCAGACGACTGGTATCGTGCAAGTAGTCGTAGTCTTCGAAGTCCCAGTACAGAGGCTCCGAGTAACGGGGGTCATCCTCCAGCGACCGGCCGAAGGCTGCGGCGTAACGGTTGAAGAAAGGCATTGGATCAAGCTTTTCTTCGTTGTACTGTGTGAGCTTTTTGATTGCCAGCTCATTTGACGGAGTGAGTTCCGGTAAGTACATATTGCCCATGGCCGACTCCAAAAACAGAAAAACAGAAAAAAGAGATCAGCGAGCAAGAGGGAATTACCCCTCTTGCCCACCAATCCGTTGCAGGCTACAACGTGTACAACACTTACATGAACGGCATGTTCATGTTGTACGCCAGGCCCAGGCCGTTGCCGTTGGCATTGTTCGAGCCAGCACCCACGAGGGTAGCCAGACCGATGCCAGGCGTCGAAGCCAGGCTGGTGTTGCGCCAGCTGCCCAGGTTGTTCGCGACGTTCAGCTGACCGATGGTGTCCATGGCTTTCGACATGGCAGCCATGAAGTCAGGCGCCCAGATGTGAGGCTGAGCCCAGCCGTTGATGTGAACCTGACCGTCGAACAGCGACGAACCGGTTTCCACGCGCAGCTTCTGAGCACGTTGCTTGAACTCTTCGCCCTGGATGGTACCGTACATGGTCGACAGCAGGCTTTCGGCTGCGAGTTGACCTTTCGGGCCCTTGATGTGCGAGATCATCATCTCGTCCAGTTCCTGGGTGTTGAACTTGCGACCGGCGTATTCGGCCAGGCCGTTTACCGCGATCATGCCAGTCGGGATCAGCACTGGCTTGGAAGGCGTCCAACCTTGTTGCGAGGTGACGTTCTGGCGGATGATTTCCGAGAACGCGCCCTTGGTCATGCTGTCGATGAGCGAGATCACCACCTTGATTTCTGCCGCGTTCTGGCCTTGCTTGGCCAGCTGGAAGAAGAAGTTGTTGATCGAAGCGTTCGGACCGGCCGGGATCAGGTTGATCTGGAAGGTTGCATGCGGGGAAACGTTCTGACGGATCCAGTTGTTGACCAGCTCGGTGTCCGACATCTTCTTCTCGTCGAGACGGATACGTTGCGGGTTCTGGAAGCCACCAGGGATCTGGCTTACCATTTGGTCAACACGGACTTCCAGGTCGGCCAGGTTACCGCGAGCACCCACGCTGTGACGGCGCAGAGCTTCGGACCAGACGTACTGGTTGTTCGTCGCCATCAGCGCGTACAGGCCGGTGAAGAACGGGAACAGACCGCCGTTGTTGCAGAGTTGCTCGCCGGCTTGAACGGTGCCGACGGTGATCACTGGACGCAGAGGTTTGAAGCCCTGTGGGTAAACACCCATGCCCATTTGGTTGCCCAGGAACTGTTGCAGCGCGTTCATCTGCTCTTGCGAGCGGTGCGACATCATGAAACGCTGGTGATCTTCCCACGACACGCCGTTCAGGCTGACAGCGGCGGTAGCACGGATGATCTCTTTCGAGTTGGCCTGGAAGTTGCCGGTGTTCTGGTTGTTGTTGTTGATCGTCGAAACGATCACTTCCATGTTGTCGGCGGTCAGGGTGCCGGCCTTGCTGGTGCGGAAGCTGATAGCGCTCACACGAGCTTCGGCGCAGCCGTCTTTGCCGTACGGTTGATCAGGAGTTGCGAACGGTGCCGGAACCTGATAGCCCTTGGCAACGATTTCGCGAACGGTTTTGACCATGATCGCTTCTTCCCACTCGGAGGCGATGTAGTTCGCCTGACGGTGAGCGTAGTCTTTCGGATCGCCGGCTTCCTGATGGTTCAGGAGTTCCAGGTCGACCACGATCATGTTGATGACGCTGACGTTCTTCACGCCTTGTGCTTCGGCGACCTTGGTGTAGTGACCGGTCAGCTTTTCCAGGAACTGGCTGTTCGGGTACTGGGCCGGGGTCAGCGGCGCCGACATTTGCTGCATGATGTTGTTGGCGTTGACGGTGATGCGCTCGACGCCGATGCTCAGGGTGCGGTTGTAGAACAGCGCGGCCATCACGTACATGGTGCCGTCGAAGATGACGTACAGACCGACGCCCGGCAGTTGAGCCGAGATGGACGGGGTCAGGCTTTCGACGGTCGGAACGATTTTGCGTTGCAGTTCGTTGGTGGTGGACTTCTTGGCGTTCTCGTAGATCGCCTCGAGTTTCTCGATGGTTTCAGCAACCTCTTTCAGGTTGCGGTTATCCGACGTCATGGACGGCAGACGAAGCAGGCCGGCGAGACCATCCAGCGGAGCCATGGTGCCCGGAGCGCCTGGAGCCTGGCTTGCGTTGGTAGGCTTTTCGTTGTCGTTCCAGGAGGTGCTTTCGGAAGAACCGGTGTTCAGTGTCATGAGTGTTTTCCTTTTATACGAAGATAGTCTGCTATAGCGACGTTGTTTTAACAAATGTGGAACATTTGTACTACCAACTACATGAGTAATATAGTCTTGAAAATTTCTTACCCCAGCAGAAACCATCCCGCTTTTCAGCAGGGATGATATAGAGTAGTCGCTTTCAAAGCTGTATTACAAATTCTCAAATTGCGCAATGGTCCCCAGTAGGAGATCTTCTCCTGATGTGACTTGTTCACATAAGATAGAGAATTCCAGTGAGACTTTATTTTAAACATCCCTCCCCATTTTTCTCGGACAGCCATTATGACTATCTTCACCTATCCAGCTGAGGACATCAGCCGGAAGTACCCCCGTAGCAATTTCGGTGATATGGGGAACCTGCATCGCGTTACCGAATTCAACCGAAAGGATTACCGGGCCTACGTGGACCGCGCTTCCTTCCACCTTGAAGATCAACATACCCTCGTGGGTCTTCTGCGCCATTTGGCGGTCGACCCTGAGTGGAGCTTGCAGGAGGTTGTAGATAATACACGCTTCCGTGCTAATTCACTGTGCACGGTTTACCGCATCACTTCGATCAACCGAATCGGCTTTGCAGAGCCCAATGGACTCTACCGTCGTAACGTCAGGGAGCACTGGGTACTCCTCGATGGTCCTACCGACTATAACGAAGCGACCTTGAAGCTGGACGATCTGAGAGCGGTTATCCCGCTGTACTCAACAGTATTGGATCGTGGGTACAAACATACCGTCGAGAAGAACCAAACCATTCGCAATGATATCACAGATGTGGCGATCATTGGTTTGGACATGGTCGCTTTGGCGGTAGGCTGGTGGTTGTTTATGCGTGAGAAACGTGAGGCTAATACAGGCATTGCGTCCTACGTCTGTCTGTACCCGCTCTACCACGCTACCCTCTACCAAAACCAACTGTCGGTGATAAACATCCTCTACGAGTTCTTTGTAAAGGAACAAGATCTCAACGACCTGATCAAGACGGAGACGGTTAAGTTCACCACGTTGAATGAGGAGAAGCTGTTCAGAAAGTACATGCTCTTCCTTATAGACACCTTGACTGACCGTCGTCTGCAAGATGTGTGGATGATGCTGAAGCAGATCGATAGCCTGTATCGTGTCTCCTACACGAACTACGTCGATCCCCATGACCAGGCGCTCTATGCTCAAACCGCTTGGGCGTTCGAACCGGCCATGCTGAAGGTGTCTGCGATCTACCTGTCTATCGGTAACCGCATGAAGTACAAGTGCACCGACATTAACGTTGATTTCGATCGGCTCTATCGTCAGATCGCCTATCGTCAAAAGAACATCCCTGAAGTGTTCTTTCGGAAGCATTTGGGAGATTTGCTTGAAGAAGTAAAAATCCTGAATGACATCAATTTTCGTTAAAAAGTAATACTACGGGAGGAGACTTAACGGTCCAACCGACGAAGTGCTCCCATATTTCATCTAAATATTTAAAAATTAGTAAAAAGACTATACCTCTACTAGCCCCGCAAAGGGCTAGTAGAGGTAGGTCGAATTCACGCTATTCTTCTGGTCGAATTACGGTGGTTCGGTAAATGTCCAGGGACGCTAGTCGCCTGTCGATCTTCGCCTTGATTTCCTCGAAGCTCTGCTTAGCCCGTTGGAACTCGTTGTACTGAAATTTCTTTCGGTATTCGATTGTGTCCACAACAAACTGAAGTCGATTGGTCGTGGTCTTCAAGAAGAAGGATCGGAACCAGCCTTTCCAACCCTTTACCTTTTGTTTATGCTTCTCCAGAACTACCTTTGCGTCAGCCAGCTCTTTGACCGTTTCCAGGTAAGTGTCAAAGTATTGGGTAACGATCGCCCAAGACTCATCCAGTTTCTTGATCTCATGCCCAGGTCGGTACTTCTTTCTTCTGGCTTCCGCCAGTGAGTGCACAGTACCCATTATTCCTTCCACTCTTTGCCGACAAGGAAATGCCAGGCGGCGCTGTCTTCATCCAGCTCTATGGATCGCACAAACTCATGGCCTCCGTGAAATGGACGTTCGATGCTGTACAATCTTGAGTCCGGATCGTGTAACAGTCTGTGTTGAACGCCATTAACGTCGTCGACGTAGATAGGGACATGGGTTCCTTTATTGAAAGGAGTAACACCCTTTAACGTACATTCGAGATACAGCACTTGCTTCTTGCGGTTTTCTGGATCGGTGTCCGGTACTGGTTCGCCCAGGCCATTTGGAACACACCCCGGCAGGTCCACGTAAAAACCATGCGGACCTGCTTTAATCGTAATAGACATGTTCACCTCAATGCTCGTCAGATACGAGACGGGTTACTTTTGCGTTCATGATGTACAAGCCCAACGATTCAAGGATCGCATAAATGGACTTGAAGTTCTGGGAGATCAACAGACGCATATCCACAATTGGAAGGATCTCTTTCGGGATACCACCAATCGATTCAATCATGTCTGCTGGGATGTACACCGCCGACATACCACCGCGGGCTTCGATATACGCATTCATGCGTTTAGCGACGTCAGTGTCCCCGTAAGCTTCCATGTAGCGTTTCATCTTTGACTTGTTGTCAGTCGTAACGTTCACCTTGTACGCACGGTATGGCAGCTCCGGGGCTTCACCGTAGGTATCGGCAAACACCTGCTTCCACATCTCGTGGTAGAAGTAGATCGACGACTCAGCATTGCTGTAGGCCGACTCTTCTTTGATGCCGTTCTTAACCAACCAGCTCCAGCCACCTTGCTCCAGCTCTTCAAAGAGTGCACGTTCCAGATCCCCAACCCCTTTAAGCAGAGATGGTGCATCTAGCTGCTGTTTGTTGTAGATGGCATTGAGTACGTCTCGCATGAGCTTGTTCGTAAAGTCACGAACCTTCTGTGCGATCTTGATACCCCTGAGGTGGACGCCCTTAAGCTCCAACTTAGGATCGTCGTACATAATGCCTTCGAGCATCAACTGCAACGCGTAATAGTGTTTCGACATGGACGTGGTCACGTACGAACTGAAGAGGTATTCGTTCTTCATGTTCAGACGGTAGCGGAACTTCCGCGCTACGTTCATGTTTGTACTCAAGCGTGCGTGCTGGTCAACTGCCACACAACGAATGAAGTACGTCAATACACCGTTAAACGCCAGCGCGTCTTTCTGATCCGTGATGAAGTCGTCAATGACGGCGTCGATCGAATAGATCATGGAGTCCGTGTCAGAGGTTACTACGTTTTCACGCACCAACTCTTTAACGTTGAAGATACCGGTCGGTGGAATGTCCGCCTTGAGGAATGCTTCGATGAAGTCACGCCATTTAACTTCCAGGCTGACGTGGTAGGCGTTGAGATACGCCGACTGTTCTGCACTGGCCCCTTTACCCAGCTTCGTGGTGCAGAGTGTCTTGTAGTCGTCGTTAGCCGCCTTGATGGTGGTAACGTTTTCAAACGACGCAGGCATCTCAGGAACAACACACCATTCATCGAAGAACCGTCTAACCAACTCTTTGTTGGTGGTGTACAGACCACGAAGGTCCATCGTGCAGAGGATGATGGTCAGCTCTAGCGGCGACAGGTTTTCCATAAACGTACGGATAGCTGCAATGCCGGTAGGGTTGTTCCAGTAATACGACGAGCAACGCTTAACCATGTCCATGACTTGATCAATGGTCGCATAGTTCATCTGGTACTTGTCGATGACCGCTTGAATCTTGTCGCGCTTAGCAAACGCCAGGGTACTGATAAACAGTTCCATGGAGCTGTTGAAACTGAGGAGCAACCGGTTACCTGTAATCAACCGCTCGTTCAACAGGTTAGCGGTGGAGGTCAGGCTACGGCAGATCGAAGTCAGCGTGGTGTGACCCGACTTGTTCGTCAGCGGAGTACCCGACGACGAGAACGCACCCGATTGGGCGTTGTTAAAGATCTTCAGTGCTTTCTGGATTTCGTCGAAGGCTTGGGTGGCTTCTTTATCGCCAATCGAGATGGCTTCCTTCATCTTGCCTTTATAGAGGCGACGGAATTCAATAAAGGTTTCAGTACCAATCGAATTAATCGACTGTTCCTGGTTCGTGTGGGTATACGCCACAAACGAAGGGGACAAGTGCCAGTTGTTATCCTGGACTGTCTTGAAGAACTCCAGCGCTGGCATGATGTCTGGGACACGGTCGCCGTACTTGTTCTTCTTGAATACTTTGAACTTGGCTTCCTTATAGCCGTTCTGGTTTGGTACAAAGACTTTCTCAACCAACTCAAGGACTGTGTTGTAATCCCACTTGTAAATCGCCGTTAGATAAGCGGCAGCCATGTAGTGGTAGTTCTTGAGAAGGTCGCGGTTTGGTTTGTAATCCTCTTCTAAGAAGGGAGAGAGGTGTTGGGCCGCAGCAGTCATCAGGATAATACTCTCTGAATAAGCACAATAAGTGAAAAAGAAAAATCAGATTGCAAAAAAGAAAAGGGTCACTACACTCCCCTATTGATGAGGAATGTAGTGACAGTTTACCCTTACTTGTCGAACACCGTGAGCGTGTAGGCTGCGCCGAGACTCTGCATGAAGGTAGCCAGAGGAGCCCGGAAGTCTTCACGCCAGTTGGTGCAGACGATGTTCGCATTACGGCCGTCGATGAGCTGGAAGGTTGAGTCGTTGATCCAGGGAATCCCGACAATCTCCAGCTTATCATTCCGACCGATAAGCGCCAGGTAACCGTAGGTGCTTGGGTCGTCAACGTTTTGAACCTTGTCCTTGAAATACGGGAACAGGTTTTTGTGCTTGATAGCCAGCTGAGGGTCGATCAGCCGAGCTGTCGAATACTGCATCAGACCGTCGACCTTTACGTCTACACGGTCACCCCCGTTGATGCCGTTTTTGACCAGCTGAAATGAAACGATGTCACCACGTGAAGGATTCGGGGTTGCCATACGGGAGGTCTCCTTGAGATTCAAGTTCGATAATAACGAGCGGAAGCTTCAAAGGATGGCCGTTCCGAATAACTACCGTACCAGGCGTGCTGGTCACGTGCATGTTTTTAACCGATCCATGGATGTGGTGTTTGAACAAGATGTCTGTCAGCACTGTGTCCTCGCAACACTCACCGTCTTCCATGATGGCTTCCACATGATCAATCAATACATTCTTCGACATCTGAAAATCAAATGGTGCCGCTGGCCAGTCTATGCAGTCCATCGCATAAGACGCTAACAAATGGTCGGCCAGTTCTTCGTAATCAATCGGTAGTATGCGTTTCCACATGATGTTCTCTTTATGCTGAGGACGGTACCTGGTACGTGAAGGTGAACGTCGCCGTACTGTTACCTGTCGTTAAGTTGGTGCACTGGACAGACCCGTAGATGTTTTTCAGGTCTTGCAGTTGACGGAAGAACTCAAAGAATGCCGTGGTCAGTTGCTTTTGGCATTCATCGATTGGGTGGGTGAACGCCTCACAGGTTTCGAACATGTCGAGCCCGTGTGGAATTTGCATTGAGTCCATAAGGTTGCGATGCACGCCGATGAACTGGGGCACATCAGTGTTCGGGGGGATCATTACGGTGTGTGTAATGGTTTTGGTACTCATCGTCAACTTCCAGTAAAATGATGTGAGGGTGGACTGCGTAACGTTGCAGGTAACCGGTTGCAGCCACCCGCCGGAATTGCATGCCTACGTCAACAAGTATCTCTAAAGCGTCCAGGATAAGGATCTGGGCATGCAGCGGGTCCAGATCCATTTCGGTGCGAATGAACTCAGCCACCACTCCTGGAATATACGGTTCTTCGTTAAACCTGCACACGCCCATCAGCAGTGCGATCAGGTTACAGGTCTCATTGGGATGAAACCCACGGCTACCAAAGGCCGTCGGAATGCAGCCCAGGGCCAAGCCATACGTCTTGCTCATCGCCGCACTCCTGCTCGTCAAAGGTATCAGTTGCTAGAGGCTCGTAATCCCTGACGTCCATGTAAACCAACAAATCACCGTTTGCGAGGATCTGGTATACAAAAGGATGATCCGGTGACGTTTTATTGGTGATGTTGCCCATCTGGTGCGTGATGTGGGACATGATCTTGTCGAGCTCGAGTTCCAGATCGTCCGCATACAGGTAGCGGCGTGCAGCCTTCTGATTGTAGCGACAGTCGTTAAGGTTCTTGCCCTTGAGGAACATGAGTTGCTCAATGCCCATCTCAAGCACACCCCAAGCCATCTCTTTAGAAAGATGGGGAACGTAATCATTGCTGAGGGAAGATATCTCGCTCAAAAGGTTCTCTAACAGCTGTCGGTTGTCGATCTGAAAGCTGCGGAGTTCGCCGAATACTCCGACGCTCAACAGTTTCAAGGAATTCATTGATCGCCTCCGGACTTGGGTTTTCACTGATGGTGTCGCCAGTGACCTTGGAACGCACAGTGCGTGTAACCTTAGGTTTGGCATTTGCTCTCAACGTAGCATCCAAGTCCATTTCGATGTGAGCTTGGTGAAACCCGTGTGAGATCTTCTTGAAATCGACCTTCACCTTCAATCGTGGATCCCACGAACGACGGCGCATTTCCTTTTGTAGCTTTTGCTTGAGCTCAACCATCACAAGGTCAGGCGTCAGCATGTCGTAATGTTCTTCGTATACATTCCCCAGGTGATCCAAAAGCTCTTCTTCACGCCGTGGATGATTGATCATCTCTACTACGGCTTCCAGCATTCGCACAGCAATTGATTCCCGCACTCCAGGAGAATCGTCCTTATCCATTACCAAACTGTTGCCCAAGTTTAGTACATCGAATCTGATCACTGCTTGCCCCTTTAGTATTTCAGTGTAACCAGAACTTGTTGCCGGAGCTTACCGAAAGTCTGCATTTTAACCACAGCGTCCCTAGGTACCCCCAACAGCTTGCTAGCCACCTGATCCCTTAACGCGTTGATATCATTTCCCCAGATCCGGTGATAGGGCCTGGGGGTCTCGAATGAATTGAATCCCTCGTCGACGAGTATGGCATGCAGATCAATCGTGGATATAGCACGATTTAAGCAACGTTTATCTGCACCCACTGGTACGTCCAGGGTATAGGATTTTAAATCCAGAGAGAAGCTCTTAGACACCTTCCTGACCCCTATATAAAAACCATGCCTCATAGTAATGAAGACGGCTGTGTAAAAAGATATCAAAAAACAACATAGCAGCTATAAGGTACCGAGGATCTCTCCCCGGTACCCTACAGTAGCTAAGTGGCTTTACATCACGAAGCCTTTCGAATCTGCACCCTGCGAGATGTTCTTCGGCGCGACGTAGGTGGATGAAGTTTGGTTTTTACGATTCTCCATCGCCTCGATATGCGCTTCGAGTTCTTTCAGGGCTTCACCGTGGTCCAGGACCATGTGCAGCTCGGTAGCGTTGCTTGGCAGCTTGGTGCCAGCGGCGAACACACCGGTGGAACGGATCACAGTGCCGGAGAAACGGCCGACGATTTCGTCGCTGCTCTGGAACAGGGACGATACAGCAACCGGAGTTTTGCCTTTGAACTCGGCCACGCCTTTTTCGTCGTAGAAACGAATGCGGGACATGGACGGCGGAACACCGTAGTGCTTCGAGAAGTTCAGCAGGTTCTTCAGGTCGCTGTGGTCTTGCTCGCCGTTGGCGTTGGTCAGGAACAGGGAAGCGACGTCGAGCTTGTCGATGATCGCACGGTTCGCATCACCGCGGTTGATGTCCGGGGTGTTGTCGAATTCCATGTACGGAACGACGCGGTTCAGGGAGTCGGCGTTGGTCAGCGACGCGTACGAGCGATAGCTGTTGACGACGTTGATCTCTTCGACCTGCGAGGTCTTGTCGTTGATGAAGCACAGCACGACCAGTTGGTCTTGTTCCCAGAGCATGCGCGCCAGAACGAAGCCCAGCATGGAACCAGTACCACCGCCGGTGGAGCAGACGATGATGTTGAACGGACGCGGTTTGTGCTTGGCCAGCACGCTCTTCAGGAACATTTCTGCCTGAGGATAGTTGGCCGCCCGGACCTTACCCGAACCCTGAGCTTTCTTTTCAGGATCGTCCGGCAGGGTCATTTGCTCGACCGGGAACAAATCGTTGGAGCTGTTGCGGTCGGAGGAGTCCATGCCGATCATGAAGGCATGCTTGTTGTTGTCGGTGTGGGTGCCGTTCTTCAGGGCCACGCCGATGTTGATACCGGTACCACCGCAGAGGAAATACGCCAGATCAGAAGTGTTTGCATTCATGTGAAATGTTCTCTTTGAGTTACCAGTTGGAAGAATTCGTTAGACCATTGACGGTCAACACACAGATGATGTAGGTCTGAAATCTTTTTACCCGACTTCAGCCCATTACCTACATCCCCAAGAATTGTTCCCCAAGTGAAAAAGAACCCCTGTTGCAAATGAGTACTCGGCACACCCAAGCTAACTCGACAACAGGGGCTGTCCTCAGAAAAGACCTAACACTTGTGAGAAGTACCCGCAAACCGAAGGACAGTAGGACCCACCTCCAATCCACGTCACCAAGAAAACCCAGCTACGAGAAAAACTGGATGACGTGTGCAAGTATAAAATATATTTATCCGGTGAGAAAAAACAAAACGCGAAATAATCCCACCACACCCAGACCCCCCGAAGGAGAGCTGAGTGTGGTGGAAGTATCTTTGGCAGGTGGAGCTTTTCCCAGCGATGGAATGCCAGGACAGCCGATCGTTAATGGGGGACAATCGACTGTTGCGGGTAGTGGACTCCAAACTATTCCCGCGGATACGCCAGGGCTAACTATCTTCAAAGCAGGAGCAAACTCACGAGTTCACATAGCATAGAAAATTACGACCCCTTGGTTTCTTCGAATGGCGCATCATCGACGACTGCGCCCAACGTGACGACCTCTGCCGCAGGACGCTTGGACGGTGTCTCAGGAACTGGTGGAACTTCGAATACCTGGAGATTACCCCCGCACTCGATGCACAGGTTGATCGCCGCCTTGACACCTGCCCGGGCTGACTTGCCAATCGACATCACCGCTACTGCGTATTGCGCGCCGTCCCCAACGGCAACGTATCCGGTAGACGGGATGATGTTCAGGATTGTGCGCTTGTCGGCTTTGGTCGACTCCGACGGAATAACCTGGTAAGCGACCCCATTTTCGCCAACCACGAGTGCGTCGAAGGTAGAGTCCAGAACCGTGGCGTCGGTGGAGTGGTCCATGCCGTCCCGCAGCATCTTCCGGAACTGCGGATAAACCACGGGAGTTGCAATCACTGCAAACGCTACCGCTTTGACACCACAGATCTCCCAGTACTCCCCTTCGTCTGGTGTGTAGATCTTGCGGAACTCGGTTGGGCTGATTTGACCGTCGGTATGGATCGCCGAATCGGTGACCAGAAGTTTACCGTCGAATGCTGCTACGGACATGATGTGTTTTCCTGATCAAGCGGGTGTAGGTTCGGCAACCACAGGTCGTACAGACTTGACGGCTGGTTTTGGTGGAACTTCGAAGATTTGCAACTCACCACCGGAGTACTTGTCGAGACGGCAAGCGGCACGTACAGCGGCTTCAGCGTTCTTGCCAATCGACAGGACAGCCAAAGCGTAAGTCTTACCGCTACCCACTGCTGCGTGTGGACCCAGGAGCAGCAGGTCATGGTGCACTGGACGTCCCTGGCGTTTGTGGGTTTGCCAGTGATAACACTGTCCGTCTTCGGTGATGAGCAAAACACCGAAGGCTACTTCGTCCAGGTCGTCGATCTTGGTCGTGTGGGTAACCCCGCTCCGGAGTTTGTCCCTGACCGATTCGATCGCCTTACCGTCACCCGAGACCCCAAAAGCGATTACGCGGTTTCCCTGTACATCCCAATACTCACCCTCTTCGGGTTCAAAGATTTTCTTGACCCCACCTGGGATAACCATCGCACCACCGGTGGCCTGCGAATCACTTACCAACTTCTGCCCATCAAAACAAATCGTCGTCATGTCTACTCCTCACGTTACTTCCAAATCGTTTTTCTAGAATATGGTCTCCTAGGTTACAAACTAGTAATTTAGGTTTGAAATCTTCCACCCACTGTATACCTCGTGCGTGCGTACGCGTTTCTTTGCTTTTTAAAAGCTCTAAAAGCAATAAAGAATAATAAATATATAAATATATTTATAAGGTTCTTTAGCGCACGGAGCGCGTGCGCGCACACACGCGATAATGAAGGGAAATATTTTTCCTTGAAATTAGCCAATTGACAAAACAAAAAACTTACCAAAGTTTTCCGAAGGAACTGTGAAAAACAAAAATATACCCTTTACCCCCCGGCCGCGGCGGCCGATCTCAAATAGAATATATAGGTAAGATGATATTTAAATGGGTCTTTTTCTGAGAGGGTTTTATACACCCCCGATACCCATCTGACAATCGATTATAACCCACCTAGGAAGCGATCCTAGCAGGTTTCAGTATGCAAGGTACCCTACCGTACCAGTTTTAAAAACTTCGCTGTATACGGCGATTTTGGAAGGTCATCCCCTTTTGGATACTCGCGTCGAAAAGGGATGCTATGACCCCTTCTTAACCCAAATTATTTACATCGCCTCCTAGGAGTGACACGTCATGAATGCGGTGGACTATGCCATCAATCGGGTCACGAACTGTGACATCGACGACTACCTGCTTAAACTTGCTTTCGAGTCCCCAAACGGTAACTTCGCAGGCAACTGGTACAACCTCGTTAATCACACCACCGTGGAACAGGGTATCCGTGAAAAAGTCATCCATCGTACTGTGCTGCCAGCTTGCAATGCGAACGGTGGTAAGACCGAACTGATCGACCTCAGCGGCGCCCGTATTCGTGACCTCGGTAACGCTTGCATCGAAGTGAACGTACCCGACATCGTCACCGGTGGCCGCAAGATCATTTCGGTGACCGAAGTCTACTTGGGTTCCATGACCTCGTCGACCGGTATGCTGGGGATGAGTACAAACACGAACGACATGTGCGGTCAAGGTTCGATCACGGACATGACCGAGGCATTAATCGACAGCTTGAGTCCAAGCCGTCAGATGCCTGTGACGTACAACAACATCCACATGACGGGCAATAACTGCTTTGTGATCTTTGGTTTGAACTCGGGTACTTACTCGATGTCGGCCAAGATGATCCTCGAGTTCGATGAAGGCTTGAGCAGTATCTCGACACGGCAGCATGAACACTTTGCTCACCTCGTGGAACTGGCAGTTAAAGCGTATATCTATCGCACCTGCCGCCGGCCTACCCAGGAAGCGATCATCCGTAGCGGCGTCACCCTGAACGACATCAAGGATGACATCTTGGAATATCGGGATGCCTGGAAGGACTACCACGAATACCTCACGACTGAATGGACCAAGCGCATGGCCTACAGTGACCGTCAACGCGTGACCGATGCTGTGCGTCGTGCTATCCCAAGGAGAATGTAATGTTTTCTGATAACGGTCCGGCAACGTTGGATTTCTCCCGCGTGCCCAAGCAATACAACCCCGGAGACCTCAGCAGTGATCGCGTTGCTGAAGCCGCCGAAAACGAATACTGGGAACGGCAGCGTTACTTGGGCGGTGAAGTCTTAAGCCTGTTTGAAGGGATGGAAGAACACTCCGCCCTTGCTCAAAGCGGCCTGTACCTCTATCCGATGGATGCTCATGAGATCCAATCGGTAACCGGTGCTGAAGCGTTGCTGCGGGATGTCAACTTCGACAGCAACCACGCCATCCTGGACATCTGCAACAAGTTCGGCGACTTTCTCGTTATCGACGAGAAGTGGGCCAAGGCATTGCGTCGTTACGTCTATGCGTTTGTGACTCGCAGTGTCGGTGTGGTCAGTCACATGGAGTTCTTTGGTTCTCCGTACCTTGGACTGCACAAAATCACCTTCACGACGGCGGACCGTAACCAATGGTTCTCCGAGATCTTTGACGTGGATGAAGAGGAACTCAAAGAGAACCTCCACGCCGCCAAAGCCGTGAACAAGGAATGGAGTGTTGTGGGCGATACCTTCAACCTGACCATTCCATACCTGCTGTATCGGGTGAACAAGTCGAATCTGAGCAAGGACATCAAGCACCAGGCGATGATCGATATCCTGTCGATGTATCACTACAAGTGTTTGACCTCGATCATTCACAACGACTACCCCTTCATGGCCCGAAAGGAAGTCGTGATGGAAACCTACAACCGTCTGAGTCTGAAATACGACATCAAACGGTACGGTTCCTGGCGGGTTCTGATCGAAGCACGGGCTGAGTTCATCATCAACCCGAAGACGGGTATCCACTACGACGCTTTCACCAAAATGGATGACGACAAGAAAATCGTCTACATGGTCGGCGATATCCAGAACCGGTTGCGTCGGGCA